ATGTTAATTTGTAGGTTTGAACCCTACTCAACTCACCATATGTATAATGTTTTACGTAAATCCCATGAACTATATGGAGAAATTGTTTTAATTTCTATAGAAGAAATTGGAGATTATCTCAGTCCATTTCAAGCAGCAAATCGGGCTAAATTATTGAGACGATTTTCTTTGGAAAAAGGTATCGTTAAGATAAACTTATTGGTCAATAATGAAATATTGACAGTTCAAGATTTAGAAATTTGGGCAAAACAAGAGTATGATTTCTTACCCAAATGTCGTACTTGTTCTTGTATACTACAAGTTCAGGTCTACACCCATCCACTGTGTAAAAATAGTTTGTTTTGTTCGCAATTGTGTGCTGACAAAGATTATACTTCAGAGAACGAAAAAATGTTAGATGAAGTAGAGATCGATTATTTATAATCATTCAAGAGTGTACAAAATGATTGTAAATTTTTTTAATTTGAATTTTGAATTCTTCTATAGAATAATTTAATTTAATTTTGTTACACATACTACAGCATGGTGCACAATTAGATTTCAAATACCCAATCGTATTGTCAATACGATCAATACCATTACGCATTTTATTACCACTCCGCAATTTTACAGATTTTTCTGTTCCACAATAAATACATGGCGATTTAACTAAATCTTCAAAATCAGATTGAGATATTTCCCATGATAATTTTCTTTTATCTGCACATTGAATTTTATATCTATTATACTCGGCTTTCCATGGGTCTAAAGATTCCCTCCATTGTGGAGGAATACAACCGCATGATACGATCGGGCGAGTCTGTTTAATCAAAGAATAAGCTTTAACGATATTAATCGTGCCACAATCACATTTGCATTTTACCATTTGACCTCCATATTTATCATGCTTATCATATGATAAAACAGTCAAATGACCGAATTTTGATCCCGGGTAAACAAGATTAATCGTTTTATTTTTTGAAGAATTATTAATTCTTTTTATACATCCACAAGACATTACTCTTCCATGACTAATTGTTTGAAATAAAACATCTGTAGTATTTCCACAATCACATAAACATCGGACAACTGTCCCGTGCTTATTTTTACCTAAAATTTCTACAAGAGTCAATTTATTAAATTTATTACCAATGCATTTTGCAGCGAATAGTCTAGAAACATCATTATTAATTTTATTACTCATTACAACATATTGTTATATTAGTATGATGATCCAAATAATGATATTACAAATATTATATTAATTGCTAGTATATAAAAATTACAAAACTTTTAAAATATTGGACGATGAAATCATCGTGATTTCTAATGAAACAGAGTACGGAATAAGTACTGCTGTAGAAATAAATAGTACAATATATTATCTAGGTTTAGAAGAGCCTACATTGGAAAATGTCATGTTTGCATGGCAAGATTTTAATGAAACACTTCTATCAGAAGAACAATTCGAACAAATATTGAAAGAAAATCAGGAGAAATGAATATGTCAGTTAAGAAATCACCTTCAGCCAAAGTTGTTGCTAAGAAACCAGCCGTGAAGAAACCTGTAGCTAAAAAAACGGTAGCTAAGAAAACTGCTGCTAAAAAAGTTGCGCCAAAGCCTGCTGCGAAGCCTGCGGCAAAAACTGCTAAAAAAGTAGTTAAACCCAAAGTTCCAGCTAAGAAAGTTGCAGCCAAAAAGGTAGCCGCTAAACCTGCTGTTAAGGCTCCTGCGAAGCCCGCGGCAAAGAAGGTAGCTCCTAAGAAAGTCGTAGCCAAAAAGAGCAAGAAGGTGCCGGCGGTGCCCGTTGTTGCTGCTCCAGTTGCTCCAGTTGCTCCAGTAGCAGAATAAATAATGGAAGAATTAACAGTTAAAGATAAATTAAAACTTGCCAAAGATTTAGTTATCAAATCTATTGATGAAGGTAATCACCTTACAGATGATCAATTATGAACTTTGAATAAAGTTCATGGCGAGTTGTCAACTTTGATTAAAAATCTTTAAAAACTCCATTCATTAATGAATAGATTGTTGAATTTTTTCAAAAAGTATTTTTCTTTGCGTACCATTCAACAATCTATTCATATAATGATAACTAAAATTAAAATTATTTTCTTGATGAAATTTTTTTCTAAATCCTATTTTATTTCTAATTTCAATAGGAATTAAAAACCATTTATTCAAAATCTGTTCAAGATATTGATTTGACAATTTTTTGCAATTTCTATTTTTATCAGTGTTGAAATTTTCTAAATTTGATAGGCTCAATCCACGGTTTTCAAAAACTTCTATTATTTTATAAGCTAATTGTTGTTTACGTGGCATAGCTGTGATATTATCTTGATAATAAATCCATTTTAAAAATTTATAACAATTCTTGCCATAAATAGATATTTTATATAAAATATTTTTTCTAATAGAGATTTTATCTCTTATTTTTATTTCTTGTCCGGCTGGGCGTTCATAATAATTGAATTTTATATTGTTGTTAATCAGTATTTTAGAAAAAGAATCAATAAAAGATTTACTTGCTGATACAATGTATGTTGTATTTTTGGAGCTATCAATAGATCCATCTCCGTCTATAATTCCACGAATCATATCAGGTAAATATTTTTCTGGTATTTGTGGAAATAATAGGGTTAAAGATTTATTTTCTGTACATGAATTCTGTTTAAACCAATCAACAATTATTTTGTTTTGCCCTCGCAAACGATAACAATTGTTATGAAGCTCTAATACCTTATCAGGACAAATAATATTTTTTATTAGATCTAACCAATCCTTATCTTTACTAGTTAATTCAAAACTATTTTTATAGACACATCCATCAGTTAAATAACATCCAAGCAAATAATAACTGTTTTGATCGTTATTAGTAAAAACATCTTCATTATATTTTTTCAATGGAACCTCCATGCAAGCTTTGAAACTTATCCGTCAGCTAAATTGCCAATTTATGCCCATGATTGGAAAAGAAATTGGTTTTGGCGGGGCTGATGGCGAAGTATTCGAGATCCAAGGGGATCCAAATAAAGTTATTAAATGCGCAGTAATTTACGAATATTTCATTCCTGTTAACCAGGAAATTGAAAGAATTGAAAACGTTGCTCGCCATCTAATTAATACTTGTCCACGTGCGTATGTGCGTGTACATGCGTTCGAAACTGTAACGCAATTTATTAGAAAAACTGTTTCAGGAAATCAGAAATATTTTCTATATTATTACATCATGGATAAATGTTTCAAAATTTCTGAAGACGAGAAAAAAGTATTTCACAGTATTTTATCTAACGAGGATAGAAATCTCAATAAAAATTATCCTCTAAATAAAATAACTTCTATGCTTACAGGTATGAGTATGGGCTTAGAATTTGATTTGAAAAAAGTTTTAAGTTTTTGCCAAGCAATTCAAAATTCTGAAATTGATAATACGGATATCAATCCAAGAAACATTATGAAAAATTCGGACGGCGAATTCAAATTAATAGATTTCGACCGATCATCATTACGATAACAATCCGTCAAAAACATTACTAAATAACTTTAGGAGCCATAATTAATGAGCAACCATGTAGAAACAATATTAGATAGTTTAGTCGGAATTTACGGCGCCACTGATGAAATTTTGAATGAATGGAATGGTGAGGGTAATCTTCAATTTCCTACATTATTCGGTATGATGGCAATCAAAATGGGCTGGGGAGATAAAGAAGTTCGCGAGGCGGATCCAATTATCAGATACTATATCAGGAGACATCCTGAGTGGCATGTTACCCGTGGTGCTCATGGTGGAATTATGAGAATCTCTGATAAACAAAAAAAAGAAGAAGCCAAATCAGCAAAAAATTCTGTTAAGAAACAATTACAGATAGCACTTGAAGCAAAAGTTCAGGCGATGATGAATAAACCTGTGCTATCTAAAATCATAGAAGAGATCAACGACTCTGATGATAATGATCTATTTTCTGATAGGTAATTTTGATATTAATTTTTTATCTGATCCACAGAGAGATAACCTTCCCCCTATAGATCCCCCAAGTTTTTGTCGAGAGAAGTTAGGTAAACTTGTTGATAATTGTTTTTAATATTAGACAGGCTCCTCAAAATATGCCCCGGCGGTAACAGCATAGTTAGCAATTTTATGGATTGTAATGAATGTTATAATTTGATTGCTATACCGGCTGCGTGGCTCGGGGCATAGACACAACTAATAGATTGTTATAAATTGTCTGGTAAACTTTACGTTATGGAAAGTGATTAAAATGAAAAAAATATTAGCACTGGTCGCGGCTTTAGGATTAACAGCATGCCAGGCTTCTGTAAAAGCAAAGACACCTGCGCACGTGGATGTGTCTAAACCTGAAGTAGTATCTGTTGTAGAAGAAACCGTTGATCAAAAAATATCATTTGATAAGTTGACAATTACAATTCCTGTTGGGTGGATTAAATTAGGAGTTGGAGAAAATATTGCAGCTTATGCTTCTAGCCACAAGAAGTTTAAAGTTTTGATGACTAAAGAAAATTGCCCTGATTTTACTCTATGCATGGTATCAGTCATGCACAGTATGCAAGAAGCTGAGGCGACTATTGAAACAATAAAAGTTACAACTTCCCCTCATGGAAATGAAGTTTTGATCGTATCTTTTAAAGATGACATAAAGATCTATTCATGGTTTACTATTAGTGGTGATGATGTTTACATGATTGCATGTGGTGGAGAAAATGGTTTGCCAGCACAAGAAATCTGTAATTCAATTCATGATTCAATTATTATTAAATAATGGATAAAATTCTTTTAATTGATGGTCATAATGCGTTACATCGCGCAAACACTACATTCACATTCAAGAAACATACTAATCAAGTCGCTGATGAATTTAAATGTGAATGCGGTGGAGAATGGATTGATGGAAAATGTTCAGAAGAACCTAATCCAGAATTTATTCCTATTTACAATTTTTTCAGAAATCTCCGCCCGATAATTGAATTGTTTGCTCCTGAGAAATGTTTTTTTGTATTAGAGGGGCATCCACAATTTAGATTTGATTTGTTCGCCGGATATAAAGCTAGTCGTTTTGTAAAGTATGCTTCTAAAAAAGAAGAATTAAATAAGTTCTTTAAATATAAAGACAGAGTAGTTGATTTATTAAAATATTTACCAATTACTATTTGTCGAGCAGAAAAATATGAATGTGATGATGTTATTGGCGCTTTATCAGAAAATTTGAAAGATGAAGATTTAGTAATTCTAAGTAACGATTCAGATTTTATTCAAATCTTACAACGCGGATATAAGCATTGTAGAATTTATAATCCAATTAAAAAAACATTCATGGAACCGCCAGCATATCATTACATTGGTTGGAAATCCTTGAATGGTGATAAGTCAGATGATATTCCCTCACTTTTAACTCCTAAAAAAGCATTAGATGCTATTTCTTCTCCAGAAAAATTAAAGAAGTTTTTGTCTTTAGAAGAAAATCGAGCGAATTTTAATATCAATCGTCAGCTGATAGAATTCCTACCAGTACCAGAAGAAGATATAGAATTTCGTGAAGGGCAATCTGAATTTGATAAATTGAAAGAAGAATTTGTTCAAATGAAGTTTGAAACCATTACCAATGATAAATCTTGGGAGCGCTACAAAAATACTTTCAATTGTATTAAATATTAACATGTTTCCATGTTTTACCATGATAAATGCTTGATACTGTACTTTTAGTTATTAAGAACTGCTTGGCAATTTCTATTTGTTTGACACCTATTTTTAATAGGGTTTTTATTTCTTTTACTTGCTCTTCGGTAAGTACCGAATTTTTATTTTTAGAACCAGAATTGGATGCGCTGATTTTTTTCCTTGATTCTATTGAATGTATTTGTTGTCCTAATTTGTATCCCGGGTGACCCAAATTAGATTTAGATATTTTTGCTCTTGTTTCATTAGTATGAGTTTTGCCATAAAATGGATTATTTGTTCCAGAATGTTTATTTTTCATACTTTTAGAAATGAGATTTTTTGTCTCTTCTGTGTGTTGAAACTGTTTGCCACCACTTAATAAGTTATATCCATTTAAAATAGAATCAAAAATTGTTATGAAAAATTCTTCTAACACGAAAGAATGATTTTCATTTTCTGTCACACACAGAAGTTCTACAGAAAAATTAGATTTGCCATATTTTTTGATGGCGTTAGTTAATTTCCTGCAACCAGGTGCAGAGCGATGTATACTAGTTAAATGTTCTTTAAATCTTTTTTGTATATGTTTGTATGTTCTTCCAATATATAATTTGGAATTTAAAACATTTTTTATTACGTATATTTTATAAAGCATAAAATAATGATACGATATTGATATAAATATGTGCAAACATGAAATAAATATGTTCGCACATTCAATTGTTTGAAGTATTGACCTATGAAATATAAAGTCGGCGATTGGGTAATATGTGAGGTGGAAACCTTTTCTGACAAGAAAAGAAAACTAAATCTGACAACTCCCAAAAAAGATTCTACAATCGAGCAATTAAGTTTTCCAATCGTAGCTGTTGATAAAAGTATGGAAACCTACAAGCTCGTAATTGATTATGATATGACAGGTTGGGAGATCAGTCAATTTCATATAAAATATCAAAATGTCGACAAGAAGTATTTAGGAAAAAGGTTTTACGACATTACCGAGGCTTTGGTTATTGACTCGGGAAAGAAGAGAGAGATATGAGGAAATTTGTTATTCGGTATTCTAAACAGGATACACTTATTATGGAAGCCGAAGTAGAAAAAATTCTGGGAGTAGAAGATTTAGCAGTTATGTTTTTACCGCCTGGTGAATTTAAAGGAAGAGTATTAAAACCTGAATCTTTTATGAAAAAGATAAATTTGGAAAATTAGTTCCCCAACATGGTACTCTCATGCGTTTTTTGATAATGTTGAATTAGCAATGGCTCGCTTACGCTCAGATGCCGAGTTCGGTTATTTTAAATCTAAAGCTGTAGAAGCTTACAAATTAGGTTTAGAATTAAAAATTGATGAAACGGAAATGAAATTAAAAGCAGAAGAAATTTTGAGTGAAGTGAAAGTGATATATCTTTAGATAATATTGAGCGGTGATGTTAAATGAAAGTATTTATTATTGGTTTGCCTGGCGCCGGAAAAACAACGGCAGCTAAAAATATGTGTGAAAAATTAGGTTCAATATATTTGGACCCTGACGCATGTATTAGGCATACTTTTAGAGAGCCAAACGAAAACGAATCTATTCAACAATATATGGATTTGTACAATGAATATATTAATCAAAGACTAGTAATTGATCCTGATTTAATAATCAAATCAATTACTGATATTATCAAAGTTCACCCAATCATATATGGTTCAGAAAATGATCAATTTATAATTGATGGAATTTCTAATCCAAGAGATTTTATTCAATTGTTTGATTACACAAAAGATTTAGTAGTGTTTTTAAATCGTATGGATAATGAAATGGAATATAGAGGAGTTCAGAATATTTCTCTTTCTGTTATGAAAGATTATTGTTTGTGGTTAGCCAGCTCAAATCTTTTATCTAAAGATAGATGGTTTGAATTCAATTTTACTATTCCCGGAGATGAAAAACAAGACCTGGTTAAAAAAGCAGGTTTTCATAATACAGTCATTCTAGCTCGTTCTTTTAAAAGAGTAATTTCTTCATTGGAGGAAATTTTACATAAGTACCAGGCATGAAATTGAAGATCATTGGGTTGATGATATAAATAGAATGAATTATTAACCCAATGAGAGTCCTGTGATTGATAAATTAATTAAACCTCCCTATCCATATTTCGGATCTAAAAAAAGAGTAATCAAAGATGTTTGGTCAAGATTTGGAGAAATTGAGAATTTTATTGAGCCTTTTGCGGGCTCTTTAGCTATTTTGCTTGGGAATCCTAATATTCCAAAAATAGAAACATCTAATGATGCCGATTGTATGATTCCTAATTTTTGGAGAGCCGTCGCCGCAGATGCTGAAAAAGTTGCCGAACATGCAGATTATCCAGTATTGGAAGCTGATTTACATGCAAGACATAGATGGTTAATATCACCAGAAGCAGAGGAATTTAAATATAAAATCAATCATGATCCTAATTTTTACGATGTAAAAATTGCTGGTTGGTGGGTCTGGGGAATGAACGCATCATTAGGAATTACTTTTTGCAAACAACGGGGTTTGAATTGCAAACCATTTTTATCTATGGTTGGTCAAGGAGTTACTACTCCAACCGTTGATATCTTAGAGTGGTTTAAGATTCTGCAAAATAGAATGAAAAAAGTAAGAATATGTTGTGGTGATTGGAGTAGAGTTGTAACTCCCGCTGTAACATATAAGAATAAAAGTTTAACTAAAAAGGGTATGGTCGGAGTCTTTCTTGATCCACCATATTTAGTGGAAAACAGAGAAGACAAATTATATAGAATTGAAACAAATGTTTTTCTAGATGTTTGTAAATGGGCGATTGATAATGGATCAAATCCTAAAATGAGAATCGCCGTCTGTGGTTATGACGGCGATTTTGAATTCCCAAATGATTGGGAGGCATTTAATTGGCAAACTGGTGGTGGTTTTTCTTCTTTTGCAAAAGAAGAAGAGCGAGGCAAAATTAACTCCAAGAAAGAAGTTATTTGGTTCTCGCCCCAGTGTTTGAAAATTTAATCTAACGTTTTTGATAATAAATCATCAATTGCCTGATCCCAGACTTGATCAAATACTTTATCAGCAAATACCTCAGCTTCTGATTCTGGAACCCCAGGATTAGTTTCTGGGGTTTTTGTTTGTGATATTTTTTTCAATAGTAATAGTCTTTGTTTTGAATTCATAATTCCACGCTTTCATAAGTAACAGAACCATCTTCGTGAATTTTTCTGTGAAGAATTTCTCCAGACTCTGGATCAATTTTCTCTTCACCCACATCTTCTTCTCCTGCAACATCTACCGGAGCCTGAGACGCTTGAGGAGATTTAGTATTTAATAAGTTATGAAGATATGAAACGGCATTTCTAATATAATTTATTTGAGTTGCATATGGATTTTTATATGAAAGTCCTGAAGGGTACCCTTCTGTATTAGTTCCGCGTGGACCAATTGGTTTAATATCTATGCTTGTCAAACGATTTGCAACAGCTTCACCATTTGCCATTACAGATTTAATAGCTGCTACATCAAATTCGTTTAAAATAGGTTTATCTTCTATTTTTAATCTTTTCAAATCTTCTAATTGATTTTTAAAAGTATGAACGGGGCGACTAATTCTTACGCTCAAAACAAATTGTGAAAACTCTGGCATCAAATGCATATGCTCTTTAACAGCTTGTCTTAATCTTTGAACAGCAGTTAACATAGATGTTTTGTCTTGTTTTTTCGTAGCATCTGCAACAGCGTCCAATAATGGTTTAAATACTGTTTTGTGCTCTTCTTTAATTTTTTTATTTTTAGAACCAACTAATCTATCTTTAGCAGTTTTTCTTTCAGCTAACATTGCTTTAGATAAATTGTCGATAAATCCATCTAATCTCATGCCAATCCAATTACGTGCACCAGGAATATTTTGGACAGTATATCTTCCAAGACCGGCTTCTTCACGCGCTTTTTGTAATGCGTCAGTGACTTCTATTTTTTGCATTTTAACGCCGGTTTCTTTTGCTTTCATTTTATTCCAATCTTTGATTGGAATTTTCTTAGCAGAAGCGTCTTCAATATTTTTTAATAGTTTTTCATAAGTGGCTCTACCAACTTCTGTTGCGCTCATACCAGGCAACCAAGCTAATAATTGTCTTCGAGCTTTTGTTTCAGCTCCTTTATTTTTATCTTCACTACGCATTGTTTTTAGCAACAATAATTTGTGTTGAAGAATCATTTTTTCTTTTGGATTTTTTTCAGCTTGATATTCTTTTAATAACTGATCGCTTTGACGAGTCAGCATATCATTACGAATTCCTGCCTTATCCGCAATCATAGATTTTTTGGCAACTGCGATTTGTCTCTCAACTTCGCCCAATTTAGTTCTATCTTCTTCATCATCAGCAATTTGAAGTTTTTCTTCAAACATATTTTTTGAAGCAGTTAATTGTTTTAATCTATCCAAAGTAGCAATAAGATTTCTTTTCTTTTCTGCAACTCGTGGATTTTTTTCTTCGGGTAATTCATCTAGATATCTTTGTTTTTCGGTTTCATAAGCTTTAATCCAATCTTTATATGTTCTTCCATCTTTGGAATAACCTCTACCGAAACCTTTACCCGCTTCTTCCATTCCAACGCCGCCGGACATATCGAAAACCCCTTTGGCATTTTCATCCCAAACATTTTCTCCGCCAGCTAAAGTTCTCTCTCTATCAGCTACATCATATTGATCTTTGACCTGATTGATTGCTTTTACAGCTGCGTCGCTATCTCCTTTATTAAAACCACCGCCAGAAGCTTTTGCTCTTTTCGCAGCATCATCGCCGATTTCACCTAAAGCATCGACCATTTGATTTGCAGGATTATCTTCATCATCTGGATCGTCAAGATCAATTAAATTCAAAGCATTACTAACAGCTTTTTTGACAGCATTAAAACCGTCATTCAAAGATAAAGCTTTTTTATACATGTCAGAAATTAATAATGCTTCTGAAACAAGAGAAGGATCTCTAATGACTCGTGCTAGTCCTTCAATTTTATTTGTTAATTCATTTCCAGAATCACTTCTAGCTGCAGGGCTTTCTTCATCCTCCTCATCATCGTTCATAGTCCAAACGGATGGTTCAGCTGCAATTTTGCTCAATTTATAGTCAGCCAATGCAGTATGATAAAAGCTGTCTATTTTTTTAAATAATTTGTTAAGATTTGACATGGATACCATTTTATTTTAATCCCAAAGAGTTTGAGGGCTATAGTTATTATATAGTTTTATTGATTGTGTCTAGTTCGATAAATACCATCTAAAACGTTTTGTTTGGCTGAATATGGTCGCAAATTTTCCAAAGCCCAACATTTTTTGAAATTATCATCTTGTATTGAATCATATTTAAATATTGATTGGGGGATAATATGATCTATTTGCCATGTCCATGTAGACGACTCATCCTCATTCCAGGATTTTAAATATCTACCATGATTATTCCAAGTCATCCATGGTTCAAATTGAGATTCTAAATGTTGTTTTAATTCATCTAGTGTATATGGAAGATATTTTAAAAGTGATTCTCTTTTTTTCTTTTTGAAAGTCGCATGTAAATATGCCGATATAACTATTCTTAATTTATAATTAGGTTCAGTTATGAATCTTTCAATCGCTCTTTTTCTATCAGTTTCACGTATTTTTTCTTTGTTGTCTTGTCTGTACTTTAAAATTTTTTCTTTATTTTTTTGAAAATATTCTTTGCCCCAGTCTTGAATTTGTTTTTTTAATCGTTGTTTATATTCTTTATTTTTTAATTTAGTTTTATCAGTTTTTTTGTACTGTTTGAATTTTTCTAAATTTGTTGTTCTGTAGTTTTTATTGTATATTTTAATACAAGATTTACATCGTTTTTTATTTTTATAATTATTAAATTCAGATTCTTCTTTTTCTTGATTACAAAATGTACACAGTGACATATATGCCTCTAAGAGAGATATATCATGAAAATTCCTTTCAGTTGGTTTGGTGGAAAACGTAAAATTGCAAGTATAGTTTGGTCGGGACTAGGTGAAGTTTCTAATTATGTAGAGCCTTTTGCTGGTTCTTTAGCCGTTCTCTTAGCTGCTCCCCAAATTCCTAAAATTGAAACTATAAATGATTTAGATTGTGGTTTGGCTAATTTTTGGAGATCTGTGTCATTTTCTTCAGAAGAAGTAGCTAAATGGGCAGACTGTCCAGTTAATGAAACAGAATTACACGCCCGTCATAAATGGTTAATTGAAAGATTAACTATTGACTTTCGTCAGAAAATGGATTCCGATCCAGATTTTTATGATGCTAGAATGGCTGGATATTGGATTTGGGGACAGGGCGCTAGTGTTGGTAACAATTGGCTACAACCAAAAGGGGTAAAAGCTTTACCCCTTTTGTCCTCAGCCGGTGGTGGTATTCATGGGTTAACATATAATATTCAAGAAGATTTCAAAAAATTACAAACCAGACTACGTAGAGTAAGAGTTGCTTGTGGTGATTGGACCAGGGTAGTGACCCCAGGAATAACTCATGCTTCTAAAGGATTAGGAGATAAGGACATTACTGGAGTATTTTTGGACCCTCCTTATGAGGCAAGTGTTCGAGATAAAGTTTATAAGGAAGATAAAGATATATTTAAACAAGTTTGTCAATGGGCAATAGATAATGGTGATAATAAACGTATGAGAATTGTTTTATGCGGCTATGAAGGCGATCATGGCATTCCTGAAACCTGGCAAACTTTTTCTTGGAAAACTGGCGGAGGCATGTCAGCATTAGGAAATGGTAGAGGAAAAGATAATGCTAGTAAAGAAGTTATATATTTTTCTCCTCACTGTTTGAAAGTTAATATAATATGAATGAAGATAATGAAGACGTAGAGATAGTATTTTTGGAAATGGAAGAAAATGTTGGAAATACTTTATTTTCTTTACAGCAAGATTTAAGTAAAATTAGTCTCGGGCGAGCGCAATCAGATATTTTCGATTTGATTAAAGTAGAATATTATGGTAACATGACATCATTGCCACACATGTCAGTGGTATCTGTAATTGATTATAATAAAGTTTCAATTGAACCATATGAAAAATCTTCACTTAAAAGTATTGAAAAGGCACTTAATGGAAGTAGTTTAGATTTTAGTACCCAGGTCCAAGGAAATTTGATTAATGTTTACTTCCCTCTAGTAACTATAGAGCGTAGAGATAAATTAATTAAATTGGTAAGACAATACGGTGAAAAAGCTAAAGTAGCTATTAGAAGTGTTCGTCGTACGGCTATTGATGGTATTGAGGGACTAGGTCTTGGAAAAGATATTTCTAGCGATGCCATTAGGAAAATTGAAGCTTTCATCAAAAAAGCTGTAAAAAATATTGAGGATTTAACGGAATCCAAAAGTAAAAAACTTCACGATATGAGATGATAATTTTATGAATGTAAAACAAATCCTGTGCCATTTATTTACCGTAGGGAAGCATTATCCAGAAAGTCATCATCTTCATGAAGATTGTTGGAACGATTAGTAGACATTTTCTGTGATATACATTTAGTATGTATATTTATAAAATAACTAGCTTAATCGATGGTAAAATTTATGTTGGGCAAACAACTCGTTCTTTAGACAAAAGAATAGCTTTTTATAAAGCTGATATTTGTACTTACAAAAAAGGCAAATATAAAGCAAGATCTAAAATCATTGCTGCATTATCAAAATATGGTATTGAAAATTTCAAATTTGAAATAATAGATCAAGCAACTTCTCAAGAAGATTTGAATTCGAAAGAACAATTTTGGATTAAAGATACGAATTCATGTGATAGAGAAATTGGATTTAATATTCAATTAGGTGGATTTGGAGTTGGTAAACATTCTGATGAAACAAAAAAGATAATGTCAGAAAAGAAGATTGGTAAACCTGCATATAATAAAGATAAACAAGGGCTATCAGAAGAAAATGTAGGTAATTCTGTTTTAACTCAAAAACAAGCAAATAAAATTAGAGAAGAATATAAGATTGAAAAAAGCTGTTTAAAATTAGCCAAAAAGTATAATACTTCTAAAACAGTAATATTACACGTATTGCACAACAAAACTTATAAAGACCCTAATTATATTTTTGAGAAAATAGATAAGCCGTGGTATGTATATTTAATTCAATCGTCAAAAGACGAGACCATCTACACTGGTATTACTAAGGATGTAGATGCGAGATTGAAAACTCATAACGAAGGGCGTGGAGCTCGATATACTCGTGGAAGAGGTCCTTTTTTTATATTAAAAAGTTTTCAAGTTGAAACAAAAAGCGACGCTCTAAAACTAGAGTATAAGATCAAACAACTCCCTAGAGAAGAAAAGTTGAATTACAATGAATAAAGAAGAGTACGATAGGCTGTATTCGCAAGCAATTGAAAAATTCAAAGAACTTCACGAGGGAACCGCATTTAATGGACAAACTGGACTTACCCTCGATGGTAAGCCGGTTTTGTCAGGCGTATATCAATTCCACGAGACTCATGGTCTACCACTCGACATTATTTTTTCTTTGTTTGAAGAGAGAAATTGGGTTCCAGATTGGATAGATTTCTACAATAGTGCGCTCAAGGCGGGAATGAAACATAAAAGGATTTTGTCTAAATTGTCGGAAGCTTTGACCGATTCTTTTGGTAAAGAGTGGGAACAAGTAGTTATTTCCAATTTGGATAAACGTTTTGGCAAAAATGCCGAATAACAAGAAAGTAAAGTATGAAAGAAAATTTGACCTCTATTAATGTAATATTGGATGGCAGCGGTTCTATGGGACGGCTAGTTAATGATACGATCGGCGGGTTTAATCAATTCCTGCAAGATCAACAAGCTCTTCCCGGAGAAGCATTATTGTCATTGACTATTTTCAACACCAAGCCAACAGTAGTTCATGACTGCCTTCCTATCGCAAACGTCCCTGCCTTGAATAAAGATGTTTATAAAGCATCTGGTGGTACGGCTCTTTTAGACGCTGTAGGTCTGACAGTCGACAATGTTGGGCAGAAGCTTGCTTCTATGAGAGAAGAAGATAGACCATCCAAAATATTGTTTTTGATTATCACTGATGGTGAAGAAAATGCTAGCAGCATTCCATCCGATGATTTTGTGAGAATCCTTGAGGATGTGAAAAGAAAAACTGCTGCTGGTAAAGGACACTACGGTGTTGGTACTCCTAAATTGAAATACCCTCTTGAACGTATCAAGGAGATGATTGAACATCAGACTAGCAAGTATAATTGGGAGTTTGTCTTCCTTGGAGCCAACATTGATGCTTTCGGAGAAGGTGGTAAGCTTGGAGTTGCCGCAGGGAACACTCTTCAATATGACGCTTCTGGCGCTGGAGTGAGAGGAATGTACAAGTCAATTTCTCAAGGTGCAACTAGATTGCGCTCCCGCAGCGCAAAGTCATCCGGCGGATTTTTCGGAAATAATTCGTAAAATTCTGGACGCCTCGCACTCCCATCCGCCACGACAAGCTCGGCAAGGATGCGACGACGCGATGACAAAAAGAAAAAAATAAAGCGGAGTTGACGATGACTGACCCATCGCTATAATGAGGGTGTCGGACAAACGAAAATCTCCTCGGGCGACCGAGGAGATTCTCAGAGAACGGACTGAAAACTAAATTACTTGGTTAAACCTAAGTTATGTAGAACCAGTTCTAGTGCGTTGAACTTAGCGATAGCTTCAGCTAAACTTGAATCTTCTGATATTTGTCCAACTCTTTCAGCTTGAACAGTAGCAGGTGCTCCGTAGAAACCGATCCCTAAAGATCCGAAATCGGCTAATAGATGACCGCCGGGGGCATCATAGACTTGGAAAGATCCTTGCCAGCTTCCACCAGATGAAGCTTTGACTATCATGTCTCCGCCACCTTCGGAGCTGATTATAATACCAGCGCCTTCGGGGTCAGTGACTTCTAAACCCGAATTAATTTTAACTGTGCTAGGTGAAGCGTCTAATATAATTGTTGACATTTGACTCCTAAGTAAAATAAAATCCAATTAGAAAAAAACTAATTGAATTAAATTAATATGTAAATATACATAGCAATATCTTGATATAAATATTACTGTAAAACAACATTTGTCTCTGTAATTCAACTGGATAGAAACGCAGTCTTCTAAATTGTGAGTTGTAGGTAGGAATCCTACCAGAGACGCTAGCTTCAGCCACCCCGAGACTAAGGGAAGGTTTAGTTAACAAACCATATGAAAATATGTTAGGTTAGTGTCTGAGGATAATTTTTCGATGGTTATTAAGATCCTTCCTTCTACTATAATTAAATAATAAAACCAGGGTTTTAGCTTTCCATCAAAATTTTTCAATTGTAAGGAATTATATGAGTAATACCAAAAGAGATGTAACTCCTGGTTGGAATCCTTCAGATCCACATTGGTGTTACGGAAATATGACAGAAAAATACCAGGCGAGAGATAGGTCTGAAGGTAAATGTAAATCAAGTAAGAACCATAGATTTACAAAAGGCATAAAGAATACGAAGTACAATCTTCAACAAAAAATTGAAGATTTAAGTTTGGAAGAAGAACTAAGTTTAGTTTGAAATTTCGTGGTGTCGTGAGAGAGCTGGCGAACTCGGTGGACTGTGAATCCATCTTAGGCGGGATCGAAACCCGTACGACACATTTAATAAGTTATCGCGGAGTAGAGCAGTCTGGTAGCTTGTCGGGCTCATAACCCGAAGTCATGGGTTCAAATCCCATCCCCGCAACCAATTTGGTCTCATAAAAATAAATATGATTTATGAGAATATTTAAACATTTTTATATGAAAGAGAAAAAATGTTCAAAGTGTAAATTCATTAAACTAATTAATGAATTTAATAAAGCTACTAGACGAAAAGATGGATTGCAGTTACAATGTAGAGATTGTATAAAAACTACTGCAAAAAAATTACTACATTAATAATAAAGATGTACAACTTAAAAGAGTATTAAAACAAAATCGTAAAAGGTTACTATTATCTCAAAAATACATTTTAGAATATTTAAAAGCGCACCCTTGTGTTGATTGTAAGGAAACTAATATTCTAGTTTTAGAATTCGATCACAGAAGAGATAAAAAATTGATGTTTCTAAGATGATTACATCGGGATACTTAATAAAAAATATCGCTCTAGAAATTGAAAAATGTGAAGTCAGGTGTGCAAATTGTCACAGAAGAAAAACGGCAAAAGATTTTGATTGGTGGCGTTACAAGCTATCAATAACGTGATATAGTAGAGTTACAGATATTGGGATGTCGTTCAACGGCAGGACAAATGACTTTGAATCATTGAATGAAGGTTCGATTCCTTCCGTCCCAACCATTAACAGTTATTTTTCTATAACTATTTAGATTAGATTGTTAATACGCCCGGGGCATTGAGGCGAAAGTATCAGTGCCGCATTCCTCCTTAGCTCAGCGGTAGTAGCGCCAAGCTGTTAACTTGGATGTCCCTGGTTCGATCCCAGGAGGGGGAGCTATTCATATGGTAATATCATGATATATACCATATGAAAATGAAAAGAATACTCACACCTTTTAGAAAAAAGTATTTACGATTCCGTGTGTCGGAACAACGTAGAAAACTAAAACGTCAAGCAATTGAATATAAAGGTGGTGCGTGCCAAAAATGCGGATATAATAAATGTCCTGGCGCATTAATATTTCATCATTTGGACCCAAAACAAAAAGATTTTGGCATTTCAGCTCAAGGCAAAACTAGATCTTTTGAAAAGATAAAACCAGAATTAGATAAATGTATTTTGTTGTGTCAAAATTGTCATGCTGAAATTCATTATGAAGAAGATGATAAAGAACGTAAACGGCAGCAAGATGAAATAGATTGTGAAAAAAGAATTTACGTTAAAAAAGATATTTATGTGGAAGTAGCTCAGACGAGAGAGCGCGGCGCGGAAAGTGCCGAGGTCGAGGGTTAAAATCCCTTCTTCTACACCATGCATGATATGTTAGTTTAACGAGAACGCTTGGGAATTGATCCAGGAAATATTAGCCCGTACCTAATACATGTCACCAGTTTGTATATGCCTTCGTTGAGCAGGTGGTGAGCTCAGTGCGCTGTAAACGCATCTCCCTTCGTGGATTAGAGGTTCGATTCCTCTCGGTGGCACCAAGCTTTGAGTTTGACCCGTCTCGAATCGTTTAGATGATATAACGGGTCCCAGAATCGTCCAAGCTAGAGAGGAACAGTTCAAGAGTAACTAGCAGTATCAAAATTTTAAGCCCTGAACATGGCTGTAAAAAAGTTCTTCACGGGAATTATGATAACTTGGTAGTCTCGGCGATCTGGAATCGTCTTGTGTCGGTTCAAATCCGGCATTCCCGACAAAGATTATGGTTCAAATCATAAAAGCACGACACGGACATGATATATGATTAATCATGATAACAATTAATAAAAAACAGTTTAGTGAAGATGAAATACGAAAAATTGTGGCAGAATCTCTTTCTAAACAAGAGGTAGCGGGAAAATTAGGATTTACATATTGTAATGGTAAGATTATTGGAAAACTAAAAAATTTATTTGAATCTCTTAGTTGTTTAACTGATCATTTTGATTCTTCAGCCAAGCTTAGAGCTAATCGTAAATATCCTAAAATCATAAAAAATTGCCCTATTTGTAATAAAGAATTTAAATCTTCTTTGGGCTCTCCAAAAGAAAAAATAACTTGTTCAAACGTTTGTTCTAATATATATTTTTCTGATGTTAGGCACACAGATAAATCAAGAGAGAAAGTATCAAAGTCTTTAATATTATATAATAAAAGTATTGAATCGCACATGCCCGACTGGTTAAATTAATGAAAAATACATTTAGGTACGGAAATGTTGATTTGTCTGAATGGAAATATTTAGAATGGTAAGTTGAAGGAAAAAAGTTTTCCAAAAATCCATTTGAATTTGAAATAAAATGGACACAAAAAACTGATCATGCCGGACTTTCTTTTACATTTTCAATATATAAATTATTTTGGATAAATGTAAATATACATGATCGACGTCATTGGAATTATGACAAGGATACTTGGGAAAAGTATTGAATTTTTAATTACGTTGTAATAAGTGTAATGGTTGCAAAGCTCCTAAGAAGTTATACATGTGTTCGACTCACATTTATCCCGGTGGATATAGCAAGGAGGGAAAAGGTTCGATTCCTTTATTACAACATTTTGGATCTATAACTTAGCGGCTAAAGTTACTGTCTCTTAAACAGTTTATCATGGGTTCGACCCCCACACGTATCGCTAATTTTTTATTGGATATTTTCATGAATCGTACATTAATTGATCTTTTTGATTTTTTACCAACAGAAAAAAATACCTGCCATAGAACTTGAGTATGGTGATGTATCTTTTATTCATAGTGTATGGACGTTAGTTTTAAACGCATCTATAAATGAAGGTTTTGATAATCACGGATCTAATTTAGAAATTGAGAAATGGCAGGGCGGTATATCATACCTATCGCCGAAACATATAGTAAAAATAATTAAACGAGATGCGTTAGACACACATGGGGTTAAAATTTTCATAGGTAGTGATCTGGAATCACAGCGACTACGAGAAGAAGAGATTGCGCGGTATGAAGAAGAAGAGAGATTAGAAGAGATTGCTAATCTCAAAGAACGTTTAAAAAGATTGGAATCGGGAGATGACGATTGAGTTTATTGATCAGGTTTTAATTCAACGATACATTGATCGAGATAATGAGTCTCTAGCTTCAGCTGAAAAGGATTTATAGAACTTGGAATTCAAGTAGATAGATTTGATTCTAAGATTCAATTAGAATCTTTACCATTATCAAAATCAATTCTTGTCTGTGGTGGTATCGGAACAGTTCGTCATGCATTAAATCTTGTTGGGTGTCAAGATCCTGAAATGATTGATTATCCAGAAGAGTTGTCAGAATTCTATGGACGAAAAATTTGGAGATCTACTCTTGGAGAAATTCGAGAATCTGATCGAGATGATTTGTTTATCAAACCAATAAGTCAAAAATTATTTATTGGGCATATACGAAGTAATATTGGATATCTAACACAAACGGCTCCTTTCGAAGATGATTTGGAAATCTGGTGTAGTGATCCTGTAAAATTTATTTCAGAATATAGAACATTCATTTCTGGCGGACAAATTGTAGGTTGTAAACATTACAAAGGAGATTTTTTAACTTTTCCAGATGCTGATGTTATTTATGATTGTGTAGTAGAAATGAGTCCGAAGTATAATACTTATTCTCTAGATGTAGGGATTACTGAACGTGGTGAGACATTTGTAGTAGAAGTGAATGATGCATTCTCTCTAGGTAGCTATGGTCTAGACTGTGTGACCTATGCTAAGATGCTGGAGAATAGATGGTTGGAGATTGTTAATTCATGAAAGATTTTTTCTATTTAAAAGAGGGATTAAATAAACTGAAATTATTGACTCAACCATACCAATTCAAATATCATTGGCACGATAAGCAAATGAAAATTTGTTTCAAAAGTTCTATTCTTCATTCTTCAGGCGAATGTGAATTGTGTTTAGGTCAGGAAAAATTGGTGGATTTTCATTCGCATTTTGTTGGAATGTTTATTGGTGTACAAGTAAAGGATGATGACAAAAAATATATTTGGCGTATCCCTAGTCCAGCGTTTAGACAGTTACAAGAAGTATCCAGAGGGCAGGGCGACCCAATTCAGTTTGAGTATGATGTGACAAAAGACAATCTTTTTACTCACGTAAACAAATTGAATAGTATAGAAAACATCAAAGATGAAGAGATATCAAAAAAGATTTTGCAAATGATCGACGCAATGTGGTGGTGTTTAAATAAAAAATCTGACCCACTAGAATTTAAAAAATTTTATCAAGCTTGCAAAAATCATAGTGACCAATTAGTTGATGAGCTGTATTCTACGGTAGAGAAAGATTTTCCTCAAAAGTTGGAAACATTAAAAACTTTATTACTTTTTTCTTGAGGCTGATATGTCGGAAGATAGTTGGGCAGATTATGATTCAGGACCGTTTTGTCAGCATTGGTCAGAACTATATTCATGTAAAGATATTTGTGTAAAATGTGATCATTATTGTCGTGATCATGGTGAAGAAGAAGATTCCAAATGTCGTGGAAGTTTATTTTGCAAATGTAAAAAAATCGTAGATAAATAAAATTATGTTTAATTCAAGCGGAATTTTAAGATTCGACCCCAAAAAAGATACTAAGCATTTTACTCCTTGGTGGTGTTTACTAGAATGTGATGAAAATATTGCTGAATATTACGCTTGGCTTCTCAAAAGATATGGACTAGAATCTAACTCCAAAAGCTTATGGGGCGCACATATTTCTGTTATTAAGGGCGAAGATATCCCTGACCCATCCACTTGGGGTAAGCTTGAGGGCATGGAAGTTGATTTTAATTACAATCACTTAGTCCGGTTTGAAAATGGAAAACATGCTTGGGTAGATGTTTATTCAGAAGACTTATCGGCGGTTAGAGAAATGTTAGGGTTACCATTCAAACCATGGTATCATTTAACAATTGGAAGGCTGGAAAGACCTTATGAAATTTAATTCAGAACGAGAGCTTGCTAAATTGTATCCCGATTGTATAAAGATAATTCAAAATGAAAATGAAGATCAATATTCTGGCGCTAAATTTGTAGCCGCTTCTTTTGTTAAGATTGAAGATAAAATTGATATTCATTTTGTTTATGACATCGGTTCAGATGAAAATTATCTTTGGATTTGGGGTTCTAGACATGCATCGAAAGATAATTTCTACATTGATGAATATTTTGAGCTGCCAAAAAAAGAAGCTTTAAAAGAAGTAAAAATGTATTATGAAGAGTTATATCTGTGAGTGTGCATGTCATGTTTCGCGACATGACATGTGATTCATACAAAAAATTTGCGACTCTGATATAAAGGATAATAAATAAGTATTAAGATACAAATATCTCCGTACGCATCTGGCGAGGCGGGTAGCTTGTCACGCTACTGAGGCGGGTTCGATTCCCGTCGGAGGTGCTGATCCTTAAATATTGGAATAATTAAATGACTGTAAAAAAAGAGATGCGTAAAATAGCTGATATTTTGGGAAAACAACAAAGAGTTTTAACAAAATTAGCTCAGCAAGTTGTAGATACTAGCGTGCCGAATAGCGATCCTCTAGGAAAAATTATACATGATGCTACGTCTGCTTGGGCAATTCAAAATAAAATGAGTGCCAAGTCTAGTTTTGAAGCCGGTGCTGATGGAAAAAATTACGAAGCAGATGTAATATTGAATATTACAGATCCTCGTAAACCTGTAGGTAATACGCCTGCGGCGCAAGCTACTCTTGAAAATTTTAAAAGAAGCTTTACGGCATTGTTACAATCAACGTTTGCTAGAGAAGCTCAAAATTCTTTGTCTCCATTATTTAATAGTACTGCAAGATTTAATGTTACAGTAAGATAATAAATTAACGAGTAAAAGGTCAGCTGGTTGCAGCCGGAGTTCTTATAAAGCTCTTGAGGTGGGTTCGATCCCCATTTACTCGACTGAAAGAAATTTAAACATGTATGAATGGCGTAATACAGATCCACGAATAGATATCAACAAAAGAGCTGATATCATTATCATAAGACCTGATTATGAAGTTAGTAAATCACACGTAGAGACTAAACATGTTTATTGTATCTTTACAAATTTTTCCGATATACGATGTATAGGTGAAGGAAAAGATTGGGATACTGAATGGAAATGGATATGGGGTCCACATTTTGGAAAATATGATTGGGATGAATGGAAAAATTCTGATCCTAGATTCGATGTAAAAGATAATAAAAATATTGTTATTGTTGCCCCTTGGTTTGGGGCAGGTAGTGGTATCATAGATAATGAAAACGGTTGGAGCATAACATCGCCTTTTGAAGGACATGAAGTTGTAACTGTGGATGATGAATGGTGCCAAGATTGGTGGTGGATTTATGGACCATAAAATATAAGTATAATGGCTTCTTAGCTGAGATAGATTAGCGTATCCCTAAAGAGGATGAGAGGTTGGCGCAATACCAACAGGAGCCACCAAAGATTAACATTCCGAACTACGCGAGGTAGGGGCGTAGCTGTTAAAAATATCCTAGGAAAAATGGCACTGTCGTATTTGTGGTCAAGACTCGGGTCTGAAAAGCCCAGAAAAGCGGATCGTTACCGCTCGGTGCCACCAAAACAAATTAAAGAGGTGGGCTAACATAAGCAGCCATCCTATAATGAGTTGCGAAAAGAATAAAGATAGATTAAGAAGGCGTTAATATGAAATTTATAAGGAAAAGTTAAATGTCATGGTGGTATGAACATCCAGAAGATTTGCAAAAATTATTGCAACCTAGTAGAGATTTAGATAAGCAATTGATTAAACCTTTTGTAAATGAAAAGGGATATCTTGAACATTTAGATAAAAATGGTAAGATGATTAATGGATTACCAAAAAACATTAGAATTAAATGTGGAGATTTAATGCAAGAAAGATTTCGCATCATAGATGAATATAATGGTACTCATCCAGGCAGTATATGCATAAAGTGTGGCGAAATCATTTTAGCCAGTCAAAATGGTAAGTGTATGAATATTGCTGATTGCCCAGACGCACCGCCATTTATTGGAGGTTAAAAATTTTTTATGAAAAGACATAAAGTTAAAGAACATTCTGGTAAAAACAGAATATTCTATATTCACGCGTATTAATGTACATAGTCCGCTCCCATCCGTCGAAGACATATTCGTAGTAGAGGGTCCTCAGTCCAAAGAAGATTTTGAAGATTTCAGATTTGACGATTGGGATAAACAAATAATTCAATACGGTAATGAATCAGAAGATGATGTTTTACTCGCAATGACCAAACATGAAACCGAAAGACTATATTTTATGTTAGGGAAAGCATTAGGAAAATGATTTTCTTTTCTTTTGAAAGAGATAAAATTTTAGAAAAACTAGTATTACCGGAACACATGATTGTATATCAGTACAACGATATGTTTTTGTATTGTACGGCTTGTGCCGAAGGGAAATTTATTACTTCTTATAACAATGAGTTTTACGAAAAAACTCATCAAGATCTTGCCAAAGATAATGTAAAATATGATAGTCCAATTTATGATGCTGCGTTAGAAGAAATAGCTAATCATTATTTGAATTTATTAAACCCATTTATTACTTATCATAGCAAATGCATTGCCTCAGAAGAAAATAGGCAATGGAATTTACATTGCTTGTAAATTAATAATTTTTATTCGGTGAAAAATAATTATGGATTTATTGACTCTTTTGAAATTAGATTTATCAGTTCGTGCTGATAATAATCTTTGGGGTAGTGGTTTGGGAGGTAATCCTTCTGAATTATTTTACCTTCTTAACAAGAATACTACTTTGTTTGTAGATGCTGGTGTCGCCACGACTTTTCAAGAAGATGATGAAAATTTCTCTATTATTTGTGGAGAAGAAGTTAAACTAATTCCTTTAAGAAAAAGTTTAACCCAATTTATCGGGTATCTTGAAGAAATATCTTTTGGAGAGTTAGTCCACAATATTAAGAATAACATTGATGTGAATAACAATTCGCAAGATATCTTGGATTTAAGAGACTGTATGCTTTTGTCAGATAAATTATCTGATTGTTTGTATAGTAAAGAAGAGAAAAGAACCGCTATTCGAGATGCTTATCATAATGATGTTAAATCATTGATGGAAAGATACAGCAAATATATTGAGTATAACGATCATATGTTTAATCGCCTTGAAGGCGGGTTAGCTAGAAAATTGGATAAAGATCCCATCTGGGGTGCGCAGAAATCTTTTCTAAAAGAGAAGTCTAGAAAATTAATTGTTGAATTGTTAACCGCTGATGAAATTCAGCTCATGGAAGAAATTAATAAATTTTCTCCACACATTACTTTTTTGTGTGCTCGGTTATTGATTGGAGTTGAGTGGTTAATGGATTATCCTATAGATAAATATATAAACAATTTTGTTATCCCTTCAGATGGATTTAAGGTGAAATGATATGTCAGAAGAAGAAAAGTTTTTAGATGACATTGGTTTAATTCCAGGCGCAGGTTTGGAAGCCTGGGGAAAAGCCTTAGAAGAAAAACTTGGTTTATCAATTTTTGATACACAAAAATCTATTGGTGATTGGTTAGCCGTCAATGCAGAAAAGGTTTCTCAGGAATTTATTAACATTGTTCCTAATGGAGATTATGATTTATTAATTGATGATCACGACGCAATTATTGAATATTTGCGCACAGAAGCTTCAAAACCAGAAAATTGGGTTTTCTTGGAAGCTAGAGTTCGTGATAATTTTTTGGGTCTCGTGTTTGATTGTAAAGTTGTAGATGAAGGCGATACCTTTAAAGGTTTTGTTTTCATTGCTAAGAATGGTAAAATCAAACATGCTTTTGCTCAAAATCAAGATTTTTAAATTAAGCTTTAGATAAGGTCAAAGCGGGTAAAATTATATGAAAAAAATAGCATTTATTTTATGTTTATTAATGTGCGCCTGTGATAAACAAACGATAGATAAACATAATGGAAATGAGTTGAGAGCTTTATCTTATTATAAAGATTCAAAAACTAAATTATGTTTTGCAGCCGCACATCTAGGATCTCAATGGGCGTGTTGACAAATGTTCCGTGTACGCCTGAAGTAGAAAAAATCGCCGTTATTTATTAGGAAAATATAAAAATGAAAAAAAATGATAATGCTTGTCGGTCTGTTGTGTATGATTGGCTGTACCACCGCTACTAAAAATGATAAAATCATTTGTGCTATGGAAGATCCAGATCATCCAGGAGTATTAGTTGAAGTAGATTGTGACACTGGAGAACCTATTAAAAGTACTCCAAAAACCATTTCTGTAGAAATTAAGTAATATGAATGATGAAATTTGGAATGAAATTTATCAAGACTTGTATGATGAATGGTCTTCTGATGAAATGACAGCGCCGTTCGACATTCATGAAATATCAAAAAAATATGATGTGAATGTCGATGATTTATTTAAAGAATTGAAAGAGCTATTTGATAAAGGTAATATTATTTGGAAAAATACTATGAATACCAAATTTATATTCATTTAAGTGTTACCCCAATGTTCAATAGCATGACAATTGGCGCAAAGTATTTCTAAATTACTTTCGTCATCATTCATTCTATTCCTGTCTTTATGATGAACAATTATCGCTGCCGGATGTTCATCATAAAGACAACGTTCACAAGCTTTAGGTTTATTGGAAAAAGCAATGCGCCTATAATGTGAATGATCATCAGCTTTTGCGGTTCCAAAATGTGGGGGCATTATTTCTTTAATGCCACCAATACATTGTGCTGCATCTTTATGAGCACGACAACAAAAGTATAACTTGCTTTTTGATAAGGCTTTTTTGGATGTAGTTTTATAAAATTTTGTGTGACAGAAAGCACATTCAACATTTGGTTCTGGTTTTGGTTCTAATGCTCTAGCATATAAACTTGCACAGCTTTGTGTACAAAATTTTCCATAACCTCTATTAATATCTTGTGAACGGGCATTAAATTCTTTTTGACATTTTAAACAATTTTGTTTTATGATTGGCATGTTGACCCCTTGTAATTTGCGCAAGTACCGTATGTTACACATAATAAGATATGCATAGATTGATATATAGTTTAATAGACACGGGGGTGTCATATAGCGAGATTATGGATCCCTTGCACGGATTTCACGGGAGTTTGACTCTCCCCACCTCCACCAGAGCCATTCCGGAGGTAGTTAACCGGAGAATAATGAAAATTATTTTGTTAAGGGCGAATACTTGGCAATTAACTATGCATGGGGAATAAGTGTTAATGGGTTCGCACGATACACCTGCAATGTATCAGAATCGGTTCGATTCCGATATTTTCCACCATATGATTTATCAAATTTTTATCAAGATTCTTAATTTAAACAGTATTATAGGTTAAACGCATGTGTTCATCACAACATGGATTACTTATTTGTCAATTAGAAAAAAAAATCATAAAGGTCTACACAGAAACCTCGAAAAAGGTAATTTGTCTGTATGGACAAGCTGGGAGCCGGTTAAACCAGTAGTTATTACTCCTGAAAGAATGGAACGGCTCCTTAAACAAGGATATGCTTTAAGCTTAGAATTAAGCAAAAGAATCAAGTCGATGATTGTATTATAGAAAGTAAGTATTATGTTATTAATTATTTTAGTTGTATTTTTAGTCTTGTCAGTTGGTGGCGGTTTTGCATCCCATCGTGAAGGATACTATGTGGGCTGGAGTCCATTAGGATGTATTACATTGGTTTTGTTAATTTTATGGTTAGCCGGAAGATTACATTGTTGATAACTCGTAATTACATATTGTGGTTTTTGTTATGTATGTTTCCTTTGATTTTGCTTTGGTTAATAAAATGAACTCATGTAAATGTCAGCGTAGCCGTGATTATGTATTTAATGTTCATGGCGCCGATTTTTATTGTCGTACTTGTAAAGTAACTCATCCTATGTGCTGCGCGGTGTTTGCCAGTTACATATGTGGTAAAGTAGACGATCATGATGGTCCACATACTAGTATCAGCAATCATGATTGGACAAATGACGTGTATGGTAAAAAATAATATATTTGAATTGTGGTCAAGGAAATATCTACATGTATTAATGTATATGGGATTTTACTCTCACAAAATTGTTGAGTGGTTATTGAAACCCACTGAAAAATTCAAGTGTGATCCGTTTTTTATATTCATTACGATAATTTGTTGTAAATTTTTTATGTTTATAGCTAGCTTAGCTATTTCGCTGGGGGGAAAGCATATAAAGAAATACTCATCATCAAAAGTATAAAATTATCGGAATGATATATATTTCCACATGAGCCGCCCAATTATTATTAACTCATGTGGAAGAATTGTAATAGCTAATGATTATCTCAAATTTCGACAATCATTAAACCAATCATTTTGGAATATTTTTTATACACCTCTTAAAGTGTCAAAAATTGATTTAGATCAAGATATTTTAAATTGGAAGCCTGAAGAGCATTGATATATGTTTTTTAGTGAAGCACCCAATAATTATCAATTCTGAAGGTAAAGTTGAGCATCTCCCACGATTAGGAATTATTGCCAGATATTTAACTTCAGTTAAAGGTAGAAATAGCTTAATACACCTTTTCTCTGAATTATATGTTAGTATGGATAACCACGACGGACTCATTAAAAGAATTTAAGAGATTTTTAAATTCTTTACGATGCCCTTTGTGTAATTCTCAATTAGATGGAAATATCACATTACGTGAGGCTAGTTTATATTGCGTGGGCAATAATGATGAATATCGCGGTAAATGGACTCCTAATTCTATATTTGCCCAGACGGAAACTATCAAATATTATTATAGCGATTTTGAGTATGATATTACGATTAATCAAATCGGAAATCAAATTGGAAATCAATTTGTAACAAGAGTAATTCGTTATAATGCTGATGTATCTATCAAATATAAAAATTCAACCAGAAAAGAATTATTTGAATATACTGGGGCTAAATTAGGATTTTTCCGTAAAAGAATGGATCAAGATGTTTTCTTGAAGAAATTAAAAACATATCAGGTTTTTAAATGAAAATTATGAGACGTCATTTAAGAAAAGCTAAACATGAAAATCTTTTACGATTAGCAAGTTTTCTTAAACTTAGAGTTGATGGTATGTCCCATCGCCAAATATCAAGCTTGGTGTATTGGAGAATCACTCGAAATCAAATGAACAGGCACTAAATGACACCTGAGTTAAAAAAACTATTAAATAGTCTCAGATGTCCAAATAGAAAAATGTTGACTTAACCGTGTTTTAAAATTATTGGTAATACCGATATATATTTTATTCGTTATTTTATTTGTAATGTAATATACATAAAACATAATTTTTTTACCTTTATTGAAGGTGGATATTATAATAATTTATACATAGAAAGACCTAATATGTCTACAAAAAAAATTCAGCGTACTGTTATTGAAGGAGGTAGGACTGGTAGTTCCAAGTGGAACCGCCGTAACTCCCATCACACAGAACGTGCATCGGAAAGAGACTATTGTAGAAAAATCACTGTAGACAGTGAAAGATCAGAGAACGATATCTTTATCGATCCTAAAGAAAAGGTACGAAAAGAATTCAATGATAAGTTGGGTCCAATGTATCGCTGGCTTCATAGCCAGACAGGTAAAGTTTGGAACGACGTAAAATCTGAAATTCATCAAAAATTTGATAATCGTACCACTGCCGGACGTCATATTTTATATGATCATCTTCTTTCTTCCGTAGAAGAAGTTCCAGATTTGACATACCGTAGATGGTATCGTGACGTAGATGACTATACAAGCTCCAGATATAAAAACGATTTTTATGTAGATGATGCCGGTCTATTACAGATTAAAACTTATATTCCGCACGGTCATACTGGTGTACCTAAATTCAATATACAGAGTATAATAAACTGGCTACATAATCGTGTAGTAGGAAAAGTAGGAGATAAATTTTATTGGTTTGCCCCCGTAAGCAAAAGTAAAAAGTATGGTGGAACTAATAAAGTATGGAAAATAGAGTGGAGCGATCTCCGCTGGCAATCTCATAGAGGTTTTTTAAAATTCCTGTATGCTTATCAAAAACCAATTTATTCCTCACAAAAAAGAGATGAAGAGTCGAAATTTAGAGAAATTATTGGATATGAAACAGTCTGGCAAGCTACTATGCCTAATCTGCGTCAGGATCGTAAATTAAATGACAAAGAATTGATTTTCTGGAATTCAATGCCTGAGTGGTATCAGAATAAAGTTTTGGAACGGTCTCCGACCCATCCCCAAAACTTAACGCCAAAATTCGATAGTTACTATTACTATTAAATATGATTCTTCTTAAATCACAGTGAGAATAAGGTATGCATATGCAAACATTTTCATATGGCATATGCTGATGATTTTAAAATCTGGGGTCCTTATAAGAAAAAAAATGGACGTCAAATAGTAATAGTTGTAAATCACAACGGTAAAAAAAGAACAGTTTCCTATCCTAAATGGATAATGGAATGCCAATTAGGTCGTCAATTAGATCCTGATAAAGAAACAGTTGATCATTATGATTCTAATTTTGATAACAATAATTTAGATAATTTACGTATTGTTGAACGATCTCAGCATTCTGGTGACGATACCCGTCGTGTTAAACATGTTAAGTTCAACTGCGCCTGGTGTGATAAAGAATTTGAAAGATCGCCACGTTTAATAAGAGATAAGGCTAAGAAAAATAAAGCTGGACCTTTTTGTGGTAGAGGTTGTGCAGGAAAGTATTCGCGTAAGCTACAGCTTAAATTAATAGATAAATTTGATAGCCAGAAAGCTATTGACAGTGAGTACTATAAAAGAAAATATGTTACAGCATCTGTTTGTATAGATGTAAACGATATTTTTATTGATCATTATTGTGATATTTGGGAGTAAATTAAATTGGAACTATTTGAAATTTTACATGGTGTAAGTGATTGTTCCATGGATAGAACAATTGTATGTTCTCATAATTGTATGGGAAATCATTATTTTATTACATGGGACTATCATGTGACATTTGAACTTTGGGGCGTAGGATTAAAAGGCGGATTTAATTTAATTAAAGATTTCACATATCCACGCGTAGATTATGGGATGACCTATGATGATGCTACTATTTATGGCGAAGAGCTTTTTGAAGAGTGGTTAAAGTCATTAGATACTGACGACGACAAATAATTGTGATGTTAGTATTAACTTGCCACATATAATATGGCGAGTATTTTTTATTTAAAATTTAAAGGAAAATTTGTTATGGACAAAATTGTAACAACTGTTGCTGCGGCTGGAGAGGCTGAGACAGCGTTTGATGTTGCGGTATTCAATATTCAGTTATCAGCCAATGATGCTGTTGCGCCAGCCGTTCGTGTACGATTAAGATCAAAAATTGATGATCTAGAAGAGGCTATTAGAAATTTGGTGGAGAACTTCCAAGTTTCTATTCTAGATGGTAGCACTAAAACAACTATAAACGTTAACCAAATTTATAATTGGGATCTCAATAATCAGAGAGTTAGTACTTGGACCGGCTCGTATAGTATGACTTTTCATACTGATTCTATGGATAAAGTTAATAGAATCTATGAAGTGTTAGCTGCGGTTCATGAGGCAACTGTCAACTCTCCAAGCTTCTTATTGAAAAATAAAGATGTTTTGAATAAGCAGGCATTGAAAAATGCTTGGAAAAAAGTGTCTGACAGGTTTGCAGATGAATGTGAAGTTTTAGGTATAAACCCATTCGAACATGAAGTCTCTGCTTGGGAAGTTACCTATGAGGATAGCAAGCGAGATTCATTAGGTCTTGCAAAAGCTAAGGCGGCTCCTGCCGGGCTTCGTGCGGCGATTGCACTCGATGATGCGGCTATGGCAGATGAATTAGTTAACATTGATCCTGGCAAGGCTAGAGTGGCAGTAAATTTGAATGCAGCTTTCAAGAAAAAAGGCTAAATGAAAATCTCAGAAGAAATTATTTTAAATTCTTAATCTTGACAAGTCATAGGCGGTGACTATAATTCCGTTAATTAAAGAGCAATTAAGCTCAAATTGGAGAATTGAAATGGATAAAAGTGTAAGTTCTATGTTAGAAACAGTCGGTCGTGTTTTTGAAGCGACCTTTCATTCCGTTGACTCAATGAGTCATGGTGAGAGAATTCAGCTAAAAGAATTGGCTCAGACAGTCGGATTAGCGGTAGCGATGGATCCTAAAGATGTATTAGGGTTTGTTAATTATTACGTTCATAATAGCGATATCGTCTATGTTTCGCGTGGTAAAAACGGAGGCGTTATAAAAGGATCAAGAAGCGCTAAGCCAGCAGCAAAAATTAAAATCGGCGGTCAGGTTCCTGGGGTTCCTCTAGTTGAACCCGATGATGCTAACGACGAGTGATAATTTAGTTCGTTATAGGATTGCTTCGGCGATCCTCTTTTGTGGGGCGGTTGCCCCGGTAAAAGGAACAGATGGCTAAACTTGAGATAGAAAGAAAGTTTTTGGTTAATTTCCCATCCTCTTGGTCAGACTTAGCGGAGATGTTTGATGGATTGATTGATGTTAAAAGAATCACTCAAACATATTTGAAACCAGATGGAAAAGAACCATCTGCTAGAGTTAGAAAAACAGTTGAAGGATTAACAGGGGATACGGAAACTGTTTATCATTTCAACCAAAAGAAATTGGTTGAATCTGGTGTTAACGAAGAAACCGAATATAAAATATCAGAAAGCAAATATAACAAACTGTTAAAAACTATTCATCCTGATAAAGTAACTCTTGAAAAAACAAGATTTGTATTTGATTATGAAGACCAGGTGTTTGAACTAGATGTTTTTAAAGGTGCTCTTAAAGGATTAGTAATTCTAGAAATAGAATTAAAAGATAAAAATCAGAAAGTGAACCTTCCTCCTTTCTTAAAAATTATTGAAGAAGTTACTAAGGATGATAGATTTAACAATTTTGAATTGGCTTCTACGCATAATCATGTATGATTCTCGGAGCATACATGAAATATTTATACAAGATAACTAATTTATTAAATAACAAAGTTTATATTGGTCAATCATATTCTGAAACAGAAAGATGGCGTCAGCATAAATATTGTGCGCGGTCAAAACCAAAACAATATATTGACCGAACTATGAAAAAATATGGTATATCAAATTTCATTTATGAAGTGATAGCAATTGCTTTATCGCAAGAAGATACCGATTTTACTGAAATTGAATTGATAAAACAGTTTAATAGTCAAGATAGAAATTTTGGATACAATATAAGTCCTGGCGGAGATAAAATTTGGAATGAAGGATTGCCCAAAGAAAAACACCCGATGTTTGGTAGGCATCATTCCGAAGAATCTAAAAAGAAAATTTCTGAAGCTAATTCAGGTAAGTTAGTCGGACCCTGTACTGAGGAAAGAAAAAGAAAAATTTCTGAAGCAAATAAAGGAAAAACTTTTTCTTCAATACATAAGAAGAAACTAAGTGATGCAAAATTAGGAAAATCTCGTGAAAAAATGTCCGAAGAAGTCAGGCAAAAAATTGCAAAAGCAAATACTGGTAAAACGCAATCAGAAGAATTAAGAAAAAAACAATCAGAACAACGAATGGGGTTCCTTGTTTCAGATGAGGTTAAAAGAAAAATATCTCTTGCTCTAAAGGGCGAAAACGGTCCGAATTCTAAGCTATCAAACATTCAATGTTTAGAGATTATAGAAAAGAAAAAGAATGGTATTTCAGCCGTGAATTTAGCTATCGAATATAAAGTATCAAAAAAGACAATTCATAATATTGTCAAAAAAGGTATAAATTATTATGAGTCTAGAAACTGAATTAAATTCAGAAATTGTTAAGTTCTGGACCAAATCGGGCTCGTCTATTAAGAGAAAACAAATTCAAGCCAGTCAAAAGCCTTTAATCATTCATTATGTCGTAGTAGACAAGTGGGAAGTTGATAATCTGCAAAATTATTATGAGTTGGTGCAACCCCAACCCTCGACTCCAAAAATTGTGGTTTAATGCGTGAGTGGTTGATATATAATTTGATATGGAAAAATATCAAAGACAATCAAATTGTGTGTGTGTGTAGTGTTTGTTTAATAGAAATTTATAGAAGACCATTTCAAATTGCAAAAGGTCCTGTATACTGCTCTCATGAGTGTAAAGGTAAATCACAGCAAAAATTACACAAATGTACTATGTGTGATAATCAAATAAAAGCGGGTTTACATAAAAAAACTTGTAGTAGGGCTTGTGCAAATAAACAAAAAATTGGTTTAAGTTATGGTCAGCTCGGAAGACCAATAAAAGATAAAGTAAAAAGTTTAAATGAACTTAGAAAAAGAGTCGTTGATTTACGAGGGTATAAGTGCGAAAGATGTAATTATTCAAAATTCCAAATTTTGGAGTTGCATCATAAAATAGAGAAATCAAAAGGTGGCTCCGATGATATAGATAATTTGGAATTAATATGTCCTAATTGTCATGCAGAAGAGCATTGTTTAAGAAGATTAAGGAATGGTGTGTGAGCTTGGCTGAAACAACAACCCTGGAAAGGTTGTGGCGTCGTAAGGCGCCCGAGGGTTCGAATCCCTCTCATTCCTCCAAATAATATAATGGAAGCTAACCTCGTAGGGTGCGAGCGCTGCCTCGAAAACAGATGGATCCTTTGAAACGGATTGGATTTCGAATATTCTGGCTTCCGCTGCATTCTTAATTTACAAATTCAAAATTTGAAAGAAACAAATGAGTAAACATGCCGTTCTAGTTGGTTGTGCTATTGGAGATTCTTTAGGTCTTTCTTTTGAAATGAAAGGTTGGTCATACCAACCTTTGTTAGATTGGAATGGCGCTTTTACTCCTGGAGGAACTTTTTGGAAAGGTCAGGCGGGTCAGTATACCGATGATACTATGATGAGCTTGGCTTTGGCTCGCAGCTTAACACGTAATGGCAAGTATGTCCCATCGGATGTGGCTCAAGGATATTTAGAATGGTATCTATCTGGAAATACTCGTGGCATCGGGGCGACTACTGCTCAGGCAATGCACAATTTAAAAATTGAAATTCCATGGGACCAAAGTGGTGTTGTTGGAGATAAAGTTGCAGGTAATGGAACGGCTATGAGAGTAGCTCCTCTTGGCATGGCTTATCGTCACAATTTAATTGATCTGATTGATTTTGCTCAGACAGACGCATCAATTACTCATAATTCTCCAGAGCCTAAAGCTGGTAGTATGGCAATAGCTTTAGGAACAGCTCTTTTGAGCCATCGAAATCTGATGCCAGAAGAAGTATTAGAATCAGTAATTAATGTAATTCCAGATTCTATTGTTAAAAACAAATTGGTTTTATGCCGCCTTCATTTAAAAGAAGGTACGGATGAACGTGCCGCTTTAATTGAAATTGGTTCAGCTGGATATGTGCCGGAAACTGTTGCGGCGGCATTTTATTGTCTCATTGCTGGTAATAACTATAAAGAGGTAGTTATTAAGGCAGTAAAAGCTGGTGGTGATACTGATACAACTGCTGCTATCGCCGGGGCTATGGCTGGAGCATTTTATGGTCTAGACGGTATTCCAGATGAATATAAAGATGGTGTAGAAAATTTTGAAGAGTTATGTTCTTTAGATGAGCAACTTGTCAACATTGAGATATAGTTTGATGCGATGAGTATATTTGTTAATTGTAAAAATACGCTTTCAAAAGGTGGTTTGGGCTTAGCAAAAGCGATTTTTGAATATCAAAAATCAGGGTATAATGTTGCATTACCATTAGTTGATAATCAAGATTATGATTTGATTATAGAAAAAGATGATAAATTTCAATCTGTACAATGTAAAGCGTCAAGTGAGAAAAGCAAAAACGGTAAATATATTGTTGGATTGAGAACTGTCAAAACAAATACTAAAATTACTGTTACCAAACATAGAGGAAAATACGATTTGTTATTTGTATTATTTGATAATGGAGATTGTTATTCAATACCATCAAATGTTTTACCAAAATCGTCATTAACTTTAACAGAAAAATATATAGTTTATAAATTATAAATGGAAAATTGGGGGAGTGGTTTAACCCACTAATTTGCTAAATTAGCGATCTGTAACAGGGTCCATAGGTTCGAACCCTATATTTTCCGCCAGTATTAAATAATAACGAAGATCAATTCTGTTATTATTTAGTTCTTATAGGGGTATCGTTTAACGGTAGGACTGCCGCCTCCAAAACGGCTAATTCAGGTTCGACTCCTGGTGCCCCTGCCAATTTTACATTCAATATTTTAATTTAAGGAAAGAAATTATGAATTCGTTCAATGAAGAATTGACGGCGTTTTTGTGTTTGCTTGAGCAACATGATTGGTTTTGTGATGCTGAAATAGATACTTTAGGAAGATTTGTTGTTTATGTTGATAGAATGGATATTCCTTTTATAGGATCTACTCCTGATAGAATTGGAGGATATCATGTATTGTTTCATTTTATTGCTAGTCAACCAATCAGTAAAGAGCCGCTGGTAGCTGTACCTTTAGTAAAAAATGAGCCTATTATTCTTTCAAAAGAAGTTTTGGAACCAGAAGATATTTCTTATATAGATTTATTGTATTTACATTCTGAACTAGATAAATTAGAGAAAATCTGTGGTGCAAATATTCTTGCCGATCTATTTTTTGAATCACACGATAACAAAAATGCAGTAACCAATTTGACGGCTAAATTTCCTGAAATTAGAAAATGCGTTGATTCATTATATGAAACATATGGTTTTGATATTATTTATGAAAATTTAGAATTGTAAGATATTTTTTATGAGCATCTACCAATATTAAATCATAATCTTATGATAGAATATGATTATAAATTATGTAATGATTGTAATACTATAAAAATCTTGGATGATTTTCACAAAAAACTGGATGGCAAAGCCAACTGCTGCAAATCTTGTACAAGTATTAAAAATAAAATTTATCGTCAAAAACATAAAAATGAATTAAGTTCATACCGTAAAGAATATTACTCTTCTCATAAAGAAGAATTAATAATTTATGGGCGGGAATATAGAGATGACTTAGAGAATAAAAAGAAGATATCTTTGTACAAAAAAGATTATTATGAACAAAATAAACAAGACATTTGTCTAATCCGCAATAAACAAAGAAAAATTCGTAGACAAACAGATCCAAGTTATAGGTTACGCGCATTAGTATCAAAAACCATTCATAGAATGTTAAAAAATAATTTATCTTCTAAGAATGGCGTTTCTATTAAATGTAAATTACAATATTCAATTGAAGAATTAAAATTACATTTAGAATCATTATTTGAGCCGTGGATGACATGGAAAAATCATGGAGCATATAATGCAAAAAAATGGAATGATGATGATCAATCTACATGGACATGGCAGATAGATCATATCATTCCACAATCAAATCTCCCATATACCTCTATGGAAGATGATAATTTTAAATTATCATGGGCATTGGAAAATTTAAGACCTTTAAATGCAAAAATTAATATAATTGAAGGGTGTTCAAGAACTCGTCATAAAAATAATAATTTACGAGGAGCTTGACGGTTAAAAAAAAAGAATATATCATATAGTACACAACCAAAGGAAATTATTCCTTTAGGTATCTTACCAAGGAAAGAATGAACATTCCTCTTCAATACATTTCAGAAATATATGATATTTTATGCGAATACGATGAAAAACCAATGTTATCAAAAGAAACCTTTTTTAGTTTTTGTTCCAAAGGTTTAATTTTTGATTATAGTTATCATTGTAATCATTGTGAATTAATTTGCACAAAACCTTTTAATTGTTCAGTAACAATGTTAGGATTAATAAAAATGCCAGAACCTAAATTTAAAGAGTTAAACAGAAAACTTAAGAATTTTTCAACTAAATATCAAAAAACTTTAGCATTCTGGTAAAATATGTCAGAAAATATGTTTGAGTATCTGAATGTTAATCGTTCAGACACTCCTCGAATAACAGTGAAATTTGATTCAAAAAAAGATATTAATAGTTTTTTACAGCAATTGATTGAAATTAATGGAGAATCAAATACTTGTATATTTTTTGTTGGTCATTTTCTTTGTTTGATGGAATTATCAACAACATCTAATAATATGATTTTTTGGATTGCAGAAGATGAGTCTCCTCAACTCCGTGATTTAACAAAAGATTCAAAATTTGATAATTTTGAATGGATGAAATATTATCAAATTGAGGAGAAAGTATTTGAAATGCCTTTATCTGAATTGTATGAAATAATTCAACACTTGCTTAGAATTAATAAATTAAAATCTTTTTTATGAGTTCCTCAAAAAAGTTAATCAGAAACAAATTTAGAGATGATTGTTTTAAACGAGATAATTATCAGTGCGTGATGTGTAAATTAAAATCTTCAAAAGAAAAATCTCAAGAAGATCTTGATGCTCATCATATTACTAATCGTACCGAAATGCCAAATGGTGGGTATGTAAAAGATAATGGAATTTCTTTATGTGCAAATTATCATATCAAAGCCGAAGAATATCATTCAACCGGAGTAGCTGTCCCAGGGTTTTCAATTGATGATTTGTATACAGCAATTAAATCATCACATGCACAAGCACTTGTAGCAAGTGAAAAGTTATGAAAAATTTATCGTTTGAAGACCTAGTTTCATTAAATGAAAATAATATTCTTGAATTCCTTTATGGAATGTATCCATTTAATATGGAAGCCTTGCAAGAAAAAAAACTACATACACTTACTTCATTTAAGATTAGCAATTCTTTTACATTTAAAGTATACGCCCCAACAGACTTGTCTTTTTCAAAAGTGGAAAAGATTAAAGCACATGTATATGAAATAAATAAAAAATCATTTTATAATCCAGCATTTGAAGGATCTCAATTATTAAATGTAAAAAAAGATAATATATTTAATAGGACAGAATGGCAAGATTTATTTTTGGATGATTGGCGTTCCGCCGGAATTTTAAGTCCCGCACAATTATTAGGTATGATGAGATATACTGCCAGATTGTGTAGGCTTAGAGTATTTGAATAATATCTGCGATTAATTTGGTATGGTATTAAACCATTGTTGAATGGAGGAAATTATTACTTAAGTTATTGTGTGATTTATTAAAGACCTTTCTCATATGGAGTTGTGTTATGACTGTCCAAGATGTGAAGCTATTAGAAGCAATTGGCGTTGGCGAAGAAGAGTATAGTATCCCTTTAGATATTTCAGATATTATAAGCATCTGTAGAGAGTATAATAAATTAGGATGGCAAATTCAGAATCAAGTTGAATCCATTCTAGACCTGGGCGTAGATCAGGCAATTCAAGCCAAGTATGTCAAAAGAGAGTCTTTACCACATGTTAAAAGTTTCCTCCGTAGTATTTGCCAAAATCCTTATTTTGGCGACGCTGTCGACCAAGCACAAGATTGTATTTTTTTAATCGAAGAATACGAACAACAACATAAGCCGGTTAATATTCAAGCTAATTAAATCTAACAATTAATTGATAAGCTTTTGGGATATGTGTCATGCATATCCCATTTTTTTGGTGATATTATGAAAATCGAAGATAAAATTATTTTAGAACAAATGATGAATTTTTATTCAGTAAAAGAGATCACTCAGACTTTAGCTGATATTTGTTTAGCTCAAGCTTCCAAAATGATTGATTACGAATTACCAAGTTCTGCCAAAGATTGGTCAGAAGTAGCATTTATTATTCAAACTATTGTTGATCAAATAAAGAAGTAACGCGCGCGTCCCCCCCCCATCGCCTAACAGCCAAAGGTAAGGTCATGAAGAATATTTTAAATAGCCCTTACAAGGTTTTAGAAGTAGACCCAAGAGCCAGCTCAATCGTAATTAAAGCGGCATATCAGGCGCTGATGAGACAGCACCATCCAGACCACAATGGAAATGAAAAACGAGCTAAAGAAATCAATGCGGCTTACGCTATTCTTTCTGACATGAAAGAAAGAAAATCATATGATGATTCAATCAGTGATAAAGTCGGCACTATGATTGGTAACTTCCGAGTACTAGAGCCCATCGCAGAGGGCGGATTCGGAAGAACCTATAAAGGCGAACATAATATCAGCAAACAGCCAGTATGTATTAAACATTGCTCAATGGTTGCCCCTGAACACTGCCCGAATGGGCATAAACTCAAAACCGATAATGCAAGGATACCATATTTAACAAAATGTGGATACAATGTAGAAATCATTTGGGAACATGATATAATGAAAAATTTAAATAGAATAATGGATGATTTATGTCTCAAATACAATTTAATCAGTTAAATTTATTTTTGGAAAATAAAGAACTTGTCATAGGATGTGATGAGTGTGGATATGGAAGTATTTCCGGTCCCTTATGCATTGGCGCTGTAAAGGCTCCCAAAGATTGGAAAATTGATGGTTTGAATGATTCTAAACAATTAACTCCCAAGAAAAGGGAGATAATGAGAGAAAATATTTTAGAAGCTGCATTTAAAGGAGATATTCAATTTCATATTTCCGAAAGAAGCAATAAAGATATTGATACATTAGGGTTAGCCCCGATGTTGAAAGCTTGTTATATTGAATGTTTCAATAAATTATATTCTGAAGATTCTTTAATCATCTGTGATGGCACTCTTAAATTTGATGGATTAGGAGTAGATTCTTTTGATAAAGTTTCAATTATTAAAGCAGACACATTGCTCCCATCCGTCATGGCAGCATCTATCCTAGCTAAGACTTATCGAGATGGTAAAATGAAAGAAAATCATAAAATCTATCCTTTTTATGATTGGGATAACAATGTAGGATATTACGGAGCAAATGGTCTTCATATTGAAGGAATTAAAAAATATGGATATTCCCCACTACACAGATTATCTTATAAGTTAAAAGCTTTAAATGGATTAGATATTCCGGTCAATAAATGAATATTATAGTTTTAAAACAAGAATTAGGATACCAAGTTTCTTGGGATAAAAATAGTGATACTGTTTTTACTTCTCATAATAATAAGATTATTCCTCAAAAATGGGAACATTGTTCATGTATTAAAAATTTAGAATGTGGCACTATACCTGATAAATATATAATTCATCAGTATCTTGACGAAGATGAAGAAATAAATTGGGACTGCCCTATAGAATTAAAATTACACAATGCTTCTAAAATAGATGAAATTTCTTTAATAGAAGCATTGTGTTTTACTTGTAATTACAAAAACATTACTTTATTGAATGAGTTACGTCATGGTCATTCTAAATTAAAAGAATTATTATATAAATTCAAAACTTGAAAATACCAGTGATATGACCCCATGTTTCACCTGTAATAATTTTTTTGATTGCTCCGCGGCTCACATTAAATTTGGTAGCTAATTCTGTTTGATTCAAACTACTAGATTGATATAAAGAAACTATTTCAAGAACATTATCATTTGTCAATTTAACTTGTGAATGATTTTCTCCCTTTGCTGTTATGGTTCTTTTCTTATATTTTTTATCTTTGTTTAAAGAATTGCCCACGGCAAAACAACCAGAATTAATAATATGCGTTCCTTTATTATAAGGAATCATTCCTGGTTTAAAAGATGTCTGATTAGATTTACATAATCCTTTAGAACCTTTATTCCAACCAAGATATTTTTTACCTTCTTTGGATTTTTTAATATTGTAAATCCTTTCAGAAGTATGATTGATTCCAGTTAATTTTTTGGAAATTTTCTGATTAATATCATTTTTTTTCTCATCGGTCCAGGCAGATTTAGTTTCTTTAATTTTTGAAATTGTTTCAGATTTTTCTTCTGAAGTTTTTTTAGAATGAGCTTCGGATATAGAGTTAGAAACCCTTTCTTTAAAAGAAGGATCTGCCCAATGGTTTCTCATGGCTTGTTTGAAATCTTCCGATTTAGGAGCGACTGAGCCTCCAAGAGAAACATTATAACCTTTCATATTAGAAATATGAGATTGTTCTTGATCAATGATTAATTCTTCTGATTCGTTTGCCGCTTGTTGATCCAAGCAAGAGGCAATTATTTCAAATAAAAAATTAACAGCGTCATGTTTTTTCATAGCACTGTTAATTTTCATTGATGGAAATTCTTTTTCAGATTCTCTTTTATGCTGAGACCATCTTTTATTTGGATATTGAGTTTGACCAATATAAATTTTTTGATTGATTAAATTTGTGATTTTGTATATGTAGTGCATTTTGCCTCCACACATTATATATCACAATAATCGCATCTGTCATAGTTGAATCCACGTAGTTCCGGTCCATTTCCATGTATCATTGAAATCATAAGATTCATTTCTTCCTCCAAATAAGATAACTGAGCTTGAGTTAACATCGTAAGCCATTTGAGCGCCATATCTGTAAGAAGGAGAATTTACTGGAAATTGTTGAATCCAATTGGTTCCATTAAAAATCCAAGTATCATTAAGAATATTGACACCATCTTTACCGCCAAATAATACGATATAGCTACTATGTGCATTATCAGCACACATGGTGTGATAAATTCTTGCAGAAGGTGAATTGGTAGGACTTAATTTTGTCCAAGTTGCTAAACTGTCATTCCATTGGTAAGTGTCATTAAACATTGTTGCATCATCAGCACCTCCAAATAATATAGATTCTCTACCAGCAATGATTCCGCCACCCAATTTTGCGCCATATCTAGCACTTGGAGATGATGCTAAAATTTGTTTGGTCCAAGTAGTACCATTCCAAAGCCATGTATCACCAAGAACATTACGTTCATTTTTACCACCGAATAATAAAATATCAGATAAAGATGAAAATCCGCATGACATCGCAGCATCAAATCTAGTTGGAGGAGAAGTTGCTGGAGTTGGTTTGGTCCAAGTTGTACCGTTGAAAACCCATGTATCATTTAATGGATCGGTTGAACTTTTTCCACCAAACACTACAACTGTATTATTTCTTTGCAGCACAGAAGAAGAAGCATTAGTTCTTGTTGGTAAAGGTCCTAATGGATCGGTGGCAGTGGTGATAGTAGTTGTCCAATTGGTTCCATTCCATTTGTAAGTTAAATTAGTTGGTGAATTATATGTTGGATAGCTTCCACTATCTAGTAACACTGGTCCGACACCTGGGACAAGTGACATAACAGAGTGTGAACATCTTGGTGGATTTAATGCGGGCATATTTTTCTCCGATGAAAAGATTCTATTACAATAGAATAAAAATCATATAATTAAGGTAAAATCAATAGTTATGAACATATTATTTCCATCAAATCTTGGGTCTCCCAAAGAAGTAAGTAGCTTTTGGCAAAAAGAAGCTGATGCGGCGAAGACTGTAGGTTTTGAAATAAGTATTTTAAGTGAATCACATTTTGGATCGCCAATATCAATTTTTAATAAGAGCTCGTCTTATCTATATAGAGGCTGGATTATGAAGCCTTCTGATTATGCAGAAGTAGATGAACTAGTAACCATTGAATTGTACAATTCAATGGTATAATGCGACTTTTACAAGGTCGATTCGATGGTTCGATTCCATCAAGCCCTACCATATTAGTATTCACAACATTTTTATTTTGAAAGGGTAAAACATGAGAAAGTATTTTACCACTACACTTCCGTATATTAATTCAGATCCTCATTTGGGTTTTGCCCTTGAAATAATTCAAACTGATATTCTTGCACGACATTTTCGTTTGAATGGTAATGAAGTATTTTTTAATACTGGCACTGATGAACATGGCGCCAAAATCTGGGAAAAATCACAAGGAGATCCAAAAGCTTTTTGCGATCTTGCAAGTCAGAAATTTCGAGATTTGATTCCAGTTTGTGATATTTCTGAATGTAATTTTATTAGAACGACAGATCCACATCATATACATGCCGTTCAAGAATTTTGGAAAAAATGTCAACACGATATTTACAAGAGCGAATACAAAATCAAGTACTGTACTGGCTGTGAATTAGAAAAACAAGATTCTGATTTGAAAGACGGTAAATGTATTTATCACCCAAATCGTGATATTGAAGAGCGACAAGAAGAGAATTATTATTTCAAACTCAGTAAATATACTGAGCCATTGATTAAACATTTTGAATCCAATCCTAATTTTGTAGTCCCACAACATCGACATACAGAAGCTTTAAATTTTCTGAAAACTGGATTAAAAGACATATCAATTTCCAGATTGGCTAAGAAATTACCATGGGGAATTCCAGTACCAGGCGATCCTGAACATGTTATTTATGTTTGGTTCGATGCGTTGGTTAATTATATTTCCGCTTTAGGTTGGCCAGAAAAAGATATTAATGATTCATGGCCAGGAATTCAATTTGCTGGAAAAGATAACTTGCGGCAACAAAGTATCATTTGGTCTGGCATGTTATTGTCTGCCGGGCTTCCACCTCCGAAACAAATATTTATTCATGGATTTTTAACGCAAGGCGGAGAAAAAATTTCAAAATCTGCCGGAAATTCATTAACACCCCAGTTGTTTGAAAAATTCCCTAAAGAATATTTAAGATACTGGGTAGCTAAAGAATGTTCTCAATATGAAGATACAGAAGTAAATCCTAATAGTTTAATTCAAAACTATAATGTTAATTTAGCAAAAGGTCTTGGTAATCTTTTTAGCCGAGTATTAAAACTAGCAACGACGCATGATATTCATATAGAATATCAATACGAGTATAATTCTTTACATTTGGATAATTTTGATATTCGTGGTGGGATTAATAATATTTGGAATAAAATTTCAGAGTTGAATTCGTATATCGAACAAACTTCGCCATTTAGATTAATCAAATCTGAAAACACTAAAGGTCAAGCCATAAATGATATTCAACATTTATTACGAGAACTATATTGGATTGCGGTACAGATAGAACCTTATCTGCCAAATACTTCTTATTCAATGAAAAAACATTTACAATGTTATGAATCAGTTCAATTATTTCCCACTATAAATGAGACCGTATGAGTGAGTACGTAAAAATCCTTATAAAAGATCGTAATAAAATTTTACAGCATCATTATTTGAATAATAAAAATTGGGGATTACCTGGCGGCCGTATAGAAAATCAAGAAACTCCAGTGAATGCGGCTGCAAGAGAGTTATTGGAAAGAACAGGATTTAAAATTAATCCTTTGGATTTGACATTCAAAAGAAATTTCCTTGATGAAAAAGGATTAAAATTTCATCTGTTTGTGGGGAGTATATCCAATATTGAAAAAAATAAACAAGCCTCAAACAGAAATCAGATGGATTTCGCTGCACCCATCCGTTAAAAATCGTTTTACCTATTGAATAGATAACAAGAAAGTTGAAAAATAATGAAATTATTTACATGTATTAGTGTGGTTTTTGTGGCTGCTATTTTAAGTTTCAGTTGTGCCCCCGAAGGTAAACCTTGTTGGGAGCCTAATGACTGTTCAGTTGCCGAGGGCTGCCTATCTGTTGATTGTATTAATGGAGAATGTACCGATTTAGGGTGCAAATGAATAAATAATATGTATGAATAACCTGATATATAATCAGGTACATGCGGGATTGGTATATAGGTCGTGCCCGAGCCTTCCAAGCTTGAGAAACCGTTTCGAGTACGGTATCCCGCTCCAAAATGCGGCTTTAATTCAGTAGTAGAATGCGACTTTGCCAAAGTCGATGTGGAGGGAGCATAACCCTCAAGCCGCTCTAAAATTATTGTGATAATTTACTATCAATTATTTGTTTAATTATTTGAAGATATTTTTCAGAACTTGATGGTTTAAAATATTTTTGACCAGATGAGTCAATGATAACAAGTTCAATGTTTTTTTCAAGGCAAGCTTGAAATTTTCTATTATCATTATTTTGAATTGAAGAAAGCTTATCTGAACCGTAAATAGGTTCATAATGAAAAATACCATTCAACTCAAATGCAAGTTGAAGAGACGGAATATAGATATCTAATTCAGAATTAATGGTTTCTTTACCATTAAAAATGAATTCAAGATTTGGATATAATGCAGGTAATTGTGCTTCTAACCAAATTTCTAATTTAGATTTTCTGTTACCTTTTGTTTTGTGGGTATTATTATATGTTGTCGCACATGATCTTGAACAAAAATGATTAGGATATTTAATTATTTGCTTGTTTGTTTTAGAGAAAATAGAATTGCATTGTTTACAATTTACATTCTGTGATGTGATTTTGGATAGTGTAGCACATTTATGTGAACAATAAATTGTTTTATTTTTATTATGATTTCCAAATTTACTTTGTATAATACTCTTTTTTCTTTCAAAAGAAGCATGACAATTGGGGCATTCTAAAACCATATTTGTGTTAAATGGTAGCGATTTGATATACATCATAAAATCTGTAGTATTTGTTGCTTGCATGGTTATATACATTTTCATTGATAGAAAATTAAATTTCAAACCATTGTAACCGTTCAAAAATTTTATGAGTGGCAACCACATAACACAAAAACAGTATATGATTGATATTTTAGAAAATAAACAATATCACAAATTTTCTAAAAACCCCTATAAAGGATATAATTGGTTTACTAGTACAAATTATAAAGATAATGAATTTTGTTATGATAGGTCTTTCAAAAAGAATATCATTAAAAAATACGATCCAGAAATTAATGGAAATGGTACTTGTAAAATATTTTCAAAAATAGAATCATCAGTTAATAATGTAACTCAAATTTGTGAAACTGGATATGATATAGTAGATCATAACAAAAAAATAGATTATGGTTTACATTTAATTGCAAGATTTTTAATTCCAAAATTGCTTGATGATAATGATTATGAAATTCCAGATTTCAAAACATCATTTGATGCATTAAAAGAAGAGTGTTCTTTATATTTTTCAAAGCAAGATATCATCGCTTTAAACAAAAATTATTCATATAAAAGAATTTTTACTGGTATTATAAGATACAGTAAAAAATATCTGATAATTTCAGATACCCCTATTATCTATGTAGATAATAGTTTTATGTGTTACCCTTTATCTGCTGACACATTATTTGTTTCAGGAATTTGTGGAAATGATATGGCTGAGGGTAATTTACAAGCTATTAAAAATAGTATATATAATTGGATTGATTTTATTTGTAGAAAATCAAATTTGTATTTAATAGGTCATGATGATCTATCAATAGACATTAAAGATTGCATACAACATTTATATGAAAATGAAATTTATACATTTTCTATAAAATAACTTAAGGTGATATTATGAGTAAGTCAGATTTATTAAGAGAGTTAAGATCCTTAACTCAAGCCGGTATGAAAGATTGTGTTAAAGCATTAGAAGAATCAAATTTTGATATTAATAAAGCTGTTGACATTATCAAAACCAAAGGACAGAATATTGTTTCTGGTAGAGAAGGTAAAGTTGCAGCTGAAGGTTTAGTATTAATTGGTAAAACAGGATTTTTGAAAAATAAAACCGCTTTATTAATGTTAGAAGTAAATTGTGAAACAGATTTCACAGCTAAGAGTCCAGAATTCAGAATGTTTGCAAAAGATGTTTGGAATAACATCGCAGCTTGTTATCTTGGCAATGTGCCTTTTTCTGAAGGTACAAATAGTGAAGCACTATTTGCACAAACAGGCATTTCTACGAAAACTAAAGAAAAATGTATTTTTAATCGTTGGTGGATCGAAGAGCCCATCGACGATGCTTGTCGGGCGTTTGGATATGTACATCATCCCACAGATAAATTAGCTTCAATAATTACATTGAAAGCTCCTTCTGTAGAACTTGCAGATTCAGAAGAATTTTCCAAAATTGGTCACGATCTTGCTATGCAAATAGTAGCGCTGAATCCAATAGCTGTATCTCCTGAATCTTTATCAGAAGATGTTGTTGTTCGGCAAAAAGATATATTTGAAGCTCAAATGAAAGAGCTTGGTAAACCTCAATCACAGTGGGCTAGAATTATTGAAGGTAAACTTAATAAGTGGTATACCGAAGTTTGTTTAATAAAACAAGAATCAGTAGTATTTCCTAAGAAAAGTATCGAGCAGCTTATTGAGACTCAGTATGCGGCTCTGTTAGGTGGCAAGATTGAAATTGTTAATTTCATTCGTTGTCAAGTAGGTGAAGGTTTAGTAAAACCTAAGGGCGATTCTTTTGCTTTAGAAGTTGCAAAATTATCAAATGTACCGGCAGCGGCGTGCCCTACTGCCGAAAAAGGAGTATGTGACCATACTCATACTAAATAAGAAAGATTATTCAAATGAATACACAAACGTTAATTGAAAAGATTACCAAGGCTATCGCTTTTGTTTATAAGTCTGATGGTACGGTTCCTGGGTTAACAATTGCTATGTTGCCTCATAACGGATCGTTTTATGTATCTGTTGTACGCTGGGTAGCTGGTGAAAAAGAAGTGGCTTGCTCTAATTCTCATTCAAGCTTGAATGAAGCTTTGATTGGTTTATCTGGTAAGTTTCTTCTAGCAAGTATGGCACCAGTTAACCCATTAGATGAACTGTCAGAATTTTTGGCAAATGAACCTATCTCAGTAGAAGAGTCAGAGCTTGAAATTGTAGCGTTAGCTAACTAATATTTCAACATATGAAAAGAGAAGTCTTTTCATATTGGGAGATCGTTCAATGGCAGGACAGCGGATTCTGAATCCGTGAATCTGAGTTCGAGTCTCAGTCTCCCAACCATGATATTAAAGTACAAAATACAAGATTTAGATTTATCTATTTTCAAAAAACATTCATTTCATTATTTATCTAGTATGAAAAAACTAGGTCTTGAAAAAATAGAATTTCATGTGGTTCTTGATACATTTGAAATTTTTATTAAAGCATTAGGGGCGCCCGATGAATGTTGGATTTATATAGAAGATAAAGGCACAACAATAAAACCTTTGTCTGATCCAAGATTTTGTAATTTTAAAGTGATTCGTGAAATTTTTAAAGGTCCCACAGCATTGACGATTTTTTCAAACAAAGATCCTAAAACTTTTACTGATCAATTCTGTAAATATTAATTGAAGCTGTTGAAAAGATTAATAAATTAAAATCATTCTGGTAAATTATTCATTGTATGAAATCAATTGGTAAATTGATATACAATCCTCGTACCCATTTATCTTCTAGCGATCGTTGGTTGATTATAGCGTGTGATGATGAAATATCTAAATATTATCGACATTTATTTTATGTGGAAACTCCTTGGTTGGGCAAATTAACCCGACCAGTTTGGGGCGCCCACATTTCTGTTATTAGGGGCGAAAGAGTGCCCAATAATCTATGGAGATTAGACGAAAACAAAATTATAGAATATGAATATGAAGGGGGTGTTCAAACCAACGGCGAATATTATTGGTTAACTGTATCTTGTCCGTATCTATTAGATTTACGTGAGAGATATGGTTTGTCAAGGGAACCGAGGTATGGACTACATCTGACCGTAGGTCGTACTACCAATAGTTAAAAGACTGATATATTATTATGTATGATAACAAAAATATGTAGTAATTGCCATCAAGAAAAACCAGAAAAAGATTTTCGTAAAGAAAAATTTAAAAAACAATGTAGAACTTGTTTAAGTCTCAAGAGCAAAGAATATAATAAAAAAAATGAAGATAAATATAAAAAGAATCAAGAAAAATTTAGAAAATCTTCTAAAAGAAAAGAATATTTATCTCAATATTATATTTTAAACGAAAATAAAATGAAATTACGTCAAAAACATTATGAAAATAGAAAATATTCCGAAGATCCTATTTATCGAATGAGAAGAATAATTTCTGCCTCAATTACCAAATCATTAAGATCAAGAAATTTTTCTAAGTCAAAAATATCTTTTTTAAATCATATAAACTATTCATTACAAGAATTAAAAGAATATTTGGAAAAACAATTTGAGCCGTGGATGACTTGGCTGAATCGCGGAAAATACAATTCAAAAACTTGGAATGATAATGACCAATCTACCTGGACCTGGCAAATAGATCATGTTGTACCTCATTCAACATTTAAATATTCATCTATGGAAGATGAAGAATTTAAGAAATGTTGGTCTTTAGAAAACTTAAGACCTTATTCTGCTAAACAAAATATTATAGATGGAACTACAGGAGTACGACATTAAGATGATAGAAAATAATGAATTTTTACTTACCCTGATTCGACATGGAGAATCAGAGATCAATGCCACTCCTGATGTCGTAGGTCAATCGCCAGATGTTCAATTGACTTCAAAAGGAAGAGAACAGGCGCGAAAACTCCGCGCCCGCTTTCTTCATAACAAAGAAAAATTTGATTTTGTTTATTCCTCCACCTATGATAGAGCTTTACAAACTGCTCATATAGCAATTCCAGATTCAGAACAAGATATTCAGAAAGTCTATGATCTTCGTGAGTATAGTGCTGGAGAATGGACCGGTGGCAGTAGAGAAAAATTATTCACTCCTGAAGTTAAGAGACAAATGAATAATTTTAATTTAGGTTTTCTTCCACCTGGAGGAGAGTCTTTGCATATGGTGGAAAGAAGGGTTTCAACTTGGTTAGAAAAGGAATTGATTTTTAATCCTAAGATGGCTGGTGGAAAACCCTTGAGTATTGCATGTTTTTCTCATGGTCAAGTTATTAAATCTTTACTACATTATGTCGCGGGATTTGATAAAAGTTTTGTTTGGAAAATTCAAATAAACAACACATCACTCACCAGATTGTATTTTGATCAGGATGGTTGGCGTTTACTTAGTGTTAACGATTCTTCCCATCTTGAGGTGTAATCGTGAGCATGCAGGAACGAAAAAGACAGAAAAAAATTCGTGAGTATGTGGTACGACGTGATGGAAACACTTGTTGTTACTGCGAAAAACCATTAGTCATCGAAAAAATTACAATGGAACATATAGTTCCAGATTCCAAAAGGGGGACTTTTAATTCTACAAACTTAACCGTTTCTTGTTATGAATGTAATAATAGCAGAGGCGATAAGCCATTTTTTGATTACATCAAGAATTTTAATTTTAGTGAGAACAAAATTGCAAAATATAAAAAAATGTATTTTAACAATTTAAAAATCAAAATATTAAATATCGCCAAAGAAGAATGTTTGAAAGAAGAAAAAGCTGTTCCTCAAAGTTTGATTAAACAAGCTTGCCAAATTTTAAAAATTAAAGATGTTGATTTTTCTGATTATGAAAAACGATTTATTTTTGAAATAAAATTTGAAGAATTGAATGATCGAAGAAGAATCAAATATTGTTTTGAACAATTAATTAGATTGTTAGAAGCAGATAGTGAATAAAATTTAAGATTGAAAGGAGGGCAAGATAGTAATCTTGCCTTTTATTTTATGAAACAGTATCCATCAATAACGAAAAATATTAGAAAAGATTTATACATTTACGCATTTGATAAGCTTGATGGCAGTAATATCAGAGCCGGATGGAATTCAAAAAAAGGTTTTTACAAGTTTGGATCTCGAACTGAATTAATTGATAAGTCGAGTCCATTCGGCGGGGCAATATCTTTAATTCAAGATAAGTATAGCCAAGATTTGTCAAGAGTTTTTAAAGACTTAAAATGGTCTGAAGCCGTTTGTTTTTTTGAATATTTTGGTCCTAGTTCTTTTGCAGGTTCTCATAATTTTAAAGAGGACATGGATACTGTTTTGATTGACATTTCACCTTTTAAAATAGGTATTCTGCCTCCAGCTCGTTTCATTGAATATTTTGGACATTTGAATACTGCAAAAGTACTTTATGAAGGCGATATTACTTCAGACCTATTTGATACTGTAAAACAATCGACTATGCAAGGAATGACATCAGAAGGCGTAGTTTGCAAAGGGATGGATGATAAACATTTGATTATGTTTAAAATCAAATCAAACGCTTGGCTAGATAAACTTAAAATTCATTGTAATGGAAATGATTTTCTTTACCAAAAATTAGAGTAACAGATATTAAATGAATACTAAATATGATTTGGATTTTTTAGAATCTAGGTGGGCGGCGCATTTCTCTTCAAAAGAAAAGAAAAGTTTAAAAGAGAAATTCTCCAAACAAAGAGAAAATATTCTTTTCTTCAAAAAGAAAAAGATTTTTGCCCCTCCGCCACAAGTCAATGATATTGATTATCATCAAATATTAAACGCCGAACCAAATCATACTATTTTGATTGTAGGTGGAGAGGGGAAATCTGTTTTCCCCAATTCAAAAACATTTAATCTATATCCAGGCGCGCACGCAAATGTAACTGGAGATATTGCTCGTACTTGTTTCAAAGACGAAACATTTGATGTAGTTTTTTTCGAACGAATTGGTTTTTGTAAATCTGTGCTCAAATCAAAATGTATTAGTGCTAAATTTAACTCTTTAAAAGAAGCTTATCGTATTTTAAAACCAAATGGCAGATTAGTTTTAATTACTGGAATTCTATATGAAAAAATTGTAGAAGATTTCTTAAATCAAGAAGGCAAATGGTCGCCAGCCTCAGAAATGAAAATATTAAATTCTGAATTACCAATTGATAAATTTGCAAAAATAACAAATGAATTTGTATACAATCCCTTGCATTTTTTAAGACGAAAAGAAATTAATGATAAAAAATGATAAGATCTATGAAAGATCTGATATATGAATTGGTGGAGTTTAATTCCACACAGGAGATTATATGTCACAAGAAAAATACACGCTCGAAATTATTAGTCACAGCCCTAATTTCAAAAATAAAACATTGAAAAAATATGCAGTGGACGGTATTGATACTATCGGAGCTTGGGCGATGAACCATTTGAATTGAAATTTAAAAATAATACTTTTTCTAAAGTTCAAGTCAGACTATCGATAGATGGCACTGATATTTTAACAGCCTTGCCTGCTACTACCGGAACTGCTGGTTCTATGTGGGTAGTTAATGGTCATGATACTTTGTCATTAAAAGCTTGGCCAGAAAATAGTAAGAGTGGTGCTAGTTTTGTTTTTACCAGTGCTCAAAATAGCGTTGCGCTACATACTCATGGAGATTTAAGCAGCCGTGGAATTATTGCAGCCGCTGTTTTTGAAGAAGGTTATGTAGAGCCAATTAGATTTGTAAAATACGTTGATATTTCTGATTCTGGTAGAGTTGGATCAGATTCTGATCTCAGAAGCTATGACTATAGCTGTTCCGATTCAATCACTTCAATTCACGAATCATTGAGCTTTAATGATTGTGGTCCTGTTGCAGCTGCTGGTCCAGCTAGCGCTGAACCTACAAAATCATCAGGTGAATTTTCATCAAGAAGACGCGCTAAAGAATTACAGAGTTTAGTTGCAGTTGGCGCAGGCAAACAGGTTGAACAAGAAATAACTTATGTTAAAGGATTGAAACAACCTATATTGGCTGAAACTGTTAAAGTACGTTATCTTTGGTGGGATGAATTAAAAGCTAAGTTGAAGGATCAAAAACCAGAAGACATCCACCCATCAGGTTTTCCGGGCGACAAGGCTCATAAGATAATAAGCTTAGGGGCTACGCCAAGAATTGGAAATCAATCTAAAAAATTGAGACGCGACGGAAAAGTATCACAAGAATTTTCGAGATTTTAATCTTCCCATCAGCGAAGACACATGCAGTTGAATAACAAAATGAGCAACCCAGGTTGCTCATTTTTTTTATATAGGACAAATTATGAGAATTAATTATCTATTTGACACTGATAGTTACAAAGTTTCACATTATTTACAGTACCCACCTGGTACTACTAGCATGTTTAGTTATATCGAATCCCGGGGTGGTGATTATGATTACACGGTGTTTGCTGGGCTCCAGTACATCTTAAAAGAATACTTGACGTATCGTGTCACGGCTGAGGATGTAAACCGAGCTAATGCTCTTTATACGTTACATGGCGAGCCTTTTAATTACGAAGGCTGGATGTATATTGTAAACAATTTGAATGGTAAATTGCCATTGAGAATTCGTGCAGTCCCAGAAGGAACTGTAGTTCCGGGTCATAACATTTTAGTCAGCATTGAATCGACGGATCCAAAAGTGTTTTGGGTAGCATCATGGATGGAGACTATGCTCTTGAGAGTTTGGTATCCAATTACGGTCGCGACCAGAAGTCATAAAATCAAAAGTATAATTCATAAAGCTCTCGAAAAATCATCTGATGATCCCGATGTTGAAATTATGTTTAAACTTCATGATTTTGGATCAAGAGGTGTATCAAGTCAGGAATCAGCTATGTTAGGCGGATTATCTCATTTGATTAATTTCCGAGGCAGTGATACTATTGCCGGTATTATTTGCGGCATTGATTACTATCATTGTGATATGGCTGGGTTTAGTATTCCAGCAGCCGAACATAGTTCAATTACCTCTTGGGGTAAAGAAAACGAAGTTGAAGCTTATCGAAATATGATTAAGCAATTTGCTAAGCCAGGAGCATTGGTAGCAGTTGTTTCTGATTCATATGATTTGTATAATGCTTGTGAAAAACTTTGGGGAGATTTGCTTAAGCAAGAAGTTATTGATTCTGGAGCAATTGTGGTAATTAGACCGGATTCTGGTCATCCACCAACAGTTGTTTTGAAAACTGCTGAAATTCTGGCATCCAAGTTTGGGCATACAGTCAATTCAAAAGGCTACAAAGTTATCAACAACGTTCGTATTATCCAGGGTGACGGAGTGAATGAGCATTCGATTAAAGAGATTTTAGACAATCTTATGGGTGCCGGATTCAGTGCCACCAATGTTGGTTTCGGCATGGGCGGTCAGCTTCTACAGGGATTGAATAGAGATACCTTGAAATTCGCTATGAAATGCTCAGACGTTATCGTGAATGGCAATCACCGAGATGTATTTAAGGATCCCGTCACAGATCATGGCAAAAAGTCCAAGGCTGGCAGATTGGATCTAGTACGGATTAAGGATGGTTCTTACAAGACTATTAAGTTGCCACCAGGCGCTGTTTCTTGGGGCAATTCTGTCATGAGAACGATATACGAAAACGGAGAGATTTTGGTCGATGATTCTCTAGACACTATCAGAAGTAGAGTTACATGATATATGCGTTAAGTTTCAAGCACCCAATTCCAGCCCTAATTGATGCTGTAAAAATTGACAGCGCCATCACCCATCAGTCGAATGATGCTGAAGCGGGAGCATTAGCAATTGCTTTGGCGACAGCTTATATTACCAATCATGATACTGACAATTTGAAAAATTAAGATCTGGGAGTGCAGATGAGTATGCTGTTTTTATATTGTATGATACTCGTAGTAACGATAAAAAACGCAAACTAGATAATAATCTTACATTGGATTTCATTAAAACAACTTTATCGGTAGGTAAGTGTTCTTATTGTGAAGAATCAAAATACAAACTTACACTTGATCGTATAGATAATAATAAAGGTCATACTACTGATAATGTAATTGTTAGTTGTAATAATTGCAATATCATTAGAGGAAATATACCATACGATGCTTGGATGTGTATTGTTCCCGGTGTTAAGAAAGCGCGCGAGTTAGGTTTATTAAATAATTGGTCGGCTTATAACAGGAGATTTGGATAACTATGGGATGCTGGTCAGGAACATGCGGGATTACTCAACTTCCAATCAAAGCTGGCGATAAGATTCGTGCTTTTATCCTAGTAGATAATACTTACAAAGGTGAAGTGCGGGGCGGCGGAAATTATTATCCGCATGATGAATGGATGCCACTTGGTATTTCTGTTCAAGGCACTTATGATGATTATGGCGGAATGGAAAATATCGTCGAGAATGAAACAACTCATCTTATGCTTGACCTTCTTAAAGAAGGTTGGTCAATAGATGGTGAGGATAAATCAAGATATAACATTCCAGATACTAGCAAGCTTAAATTGGCTGATGTTTTGAATGGCGTCGAAAGAGACGCAGCGAAATATAGCACTCTTTGTCGAAAAAATAGAACGCTTGGTATTATGTATGTTTTGGAAGAAGTATATCAGTCTATAATGGAGTTTGATCCAATTGGTGTACATTATACTAAACCAGAATACCAATATAAACCAGAAAAAAGTATCTTCGTAGAAGAACTCAAAAAGTGGTATGAACAATCTTTGTCAAATTTTGCGAGTTTACTATCTGGAGATGACAAAACAAAATTCTTATTCAGAATGGCAACGGCTGATATTTTCTCCGCTCATCATAGAGATAACGAATTATTTCATATCTTGAGAACCAAGTTCGTTGAGTTAATTGAAGCTGGAGTTCCATTTGATGATGCTAGGGTCCAGACGTGGTGTAATCCATTATGGGAAATGTCTCATTTTCAAATCACAATGATGCGTGCTAGAAAGTTCTGGCACCCCCAAAGTGGCAAAGGCAGTCAAAATCAGGACCTCGATATTCATAAAAAATTGCAAGAGGCAGTGTCCTGTGTTATTATGAGGCGAGAGTTGGAATCCGAAGAGGATGGTCGCGCCGCGCCTGATGAAAATGGATACTATCCATACATGTTAGAACAAAACGCCAAAGTACATAGCAAAATGTAAATTCGAGTATTATGACCAAGAAAACAAATAAATATCCACCCAAGAAGCCTGACAATTCACATATAGTCAAGGCGAACCCCAAAAGAGATTGGTCTAGATATCAGAAAGATATTTTCAAAGATATCGCTAAAGGGAACGATCATACTGTCGTCATTGCTCGTGCTGGTAGCGGTAAGACCAGCACGATTATTGAAGGATTTAAATATATCCCCCGTGGTAAAAAAACTTTAATGGTGGCTTTTAATAAGTCAATAGCCGATGAGTTAAGAGAACGCGCGCCGTCGTACATTGAAGTTTTTACACTTCATTCTCTTGGGTTCCGTGCGATTAAACAAAGTTTTGGCGAAGTCACGCTAGATAACGACAAATGTAGAATAATCGTAAATGATCTTATTGGTAATGATCGTGATTTATGGTATTTAAATCAAAATATTTGCAAATGTGTTTCTTTATGTAAAGGTTTTTTATGGGACACTCCTGCGCGTATTGAAGAGTTAATTGAAAAATTTGGAATTGAAACTTTTGATTTAACAAAAGAGCAATTCATACAACATGTTATCAAAACTCTATCTCTATCTAAATCTCAAAAACAAATAATAGATTTTGATGATATGATCTATTTCCCATTTGTGTATCGGCTTAATGTTGGTAAATTTGATGTAGTTTTTGTAGATGAAGCTCAAGATTTAAATACAGCCCAAATGGCAATGGTCTTGTCTGCTTGTAAAATGGGTGGTAGAATTATTGCTGTAGGAGATCCTGCTCAAAGCATTTATCAATTTCGAGGAGCTGATAGCGAAGCTATTCCAAATTTCATCAACAAATTAAAAGCTAAAACCCTTCCTCTATCAGTAACATATCGTTGTCCTAAAAAAATAGTTGCTCTAGCCAAAGAAGTTGTTCCAGATATCGAATGTCCAGATTCCGCTATTGATGGTATCGTTGAAAATATTAAATCTAGCGATTTATTAAAAATGGTAAGACCTGGTGATTTCGTACTATCTAGAACCAACGCGCCCCTGATTAAACACTGTATGGCTTTATTAAAAGCTAATATACCTGCCAATATTCAAGGAAGAGACGTAGGAGCAAATTTACTCTATTTTATTAAAAAATCTAAAGCGAAAACTGTAAATACATTTATTTCATATGTAAATGAATGGAGAGACCAAGAAGTTAAAAGATTGCTTTATGAAAAGAAAAATACCGAAAATTGTCTTGATAAAGCAGAATGTCTACTTAATCTTTGCGAGGGCGCTTTAACTATTAAAGATCTTCAAGAGACTATAGAAAAACTTTTTGATGATGATGATGATGATTCTAAAAGAGTTATTCTTTCTACCACTCATAAAGCAAAAGGTTTAGAACGAGATAGAGTCTTTATGTTGGTTAATACATATCGTTATGGTCCAGGTGTAACTGGAGAAGAGGCGAACTTGTATTATGTAGCTATGACTCGAAGTAAAAAAGAACTCTATATGGTTAGAACCTCAAGCAAATACTCTAAGTTCGATAATAAGAAAAAGAAACCAATGATTGATCCAAATACAGGAGAAATTCATAACCCTTGCTCTAAATTCTTATGTGATGGCTGCGATGAATGTTGTGATTCTGATCATCATTTTATAGATCATTATTATAGTGAAGGCGCTTTTGCATAAAATACCATAGAAGTATGGTAAAATTCAAAATGATAGGGAGAGATATAAACTCTTCTCCAACTCAATATAGAACATGGGTAGTTAATGAAGAGCCTGATTTTACTGGATTACAATATTCAGGTTTAAAATCAGGTGATTCGCCTTTAATCAATATTGAGCCTTATCTTATTCCTGATGATTCAGTTGCAGATTTTAATCTTCCAGATCCATTACAATGGGAAACTACTTATAAAGTATTACCAAGTCCTGTCGCTAGTAGCCAAGTAGCTATTATTGATGGATATGCTTATTTATTTGGTGGCAAGGTTTCTGGAAAAATATACAAAGCTTCCCTTAATAATCCGACATTTTGGGAAGATACCCAGGCGCAACTTCCATCACCACTATATGGATCTCAATTAGTCATTATAGGCAGTTTTATCTATTTAATTGGTGGTAATGATAGCTCTGGTTCTACTAGCCATATTTATGGCGCTCATGTGGACGATCCTTTAACTTGGTTGGATTTAGGACCCAAATTACCAACACCTGTACAAAATGCGCAAGCTATTATTGCCAATAACAATATTTATTTATTAGGAGGCAAATCAGATGCAAATACAGTTTTGGATAAAATCTATACGGCACCCGTATCAGATATTTTAAATTGGACAGATTTAGGGTCTCAACTACCTATACCTTTACATAATTCTCAGGTAGGAATTGTAGACGGATATGCTTATTTATTTGGAGGATCTAATACTGTTAATAGCTTGACTGATAGTATTTGTCGAGCATCTTTAAATGATTTATTAAATTGGGATATTTCGGGATATTTACCTTATCAATCGGCAAATGGACAATTCATTATTGTCGGTGATAAAGGATATTTAATAACTCCTACTGACGGATATGGAATTGATGGTTATTCAGCCCCACCTTCTTCTGGGACGAAAATTTTTCAATGTAATTTACATGATCCAAACCAATGGATTGATACCGGGAAAATTGTTCCAGGTGAAATATCAGAATCACAAATAGCTATTATATATGATAGAATTTTTCTATTTGGTGGTAATGCTAGCACTGTAATTTTTGCCAGTAACATTAAATACAAATATCTGTTAACAAATTTGACCGCTATTGAATATGGTTACGTTACTCGAACATTGGTAGAAAATGCTTCTTCCAAATTAGATTTATTTCAAATTTTAGGTTTCCCGCCGTGGAAAAGCGATTATGAACGATGAGCCCATCGTTGTTTTGAGCATTTGCCTTAAATGAATAAAGGTAAATAATTTACCTGCTTTGAACTTGCCAGAGGTGTTTTATGAGTAAGCAATGCCGCGTCTGTGATTTATCCAAAAGAGGTTTCCCTGAATATTACGGAAGCTGTGAAGAAATTACGATAGATTTTAAATGCCTTATGTGTAAAGGTGTTAATAATGTTATACACCATGCTAATGACAGTGTTTTCACGGGTCAAATATTTGAATGTAATATTTGTCATAATTATATTCAATATTATGATGATGATGATATGCTTCTATATAAATATGAATTTTATTATGACGAATTATTAATTGTTAATGATTTTGAATCAAAACAAACGCATATTTCTTTTGACCCTTTATACGAAGCAGTTATTACATTACCATTTATTGAATTTTCAGATAAAGATCGTTTCTTCAAGAAAATTAAATCCTTAATCATTTTTTCGTGAGCCTATGAAGCGTATTAAAGAGTTAGAAAAGAAAATCACCAGTGCTCGTAATGACTATTATAATGGTCAAACTGAAATTTCAGATCAAATCTACGATGCCTGGGTAGATGAATTAAAAACATTAGATGCTAATAATCCCGCCGTAACTGCTATTGGAGCGCCCGTTGCCCCTTCAGAATGGAAAAAAGCTCAGCATAAAATTCCTATGGGATCTTTGGATAAAGTCAATTTACCAGAAGAATTGACTAAATGGGTTGAAGACCACGCGGCAAATGAATTGCTATGGGTAGTAGAAAAATTAGATGGAATAAGTATTGAATTAGTTTATGAAAATGGTAAGCTAGTATCAGCTATTACTCGTGGTGATGGTACTATTGGCGAAGATATTACTTCAAATGTTATTAACATGCGTGGAGTTAAAACTAAATTAAAAACCAAATTCACAGGTTCTATTCGTGGTGAGATTATTATGAATAAAAGTATTCATACAGAACACTTTTCTGAGAAAGCTAACCCTCGTAATGCAGCATCAGGTACCTCTAAAAGATTAGATGGTGTTGGAAGCGAATATTTGAATGTGATAGTTTATCAAGTATTAGGGGATGAAGAATTTCAAACCGAATCTGAGCAATTCGAATGGTTAACTAATCATGGTCTTTATGTGCCTAATTATGGATTGTTTAAATCTGCGGAAGATGTTAATGCATATTGGAGAGATTATCAAGATAAATTTCGTTCAGTATTAGATTACGATATTGATGGTTTAGTTATTAGAATAAATAATTTGACTGTTCAAACTGCTTTGGGTGATAGAGATATGCGTCCCAAAGGAGCTATTGCTTTCAAATTTGATAATGAAGCTCGCGAATCTGTTATTCGAGCTATTGTTTGGCAAGTTGGTAATTCTGGCAGATTAACTCCAGTTGCTACGGTCGATCCTGTTATGTTGGTAGGTGCATCTGTCAGTAGAGCTAGTTTGTATAACATAGCATATGTGCAACAATTAGGATTAGATGTTGGAGCCACAGTATTAGTCGCAAGAGCTAATGATGTAATTCCAAGAGTTGAAGCATTGATTACTGGTACAGGAACTGTATTGTCCGCCCCTACTCATTGTCCAGAGTGCAATGGATTAGTAGAAATTTCAGGAGAATTTTTAAATTGCACTAATAGTGCAGGATGTCCAGCACAAGTACTCGGTAGAATTGAAAATTGGGTCAACGAATTAAATTTGTTGGAATGGGGAGAAGCCCTTCTATCTAAATTAGTGAAATCCAATAAAGTTCTTAAAGTACCTGATCTTTATAAGTTATCTGTAAATGATCTTATGGAATTAGATCGTATGGGCGAAGTCTCTGCTCAAAAATGCCATGATATTTTGTGGAAATCGTCGGAAGTTCCATTAGAAGTATTTTTGGGAGGATTATCCATTCCATGGATTGGAAAATCCACTATAAGACTTTGTATGACTGCCGGATATGATACTTTAGATAAGTTAGAAAAATGTTCTGTAACTGATTTTGAAAATATTCCAGGGTTAGGTCCAGTCAAAGCTAAATCTTTATTTGATGGAATCAAATCAAATTATGAATTAATGCTAGAGCTTTTAGACAATGGGGTTACTCTTAAACAAGTGGTAGTTGGTAAGCTTAGTAATACTTCTGTGTGTTTTACTGGAGCCATGGTTAATAAAAGACCTTTATTAGAAAAAATGGCAATAGATGCTGGGGCTGCTATAAAGAGTTCTGTTGGTAAAGGATTAACATATCTTGTTATTGCCGATCCAAATAGTAATACTTCTAAAGCAGTTTCTGCTAGAAAACTAGGAACTAAGTTACTATCGGAAGAAGATTTTTTGGAACTTATTAAATAATTGTAGCTCCCATCCAACATTTACCCTCATCGCGTTAATAAATTGGTATTATTTTATGCGGGAAAAATCGAAATACATTTGGCTCACAGATACTCACCTGAATAAGGTGAATCCAATCACTAAAACTTCTTTTATTTATCGGTTACGCCAAGAAAAACCTAAAGGTATCTTTTTGACTGGAGATATTTCTAATGGTTTATTGACAGGATTTGATTTAAAAATCATGGCAAAATTTCTGGGGTGCCCTATTTATTTTGTATTAGGGAACCATGATTATCATTTTTCTTCTTCTTTTGAAGATACTCATGTAAAAATAAGAGAACTTTGTAAAGAAAATCCAAATCTTATATGGATGACAGAATCTGATCCAATTCCTTTAACTGAAGAAATTGCAGTTATTGGAACTGAAGGTTGGTATGATGCTGGTGCTGGAAATGCTAAATATCTCAAGGTTACCCCAGACTGGTTGATGATAAAAGAACTGCGCGATCTTTCAACAATGGAGGATCGCGTTTTAGCTTTTCAAAAATTAGCTGATGAAAGCTGCATTAAAATAACTAAAAAGTTGGAACAAGCTTTATCTCAAGGCTACAAAACAATTTATCTTTTAACTCATATCCCTCCGTGGAGAGAGGCAACCCGTAACGTAGGGACAATTTTTGAGAATTTTTGGCTGCCCTATAATGCTAATTTAAGATTAGGGGACACTATTGAAAAAATCATGAAAAACCATCCTGACAGACACGTTATATGCTTGGCAGGACATACTCATGATCCAAAAACAGTTCGTATATGTTCAAACATAGAGTGTCATGTAGGGTATCCTTATGATAAAAAATATTGGGGTCATCCTATATTTATTTGAGATTTTAATTCTTTCCATTTACGATCTAGAATAAATGAATATTTATTTATTTCTAATAAATTTGCTAAATCAATAACATCTTGTTTTCTTTGAATTCTTATTCTTTTCCATTTATTATTCACAATTTGTGAATTAATGTTTCCATTAAAACCGAGAGATTTGATGGCATCAGTAAACCAATCAATATTTTGTGGATGATTTATTAATGATATTGAATGTGATTTTTTATGAAATGAAATGCTGCCATCAGCATCAATTAAACCAATTAAAAATGGTTTTAAATAATTATTTGGGACTGATAAAATAGATGGATTATAAGTTTTATTTCTGACTAATCCTAAATGCGCCCAGTTTTGTTGCCAGACATCTCCGCTAAGATCTAATCTGACAAATTGATTATAATGTTTAATACATTCTTTTGGTAAATTTAACCATTTTACAAATTGTAATAATATACATTTATCTTTATTGTGCAAAGTTACGGTATATTTATATTTTTTGTAACTTTGTACAAGTGATCCGTCCCCTAATGAAAATCCTTAAAAATAATATTTTTCATCTGAACTATTTAAGATAAAATCCTGATTATAATTAAATTTTAATTTTATTGGATTTGCAAAAAGTCCATTTTTATCTAATATAGATTTTATTTTATATTGTGAAACGCCATATAATTTAGATAATTGCCTTATAGAAACATTGTTTTTATGGTGTGATATAATTTCTTGGTCTGGTAGTTGTATGTATTTCATACATTATATATAAAGATATGACCGTATCTCAGCAAGATGCTTGAACAATTTACAAACGAACAAAATAATTTATGATTAAAGATCCCAAATTTGTTATCTCTGAAGAAGTTTTTGATAAGTGTACAAAATTCGCGCAGGACTCTGTTGAATCTAGTGCTAATAAATATGCTCGTAGAAATCAATGGAATGTCGCCAAAATAATGGATGACATTAGAAATGGCAAAATAGCTGAGGAAATGGTTTATCAAAAAGTTTCAGAACTATATCCAAATATTTCTAAACCAGATTTTAACGTTTACGAAAAGAAAAATAAAAGTTGGGATCCTGATTTAACTGATCCTGCTGTACCTGTAAGAATTGCTGTTAAGTCTCAAGATATTAAAGCTGATCTTGCATATGGTCGCTCTTGGGTATTTCAATTTGGAAATGGTAAAGTCGATTGTGACACCGGAATTTTTGGTGAGAAAGACAATCATCACTACGTATGTTTTGTTTCTTTGAATACTCCAAAACGTATTGGAGAGCTACGAAGCATGGTAAAAGTTTCATGGCTACACGAAAAAGAATTATTCAAACCAATGAAGTTGAAAAATTTGAGTAGTAAATTAGCTGTGTATTATGATGATTTGGAGCCATTAGCAGATCAATTGTGGCAGCTCTGATGAGTTATTCTTTAATTGATAAAATTAAAGATCATGCTTATAAAATGGGCGGCATGTCTGGAAATTCCATATATGAAGTTTGGCATTATGATGCTGAGTCACCGCAATGATGGTTCCGCATATACAATGTATGAATTATCGTTACCAGGTGATGAAATAAGTTATCACCGAGAATGGTGGCACATGGGAAAGAAACTCAATTGTTCTTCACAAAAAGAATTTGAGAAACTATTGAAGTTGAAAGTATTTTGGTAATATGACGATTACACCTTTTCGTTATCCTGGGGCAAAAAACAAAATGCTTCCACTCATCATGCATTATTTGGATCAAATAATATCAGATGAAAATCATTTTATCGATTTATTTGTTGGCGGCGGATCTGTTTTATTAGAAGTCGCAAATAGATATCCAGATATTAAGCTTTATGCTAATGATAAAGATTATTGGATTTCTTCTTTTTGGAGCGTCGTCGCTGGAGACGATTCCAAAAAATTAGGCGAGCTGCTTGCCCGAGTCGAGGTGCAGCCGACGCTAGATCTATTTTATAAATTGCGTGGAGAGCCACCAGCGGACGACGTAGAGTGCGCCTACCGAGCTATTTTTTTCAACAGGACGACCTTCTCTGGAATTTTTAATAGTGGACCAATTGGTGGTAAAGGTCAGAAAAGTAAATACACAATTGATTGTAGATATAATGTCGATAAAATTCAGAAAAAGATTTTGAATTGTGCTAGACTTTTATCAGGAAGAACTCAAGTTACTTGTTTAGATTTTTCTGATCATCCAGAATTTATTAATACAGATTATCCTGTTTATTTAGATCCTCCGTATGTAAAAGCTGGGAAAGCTTTATATGCCGTGTTCATGGATAATAATGAACACATTCACTTAGCATCTTTATTATCAAAAAAGAAAAATTGGATCCTTTCATATGACGATCATGAATTAATCAGATCTTTGTATAAAAATTGTGATTTTTATGATGCTGAAAGAAATTATAGTATTAATGGTTCGAAGACCGAGTGGTCTCAGAAAACAGAGTTAATTATAGTCCCGAAATGAGTGTTTTATGAATGGCAGTTTTATTCGACTCGATGAATCTTGGATTGGCAAGACAGTTTTATATGGAAACCAGACAGCTATTAAAGGGTGTCATTGTGAAACTTGCACATGTATTGATTACTAATTATATTTGATATTTTGTAAATAAAAAACATGATTTAACCTTTCTTTTATAAGGAATCTATAAATGAATACAGTGATATTGATAGCTTCGATCTACGGGCTTGTATTTTTGATTAAAGAAACTGATGGTCCATGGGGAACGATCAGTTGGTTTAGAAACAAATTAATGAACAATAAGTTTGTAGGAGTATTTTTCTACAAATTACTATCTTGTTATTTTTGCTCTGGTTGTCATGCCGGTTGGATGGTCTATTTGTTAAGCGCCTCATACCATGAATGGTCTGTAAACAATTTTGTTTTATGGATCTTGGCTGGTGGAGCTATTAGTTTTATATTGAATTTGATTGTAGAAAAATTAAGCAATCAGTCGGAGATATGATGGACTCATATGCGCTTTTTGAAGATATCATTTTTAATGATCTAGATGATAATTGCCCTTACAACAACTCTTCAAATTACGAAGATTCTACTATTAAATATAATGATAATAATGTCAGAATTGTGGCTTCATCATTAGATTTTTGTTATGACATAACAACTGAAAAATATAGTGTTGTATGGTATGTCTCACCAACAGACGAGATAATAGTTTACGGGCGCGAATCTAAAACACATTTGCTCCAGTGTGCAAAAATATTTGATATGTCTTACTTAGCAGAAATAGAAGATAATTCAGTTAACCCAGGCAAACTAGAAATTTTATACAGTTGTTCTGAACTTGTTGATAAACAAATAGATAGGTTGTTGAATTTAAAAGCATTTTTATGAATAAAATATTAAACGAACAAGAAAAGATCAAAATGACGGAACTTCGTGAAAGAAGTGGAAACGTAACTATTGATAGTCGTTTAGTTAGTTTTTTATACGAATTGATGAGAGATCATTTACCAACTGGCGTCGTAGAAGAAATAATATTAGCATCAGAAAATGAATCGGAAGTTACATATAGTAATGGCTATTTAGCCAAGTATGCTGAAGATTTGGCTAATAGATTAAAGGATAAATAATATGGGAATGGATGCAGGGGCTGAATTTGGTTACGGATTTAAATTAACCAATAAAAAATTGATTGAAAAAATCAATGAAGAAGAATTAGATCTAAATAAAGATTTAGATGTAATGTTTCATGGCGGTGATAACTGTGAAATCTTATTAATTTGTATTAAAAAAAGTACTATTAGTACAAGTAATTGGAATGATCCAAAAATGTTTTCCTCTGATAAACTTGTAGTTAAAGAGGATTGGGATGAGAAATTACAAGCTTGGGCTAAAGAAAACAAAATTTCTAAACCTAAAATTGGTTGGTGGCTTTACTGCTCAATGGGGTAAATTATGATTACAATGCAAGTAACTAAAGAAGAATACGATTCGATTCACAAAGCCCGTGAAGAGCAAGGGTTTTATAAATCAAGTAAAATAGGTTTACTTAATGAAGATATGTGGCAGTTTCACAAAACTCATGAATTTGATATGCTAAATAGCATATCACTTTTTACGACAACAGATAAAGAAAAATTCATTAACAATCTTCCAGGGCAATTTAAATTGTATTGTCCTAAAGGAACTAAATTTTTCTGTCATGCAAATGGTAATGAAGAGATTTGGACGGGTCCTGATGATGCGTTTGAATCTATGTCTGCTGGTTGGGCAAAAAGACATCTAACAGATATTGAGCCATATGAACAAGATTAAATTACCTCCTCGTGAACAAGTATATTTTACTGTTATGAAATGGTCAAAATATCATACAAATGGTTGTGATTTAATGTGTTCAAATTTATCTTGTAATAGATCATGTATATCTTGGAAAGATAATTATCCTAATTTTTGTATAGATTGCGGTCATAAACTATATGCACCACAAACAGATGAGTATTGATTATGACCTGGAAAGATGTTTTTCAAGAAGAATCTCAAAAAGACTACTATAAAAATATAATTACATTTTTGCAAGAAGATATAGATATTACCATTATAGGCGTAATGGTAATAGAGTGTATAGAAAATAAACACATTATTTTTAGTGAGATTTTTGATAATGATTTTAATCAATTAAAATGGAGTGATTATGTCTATTAAGTTTTATAAAATCAAAGATCCTCATGGTTACATGAGTAACTATTCTCGTCATAGATTTTTTGTTTATGGTCGATGGTGGAATTGTGTCGAAGCTCCTTATCAAGCTGCAAAAACTTTTGATGAAGCAGAAAAAAACCTTATCCATCAAGCAAAAGGTTCTAATGAGGCAAGACTTTTAGGACAAAAAGTTACTTTCCGTTCAGATTGGGATCAAGTCAAAGATATTGTAATGGAAGAGTGTTTAATAGCTAAATTTCTACAACATAAAGACATACGAGATCAATTAATAGCAACAGGTGAAGAAGAGCTTATAGAAGATACTACATCATCTAATGATATGTATTGGGGATGTGGTACCGATGGTACTGGTCAAAATAAACTAGGTAAAATACTTATGAAGGTAAGAAAAGAATTAAAGGGCGAATAATTACTGTTGAAACAATGTCCAGCCTTGACAAGATGGTCTATTGCCTTTAACCATAGAATTCATATTTCCTTTATGAAGATTATATTTTCGACAATGTTCTGCCATATTTTTTACAATCATAATTTCACCTTCTGGTGATACTATGGTGTAAGTTTTAGAAAACTTATCAATACTTTCTTGTGCGTGATGTTTACCATAAAAAGCGTTATTACTCCCTTTATTGGCATCTGATATTTTCTTTTTTTGTTCTAGTGGTAATGTTTTGCCCTTATGAGCATTGGACATATTTTGTCGAGCTTCAATAGAGCGCTTTTTACCCGTATTAGCAGCGGCTATTTTGTTTCTAGTTTCCAATGACATAGAACCTTTTCCGTTACCAGCTCTTAAATTATAGCCATTGGGAGACCAAGTTTTTAATTCGTTAGTATAAAAATTTTCCTGTTCATTTAATTGCTGTTGTGATGAACAGGATGTTAAGATTTGTATGGTGAAATTTTCTTTACCATATTTAACAATAGCTTTACATATAGGCATGCTATTTTTAGAAGTAGACTTCCAACAATGGCGCCGCCATCTCTTTTCAAGAGATTGAATAGTTTGTCCAACATATTGTTTTTTATTAAGCACATTAGTAATAAGGTATATAATCATATACTCTTACAATATTATTGATAGGACAATCTTCATTAAAAAGAGAGTAGTTTATTTCTTTTCTACTTTTGTAACATTCGCTGCATCCGTTGAAGGCGCATATATTTCTTTTTCAAATTTCAGAGGAATTGTCTCAACCAATTTAGATTTTTGTGATAAAGTATTTTTTGTAGTGTAAGCTAATCGTAATAAATTATTTATACTGTTTACTCTAACTTGCGAAAACCCACTATGTGGGGTAAAATCAATTTCTTTTGATTTTAAGAATTTTTGAATTTCAGCATGTAGATTAATAAGAAGCGTTTTAACTGCTTTAGAAAACAGATATACTAATACCATATCTATGCTTTCAAGTGGTTGACTATCATTTAATGATTTGAATTTGTCACGCAAAATTTGATGAAGGTCTTTAAATGATTTTAATAGGTTTTTATCCGCCCCTTTAATTCTTAAAGTTAATAGATCTCCGTCCATTTCATTTAAAACAGATCGTAATTCAGATTTGAATTTGTTAAAATATTCTTGTATTTCTAATTTAGAATTATTAGCTTCTTCTGCAATTTTAATAGAGAATTTTTGAGCCAATTTTAAAATGTTATTATATGACATAATTTTTCCTTAACATCATAATATGAAAATATGAATAATTTACAAGAAGTTTGGGAGCATTGTTTATTTTGTCCTCTATGTCAAGACGTTTGTCGAGAGATGCATATGGCTCCTTTTTTAAAAGGAGCATTAATAGATAATATTAACAAACAAAATAATACTCTTGAATTTGATTGTCAAATCACTATAGTAAAAAAATCTTCCAAAAACATAAAAATTCATTATGTTATTGATCTAATTAATAATTCTTTTGAATCAAAAACACTTGATCCTAGTGATGAGATGACAATAATTAATATGTCTGTAGGTATACAAGGCATATGTAAAAAATGTGAAGGCACTCTTTCCATATCTTCATCATTTGATATGGAAATCAAATCTAAAACTATTTCAAATTTTGAAATAGCTAAAGATAGTGTAACTTTATTTGATGAAAATAATTATTATTGCATTACAGTTTTGAACTATTCAAAACAATTATTAGTATCAAAATCATCTGATAAAGATTCTGGGCACTTCATTTCTGGAGCTATTATTCTGCCTTTTATAAATTTGGATTTTGCTAATCCAAAAGCTGTAATTTCAAAAATTAAAACTTTACTACTTTTTTCATAAATATACGCACAACAAACCTATAATTAATAAGGTGGTCTATGGCAACATTTTTCGAAGCAAATCAAGCACGAATGTCCTTAAAAATGAAACTAAGCAATTTTGCTTGGTACAATTGGAGTGTAGTTATATCCGAACAAGATGGTTATTCTATTTTAATAAACGTGAAGAAAATAGATAATTCTGTTAGAAAGCTTGTGGCGCCAGTAGTAAAAGGTGTTAGTACAAGATTGGAGCTAGAATGAATAGAGCAAATAAAGGTTTAATAAATTGAAACTAGTAATTATTTCTGATACACATGGACAACATAGTTTTGATCTCCCAGAAGGAGATATTTTAATTCACTGCGGTGATTTCACAAAAAAGGGCGGGCTGCTTGAAATAAAAGATTTTATGAATTGGTTTGAAAAACAATCATTTTCTAATAAAGTTTTAATCGCAGGCAATCATGAATTAGGTTTAGATCGTGGTCCAGCTCGAGAAAGTAAATTAGAGATAATCACTGATTATACTGAAAGAAATCCTAATCTTTTTTATTTAGAAAATTCGGGAGTAGAAATTGAAGGTTTGAAAATTTGGGGATCTCCTAATACTCCGTTCTTTTATAATTGGGCTTTTAACTCCCATCGGGGAGAAGATATTGATAAGGTTTGGAATATGATCCCTCAAGATTGTAATATTTTGATTACTCATGGTCCGCCTGCTGGTATTTTGGATATTGTCCCATCCGACAGGTTGCTCGGACCAGATGAGAAAATTGGCTGTGAAGGTCTGTTAAACAAGATCGGTCAATTGAAAGATTTGAAATTACATGCATTCGGACACATTCATACTGGTCATGGAATTATGATCAAAGATAATGTAACATTCGTTAATGCATCTATTTGTGGCGATCGTGGTCATGTTGTAGAATATAATCCTATAGTTATTGAATGGTGAGGTATGGGAGTGAGACATACGGAATGTACTGGATGTGGGCGCTCAGGGAGCGCTCATGAAGATACAAATTATATTTACGAGTGTGGTCGGTGTGAACTTGATAGATTAAATTCACGAATCAAAAGATCTGTCAAACAGATTTGGTGGATTGAATTATTATATTGGTTAACCGATAAAAAATCTACTATCTATTATAGAGAAAATATTAAACAATTACACGAATTAATTGTGAAAAATATATGAATTTCAGTGACGGTTATAGTTTCGAACAAACATGGGAAAAGGTAAAGTTTGTATCTTGCCCAAAATGTAATAAAAACAATGTTGTTCATCAATCTCATGAATACTCTCAAGCAAACCTGAGAGAAGAACATTATAAATGCAAGTCTTGTAATAACAAATGGATTGATTCAAAATCAATTCATTAAAGGTAAAAATCAATGCATATTAAACCTAAAGAAATTTTTGTTAACCTGCCTATTGCGTTAACATTTGAGAATGCAGATGGAATTCTTGCATTTGTTTCTAATATCAATACCATTATTCATGGCAAAGTAAAAGTCAAATGTGAAGAACTAGGAAGTTTGGGAGGGAAACATGTTGGAATTTTCTACATCCAAAGAAATGGAGAATATCAGGAATTGCGAAATTCATTCATGGAATTAATTGAGAATGAAGAGATGGAACAACCACATCTTTTCAAAGATCTTAAACCATTAGAAGAATATTCAGATAATGATTTGTTTAGACATCTAGAAAGTGCGGCAGACGACCCATCCGGCGGAAGCTCATTTTAATTATGAAATGTAAATTTTGTACTTCAGAACTTGAAGTTAAGCGTTTTCAATATGTAGATTATATGATATGTAGTCATCATAAACCCTCAAAAGTAGTATATAGATATGTAGCACCATATGGTGATAAATGGACTATTACTCATGGTGATTATAGTTTGTACTATAATAAAGGTAGAACACTTTTTCGAAAAATAAATGAAAAATCCGAAAAATCACAAGAATTTTATACGATCATTAAAAGATTTGATCATGAATTAAATATTAAACCCGAAGATTTTGGTAAAAAAATACCAACATTATTAACATTTTTATGAATTGTAATTTTTGTAAAAGAGGTACTGTTCCTCATATTGTAAAAGTCAGTGGAGTATATAAAACATTTTATCAATGTTTTCGACATCCTAAATTAAGGGTTTCGTGGAAAACACCAGGAGTATTTGGAATCTCTAATGGTTCTTATAGAATAAGAAATGTTCCTGGTGGAAAATTCTATTTAGATAGATTACTGCCTAGTTTAAAAGTGTTAATGAGATTAGAAAGTGATCCTAAAGTAACACCTGAGAATTTTGAAAAGAAATTGAAAGTTCTACTGGCATTTTCGTGAGGCGTTTATATGAATGAATTTTTAATTAAAATAGATGGACAAGTACCAATTCTTTGCAAAGCAGATAAATTAAAATCTACAGTATTGGAGTTACGTAAAATTCATGAACAAAAAAATATTCATTGTTATGAATTAGGTGAAAAGCATTTGATTCGAGATATACTGTGGTTTAGGAATACGCCATGATTATTTTTATACTTGTGTTCATATTAACAACAGTATGTTTTCAATTTATATCATATCATTTAAAATCCAAAAGGAACTTAAGATTAATATTTTCTGACTGGAATGCTACATTGGAATTGTGGGGAGGTTTAAATAAATTACTAGCTGCTAAATCTAAAGTTGATGTTGATTCTTTATATGAAGAAGCATTGAGAAACATATGTGTTCAAGAAAAAATTCAAAGAGTAGCTTGTAATGAAAAATAATTTTAAATGTACTTTTTGTAATAAAGCATGTAAGTTTTCTAAAAGAAAGAAAAAGCATTATTGCAATAACCATTTAATTATAGTATGTTATACTATATAATATGGCGATCCCAAAGAAGTAAATTATTATGAATTAATATCTGATGAATTTCGCGCTGTAATAACAGATCATGAATATCAACAATATACAAGTATATTTAATGAAAATATTTCTGATGTCAAATATAAAAAAATATTTACCTTGCCATATGTCGTAAATATTACTCCTGACAATTTTAAAGAAAAAATCAAAACACTAATAACATTTAGCTGAAATATTATGGAATATAAATTTATAATTGAAAACAAAGGATCAATTACTTTAATTTCTGATTTGAAAGAATTAAAAAATACGATAATTGAATTGAAAAAATCTAATGATTTAAAAGATATTATATGTCATGAAGTGGGTAAAAGAATTTTAATTAGAGAATTATTTTAAAATGAAATTTACAAACAGTATATTGATAATAAATGATAATTTATCATATAATAATGTTGATGGTAATTACTCTAATAATTCTAAAACAATTATAAGTAAAACATTAAATAAAGGTTTTGCAGGAGTTACGCCACCTTTTAATAATATAAAATTTAATATTGATATACAATTATTAGTTGACGATAAATTTGAAATTTTTGATTCAAATAATCTATTAATTATTAGTGGGAAAATTAAACAAATAATGCCTCGTAATTCTTATTTATTTGCGAGAGTACACAGCCCAGATAATCTATGAATAATATTGAATGGATAATATGAAATTATCAATTCAAGAAATAATCAAAATTTATCATGAAGTTAAAAGTATTCGTAAAACTGCAACATTATCTGGATATTCCAAATCTGGTGTGGAATATTTATTAAAGAAAAATAATATAAAATTATTTTCAAAAAATAGAAATGGTGATGAAAATTCTTCGCGCAAAGCAATTGAAAATTTAAATATTAATGATCCAAGAAAATTAGTGCGTGATCCAATATATATGTTTGAGCTTTATGTTCAGAATAAAATGTCTATACCTGAAATAGCTAATAAATTACAAATAAGTAATACGACAGTAATTACTGGTTTAAATCAATGTGGCATAAAAAGAAGATCTAAAAAAGAAGCTTTAAAAGGTAAGTCGCGTCCAAATGTACAAGGTTCAAAAAATATAAATTGGAGAGGCGGCATTACTGGTTGGCGTAAATTGGCACGAGGCAGATTAAATGAACATTTTGTAAAACCTATTATGGAAAGAGATAATTTTAATTGCCAATGGTGTTTTTCTAAAAAAAATATAGTAGTACATCATCATGTAAGATCATTTATGGAAATTGTAAATATTGTTCGTCAACGCATTAATGAATTAAATATTGAAGATTTTGTAAATGAAATAGTTAAAGAGCATAAATTAAAAGACGGCATTACAATTTGTAAAATTTGCCATGATAATTTTCATAAGGAACATGGAAAATGATAATATCTTTTACTGGACACAGACTTGATAAATTGCCAAATAAAGAAACAGGATACAATCTTCCAAATCCAACGTACAATTATGTATGTCAAGAGATTGAAAAAAATCTTAAACTATTAAATCCTGAAAAAGCCATTTCTGGAATGGCTCTTGGGGTTGATCAGTGGGGCGCCTTCATCTCCCATCGGCTAGGGATTCCGTTCATAGCCGCGGTACCGTTTGAAGGTCAAGAGAAAAAATGGCCAGCCAAGTCACAAAAGATTTATCATAAACTTATTAGTTTGGCAGCAGAAGTAATTATAGTCTCTCCTGGTGGATACTCTGTGGAGAAAATGCAAATTAGAAACCAATTCATGGTTGACAGGTGTGATAAACTTATCGCAATTTATAATGGTGATAAATCTGGCGGAACAGCAAACTGCGTAAATTATGGAAAATCAATAAATAAAGAAATTATAATTATAGATCCCACCGTGACATAATTGTGATTAAAATTTTTTAAGGATTAATCTATGATTATAATGGTATTTATCATATGAAAGCTATTAATTTAGAAAATCAAAAATTTGGATATTTAACTGCACGGTCATTATTAATAAAAAAAGATATTACAAATGCCTATGTATTTGTGGTATAGAAATAAATAGAACTGTATCTCAATTACGTGCCGGTGGTACTTATCAAAGTTGTGGTTGTAAAAAAAATGAAATATATGAAACAATTTATAATTTAGTAGGTGAAAAATTTGGCGATTTAATAGTTACTAAAAGAATTGGTACAGATAAAAAATCAAAATCTGTTTTATATGAATGTTTGTGCAAATTATGCGGAAGGAATGCCTTAATTACTTCTAAATCTTTATTGCGTAAAAAACATAAACTTGATCAACATTGTGGATGCGCCGGTGTTCCAGGAAAAAGATTACCAGGTAATCGTGGAATATTTAATAAATTAGTAGGGTCTTATAAATCAAATGCAAAAAAGAAAAATTTTCGATTTGGATTAACAGATGAACAATGCAAACAATTATTCGAAAATAATTGTTTTTATTGCGGAGTAGAACCTAAACAAATATTCAAACATAAAAAATGTCATGGGCAATTAATTTATAATGGCATAGATAGATTAGATAATGAGACGGGATATTTTTATGAAAATGTAGTATCTTGTTGTTCTATATGTAATTATATGAAAAGCAATCATTCATTAAATGATTTTATTTCTTGGATTGATAAAGTTTATAATAATAGAATTGTTTCTAATTATAGTTGTAATTTATGTGGCACTACATTAAAACAACAATATTTTGAGGCGGATGATAGAATTTTATCTTGTCCAAATTGTAGATTGGGAAATGATAGTAAATTTGAATTAAGGTTTGAATCTAATGGAGATTGGCAACAAGGAAGATGTATCACCACTATTAATAATAAAAATTATATGTTATGGGTAAGAGGTGATGAATTAGACCACCCCGTCTCACCCGGCGAGGAGGATCACATGCAAGCCGCTAAGGCGCACTTCGCAGAATTTGCCCGCGTCGAGGGGGTGTCCTGCATTCAGGCATCAGATCACGACATGCGCATCTCTCCAGAGTCTCTCGCAATGTTGCGAGCAGGCATCGCGAGCGGCAAGTCCGAGCCCTCGGTGTACCTCGGAAGTTTCGCGCAATATTTGGATGACGAGGACGACGAGTAGTCTTCCCTCTTCCCATCCGTCCCGCTTCGCGCCTTAATCTCGGCGCATGCCGTTCCGTCTAGATTTCACGCCCGAAGCAAGCCGCCAGCTGGCGGCGCTTGCTCTGGACAGCGGGCTTTCCAAGCGCTTGAAGGCGGTGCGCAAGGCGCTCGCGCTTCTTGAGCAAAATCCGAACCATCCAGGGCTCAACGCTCACCAGTGGCGTGGAGAATCGTGTCCGCACAACGGGCAGTTATTTGAGGCATACGCCGAGAACAACACGCCCGGCGCATGATTACATTACACGTATCGAAAGAAAACAAATGAAAAAATTACTTGTCGGAATGATTGTTTGCATGATTGGCTGTTCAGTAGATGCTCCTAAAGTTAAGCATCTGGATGCTGGTTTAGGTGGAAGCTCAAGTGTTTCTTCTGCCTCCGCTTCAAGTGGCGGAGCTGGCGGACAGTAAATAAACCGATCATATCAATAATTTGATATGATCAAACCGGGCGCGTGGCGGAACTGGCAGACACAGCAGACTCAAAATCTGCCGCCCGTAAGGGCGTGAGGGTTCGAGTCCCTCTTTCGGTACCAATATTAACTATGGCTCTGTGGTGGAATGTTAGACACGCAACGCTTAGAACGTTGTTCCTTCGGGAGTGTAGGTTCAAGTCCTATCAGAGCTACCAAATTAAATGAAGTATTCTAAAGAAATATTAGAGAAAATAGCAAAGAAATCCGTTTCTTATCAACAAGTAATGAGAGAGTTAGGATTGAAAATTAGTGGTGGAAGTAGTTCTTACCTAAAATCCAGATTCAAACTCTACAATATAGATACTTCGCATTTCACAGGACAGGCTCACAATCGTGGAAAAGTTTCTAATCTTAAAATAAATCATGAAGATATTTTAGTTTTAGATCGTTTTTGTGGTCGTAGAGATCATGGATGGAGAATTAAACAGGCGCTTATTGAATCTGGTGTTGAAGAAAAATGTGCGTTATGTTTTATCGGTCCTCAGTGGAATGATAAAAAATTGGTTTTACAAATAGATCATATTGATGGTAATGGGTTAGACAATCGCAAGGAAAATCTAAGATTCTTATGCCCTAATTGCCATTCTCAAACAGATAATTATTGTTTTAAAAATATTAAATTATGTTAATAAGACGATATAATATTTACGTACCCATTGCACGTCCAAATTAATTTTTAGGAAGGGTGACCCATCGCTTCGCAAGAAGTCGAGATGTATTAAGGCAGACTGTGAACAACAGAATCGCTTATTAGATATGGGTTTCGTTGCCTGAGTTTATGTAAGAAATTACATAAACTCCTACTGGTCTATTAGATTATTGGTAAATCCGAAGACTTTCAATCTTCAGAAACGAGTTCGATCCTCGTATAGATCACCAGAAATAATGAAAGAAGTAAGATGATTAATATAAGACAATTTACCAGGGCTCCCTTTCGTTTTATTTGATAATAATTGGTCGCTAGAGCAAGCTCAACTTGCAAAAAAGTTTTTAACTGATGATGGATTTATTTGTTCTTTCAAAAAAGAAAGAAAATGTTTAGATTATGATGTACCAACATTAACAGATGTTATGTACGTCTCTTGGGCATGAAGAAATGTCAAAAGTTGTTCATTGTAAAAAAGAACCATACGACGTATACATAGGTAGACCTTCTCGTTTTGGAAATCCGTTCTCCCATCTACCAGGAACTCTTGCGCAATGGAAAGTTGATACAAGAGAAGAAGCAATTGAATGTTTTAAAAATTATCTAATGAATACTCCTATGCTTCTCAAGGCGGTTAAAGAAGAACTGCGCGACAAAATATTGGGTTGTTGGTGCCGCCCTGAATTTCCTTGTCATGGGGATGTATTGTTGGAAATATCAAACAAGGATGATGATAGTGTATTTAATCCCGTTATCAATGGAGTTGATCCTACAGCATTTATTAAATAAATTGTGACCATTTCCTTGGTAAAATTAATTGGCGATATTTATCAATTTCAAGAATTTTTGATAAATCAATAATTTGTTGTTTTTGATATAATCTCGCTCTTTTCCAAACTTTTTCAGAAGGATCTTCAAATTTGAATTGATGTTCAAATCCCAACGAGTGAATTTTGCCACAGAACCAATCTATTAATATTTTATTACCAACGATATTAAAATGACTATTTCTAGAAATTTTAATAGAACCATCTCCATCAATATACCCTAGAATAAATGGTTTGATAAATTCATCCTTCACATTGGGAATAACTGGATAATAAGTTTTATTATTAACTAAACCCCATTTTGAAAAATCTTGTTTGAAAATTTTATGATTAAAACATAATCTATTTATTTCTCTATTTTTTCTTTTTGAAATAAATAATTTATCGTATTTTGTCCAATCACAAAATTTATTTAAAATACTAATGTCTTGTGCATGAAGGCAAACTTCTAATGTAGACCTATGACTTTGTACTGGACTAATCGACCCATCAGCCAAGCAGAAACCCATAAAATACGCAAGCTCATCAGTTTCCTCAAAAAAGAAATTAGTATCAAATATTCTTTGTTTAACCTCTGATCTAGATCGTGTTTTAATATTGTTAGACAGTAGAAATTTACGCATCCATGCTTCTGATACTTGAAAATCTTTTCCTAAAGATTTTATAGTTTTTCCCGATTCATAAAGTTTTATAATTAACTCACCATTATCCATCAATAAATTTGTTTTATTCATGAAACCTCCGTATTCCTGCATAAAATATTATTGATAGGAGAACAAAATAAAAAATGCATAATAGAATAGTCTCTATAGAAGAAATAAAAAAATATGATAAAATCATCGATGATGATCCTTTAATACCAACAGCAATGAAAACAATTCAGGTGATACGTGAGGTCTGCCGTGCAGGTCTTTGGTTATCTGAGCAACTAGTAAAATCAGGATGCCCTGATATTTTAATCCCGAGGATAAGTTGGACGGCAGGCAAGCTTTCATTTGGAAGAGATGTCTGGGATGTCCACCAGGAAATCTTACAAAAATATCAAGATAATGAATTGTTATTTGAAGAAGATCCTGACGAAATTAAAAACTAAATATCGAACATTGACAATAATTTATTAATTATTACATTTTGGAAAAGGTAAAATAATGGCGAATAACAACACTCAAATGGCAAGTTCAGATTTCAATCTTGAAAGACTCAACACCAAAGACCTCGCGGAACATGTTGCTTCATCAATTGATATTGGTGGTAATATCGCAATTTTTGGTCGTAGAGGAACTGGTAAAACTGAAATTTCCAAACAAGAAATTAAGAAGTCTGAATTACAAGAAGTGTATATCAACTTATCCGTTTTGGAAAGAGTAGATATGGGAGGCTATCCAGACATCATGGGTCGAGCCTCAGAAGAAGAAAAACGTAGAAAGTTCGTTGACTTCTTGCTGCCCAAATTCTATGAGCCAATGCTTGTAGGTAAAAGAGGCGTAGTCGCTCTCTTAGATGAAGTTGATAAAGCTGATCCAAGTTTGTGGGCACCTCTTTTGGAGTTCACTCAGTTTAAATCTATCAATGGCAATCCCTTACCTAATCTGCAAGCAATTATCATGACTGGAAATTTGATTAGCGAAGGTGGTGCAAGACCAAGCTTGCCCTTGTTGGATAGAGCTGAAAAGTATTTGGTAGAAGCAGATGCTACTTCTTGGTTGGAATGGGCTGGTAAATCAGGACATATTCATCCTTCTATTACCGCATATATTTTAGATCATCCTAAGGATCTTTTCGGAGCTGTAGATCCAGAAGATCGTTATGCAGATCCTTCACCTCGTGGCTGGCACCGAGCATCCGATATTCTTAACAAAGGTGAAGCGAAGGGTTGGTCACCAGTCCTGTTGAATAAGAAAGTTTGCGGTTGTATTGGTAAAGATGCTGGTATTGCATACAGCAATTATTATGAACACTATCAGCAACTGCTACCTATGGTAGAAGACATTTATCATGGTAAGGATGTATCAAAACGCTATGAAGCAATGGAGCCTACCAAGAAATTGGTTGCCTGTATGATTACTTGTGCCCGGCTGGCAACTCAGCTAGATCAGTCAAAAGGTAAAGACATTCCAGAGTCTGTTGGAAATGTTGGTAAATTCTTACAGAAAGTTTCTTCGGAAAATGTATTGGTAACTGTTAGAAGCCAAGTTCGGATCGATCGTATCATTGATTATAATTTGGATGAGCATCCTGATTGGGAGTCTATCATGGCTAAAATCAACAAACAAGTAGATGACTGATACGTCACTCTGATGTATGATCCTAATGGAGAAATATGAAATTTTCTAAGATAATTGGAAAAACTAATGATAAGATGGTAGCCCAGGCTGAAGAGAAACTATCTCAGGTTTTTTTGGAGCTGGGCACCGCTTATGATAACGGTCACATTGGTTCAGGTATGGGAGGAGATCCTTTAATCTTCGGATTAATGTATCCTGTAGAACATATCTGTACTATGAATATTCCAACTGCTGCCACAGATGGCAAAAGATATTATTGGAATCCCAAATTCGTAATTAAACAATCTAGAATTGGTTTACGTATTATTTGTGGTCACGAAGCTTGGCACGCCCTGTATATGCATCCTCAGCGCAGAGGATCTCGTTTACCTAAATTGTGGAACATCGCTGTTGATTATATTGTTAATAGCACTGTTATGGATGATTTTAAAGCTCGCAAAATGAATGCTGCCGAAATGTTTGTCAAACATCTTGGCAAATTCATGACACTGCCACAATATGCAGAATTACTTAAAGACCCTTTCGCTAATCATAAAGGATTTGACGATCTGGATCCAACTGCTGGCGCACACGAATCAAGTATTTCTCTTCCAGGTCCAAATGAAGATCGTGAATTAACTGCTGAAGAACAAAAAGAATTGGAAAAAAGAGAAAAACCAGTTCGTTTTTATTATGCAGATCCGGACCTAACAGAAGAGATGAGAAGCCCAGAGAAGATTTATGATTTTCTTTATAGCTTACTTCCTAAATGTCCTAAGTGCGGTAGTGTAGGAGTATACAAACCTCCGTCAAAAAATAAGGGCGGCGCTGGTAAAAACAAATCTGAAGACAAGGAAAAATCTCAGGGCAAAGGTAAAGAACAAGACAAACATAATCATGAACATGGTGATGGAGAATCTTGTGATTGCGGTGAGCCTCATGATGGTCAGGGTCAAGATCAAGACGGCAAAGGTTGTTGTGACCAGTGTGGCGGTGGTGTTGATATCTTTGGTTTAGGTGGTACCGTTGATGATCATATGGATACTGAAGAAACCCAAGAGAAACTAGCTAAGAGAGTTTCTGATGCTATGGAAGCTGCTAGAAAAATGGCAGGATATGTTCCAGCAGCATTGGAAGATGAACTTGGAAAGTTAACTGCCCCTAGAGTAACTTGGCGAGATATTGTTAGAACGAAATTGTTAAAAGTTCGTGCTGGTAATGGAAGAAATGATTGGACCAGATTTAGAAGTCGTCCAATGTTTAGTGGGGTAATGACTCCTAAAAGAAGAAATTATTTTGCTCATTTCGGATGCTTGTTAGATACGTCTGGTAGTATGTCAAGAGATGATATGGCTCTTGGTATTAGTCAGCTTCAAGGACTAGATGATCGTGGAGAATGTGTTTTAACTTGTGGTGATGCTGAGATTTACTGGGATACCAGCGCAAAAATCAAAAGATGCAATGCTGAAGAATTACGCAAGATTGTTCCAAAGGGTCGAGGCGGTACGATGTATGCTTCTTATTTCTCTGATTATAGAAAACATATTGGTGAATGTGACTTCTTAATTGTTATTAGCGATTTGTACTTATTAGACCAAGATGTTGCAGAAATGAAAGATCCTGGCGTTGATGTATTTTGGCTATGTACCAGCAACAATACTTCTTTCAAAGCGCCATTTGGGAGAGTACTTCATTTAGATAAATAAAATAAAAGAAACGGACAGAAGAATTCTTCTGTCCATTTCTTTTTGAAAGTTCCAATATGAAAAGTGATAAATATCAAATTTACAAAGAGCCTGTTTCCGATATAGAAGAATATTTATTACTTGTCGCATTATTTGTAACAGATCCTAAAATGAATCCTAACCAGGATTTAGATTTTTTCGTAGAATTAATATTTGATAGTAAATGGGGTCATATCCACACTAGGTTTTGTCGGTACTTTTTAGTAAAAAATGAAGATTATCTTTTTACATTTGAAGCTATTTCTAAATTTTTAGAATTTTTATCTGTAGATTCAATTTTATTTACTAATGATTTTTTCCATACCTTGTGTTCAGATTACCCTTCTGTTATGGTTGAAAAGGTATTTAATAATTTACCAAATTATTTGAAACATCAATCATTAGAAGTTCTTGTTAAATACGACAAAATAGTAAATGAAATTCCAAGAATTAAAACTTACATGGTATTTTCATGATTAAAAATTATACAATAGAATTTAGGCGATATCAAATCAGCCATTATGAATATAAAAAGTTTAAAACCATATTTACATTATGTAGTTGACAATGAATTGGGTAAAAATAAAAAATTTGAATTCATTTCTTTAAAAGGTAAAATTTACAATTTACTATTTTATAAGTTAAATGAGTTAGATCCACCATTTGAAGTTCTTTGCATCATAGATACGAAAAATAATTATAGGCATTTTTATGAGATTTCATGTGGAAAGATTATTTGGGATAATAAAATATCTAAACAATTAAAAAATTACTGTGATAGAGTTATGGGAATGTTCGTGTTTCTATAATTAAGCTTTTTCTGTAATAGTAACTTGATACAATGATTGTCCTGTATTATTTTCTCCTTGATATTCTGTGCTAATAGAATGAATTAACATACCAAATTTGGATTGAATTTGATTTTCTACTTGGCTAATTATATTTAAATTTCCTGTTTGTTGTAGATTTTTTGGTACTGGAGATGTACCATATGTAAAAGTAATAGTGGGTCCCCAGGGCTCATAGACGCGACCTTCAGGAACTTCTACTTGGTACGTACGGGGTATTAACATAACTCCCGGAACATTTCCAACACATTGTAGAATTTCTAATTGGCTAATAACACGATATTCTGGTGCGGCAGCTTCTGGCTGACCTTTCCAGGGATCGACAATTTGATCTAAATTATATTTCGCTTCAATTCTTTTGAAGAATTTATTTCTTTGAAATTTATTCATATATAAATAAGTAGTTTTATGCAGAGGAAAAAAATGATTACTTTAACAACTAAAGCAGTAACTAAAATAAAAGAAATAGCCGAATCAGACGCTATAGAAACTTTAACTTTGCGAGTTAAAGTTTTAGGTGGAGGTTGTGCTGGATTCTCTTATGACTTGTATTTTGAGGATAACATCACAGATATGGATGAAGTTTTTGAAAAGGATGATGTCAAAATAGCAGTAGACATGCTCTCCCATCAGTATCTTGACGGCGTCGAGATTGATTATGTAGAGGGAGTTATGGGTGCCGGATTTAAGTTTTTGAACCCTAATGTTAAAAGTACGTGCGGTTGTGGATCATCTGTAGAATTTTAAACATCTTTCCAGATTTTTCTTCGTACTACTAATCTAATTAATGATGAAGAAACATTATTTTCTTCAGCCAAATATTTTATAGTATATTTTCCTGAAGCGTGCTTTTCTCGTATGTCTATTACTTTTTCTACTGTTAATTTTGATCTTTTGAGTACTTCTTGTTGTGAACATTTTCTTCCCGAAGTTTGAGATTTAATGTTATTAATAGTTTCTTGTGAATGATGTTTTCCATAAAAAGAATTTTTCGTTCCAAGTCTAGTACCTTTTCTATTTTTGCTCATTTGTGATTTAGTTTCTTCTGAGTGTTTAAATCCACTTGAACCATCGCCACCGGCGGTTAAATTATACCCTGCTGGTCCAAATGATTGATAATGTTGAATCCAAAATACTTCTCTCTCTAATCCTAGAACTTCTGATTCCAATTCTTCAATTATCTCAAAAGTAAAATTATTTACACCATATTTATTTATAGCTTTATGAATAGCCTGATAAGCATGATTATAAGTTGTTTTGTATTTGGCAACATTGATATGTTTAGCCCATCTGTTGTGCGGAGTTTTGTTAGTTGTTTTTCCAATGTAAATTTTACCATTGGTTAAGTTTGTAATTTTGTAGATAAAAGTTTTTGATTCCATGTGTATATGGAATATTATGCCGAAATGCGGAAGTTCTTTCTCAGTCTAAGGAAAATATGAATTACGATTTTGTAAATGTTATTGATGTGGAATCCACTTGTTGGGAACCACCAGAGTATCAACCACGTGATCAAATTTCAGAGATCATAGAAGTTGGAATAGCTGTTGTTGATTTGAAAAATCTAGTCATCACAGAGAACGAAGGGATTTTGATTAAACCTCAAAATTCTAAATTGAGCAAGTTTTGCACAAAGCTTACAACTTTAACTCAGGAACAAGTAGATAAAGGTATTTTTATTCAAGAAGCTTATGAGCTTTTGAAAAATAAATATGGCTCTAAAAATAGGACTTTCATAAGTTGGGGCGATTATGATCGTTCTATGTTTGAAAGAAATTCCAGAGATTATGGAATTAAATATCCATTTGGTCCACGACATCACAATTTGAAAAACGCTTTCACACTATTGTATGGTTTGGACCGTGAATTGGGGGTCGATAAAGCCTTGGAATATCTAGGCATGGAATTAGAGGGCACACACCACAGGGGTGTGGATGATAGTAGAAACATTGCCAAGATTTTGATACATAATCTAAAACGGTTTAGAAGTCATGGAAAATGAATACCAAGTATTTATTTCTGAATCCGCGGCTGGTCAAATAAAAGATCAGTTCAAAAAGCGCGGCACACCTGATGCTTATTTGAGGCTAGGAATTAAAGGTGGCGGATGTTCCGGATTCTCCTATGTGCTTCAGTACGAAGATTCAGCTCCTAGAGAAAAAGACCTATTATTTACTGTTCACGATATAAAAGTAATAGTAGATAAAAAAAGTATTATTTATTTAACTGGAACAATTTTAGATTGGGAAAAAACATTTATCTATAGTGGTTTCAAATTTGTAAACCCACAAGAAAAAAATAAATGTGGATGTGGAAATAGTTTTAATATTTGAGGTGAATATGTTTCATGGAGTTTATGTGAAGAGCCATCCCCGTGGCAAATGGTATTTGGCAACTTTAACTATTTCCGTCGAAACAGCATTGGCAGATAGACGAGCTATTATTCAACAAGCTGTATTAGAAGATAATATAAAGGTTGAAGTTAAGATTCAATCTTTTACATCTGGATTTTATATTCCAGAAATGTTATCTGAAGTTAAAGAGTCAACATTACAATATAATTGACACATTGAATTTATGTTATATGACTGTATATGACAAATGCGTTGAATCTTCAAGAAATTGATCAAGAGCAAGCTCTTAATTTAAATAAGTTTTTTATTAAATCACATCAAAATATTTTTTTATTTGGACGTCGAGGAGTTGGTAAAACTCATATTGCATTACAGGCAATAAAAGAATGTGGATTTAAAATAAATTATATCAATCTAAGCGTACTAGAAAGACCAGATTTAGCTGGATATCCAGATATTCATTCCCCTGGGGATGTGGTAAATTTTAAATCCCCTGCTTATTTGCCTTCTTTAAAAGACGCATCTCCTGATAGCGTTATTTTATTTGATGAAGTAGATAAAGCTCCACCAGAAATTACCGCTCCATTATTAGAGATTTTACAATTCAAGCAAATAAATGGTAATAAAATTAATGCTCTTTGCTGCATATTAACTGGTAATTTATCTAATGAAGGAACTTATTCCAACGCTATTAATTCTGCCTTATTAGATAGAGGCGCTAAATACATATTATCCTTCAATTTTGAAAAATGGGTTGATTGGGCAAAATCAAATCAAGTCCATGATTTGATTTTAGGTTTTCTTCGAAGTAATCCAGAATTTGCTTGCGGCAAGATAGATGACGCCTGTTATGCATCTCCATCACCTAGAGGTTGGACTATGGCATCAGAAGCGCTGATCAAAGCTAAAGAATTAAAAATTATTGATATTGACACTGTAACTCATATTATTTCCGGTTTTGTGGGAAATGAAGCGGGATTAAGATTTAAATTATGGTATGAACATTATCGTAAATTTGAACCATTTGTACATACATTAATATATTCTGGCAATTTAACAATAGACTATAACGAATTAACACCTACCGAAAAAATTATATTTGTAATAACAGCTTGTTATTATGCTAAACAAAAATTAATGGAGCCTACCAAAAAGAATAGGTTTTTACCATTAGATAATTTGTGTAAATTTTTGACTACTAATAAAGTAGACTATGAAGTCCAAGTAATGGGCTTGTATAATAGTTTTGATTTCGATTATGTTATTAAAAACAAATTATATGAATGTAAACCATTTTTCGAATTATTCACTAAGATCAGTGAAAGCGTAACTATTAAAGGAAAATAATATGAGTTTAAAAATTGTAGATGATTCTTCTTTTGATAAAGAAGTTTTGAAATCTGAGACTCCTGTTCTAGTTGATTTCTCAGCCGCGTGGTGCGGTCCTTGTAAAAGACAGCTCCCTGTATTAGAGGAAGCTCAAAACGAATATAATGAATCAGTTAAGTTCGTTAAAATTGATGTAGATGATAGTCCTGAGACTGCTGCAAAATTCAAAGTAAGAAGTATCCCAACAATTATTTTATTCAAACAAGGGGTACCTTCTAAAAATCATACAGGTTTAATGTCAAAATCTGTGTTACAAAAATTTATTAGTGAATGATTAAAGGTAAAAAAATGGATAAATATTTTTCTGGAGGAGACGTAATGGAAGATGGATTGCAATATGCTGCAAAAGCATTTAAGAAAAAATCTTACAAAGGTCTTGAGGATTTTGGTCTCACCGAAGCGTCAGATTATGTTGATTTAAACAAAGAATATGGTTTGCTATCATATTACGATGTTTATTCAAATAAAAATAAAATACCAAATCTTTTCAATTTCCTAGCAAATTCGATTGAAGCTGGTCAATGGTCACTTCTTGACTTGAATCAGGTACAGATAGATGTTACTCGACATTTTAAGTATCTAGCTTTGAAGAAAGCTTATACAGAATTAGCTGTTGAAGCAAAAGGTATTTTGTATTATGATAGTTCAGGTTTTCATATAGAAGAACATACATTTGAAAACTTAGATGAAGTTAAAAGAGCTCTAGCTAATAAAATGTTTCTATGAAAAAATCGAAATCTATAAAAGTAGAAATTCCTTCTAAATCTTGGGAAATTATAGCAACTAAAGATATTAAATATGAATCTATTCCCTATTTAGAGTTAATGCAATGGATAATGAATAGTGTTCCACAGGGTACAGATTTAAAAGATATCAAACTAGAATTTGATATCGACTATAAAAAAGATTATTACGACGAATTTACTATTGATGCAGAAATGCATTTGAAAATTTATAAATAGGATTTAAAATGTTAAAAGTTATACTTACGGTCGGCTGCCCAGCAAGTGGTAAATCCACGTGGGCAAAAGCAGAAATTGCTAAAGACCCTATTAATTGGGTCAGGATCAATAATGATGATCTTAGAAGCATGACCAACGGAACCGTATTTTCTGCTGAATACGAAAAATTAATTACGGATACTCGTAATTTTCTTATCAAAGAAGCATTGAAAAGAAATAAGAATGTTATTATTGATAACGTTAATGCTAACAAAAGACATTGGCAAGATGTTTGTAAATTAGCAGAAGAAGCAAATAGAGATATTCAAGTTTTTGAAAAACCATTCTATGCACCACTTGACGAATTAATTGCTAGAGATTCTCAAAGAGAAGGTAAAGCGAAAGTCGGCGAAGTAGTCATCAAGAAATTTTTCAAAGATCTTGGAAAAGATCAATTCAAATTCCAAAATACTAGAACGGAAATCTTTAAGAAAAAAGATAGAATTGCTGATAATAATTTCGTTGCAGCTAAACAAAATGAAAAACTTGAGCGAGCTTATTTAGTAGATCTTGACGGCACAGTAGCCGATCTATCTCACAGAAGCTCTCCATATGCCGCTAATGAATGTTTATATGATAGCCCAATAAAACCAGTTATAGAGACAATTATCTCTTTATATAAAACCGGAAGTAAAATTATTTTTATGTCTGGTAGAAGCAATCAGTTTAAAGATTTATCCGAACAATGGATTAATGAATATATTCAAATTGACGGCACTCCAATAAAATATGAATTATTCATGCGTTCTGCTGGAGATCAGCGCGGCGACCAAATTATCAAAAAAGAATTATTTGAGAAGCATGTTAAAAATAATTATTATACTATTGCTGTTTTTGATGACCGCCCAAAAGTAATAAGAATGTGGCGAAGTATTGGTTTAACTGTTTTTCAATTAAATGATGTAGAATTTTAAAAATTATAGTTATAATCACATATAATAGTTATGAGAAATTACTTTATAATATGTTGTATGTGTGGTGTTGAAAAACATTTTAAATATAAATCTAAATTCATTTTATATGAAGGAAAACAATATTTTTGTTCTTCATGTAAAAAGAAAAATTCTTTAAATACAAGAACCAGATCTTGTCCTAAATGTACAAGATCTATTACTCATCAAAGTCCAAATGCCGCGCATCGAGCTAAAGAATTAAATTCTATTTGTAAAAACTGTAAATCAAATCAAATACCAGAAATTCTATCTGAAGAACAACAACAAATTTTAAATGGTTTGATGTTAGGTGATGGTAGTATTGTATTCCCGCATAAAAAAAGATCTGGGCACCCAAGATTATCTATTACTCGACAAATACAAGATAAAGATTATCTATTTTGGCAATATGAAATTTTTAAAAATTTCTATGGTACGCCACCTAAATATAATAAATTTTATCATAATAAAGTTGATAAGTACTACGAAAATTTTGCATGTAGAACTAAAACTGGTCAAGTTTTTACCGATTACTATAATAAATGGTATCTTAATAAAAAGAAAATTGTTCCACAAGATCTAGAGTTAACACCATTAACAATTTTAATATGGTTTCTAGATGATGGTTGTGTGGTAAAATCATCCGAAAATGGATTAACAATTAAGTTTTCAACTGATGGATTTACTAAATCAGATACTAATCATCTAGCAGTATTACTTGAATCATTTATTCATGAAAAAATAAATGTATATAAAAATGGCAGCGGTTTTATATTAAAAGCCGCAACTTTAGCCGCCATTAAAATAATCAAAATTATTGATCCAATTTTCCCTAATTGTATGGAAAGAAAAAGAACATGGAAAAATTTCAATTGGGATTATTTTAATAAAAATCAGAACCAATTTGGTGGTCAAAAACTACAATCTGTAGCTTAACCCATCAGCACAAGCTAGTTGAGGAGAGCATATGGAAGCTGGTATATTAGCAATAATCATTATTTATGGTTTGTACGTACTCTTAGTAAAAGGAGTTCTATGGAAATTAATTGTTGCCATTTTCGGATGGTTTGGCATGTTCATATTTTTAGAAACTTACATACCAGCTTCTAAAACTCCTTGTCTGAGTTTATTTTCATGGTCAGAAGTAATTCCTGCCGTGATTGTTTTGTTGGCAATGTCGTATTCAAAATCTGAATGATTCTATCATTATAACAACATGAATATATGTTTAACACAAACATATATTGGAGTAGTTAATGAGAAATAGAAAAGATTTGAGTGGTTTAAAATTTAAAATGCTAACGGTGTTAGCATTTGATCATAGCTCAACCACAGGGCAATCATATTATAAATGTTTATGTGAGTGTGGTAAAGAAAAAATTATTCGTTCGTCAAATTTTACACATGGCAATACAATTAGTTGTGGTTGTTATTCAAAATTTGAAAAGAACAAATGGTTACGAACTACTTCCCCTCATCTCCTTACGCCTAAAAGAGTTTGGAGAGCAAATTACATGGATGGTTGTAGTTTTGAAAAATTTCTCAAATTATCACAACAAAATTGTTATTATTGCGAATCACCACCATCAAACAGATCAAATGTTTATTCTGACAGAATGAAAAAAGGTACTATTTCAAAAGAATGGTTTGAGAAATGTTGGTGGACATATAATGGTTTAGATCGTATCGATAGCTCACAAAATCACAACGAAAATAATATAGTGCCATGTTGTATTTTATGCAATCAAGCTAAAAATAACATGTCCGTCGATGATTTCAAATCATGGATAAATTTGATTTATAAAAACTTTATATTGAAAGAAAATTAAATGAAAGAAAAGAAATTATTTAATGAAGATGGAAATCCTAGTGTTCATGGATTAAAATCTTTACAATTTATTAAAGATGAAGTTGAGTTAACATTTGATTCTCTATCCTTGACATCTTTGTCAGATGCGCAAGTTAGATTATTGGGCAGCTGGCTGCATAAATTAATTGGTAATAAAGTTACTGACATTTTAGCTAGTCGGACAAACAAATGAGTTGGGCTGGATGCAATTTTCATTGCATTAAATGTGGATCTTCTTTAGAAGAAGAAACTCCTCCTGAACCAGTAATGGATATTTGGGATTTTGATTCTGAAGAAGAATTTACAGAATATTGCAAAACTTTAGCATACAAATATAGTAATTTGTATTATAATACTTTTGGCAACTCAAATACTTATCATTGTAAAAATGAAAACTGTTCGTGTAAGGAAATTCATTCTGTGACACTTTTTCATCCATTAGGTGATATTGGTGGTTCTGCTGGTGAATCTTTAGCTTTTGGAATACAGTGTAATACTGGAAATGACATTTTTTGTTTTATGTGTGGCAGCATTGTTGATAAAAACAAAATGTGTTGCACGGGTAAAAAATGTTGTTTTAATTTTGATCATTGTTTAGATATTATAGACACTCCGAAAACAGTTTTCGGATTAGGTTTTATTAAGTAGTCTGGTAATATGATCATATGTTTATGTTTAATGTTCATACTATAAACATATGAGGCTTTATGACAATAAGAAAAGATCTATCTGGTAAAAAAATTCAATAAGTGGTTTGTATTATCTTTTGACAGTACAAGAACGAAACGCGTTTATTATAATTGCCAATGTGAATGCGGTACAATTAAATCTGTAATGGCTCAAAATCTCGTAAAGAATATCTCTAAAAGTTGTGGCTGTTTAAAAATAGCTAATATCACTAGCAGAAAAAGAACTGATCCTAAAAGAGTTACTGCCCATAAAGTTTGGAAGGCTAGATATTTTGACGGCTGTTCATTTGAAACATTTATGAGAATGTCTCAGCAGAATTGTTATTATTGCGATTCTGTCCCATCTAATTATTGCAATGCCTACACTGGTAACAACCCAATAATCAAACGCTCCCCTGATTGGGTAAAATTACATAATTTTACTTATAATGGTTTGGATCGTATAGATTCTTCTAAAAATCATGCAGAAGATAATATCGTCCCCTGTTGCGCTATTTGTAACAAGGCGAAAAACGATCTTTCATTAGAAAAATTCAAATCTTGGATACAAAGGTTGTATAACCATTTTATAGATAGAAAATAATATGCCACTACTAGTTCAAGAATATTTAAAAACTCATAGCTTCAAACAGTTAGCTGAAGAACATGGAGTGTATGCTTCTTTCTCTACACTTGGTCATAAATGGTCTCTTAATTACGACCAACTTGAGGCTAAAGAAAACGATCCCTTGGCTCAAGAATGCCGTGGATTAATCTTGTCAACTGTCGCTGGAACAAACTTAACTCTTCACGCTACGGTTGAAAATAACAAAATATGCTATGATAGTATCATTCCTGGCGAAACTGTAATCTTAGCTTGCCCGTTTTTTAGATTTTTTAATTTGGGAATGGCAGCGGCATATGAGATTGATTTCTCTGATCCTGAAATTGTTATTCAGACAAAATATGATGGTTCTTTAATTATTGTATATTTCGATCCGTTTATGGATGTTTGGTGCGCTTCGACTCGAAGCTCACCCGATGCTGATATTGTAATGGACAATGCCATTCATACTTTTAGAAGTTTGTTTGGAACGGCTTGTGAATGTGCTTTAGGCACATCGTTTGCAGATTTAACTGACGAACTTGATAAGAATGTAACATATTGTTTTGAGTTAATGACGCCATACAATAGGATCGTTGTTTTTTATGAAAAATATTCTATTGTATTATTGGGTGCCAGAAACAATACATCATTGAAAGAATTTATTGTTTCTAATTTTCCTGTACCAGTGGCTCAAGAATTCAAATTCAATGAAGTTAAAGACATTATTGAATATATTAATACAAAAGACCCTTCAGAGATGGAAGGAGTTATTGTCAGAGATAAACATTTTAATAGAGTCAAAATCAAAAGTTCAGCTTATGTTCTAGCTCATAAAATGAAAGATCGCATTTCTTCTTCGCCCAGAAACTGTTTAGAAGTTATTTTATCAGAAAAAGACGATGATATTATCCCTCTTTTGCCTAAAGAAATAGTTTCTAATTTGTTAAAAATGAAAGAAGATGTTAAAAACATTATTAAAATGTATGACGATTATTATCATATTATTTTAAATTGTGCAAATACAATTAAAAAAGATGATAAAAAGACATTTGCTTTAATGGTAACTTCTAATAAACAAATTTGGTCTGCACCATTATTCCAAATTTATAATGGCAAAGCAACTTCGACAAAAGATTTCATTAAGAAAAATCAAAATGATGGTACTTGGTCGAATAGTTTTTTGGATAAAATTTTAGAATTATCAAATAATTGATTGAATCAATCCTGAGGTGGTAGTCATCTCAGGATTTTTTTTGGGGTAAAATAATATGAAAACTTTTGTATTTTTATCTGGATTTGCCGTCCCTCCATTTATTTCAAAATCTTCATGGTTTTTTGAGAAGCCATTTTGGGATGATTTTAATTGTGTATTTTACAAGAGTAAAACCCCTACTTCTGATAAAATGGTAAATCAAGAGATACATAATCTTAATGAATTGATTAATTCATATCAAGATGTTTCGGTTATTGGACATTCTTTAGGTTGTTGGTGGGCTTCTAATTTAGCCTGTCACCCCGGATCTAAAATTAACAAATTAGCACTTTGGACTCCACTAGGAGTAGCTAATGATTTTTTCATTTTCCCTGTATCTAATAAAAGTGAACCATTATTCAAACCTACCAAATTATCTCTTATGGGACCAGATAAATCATTTGTTTTTTATGGAAGTGAAGATTTAATCGTCCCGCCACAGAGACATGCCTTACCCTTAATTAACAAATTTCAAGCTGCTTCTATAGCATTAGATGGTGGTCATATTTGGCAATCTAATCATAAACAAGGGCTGACAATATTAAAAGATTGGTTAAAATTGTAATTTCAATCTTGGATATATAAATAGATATGAGTTCGTATCTATTTGAAAGCGACTATAGCGCTGATTCATTACGTTGGATTAGAAAAAAAGAAGAAAGGAAGATTAATTTCAATAGTGTAAAACATTTAAATGCTAACATTAATTTTAATCTTCCTCTTTTAGAGGACATTCAAAATGAAATCGTAAAAGAAAATGACTCTGCCTTGTCGTATTTTTTTGCAGTAGAGTTTCCATATAAAATGTATCGGATGCAAAAAATTATTCTGGATAATAAAGATGCTAAATATGCTTTTTTGTTTGCGCAAAACATTAAAGGATGCGATGTAAAAGCTTTACAGCAAGTAGTAATAGAGTCGAACAAAATTAAATATATTTGCAAATTCGCATGTTTCGTTAAACAAGCAGATTTAAAACCATTAGAATCATTAGTATTAAAATCAAAAAATGTAAAATACGCTCACATGTGGTTGAAACACGTAGATAGCGTTAATGTTAATAAGTTCAAAAAAATTATCATAGCTTCCAAAAAACCAAGATATTTATTTGAACTAGTTAAACATTTAAAAAATCCTAAAGACATATCATTGATTGAAAATTTAATTATTGAAAGCAAATCATTTACTTATATTAAGTTATTTGCTGAAAAAATCAAATCAGCTAATGTGGAAAAACTGGAACAAGCAATTTTGGATTCTGGTAATTCTAAAGAGATTAAAAAATTCGCAAAATATGTTAAGAAATCTAAAATGAGAAAGTTTCTGATAGTATGAGAAGTTCAGATCATGATTATTATTCTCTCGATGAAATATTAGATTCATATAATTTAGAAATGAAAATTATTTCCACCGTTAGAGATAAGTTCCCTGATGCTGGGAAAATGTCATTTATAGGCGACCTTTTTGATGGCTTATCAAAAGGTTTTTTCTATTCCCCCTCTATTGTTACCGATAAGGATTTAAAATTAGATTTCAAAGGAAAAAATTGGTATAGTCTTACTGTGACTCCTTATGTCGAAATTTCTTGTTATGATAAGAAAATAAAAGTTTATAATAATATTTTAAAATTCGATTTTTGGAGAGACATATTTGGCATAGAAGTTAAAGAAAATCCCGAAGTACGCTGGAACCATAATGATGAAGTAATGTTGGAATTAGGTTATAAGCAAGAAGTCATAAAATCAATTTATGACAAAATTCTAGAAAAAATGTCAGAGCACCCTGTTACTAGTAAAGGATATACTGTAAAGTTAATACAGGATGGTCTTCCAGAATACATTAAGAAATATTTGATACTTTTATGAAAAAAATATATTAAAATTAGAAAGTTGTTATTAAAATTAATGATAAAATAATTAATATTCGTCATCAGTCTATTACTAATTATTTAGTAGTAATGCAGGATAAAATAATTGAGTTCGGGGCAGCATCACTAATGAGTTATTCAAATTCAAAATCATTGGTTTTAGGATTTCGATGTAACAATGAAATACATTTGGTTGGAATAAATAATATTCGATCTCATTACAAAATTGATCGATTTAATTTTAATCAAAAAATTGGTATTGAAATGTTCATGAATGATTGTAAAAATATTTTAAATAAAACTTATACAGATTAATCATAAATGAATTTATTCTTTTTTCTTTCTAAATATCTAAAAGAATTATCATAAAAGTATTTTTCCAATTTTTGTATGTTGCTTTTCTTAGACGAAGCCACCATTCTTTGATTTCTATATATTTTTAATTGTATATTAAGTGAATCTTCTAATATTGTTTTTATACTTTTGATAAAATCAGTTGATTCTGAATAAATACACCAATATTTTCCACCATCTTTTCTAGTTGAACAACATCCGTCTCCATCAAATATGCCTCTAATAAAATGTCTATGAAACTGTTTGTCTATGGTTGGAAATTTTACTATTAAATATGATGCTCTACCTGGGTATTTTTTATTATTTAATGTACGCGACCTTTCTAACATGCAATGGGCAAGTTGGGAGGAAGTTGAATTATGGGCAGAAGGATTGAATTTGCCTGTAGTGCCTGCTCTTTTCAAAGGACAAGTATCGTCAGAAAAAGAATTAAAAGAACTTACAGAATCATTAATGAATACACCATCTCAGTATGGAGATATAAAAGAAGGTGTAGTTGTAAGAGTACAAGAATCTTTTGATGATGAAAATTTTTCTTTTTGTGTGGCTAAAATGGTACGGAAAAATTATGTACAAACAAGTACACATTGGAAAGAGCAAGAAATTGTCAGGAACAAATTGTCTAATAAAATAAGTCTTGACGCCTCAAAATTATATTAATATGATACTATATTAAATAACTAGGGAATAACAAGGGTATCATATATGGGCATGCGCCGTTTTCATTTCGAAAGATCAGAAGATGCGTCAGGTGTCAGTGGTTGTGGAAAAGTAGCAGAAGGTTGTATATTTTTGGACACAGGAGAAATTGTAGTTCATTGGCTAGGAAAGCACAGTTGCATTAATATTTATCATTCTTTGGAAGACGTGGAATATATTCATGGTCACCAAGGAAGAACTAGAATAGTTTTTGATGATCCTGAAGATCAGAAGGGTGGAAATTGAATTATAACACTGCTCAATTAATAGCTCTTGCGCAAACATGTCCGCAAGAGTTAATGAAGATTTTAATCGACCCCAATGTTGACACCAAAATGTTAACATCTGGGGTTGAAGTTTTTTGTGAAGAAGTTCAAGATGAAAATTTAATCCTTTCAGCTTTAAGACTACTTCTCAAGAGTAAGAATGCCTTAGTGCGTGAAAGCGCAATTATTGGCGTAACAGGATTTTATATTGACAATATCCCTCCACAAGATATATTAGATAAGTTAAAAATTATGTCTAATGTTGATCCCTCTCCATTTCTAAAAGAATATGCGGGAGATGCATTCGATAAATATAGCGCGGAGTAAAATATGAAAATTTCGGGAACCAACAAGGAAATTGTTGAAATAGTTAATCTATTAGATCCATCATTTAAATGTAAATGTGATCCAAAAATTGGTAGATTTCGTTGTACGTCATCTCATGATCGTGATTGTTTATTCGAAGAGCCCTGGGGACCAGAATATGGTATCTATGTTAGGACTTATGACATCGAATATAATGGTAATAAAATAAACAACGCCACTTGTATAGATATACAAAATCCCAATTCTAATATTTTAAGTGGTACTGTAAAATGAAATTATTAAAATGTAAATTATGTTCCGGTGAAGTGGATATTATCGGAAACGAACGATCGATTAATAAAAAAATAAAATGTAGAAAATGTGGATTTAGTAATGAAATAGAATCTAAATTCCCAGAAGTATTCGTTATCAGAAAGAGGCGCCCTGTCGATGTCTAAAACCGCGTATCATTCAGCTGATGAATCTATTATCGATATCAATAACAGAATAGAGAATATGAATTATGTAATCAGTAAATTACAATTCATAAAATCTGTATTTCCTGATGTTAAAATACAGACATATAAATCTTCTGATGGAAAAGATTGGTTTCAATTCTCATCTAAAATGGTAAGTACAAACTATACTAATTATGATATAGAAAATGCTTATCGAGCTATAAATGTTAATTTGTATTCTGAATTAGAATTTGTTTATAATGGAAAATCAGAAATTGTTAAGATTTTTTCAGATCCTAAAAAAATAAAATTAGCCAAAGCTTCAACATATCGTAGAAATGGTGAATATGGACGTTACATTATATTTTATAAATTCTCATTTAGCAAACATGTTAGTCCTTTAAAAGATGAAGCATTAAGTAAATGTAGAAACGCAATCATGATGTTCATAAAACAACATACAGATTATAAGCTTGATACAAAAAATTTAGATGCTCGTTTGAAGAAACTTTTAATTTTTACCTGAGAGTATATGGCTAAAATTTTAGATAGAGATAATCACATCTTAACATTAGAAGAAGACTTAGCTACATTAAAAATAGTTCGAGAAATTTTTCCTAATGTTCAATTAAAATTAGATACTTCAAATAACTCTTATGTTTTTGCAGATAAATCTGTTAACAGATTGTTTAACTCTTTTGAATTATTTAATTATAGTTCAGAAGTAAGATTAAGTGTAGAATATTTGATTAAATTTGAACACGCCGGTAAAGAAAAAGTTGTATCTGTAGGTTGCGTTCCTAAAAGCTGCTTATTATTGCGTGTAACAGGTCAAACTTATGATAATAATGTACAAGACATTTATTATCATAAATCAATTTTTAAATCTCGTGATAAAAATATACAACACAAGTTATCTTCTGCATGCAACTTGCATGTGATAGAAACTATTAAAAAACACCCGCAAGCTAAACTACATCGAGATACATTTCCAGAAAAGCTAAAAAAATTATTAATTTTTGCTTAATGATTTAAGATGAGTATTGCAAATTTGTGAGGAACTATGACATTCGATGGCAAATATCAAGATTGGAATCAAAAAAGAATAAAAGGTATCCTAGAATTTTATGGTCACAAATTTCTCTATTATAAAAAGATTCTAGATTTAGGTTGTGGTCATGCGGATATTAGTGGAGTTTTTTATAGATTAGGAGCTGATGTAACTGCTGTTGATGCTCGTCAAGAGCATTTAAAAATAGTAAATAAAAAATATAATGGCATTAAAACTATTAAGGCAGATTTAGATTCCGAATGGCCATTTGCTAGAAATTATTTTGATATTGTTTTAGATTTAGATTTACTTTGCCATTTGAATAATTATGAAGATCATCTTCGTAAAGTTTGTAGCATTACTAATCATTTAATATTAGAAACCGCAGTCTGTGACTCAGACGATCCCAACAAAGTAATATTACTTCCTGAAAATAAATCCATTTATGACGCATCTATAAATGGAGTAGGTAGTAGACCAACTGCTGCTGCTATTGAACGGATATTAACTGAATGTGGAATGAATTTTCGCAGGCAAGATAAAAATAGATATAATTCTAATTCATATGTATATGATTGGGAAAATAAAAATGATGATGAATGCGATATTAATAAAAGACGCCTTTGGTTCGCAGTAAAAAATACCAGTAATATTCAATTTGCTTTATCTACAAATCCCACTATTAAAATAAATGAATCGCAATTCGGCGCCCCATTACAAAATTCAAATCTACCATTACAGAGAACCCCAAGAATTAGTAGTAGTAGTAGTAGTAGTAGTAGTATTCAATCACCTATAAATAATTTTATCACTAATCCTAGCAACCATAGTCCTAAAATTAGATTGTTTTATAATTATTATGTTGATGAAAATCCGCAAAGAAGAAAAGAAATAGATTTTTGTTTAAAGCAAAATATTAATAATCCATTAATTGATATAATTGTTCTTGAATCAGAAATAAATCCTACATTTGATTTTTTTATAGAAAAAATCAATCTTCTATCAGGTGAAAATGATATTAATATAATTTGTAATTCTGATATATTTTTAGATAATACAATACAATTAGTTAAAAATATTAATAAAAAAGAATTTTACGCATTAAGTCGATATGATTGGAATAATAATTCATCATCATTTTTTGATATGGCTAACAGTCAGGACACTTGGATTTTTAGAGGAAAAGTTGATAATGTCAACGCTAATTTTCAATTGGGTAAATTAGGATGTGATAATAGAATAGCTCATGAATTTAAAATGGCTGGATATACGGTCACAAATCCAAGTAAATCAATTAAAACGTATCATGTACATAACTCTAATATACGCAGATATACCGAAAATGAAAGAATTAATGGAACATATTTGTTTATAAAACCTACGAGCTTATAATGAAAATAACATTTTTTAATCATTATCATAATGGAGATATTCACCTTTCTCGTGGTATTATTAGAAAAATAATAAACAAAGTGCATGAATATGATTCATCAGTAAAATTTTCATATAGCCATCCAAATAAATCAAATTTATTATTTGATATCTCAGAATTAGATTATGATTTTTTAAGTTTATCTAAGCTAGACTCACAAAATAGTATTATTAAACTTGATGATACTATTTATATTAATACTTGGTATGATCAGCAAAATCAAAAATATTCTAAAAAATACGGAATATTAACAATTGATGCATTATACGGGGCGCTTAGCGATTCTTGCGAACAAATTTGGGATTTCAAATTAGATGACACATCATCAGATTTGAAAGATTTTTTTCCAATTATTGATTATTCAAAATTTGATATTGAAATAGTGCAGTTTTGGCTGCATAATCATAAAAATAAAAAAATATTAATTGAAAACGGACATTCTTTTTCCGGGCAATCTCATAATTTCGATATGACTTCAGTCGCAATAAAATTAGCAAATCAACATCCAGATATTATTTTTATTCTATCTAAAAAAGAAGATTTAATCCTACCAAATAATATATTTTACTCTTCAGATATTATTAAAAAAACAGAGGGATCTGATTTAAATGAAATATCATTTTTAAGTACTCATTGCGATATGATCATTGGCAGATCTTCCGGGGTTTTTTCATTTACCATGGTAAATGAAAACCTTTTTAAAAGAAAAATAAAATTGATAAGTTTTGCGCATTTGATTGCTGGACAAACTAAATTTTGGTTGGGACCAAAATTTAGTGATCAAATCTACTATTCATCTAATATAATTGTATCAAATGCAATTAATACTAATCGGGTATTAGATATAATTAATGAAAATTTATAATATGAAACAATTATGTATTTTTGGAACTGGCGGATTTGCTAAAGAAGTTTATTGGCTAGCGCTTCAATGTAATAGGTACATAAATTGTTTTATAGATATAGGTGATAAAAACAGTTTATGCGGAATTCCTGTTAAAGACGAAGATTATTTCAATCCAGATTTACATATAGCTATAGTTGCAACTGGAAATCCACATTTGCGTAAAAAAATAGTAAATAAGATATTATCTAAATATGATGAATCAGTATTTGATACATTAATTTCACCAAATGCTAATTTAATGTCTAGAGACACTATCTCAATTGGCGCCGGATCAGTAATTTGTTCTAATTGCATTTTGACTGGAGATATTAAATTAGGAGCACATGCCCAGTTGAATTTATCTAGCACTATCGGTCATGATACGGCAGTTGGAGATTTTTTTACTACCGCTCCAGGAGCTCATATAAGCGGAAATGTAACAACAGGTGACTGCGTATATTTTGGAACGAATTCTTCGTCTATTGAAAATATCAATATATGTAATAATGTTACAGTTGGGGCGGGTGCTTGTGTAACGAAAAATATATTTGAACCCGGAATTTACGTAGGTATTCCTGCAAAAATAAAACTATGATTTGATCATATCACAAATATTGAGAAAAATATGGATACTCTTGGCAGCTTAATAGATAAATTAGCAACAATCAACAATAAAATGTTTGTGGTGCAAGAAGAATTATATGTTATACGGAAAATGACATTTGAAGAATTTAAAAAAACATATGGTAACGATGATGAAAGTTTGTTAAAACTTTTTCTTGTTTTTAAAAAATCATGTGATTTAAATGTTCAGAGACAACAAACCATATTAGAGGTAGATAAAAAGGTAGTCGATATGATAGAAAGTTCCAAAAATCAAAATTTGGAGGGAGGCTTTTATATCCAAGATCAACATAAAACATATTAAAAATATTATATGAGAATATTAAATTTTGGTGGATTACCAACCTCTCTTGGAGAAATCATAAATATGAAATTTTATTTTGATCAAGTAAAACATAATTATGATCAAATTAAAATAAGCTTTCATACACAGTTATGGAATGAGGGTCTACATACAAATGCTCCTGATTGGGAATATAAAAAACAATTATGGAATAAGTATCTATTTGATATTGGAAAATTATTTTTTTCAGAGCCACCTTATGTTATCGAATCAAAATCAGCTAGATTTGGAGGAGATACTACCAGTTTAGTTAATTTATTAAATCTAAAACCACAGAAGATAGAGATGGCTCATCTTTTATGTAAAGGCTCACCTTTAAATCTTGGTGAAGAGTATATTGTTATTACTACTAAATTAAGACAGGTAGAAAAAAATATTTTCTACCCTCACTCAATTGAACTGTGGAAAACAATTCGTAAATTATCTTCAAAATATAAAATAGTTATTTTGGGAGAGAGAACAGTTGAAATGAGAAAAGAATATTCATCTATTCAATCTTCCGTATTTGGAATATATGAACAACTCATTGCTAATTTACCCAAAGAGCGTATAGTTGACTTAACTGTCCCTGCTTTAGGAGAAACAGTTTCTGATTTAAAACAAATACAGCAAGACTGCCTAATCATGAATGAAGCTAAATTCGTTATTACTTTAGGTATTGGTGGTAACTCTTGTATGGCTCATGCTGTTGCAAATATGTCAATAGGATTTAGAGCTGATAATTCAACGTTTGCTGATGCGGTTTTTCATAATAAAGAATATCCTAACGCTATAGTCACCAAAGATTGGTCGAAATTTATACGTATTTTGGAGAAGTATTTATGATCCCTATATATCAACCTTATTTTACTAAAAAATCTTTATCTTATGCACATGAGACATTAGATTTAACATGGGTATCTTCTCACGGAAAATATATTCAAATAATTGAAGAAAAGTTAAAAGAACTTTTAAATGTTAAATATGTATTACCAGTAAATAATGGTACTAGCGCATGTCATTTACTATCTAAATCATTAACAAATAAATTCGACAAAAATGAAATTATTGTTCCTGATAATGTTTATGTTGCTGCTTGGAATGCTTTTCTTTTTGATAAAAATTATAAATTGTTAAGTATCGGATCTGATATCGACACCTGGAATATTGATTTAGCAGAATTAGATGAAAAGATTAATTTGCACCCAAATGCCGCAGTCTTGATTGTACATAACATAGGAAACATTATTAATGTACCAGAGTTACAAAAAAAATATCCTAATACAGTTTTTGTAGAAGATAATTGTGAGGGATTTTTAGGAAAATATAATAATACACAATCTGGTACTGCAAGTTATGCCTCGGCTATTTCTTTTTTTGGAAATAAAAATATAACTAGCGGTGAAGGCGGCGCATTAATAACTAATGATGAAGAAACATTTCTTTATGCGAAAAATATTCATTCGCAAGGACAATCAGATAAAAGGTTTATACATAATAATTTGGGTTATAATTATCGCATGACAAATGTCCAAGCAGCTATCTTATTTGGACAAATCGAAATATTACCAGAAATTTTAGAAAAAAAACAAAAAATATTTGAAAAATATCGTAATTTCATTTCAAATAGAGATGATATTTCAATGCAAACTATTCGTCCAGATACAGAGCATTCTAACTGGATGTTTGGTGTAAGAGTAAAAAATTCTAATTACTCAGCAACTGAATCTTTTTTCAAAAATCGTAATATTGAAACAAGACCAATGTTTTATCCTATATACTGCCACGACCATTTAATAAAAAATAAAAATGTGTCATGGAATAAAAATGAAAATTCAGAATTACTTAATAACGAATGTTTCATTTTACCTAGTTACCCAGATTTAACTCATGATGATCAAAAACATATTTTATCTTCTTTAGAGAATTATCTTGGTCAATATTAAAAATATGGTATTTTTTTCGTAAATTACTGTGAATAGAACTCTAAGAATGAAATTTTTTAAAAAGATAGCTCAAACAGCTGTCTCTACTGAAAATGAAACCGCAACAGTTAGCGGTTCTCCTAAAGCATTTATGGCTACAGATTACTACCCTATAATTTTAGCGTTCTCAAGTAGAAATATCCCATTAATTGATGGCTTATCAAATGTATTAAATAATGCTTTGTACTATTCAAGTAATGGTAAAAATGATTTGCAATGGCTTAAATCAATTAATTTTAATTTTGACGTATCAAATGTCCTATCAACAGATTTGCGAAATATTATAGGTTTTGCAAAACAAGTATATTTACAAATTTATACTAACAACGGACAAATCGATAAAAAAGCATTATCTTCACAAGAAATAGCTGATAGAATTAATCCATTGAAATATAGCCAATATTTAAGCAATATGTCTGCAACAGGTACAAATAGCCAACTGAATACTAAGATTGGTGGAAATCTTCGAACGTTGATTAATAATTATCTATTGCAGATAAAATGATCATGGTATATTTAATATGATATGTCATATTCTAAACTCAGCGATAGAATCGGAAGTTACTCTACTTCAACCGATTATAAAATATTAAATAGATTACCACTCATTATTACAGTTAATGGCAGGGGGTTCTCTAAATCTACATCTTTATTAGACAAACCTTTTTGTTCTAAATTTTCAGAATGCATGACATCGACTATGTTAAAAATGTGCTCTGAGATAGAAGGTACTTTATTTTCTTATTCATTTAATGATGAAATTGTTATTGTTGCTCGTAATGATCAGCATCAAGATACAGCGGCTTGGTATGATAATAAATTACAAAAGATTTGTTCGGTCAGCGCAAGCATAGCTACTGAAAATTTTAATCGTATGGGTTCAGAATTGAATTTGTTAGGACATGGTATATTTTACTCTCATATATTTCCAGTGCCAACTTTAGCTGAAGCTATAAATACATTAGTATTTAAACAACAACAAAATTTCTATTTATCAATTCAATCAGCCTGTCTTTACGAATTGTTAAAACATTACAATAAAAATACTATTAAAGAAATGTTAAATGATCTTAGTGTTGATGAAAAAATAGATTTATTACGACAGGAGTGTGATGTTAATTTCAATGACTATCCCATCGCTTTCCGACGTGGGGTAGCTACATACAAAGTACCTAAAGTCGTAAATGATGTTATGAAGAATAAATGGATTATAAATAGTGATCTTCCAATTTTCACTAAAGATCAATCATTTCTTGGAAACATTTTTAGAAACGGCGCGGATATTTTTAGAACCGATAGTTTTTAATCATGAAAAATGTTATCTGCCAATCTTCAAAGAAAAAAAGATATTCAACGGAAAAAGAAGCTCACAAGATTATTTTACTACTGGGAATAAATATGCATATTTATCAATGTGAAGATTGTAATGGATACCATCTTACAAAAATAAAAAATAAATTTTGACCCATCCACTAGGCATACTGTGATATAGTGGATGTGCGAGATACGCTAGTTTAGTATAATGGTATTATTCCTGTTTTGTACTCAGGTGACAAGAGTTCGATTCTCTTAACTAGCTCCAAAATATTCTTTCAGTACATATAAGTACTTGTAGCGGAACCTAAGAATATTTTATGCTGCTTTAAGGGGACTGATATGATTCAGTCCCAAATTTATTATAATGGGCTTGAAATAGATTCGACTCTGTATGATACGTTAGTGTGCAAGTGCCAAATGATTATCACTGGCTTAAAAATATAGTCAACGTATAGCTGCAAACGACAATGCAACTGCTCCTTACGCTCTAGCAGCTTGAGGATGTTCTTTAGATAAGGTATCTTTAGTAATCAAAAGAGCATTAACCCACCAAAGATAGCACCACATTGCTCAACGGATAATGGTTGCGAAATAAACAGAGATAGCTTATTGGGCGAATCCAATAAAATGTCGTTAACTACATTAAAATTAACTAAACTTGTAAACGAATAGTAACCTTGATTATGGAACACCCCGGGGCGGTACCGGGCAGGTCCACAAATAAAAAATCCCCGATGAAATTCGTCGGGGATTTTTTTTTATATATTGTGTATTATTTTTTACCAAACAACCCGGCAAAAAATTGAATAACGCTTGCCCAGGGAGATAGCGCTACAGGCATAACAACCACTGTAGAAGGCGGCTGGCTCGCTGCTGACGGGGCTTCCACAATAGGTACAACGACAGGTTCCTCAACAGGCGTGGACGCCTCTACCGGCTCAGTAGTTGTCAAGCCTATGACAATCTTTTCAAAAGAATCATCTTTCATAAACTTATTGAAATATATTCCTACAGCTTTAGCATAATCAGCTTCAGGTGCAGTATAATATCCAGCCAATTTCAATAAATGCGCGAAGCCCGTTGGACTCCCATCTTCAACAGCTTGCCAAGCCTTCTTGTATCTTTTGTTTTTTAAAAAGTCTACTTGAAAAGCAAATCCATCAGCGAGTGTAGGAAATGATCTAAACCAAGTAGCTTGATGTGGTGGTTGAAAAATTACTTTTTTTCCTCCAAGGATTTCCCAAACATTATTTAACATCATGTATTGAACACCTTCATCAGCAGTCGTATCTTTGCTAGGAATATATTTAACATTTCCAATGTTATTATTCCACATAGATCCTGTGGAACCAGTTTCAATAGCTGTTTGAGCATAAAGAACAGCAATGGATGCTTTTTGAGGGAACACCCCAAATTGTTTTTTCCAGCCTTCCACAAAACCTTTGATTAAATCATAATTGCTATAAGTTGTTCTTACTGTTGGTACTAATTGAGCCGACATAATTGCCTCCTGAGCCTATGCATTTAAAATGATAAGGTTATATATAATTGTTCATAAAGGAGATAATATGACGTAGGTTAAATCTGGTGATAAATTGTATGTTGTAACTCGTAATGATTTAAATCATGGGCAACAAGCTTCACAAATATGTCACGCTATGAGACAGTTCATTTCAGAAAATTCTGAAGTTGAGAATAACTGGTTTTGTAATTCTAATTATATTTGTTTATTATCTGTGCCTTCGGAAGAAGAATTAAAAACTTTAATATTCAAAGCTATTAACAAAAATATAAAATATTCATTATTTAAAGAACCTGATTTAAATGATTCTATCACTGCCGTTTGTTTTGAACCCAGTAAAATAACTAAAAGACTATTGTCAAAATTACAATTAGCATTTCAGTAATATACTAATACATCTGTATGTTATTATGCCTTATAAAAGAACTTATACAATTGATCAATTTTACCAAGCAATAAAAGAATCTTTTTTCATGACTGATGCTTTAAGAAAACTAGAGTTAACCGGTGGAAGTGCACAATCATTCAAACGATTGTTAAATGAATTAAACCCAGATACTTCTCACTGGATTAACCCTCATACGTTAAAAATAAATAATTTAAAAAACATAAAAGAAATTCCTCTAGAAGATATTTTAGTAAAAGACAGTTCATATGTTTATTCTTCTTTAAAAGAAAAATTAATAAAAAACAAATTGCTTGAATATAAATGCAATATTTGTTCTATAAAATCATGGAATAATAAAAATATAGTTTTACAGCTTGATCACATAAACGGTATTCATAATGATAATAGGATAGAAAACCTTAGATTATTGTGTCCAAATTGCCATTCACAAACAGATAGTTTTTGTGGTAAATTAAAAAAAGAAAATTTGCCCAAATGTAAATATTGTGTAAATTCTGTTAGAGATAAACGTGCAAAAACTTGTCAAGCATGTTATTTATCTGGTGATTTTACAAAAATCAGTTGGCCATCAGATAATGAATTAAATGAATTAATATTAAATAATAAAATTAAAGATGTTGCAAAAATGTTAAATGTTAATGAATCTTCATTAAGATGGCGCCTGAAAAAGAGAAATATAATGATAAGCAAAACGAAAGAAATGATTAAATCATTTTTGTCCATGTTCTGAATTAGGATGCTGCGAAAATCCAGATACCTATACACCAGAACATGATCCATGTATAGATATTTGTGAAGAGTGTTTTGTAACTGAGTGTAAAAATTGTAAACAATCTTGTTGTTGTGATTTATGAATTTCAGTTCATCTCCGTTAAAAATTAGATTGGCGACTTGGAAAGATTGGGATAGCGCTGCTTATGAGTTAGGCGTATGTTTAGGTTTGTGGGGTGATGCCGGTGCGCCTCTTTGGGAAGATCCATGGCATGGATTAAAACATATTTTTTGGACAGCTAATCCTTTAGGAGAAGCATTGCACAATATGTTACTAGAGCTAGTAACAGCTGGTGTTTTAGAAGCTCAAGAAGACAAACTATCATTTAGGTGGAATCCTAATTATGATGCAAATGATGTAGAATAAAAAATTAGTATTGGGGCTGAGTAAATAGTATGTATATTTTCATAATTTATATAATTGTATTAGTAATAATATTAGCTATTATATCTTATAATTTAGGTGTAAATGATAGGCTTAAAAGAGTACAACCAGAATATGATTTTTATTTTTTGATATCATTAGGCTGGCCACTTGTACTAATTTTATTGATATTGGGCGTCCCATTTTATTTGATTTTTAAAATCGGGCAAAATTCATCTAAAAAGGATTAATGTTTAATGATTTTTAATATTATTTTTGCTATCTATTTTTTGTTTTGTGTAACGGTAATACTAGGTGGGTATTTTATTTTAAGTATATATAAAGGATACTTACATAGTAAAAATAGGAAATTAGACATATTGACTCAATCCGAAATTGAACAATTATTATTTATGGCTTTCCTTTTGTCATTATCTGTTTTTTTATTTTGATGCTTGCGAAAATTCCTTTTTGGGTTGGTCAAATTGTCGGTAAAATCATAAAATGATATATGATATCTTATGACAAGAGCAGAAATTCAAAACAAAATTAGAGTTATTAGAGATGAATTGGAAAATCGCCATAAATATGGCACGGTTAAAATAGCCGATTCAAAAGGTACCCCGATACCTGCAGAAAAATTACAAGCAGAGCTTTATTCACTTATTTATAAAATGAGTAGGTATGAGTAAATTAATCTTATCTATAGAACTTGTACCAAAATCTAGTTGGCTTAATAATGTAAGAGCCATTGTATCTCAGCAACAATGGGACATCATTCGAAGTAGAGTTTATTCAAAATTTTATAATATGTGCGAAATATGTGGTGGTGTTGGTCCTAAACATCCCGTAGAATGCCATGAAGTTTGGTCATATGATGATGAAACTAATATTCAAAAATTAGAAAGTATGACAGCGTTATGCCCTAATTGTCATATGGTTAAACATATAGGATTAGCACAAATTAACGGTAATTATCAAAAGGCTTTAAGCCATTTTATGTCAATAAATGGCTTGGGTAAAGACAAAGCGGTTAAATTAATCAATGATTCTTTCGTTTTATGGCAGAAGAGATCTAAGAAAAAATGGACGATAGACGTATCTTCTCTAAAAGAATTTGGTATTGATATAGAAAGTTTTAAAAAATGAAATGTCCGACTTGCTTATCTATTATGAAATGTATTTCTGCTATAAATCCTGTTCCAGGTCAACCTGGAAAAGATCGCATGGACCTACATTGTTATAACAGAGAGGATCCAAAATCACCTAATATGTGTAGAGCAAGAGCACATATGGGTGTAATAACGGAAGATCCTAAAGAATGGGTATGTCATGAATATAATCTTTCATTTAAACATAATGAAAATTTATTTTATTTAATTGGTTATGATAAATTAGTGGATCCTTATTTTCAGAGAAGACCTGTCGAGGAAAGCTATACTATTTTATCTGATGTTTTTGGAAGAGAAATGGTAAAAGTAAATTTTGTTCCAATTTCGACTGGTGATGATATGCATGAACGGGCATATGATTTGTTTCATAGCCTACCGGATCAGGCACCAATTTCCTAAATTGTTTTAAATAGGTTCGATTCCTATTAGGGATACTATAATGTTATATATGAACATATGAAGACGGCTCTATGTTTATCAGGTCATATAAGAAGCTATAAATCAGCTTATAAAATAATGTTTGACAAGATTATTCAACCATTAAATTGCGATATTTTTATTCATACTTGGGACACAGAGGGATTCGATGTCGTTCGTGGAGATCAACATTTAATGGATACCAATGTTGACGAGAATGAATTAAAAGATTTTTATCAAGCAAAAGATGTTGCGGTAGAAAAGATGAAAATATTTGATACTGATAAATATCAAGGTCGATTAGGTCCCGGCACGAGAAATAAAAATACTGTTATTTCAATGTTTGATGGAATCAAACAATCAAATGATTTAAAATCTTCGTATGAAATTTCGAATAACATAAAATATGACATAACTATTAGGGCTAGACCAGATTTATTAATTAATCATTTTGATTGTCAATTTTTAAATGATAATAAAAATGGAATTTACTTTCCAAAAGCTGGTAACTATCATGGATTAAATGATCAGTTCGCTTTCGGTAAATCAGAGTATATTGATTTTTATTCTGATTTTTATTCAAATTTAGATCATTTTTTTAATTTAGGATGTCCTTGGCATCCTGAGTCAATTGTAAAATTTGGAATGGTCCAAAATAAAATACCTATTTTAAGAAGCAATATAAAATATGGTATTTTAAGAGCAAATGGCGATATATTTTATAATGCTCAAGAGAGACGTTTTGGCGATGAATTTTGATAAATCAGTAGACTTAACTATCATTAGCAACATACTAATGGCTGATGGTATTGGCAGACAAGGATTAGGATTAATCGAAGCTGTAAATGATAAATTATCATTGAATGTTTTACAGTTACCTCCTAAATCTTATAAAGACATTTCGCCGGAAGTATTGAAAGTTCTTATAAAACCTTTCAATAATTTTGGCAAAATTGCTTTTTGGACTTCGATTCTAGGAACAAATGCTGCTTCAATAAAACAGCACTCAGCAATTACATCTCCATTAAAAATTGCATACTCTATGTTTGAATCAGATGCAATACCAAAAATATGGGTAGATACATTAAATTCAATTTATGACATGGTCATTGTGCCTGATAATTACTTGGTATCAATTTATGTTAATTCTGGAGTAAAAATACCAATTTTTGTCATACCTCTAGGTATTTATGTACAAGACTTATTAAATTTACCTTTTAAATCTGCCGCAGGAAATCCATTTACATTTGGTATGTCCGCTGGATTTTGGAAACGTAAAAATCATATTAAATTATTAGAGGCATTTTCAAAAAGATTTGGAAATGATGAAAAATTCAAATTAAAATTACATGGCAGATTTGGTCCTTTTAAATCAGAAGTAGAAAAAGCAGTAAAAGAATTAGGGTTAAAAAATGTAGAATTATTCTCTACTCCTTTTTCTGTAAAAGATTACAATCAATTTATGAATGAAATTGATTGTTACGTTTTCCCTTCCATGGGTGAAGGGTTCTCTGTAACTCCTAGAGAGTCTTTAGCTTTAGGTAAACCTTGTATAGTAACAAATAACACGGCGCATAAAACTATTTGTGATAGTGGATATGTTGTTCCTTTACTTGCAAATAAAAAAATACCAGCGGTATATGAAGTATTTGGAAACCAAATTATTGGTAATTTTTATGACTGCGACGTAAATGATTTATCAAAATCAATGATGAATGTTTATGATAATTTTGATGAATTTTCAAAAAAAGCCCAACTCGGAAGAGAATGGGTTAAACAATATTTATGGTCTGAGTTAGCACCGACATATTTGAATATTTTCAAACCAAAATTAATTGAATTAAAAAAATCAAATGTAGTTAATAAGAATGGATTTCAAACTAACAACGAGAATCTCTTTCGTAAAATGCAGGAGTTATTAAATGATTAATAACAATATAGTTACCTGGTCAGTTATAAATGATGAAATATCATTTATTGATGATTTAATTAAATTTCATTTAACTTGGGTTGATGCTATGTATTTTTTGGATACAGGCAGCCAAGATGGCACATTAGAAATATTGAAAAAGTATAGTGCCCAAGACTCTAGAATTATCGTTGAAGAATATACTACGAAGTATGTCTCTCAGTACGAGGTCGGCTGGTTCGATATGCAGGATCCTTTCCCTGAAATTACAGTAAGGAATTTTGCGATTAATCGTACGGAGAGCTTGTTGAAACCCAATTGGATGATTCAATTAGATGGTGATGAAGTTTACACATCTAACGTTAAAAACATACTAATGGATAATGAAAAATATTCATGTATAGGGCATAGCACTATAGACCCTATAGTAAGTTTAGATAAATTGCCCAAAGAACGAAGAGGCAATTATATTTTACATGACCCTCATGTAAGAATTTGGAAAGCTAATCAAAATTTTCATTATATAGAAAATCCAGCATTTCCTGGACATCACTATCATTGTATTCCAACTTGGGATGGTAGAAAAGCTCATTTGTTTCATCATCCAAAAACATTGTTTGTAAATGAAATTTTCGATTTCCATTTACATTGGATGTATGGAAAAAAAATAGAATCATTTTTTAATAAAATCAATATTTTTGATAAAAAAATTATGATTCAAGATCAAGAATTAAATGAATATAGTAATATGTTGCCCGACATTTTTTGGGAAAACCGTAAAAAATGGTTAGAGGATTGAGAAAATAAAATTATGTCTAATAAAAATGTTACAATTGATTTGAAAGCCCGCAAAGACGTTGATGGTCAAACTTTTTATGTTGGAAAAATCAAAGCCCCTGTCTTGATTGATTGTGCTGCAGGAGCAGTATTCCTAGTTTTCGTTTCTGATAAGGGCGAAGAACAACTTCAAATAGCATTAATGGATAATAAAGACTTGGATGATTAACAATGCATTTTGAAGAACTATGGGAGTTATGTGAAAAATTCTATCAGGATAATGATACACATAACTCTTCACAAGAAATTATTAACGAGATGTCTATGAAAATAGATTTATATCGTATGCTCGATAAAAAAGAAATTGATCCTGAAGAGATTAAAAAAATAAAATCTCGCTTGTTCGGCGAGATTCTATTGACACTCACTAATTTGTCATTAACAGACAATATTAATGTATTTGAAGCGCTTTCAGTTGCGCTTCAAATGCGCAGTATGGATATGTATACGAAAAAATATCAAGAATGATTTACAGTTTAAAACTTACAGCCGTAACGCCGTATTTGTTTTTTAGAGCGCCTTCAATCATTCCTTGAGAAGCTTGCCATTTAGAAGAAAATTCTTCTGGGATAGTCAAGCCAACCACCAATACTTTTCCAGCAGCAGCAGGAGCTATTTTAGCATAGTGTACTTGGGGCTTGGCTCCGAATTGAGGTTTAGCTCCTTTTCCAAAAAGAATATCATAGATATCTGCCTCAACTGAAGCTCTCATATCCATTTGAGGAACTGCTCCAACATTTTGTTGAGCAAGTTTAGTAATTATTTGTTGTTGTTGAGCGACGACTCTGAATAATTTATTCATTATCTCTTTATCATTTGACATTTGTGATTCCTTTAAATTGTGGTGAGTGCCTGATCATCCCTGTAATGTTTGTTGTAATAAATAAGCTGATTCTTCGGTACTGCTAGCAATTGACATAATCATATCATCTAGCCCAAGAGTCATCTTTCCTTCTTCCTGAAAGCAATCATATGCTTCTTTCGAGAATTTTAAAAAATCTTTAACAGCAGCTAATGACATTTCTATCGGAGATCCTTCCAAATTTTTATATCTCAATAAAACTTTATTCAAAAGCTCTGTCTGTAAATCATAATTCATACATTCGTCACTAAATAAACCAATGAATTTTTCTGCCGAAGTATCCAAATTTTCCTGAGTATCATTATAAAGACGCTCAAATAATAAATGTTCACCATAAAACATCTCACCATTGGTAGTCCAATGATTATGTTGATGTATCAAAGCCAGAGCTTTTAATGTGGCTACATAAAGAGCAGCTACTTTTAAACACTTATCCATAATATAGTCTCGATATTAAACAAACGTATCCAAATACATTTTTATTGGCATGTTTTTCTATAACAAAAAAGTCTTTTTTAATCCCCAGGGAGTGACTTCCTGGGCATATATTTCATAATTTATTTCGTACTTGTTACCCATCTGCACAGAAAATGGATAGAACTTTGGTTTTTCCATAGTTAAAGGGTTATTAGAAATAATATACCCATACCCGCCATAATACTTATTATGCCATGGCTGACCATCAATTTTTGATACAAAAGATACTTCTATATTATCAATTAGATAATCTTTTTTCATTTGTGGAGTTACCCCTCCATTTACAATAATAGTAGATGTTTGATTTTTAAATTGTAATAAAATTACATTAGGTTGTAATTTTAACCACTGAAAAGCTTCGCCAGAAGTATTTTTACATGATTTTAAATCATCACTTCCCAAATTATAAATAACATTCTTTGAAATAGAAGATTTAAAATTTAAAATATTATTTGGAATATCACTAATCCCTGGGTGACATAATCCAGAATTAATAATTACAACTTTATATTGTTTGGCAAGATCATTTATCTTCAAGATTTTATCTGAATTATTATAAATAGGTCCAACAACTAAAATATTATAATCGATATTGTTGATAATGATTCCTGCCACGAAATCAAATATACCACCGCTAAATTAAATATAATATACCGATTAATGAAAATAAAAAGCAAACTTCTCTCGACAAAAACTTGGGGACCTATTATAGGGGAAGTAGATCTTACAGCATGTGATATAAAATTGGATATGAGAAAACCTAAAACAGTCAAGTACTATAGTTTTAAAGATATGAGTAAACAGGATATGGTAGATATGATCAACCATGATTTACCTATAAGCCTTCGTAAAAATGAAGATTTAATCTCTAGAATTCACGACAGATATCCATTAATAGACAAATCACAAGTTAGTTTGATTGTAAAAACTGTTTTTCAAAGTATGCGTGAGCTTATGCTTCTCGGAAAAGTTTTAAGTTTTCATTCCGTATTTTTCGATACTAAATTACATTTTTATTTAAGAAATGTAATGGGTGTTATAAAACCATCCTTGAAAGTTAAAATAGCCACACCACCCCCTTTAAAGAAAATATGAAAAAAATAAATTTTGATTTAGATTTAGATTTGGATTCAGATTCAGATCAAGAAATTAAATCTGTATCTCTAGATTTAGAAACAGTTAAAACCAATGTGCCTAAATTCTCAAGTCAAAAACTATGTGAAATGATTATTTGTGATAGGTATTTTGGTTTAGGTAAAAATATTTCTTCTATTTGCATGGAAGAGCTTTCTAAACGCAGAATTGCTGGAGATAAATTTGATTTCGAATCTCATATTGATTCTGCAGGTAAAGAATTACCACCATTAGTTTTTGATATGCCTGATTTGAGAACTGTTCTCAATCAAGCCGTTTCTTTAAAGAATAAAAAATGAATCATAAATTAACACAACAAATTGTCAAACATGTATTTTCAAATTTGAAAATAATAGATTCTGATTTTATAAAACAGGATTCTTTATCTATTATTGATCGAGAATTTAGTTTACCTGAAACTATTGGATTCGAAGATGATGACAATATCATACAAAATCATTTATGGGCTTGCCAGTTCTCTGTAGAAAATAAAAATCTCAAAATACTAGTCTGTGATGCGTCACTTGAAAAGGATGTTAAAGAATTTTGTGTTATTATTCATTTAGATGACACCCCAATGTATGGTTTGTATTTGAATGTCAATGATGATCAAGGTACAGAAGCGCTAATAGCTTGTTCTGTTAATGCAAAAGAGTGGGTAAAATGTTCAACCTATTTAGAAGCCACTTTCTTAGCAGCAATGGAACAATTAAAAAATCATATTATTTTCCCAGCACAATGTCATGAATATAAAAAAGAATATAATGCAATTATAAATTTTCTAGAATATTATGTTCAGTTAGGATCTTGATATGAAAGGTAAAAGAATAGATCGTGATTTTTTAAATTCATTCATGAATGAGTGTTTAAATAATGGAATATCTTCATCTCAAGACATGGCTAGAATAGCTAAAGAAAAAATAGATCTCATAGATGTAAGAATAAAAGAAATAGAAAATTTAAAAAATATTCGGTGTAAATTATTAGATGTTGTTTCTTCTTTTGATAATAAAGAAAAGCATGTGTCTGGTAAAGATCAAAAAACTCTTCTTTTTTACAAAATAACCAACATTGGTATTAGTAAAAATATATGTAAAATGCTCATAGATAACAATGATGAATTGCCTTTGAAAATATTGGAAAATAATATAAAAAAACCAAAACATGATGTGTATTTTTGTGTTAAACAAATGATTGATATTGGTATTTTAAATAGACATGATGATTTTTTAAAAAAAGGTAATTTGTTTAATGAATATTTTGCATTTGTAGGAAAACGTTAATATGAAAAGCATACCTACTAGCATTAGTAAAAAAATATTGTGGAGGTATGTTAATAAGAAATTAAATTATAGCATACATCATTATCACGTATTTAGTGTAATATCAATTTTGTTTGAAGAATTGGTAAAAGATTGGAGTGCGGGGAAAGAGATCATGATAAATAATTTTGGTACATTTGTTTTGCAACAAATGCCAAATAGACATTATCATGATTTTAGAGACGGCACTATTAAACTTGGCACAGGTCACAAACTTCTTCACATGTTTTTGTCTGATAAATTAAAAAAGAAATTGACAAAACATTTGGATATTGAAGATACCTGGAAAGGTCAAAATGAGAGTAAAGAAGCCTAAAGTTTTTATTTGTGTAGGTTTAGTTGATAGTAAAATTGTTGCAGATGCCATATTAATTTCATCGGCGGATGAGGCTAAAGAACAATTTGCAAGAAAATATGGTAACATTCCTAATAAAATTTTGGGACCATATTTGAATCCTAAAAAGATAGAGCATGAAAAAGTTTTGAGATTTATATCCCATAAATCTCAAAAAGCAATTTATAATGATTGGTTAGTAAATGCGTTTTTGTTGCATGATCCGGAAGATCATGCATATTTGATTTTTGTTAAAAAGACTGATGATGTTTCCGCCATACCGCCAAAAGGCACTATAATTGTTCCCATTCAAGATTTGAGGTTTATTGAAAATGAAAAATGAGCTGCTTGCCCAAATAAAAGAAAAACTGCTTACGATGAAATCAGAGCTTTTAATAAAAGCAAATAAATTACCAGATATAGACACTGACGGAGACGAAACCGACGAGGTGCAAGGTAATTTATTAATAGAAATTGCCAATCAATTAAGCTCTCGCGATATATCGAAAATATCATTAGTTAACAATGCTTTACGTAAAATAGAAGATTCATCTTATGGTTTATGTGAAGATTGTGAAGAAGAGATTCTAGAAAAAAGATTATTAGCAAATCCGTGTTTTAAGACTTGCGTTCTATGTGCCGAAGCTAGAGAAGCTGAAGAAAAACAAAGAAAGAGGTTCTGATTTTGAATACAATTGTAACAGAGACAACCGATCATGGAGAGTTTCCAGTAGATATCTACCAAAAATTATCAAATGATAGAATTCTATTCATCTGTGATGTTATTGATGATAAATTAGCTACTGATATCGTGGCTACCTTATTACTTAAAGATTCTGAAAATCCTGAAGAAAAAATTACTTTATTTATAAATTCAGAAGGTGGAGACATTCGTAATGTCTTAATGATTTATGACATGATGTGTTTGGTACAAGCACCAATTGAAACAGTATGTATTGGATCTGCTATGGATGAAGCTGCAATTATTCTAGCTGCCGGCACACCTGGTATGAGATTTGCTACTAAAAATTCAGTAATATCAATTAATCAATTAACCCATGATTGGGTAAATGTTTCAGACTTAACGGATGCTAAAAAAGTTCTGGATCAATTCTTAAGTGATAATAAGAAAATGATGGAGATTTTGGCAAAATCTTGTAGTAAAACATATAAACAGGTAATAGAAGATTTTAATCGTAGAGTTTTCATGAATTGTAATCAAGCTGTTAAATATGGCTTAATTGATAAGGCGGTATCGGTTAAAAAATGAATCATCTAATAGGAAAACTTCATCAGCATGACACGCCACAATCTAGTATGTTTCCGGGATATATGGAAACTTATATTAGGTTATCAAAAAATAGAATAATTTTTCTAAACGAAAATATAACTAAACAGTCAGCATCTGAATTGTCAGCTTTATTATTGTATTACGATAATTTATCTCAAGAAGATATCTCTATTTATTTACACTGTGACGGCGGAGATGCTGACGGATTAGCTAATATTTATGATATAATGCAAATGGTAAGATCTCCAATAAAAACTATTTGTATTGGTAAATGTTACTCTGCCGCAGCAGTCATATTGGCAGCAGGAACTCCAGGAGAAAGATACGCATTTAAGCATTCAAAAGTTATGATACATGGTATTCAGGCTGGATTCCCCATCCCCGGACATGATATGACGAATAGCAAAAGTTATTATGAGTTTCTCAAAGAGAACAATGATAGTGTTATGAGAATATTAGCACATCATACGGGTCATCCTTTAGATGAAATAAAACAAGCGTGTACCCGTGATGTTTGGTTGTCAGCACAGGAAGCAAAAAATTACAATATTGTAGACCACGTTTTATGAAAAATTTATCCTTGGTATCTTTTATTGGAATTGATCATCATACTGATTTTAATGATTTATTAGAATTCAAAAACCCAAAAAATAATATGGATTATGAATTTGGTGTATTGTATAGTGATTCTAAAAATGATCGCGATATTAGATACCCAGGCTATGATTTTTGTTTAAAATTTTTATCATGGGCTAAAATTAATGATATTTCTAGGTCTATTCATATTTGTGGATCTTCCATAGATAGTTATTTAAAAGAAGATCCACAAATATTGAAATTATGTAATGAATTGGGTGATTACAATCATCGAATTCAATTAAATATAGATAAATATCATAATAATGAAGAGTTAGCCGATAACATTATTAATGTTACTACAAAATACGGTCATAATTTAATTTTACAGAAAAATGAATTGAAAGAAAAATTCAATAAAGTATTTGTAGAACGCACTGAGATTTTGCATCCCATTTTAGAGAAGTTTTATTTTCATGGCTTTATGATGCGTCATGTGGTCTTGGAAAAGAAATGATAAAAGCTCCCATGCCAGATATGTTTTTTCCGGGTTATGCCGGTGGTATTAATCCAGAAAATGTAATGAAAATTATCAATTTAATTGAAAAAGAAAATATATGGGGGTATCCATATTATATAGATATGGAATCCGGTATAAGAACAGACAATATCTTTTCGGTTAAAAAATGTAGAGATATTAAGAAATTAATAGATAATGCATCTTAATTAACATAATAGCAATATTCACCTATTATTGTATGATTAAAGTTGTCGCGAAATCACCACCTGAGCCAGCTCAGGTAAAATTGAGAGAGTCAAAAAAGGTTTGGAATAAACAAGTTTCCGAATTTGCCGATAATCTTTTTCGTTTAAAAGACATGATGAATGGAAAGCCTTCCAAATTTCATGCTGAAAAATCTTCCATTAAAGATCCTATTCCAGGTGATCCGGTGACAATCATTGGTGTTTTAGCTAATGATTTTCAAGAAATTTCTCAAAAAGGCAATTCAATTGTACAGCAACAATTAGAATATTCTAAAAATAGAAGAAAAAAACAACCGAAACAAACTCTAGCTCCTTTGCCACCACAGGCTCAGTCACCTACTGATTTGACAAATCAACTAGCAAATCATTTTGATGATAAGTTAATAGTTTTAGGTTCAAATCCACTTACTAGATGGTTTACAAGATTTTTAACTCCTACCATGGGAAGTAGTCCAAAAGCAAGAGTTAGGAAATATAGAATGTCATTGTTAAAAGCGGCAGTTGATATCTATGATGATATTGTAGAATTACAGTCTACAATTGTAAAATCTAGTCCTGAAAGTATTTTTCTTTCCACACGCTTATTAAATAAAATAATTCATAATTGGGATTTTTTTAAAACTGGTATTACTACTTTTGATTCAAATGCTGATGTTCCGGAAAAAGAAACAAAAAATAGTAAAGACCCTATTTCCTCAGAAGAAGTAGGAAGAACTGGTCCTTCCGAAAATAAAGATAAAAAATCTCCTGAAGTGGTTAAACCAACAATAAAAAAAACTATTGCTCCTAGTGAAATAGCAAAAGAATATTTGAGTCATACTAACGATGATAACTCTCCTATTGTAATAATAAATGATTACATGAAATATTCTGCTAATTTTACTGATGTCAATTTAAAAACATTAACCGGATTAATTACAGAATATCGTTTGGCTCCACAGAACGAAAACACAGTTCTTAATTTACATCCAGAACTAGCTGTGAAAATTAATAGAGAATATAAAAGAATATTAGCTGAGCTTAACGGTAAATATGGCACTTCTGGATCATCATTTAAAGAGATACTTGAAGCGAAACTTAAAAAAGATGGTAGTGCTAATTATGAATTAGAAGTTCACAGTCAAAAATTAGTGCAAAAATGGTTGGGAAGATTAAAACATGAATTCTTACCTGTTGATAAAACTTCTGCACATAGATTAGACATATATAAAATTGCTGATTCTTTGCGAAAAACTGTAGATAAAATGATGGATTCATTGGAGAAAACAATGGATACAGCCGTACTTACATCACTTCACGACGCAGGTACTGAAGAACTTAAAACTATAAAAGTTTTAGTAGATGGTTTAGAAAAAACGCTTGTAGGCAAAGGATTTAATCGTCCATTCATGGATATGTTAGATTCGGGATCAATAACCAATTTTGGTCCTCAACTTGATGATCAACAAAAAAAACGTCTACAAACTATGATTGATAGAAGACGTGTTAAAGAATTGGCTGACCTTTATCAAGGTAAACAGTTATGAAAGAAGGCTATATTTATATAGGATCTAATGTGTTTCCTACTTATTTTGCTGTTTCTAGCCAAGAGCAGCAACAAGGTCTTATGGATGTAAAATGGCCACCACCGGTAATGTCTTTTATATATGATACACCACAGCCAAATAAATTTTGGATGAAAAATACTCCCAGTCCTTTAGATATTGTTTTTTGTAGAAAAGGCGAGATAATTTCAATTCATAAAGGCGAACCATTTTCTACTTCTGTTATTGGTCCTAATGAATTTTCAGACTTAGTAATTGAATTCCCGCATGGAACAATAGCCTCGCTTGGCGTTAAACTTAATAATAAGGTTGGGATCATATCTCCTTCTTTACAAGATTTATACAAATTTAAAAAATAACGGCGCTCCCATCGCTTTGCACAAGTAAGAATATTTATATGAGCGACCTAGATATCAATAATTTTAACAAAATATTGCGCACTTTTGATATAAGCGCAAACTGTGTAAACTATAAAGCTATAGATAATTATTTTTTCTATGATTTGGAATTGCGACCACAAGCCAAAGTTAAAGATATACAAAGATTTGCCGATGAGATTTCTCTTTCACTGAAATCTTGTAGTAAACCAAATATAAGAATTCTCCATCAAGAAGGAATAGTTAGATTAGAATTTGCAACGAGCCGCCAGAAGCGGCTCGATTTGTTTGATTACTTTATCAATGATAATATTCCTAAAGGTGAATTACCTTGTTTGTTGGGTCAGGCATTAAATGGCGAACGAGTTTGGATGGATTTATCTCAAAATCCTCATATGATTATCTCTGGTACAACTGGTTCTGGTAAAAGCACGTTGCTACACACTATAATAGCTAATCTGTTCAATTATAATAAAGTAAAGTTATTTCTGATAGATCCTAAAAATGTGGAATTTTTAGAATATGATAAAAAGATTAATAATGATGTACAGGTATCATATTCATATCATGATTCTTTAGTTTTGCTGGATCAGCTAATAGATACTATGGAAACTAGATATTCTTTATTGAGAGAGTCAAATATAAAGAGCCTTCCTTATATAGTTTTGATAATTGATGAATTTGGAGACTTGATTTTACAGGATTCTAATAAAGAATTTTATACTAAACTATGTAAATTAGCTCAAAAATGTCGAGCTGCAAAAATGAATATAATCATTTCTACACAAAGACCTTCAGTGAACATTATCAATGGCGCTATTAAAGCAAATTTTCCAGCTAGAATTTCTTGTAAAGTAGCGAGTCATATTGATTCTAAAATCATCTTGGATGCTACTGGTGCGGAAAACCTTATGGGTCATGGCGATGCTTTGTTAAAAGATAACTCTAGGTCCATGGAGAGGTTCCAGATAGCATATACGAATCCAGAACAAGTTTGTTCATATTTTGGTGATGTTAATGAGTAAGATACAGTATCTGTGTCCTGGTTGTTTGTTTTTTGGAAAAGAATCATTTTTGGAAAATGATTCTTTTCTGCATTGCACACAATGCTCTTCATCTTGTGAAGATGAAAAAATAAATACTTTACGAAAAGTATTTGCGAAACATAGTAAACAAGGTTATCGTTGCTCTGATTGTGATAGATTTATACCTGATAATAACTCAGATAAATTATTTTGTCCTTATTTAGATTGTTGTTTTGTAGGTAGCAAATCTCTATGTCATAGGATGAGGCACCCTGCCACAAGAAATAATCTAATTATAGATAATGTTGAATTACAAAAAAATGTTTGTGATAAGAACATATTTTTTGATAAAAGGGTATCTTTGTTAAAAGATGTTATAAATTCACAATTAAACAATGTGTTTTATAATAGTTCAGATTTTACTATCAAGCAAAAAACTGCTTGTTATCAAGCATTTATTAATGTAATAGATAGGTTTCCAAATGAAATGATAGATTATATGCTGGAGTCTTCCCGATCGGGAGGGTTTCAGCATATAATATTTCAAGAATATATTAGAGTATTTGAAAAAAATCTTCCTTATTCATTTAAGAAAAATGGTAAAACTTATAAAGTAGAATCATTACTAGATGATCAGCTTTCTTTATTTGACGGAGTTTCTGTTTTTGAAGAAAAAATAGATTCGAATTTGGAAATTAAAAACTCTACTAATGAATTTTATATCGGAGGTAGAAAGGCTTCTTATGTAAAACCATTTTATATAGGTAAACTTTTAGAGATTTTTGATAAAAATTCAAAAATTAATTTAATGGACAAAGTAGATGAATATTCTTTCTCTAAAATTAAAATGAAAAATATAGATCCTGGCAGATGTGTTATCGTTACACATTTACGAATTCCACCTCATTATCAAATGGGAGGAATGGTATATGTTAACAGATTGCGTAAAATGATAGTTGATCAAACTCGCGATCTCCTGGAGAATAATAAATGAAGAGTGGCAAACAAAAATTTCTGAAGATGAATATTTCAGAATCATTTTTACATAGAACTATTTGCAAAAAATGTAAAGGTAATCCAAATTATTACTTCTATTCCAGAAATCCAATTTTGTGGTATGATCCGCGTAGAGTGATTAATAATCTTGAATACATTAAGAAAAATAATAAAAGATTTTCTCCCGAAGAATATTCTTCAGCTTTAGACGATTTTAGATTTTCTACAAAATTAAATTTCTATAATCATCCTGTCAACTATAAGTCATATCGCCCTAAACTACATAGAGTGCGTGGACAACATCCTATTTTGGATATCACAGAATATTTAACTTGTGAGTGTGGACAGACTGCTTGGGCATTCTCTGATGTAAATGTAGATCTTAGAAATGATATTAAGCATAAAAAGTCTAGAATTTACATTTCTAAAAAATTCATGTATTAATTAGTTGTAATTTTTTTTCAACTTGATGTTCTAATTTAATAAAATCATCAGCTAATTCTTCAAACAATTTCCATTTTTTATTTATTAATTTATAGCAAGAGTAATATGATAATCTTCCAATTGTATCGTAATATTCTTTGCTTGCAAATTTTAAATGTTTTGGTGCCCAAGTATTAGCAAAAAATATCCAATCTCCAATATTTTGGTAGATGGAAAAATCTTGTTTTTGACGGGCTTGCGAAAACAGCAAAGTGATGCTATCTTTAGATAGATCAAAATTGGTATGTTGGTATTTTCCGTAAATACCAACAATATATGCACGAGTGTCAGAGTGACATTCTAAATCATTGAAAATTTCTTGAAAAAAATCTGTGATATTGTGATATGTCGTATCCATTTTAGATATACCAAAATATTGAAAGACTGTATGGTGATACATTAATGAAAACATTAATAATAGTTGAATCGGGAACAAAAGCAAAAAGTATCCAAGATATTCTTGGATCAGACTATATAGTAAAAGCTAGCGTGGGTCACATAACAGAATTAGCCAGTGGTGGTTTTCATGGTATGGGAGTAGATGTTGATAAAGATTTTAAGCCTCATTATGTTTTATCTGATGATAAAGTATCAGTACTAGAAAATTTAATGAATTCTTCTAAAGAATGTGACTCTATTATTATAGCAAGCGATCCGGATAGAGAAGGCGAAGCTATTGCTTGGCATCTTTCTAAAAGATTAGAAGATATGGGTAAACCGATCAAGAGGATGACCTATGGTAAAATAACTAAGCCTGCACTTTTAAAATCTTTGAATGAACTTAGAGATGTTGATTTGAATATTTTTCATGCTCAAGAAGCCCGTCGTATTCTGGATCGTTTAGTTGGATTTAGTGCTTCCCCATTTTTGATGAATTTTTTCGGACCTAAATTGTCGGCTGGTCGTGTTCAATCAGTTGTAACACGAATGATTATTGATCGTGAGTTAGAAATAGAAGCGTTTATACCAGAAGAGTTTTATACTATTCAAGTTAATCTCGATAAAAACGGACAAGATCCTTTTACTACAAAATATTCTGGAAGATTAACTAATGTTAAAACTGCGAAATCTATATATGACAGATTATCAGCAAACGATAAGTATATAGTTACAGATGTGCGGGCTGAGGAAGAAAAAAAAGCAGCGCCTGCACCATTAATTACTGCTACATTATTACAGGCAATGAGTTCTCTTTATAATCTTGATCCTGAAGAAACCATGAAAGCAGCTCAGTCATTATTTGAAAGTAAATACATTTCGTATCATAGAACAGATTCGGTAAGAATCGAAAATGAAACGGCAAAAATGGCTCATGATTGGCTGGATGAAAATAAGATTGATAGACCTAGCAAACCTAATATTTTTAAAAATGAAAATGAATCACAAGATGCACATGAATGCATTCATCCTTGTGATGTCAATTTTATAGTCGATGATAATAATTACGAAATTATAAATAAAAATGAGAGACTAGTTTATAAGACTATATGGCAGTATTTTGTTGCTAGCCAGATGTTGCCAGTAGTATATAATACATTAAAAGTGACCGCTCATGTGTTGGGTGACAAATCAGCAGAAGTGAAAGCTTCAGGAAAAGCCTTAAAAACTAAAGGTTTTCTTGATATTTTAGGAATCGAAGATAAGAACAAAATTGAAATACCTAATTTAGAAGTTGGAGATTTACTTTCTTTATCTGGAAAAATACCAGTTTGTATGGAAAAAAAGCAAACTCAGCCTCCGCCACGCTATTCAATTAATAAAGTGATGAGTGAGCTTAAGAAAAGAGGTATTGGTAGACCGGCAACATATGCAGATTTATTAAGTAAAATTTCTGCAAGAAATTATGTGGAAAAGAAAGGTAATGTTTTTCATGCCACAGATTTGGGTAAAAAAATAACTCGTGTTTTATCAGATTATTTTTCATTCATGAATTATGATTATACTGCCAAAATGGAGAAATCTTTGGATGAAATTGAGAATGGAAAAGTAAATCATATTGATATGTTAAAAAAGTTTTATCCAGAATTCAAATCTGAATTAGATCGGGCATATCTAAATCATGGAGGCACACTTTGTGATAAGTGTAGTAGTCCAATGACACTAAGAACAACTAAAAATTCAGGAGAAAAATTTTTAGCTTGTAGCGCGTATCCGAAATGTAAAAATATTAAATCCATATGAAAGATTCGGTTTTGTAATTAATGAAAATTAAAGAATATAAAGAATTTTTAACGCCAACGTTATTAGAAGCGCAAGAAACCCTTTCAAAAGAAATTTTGGATTCGTTAACAGAAATATCTGTTCAAGCATTAGGTATTGAGGACCCTAGACCAACTGCCAATTTTATTGATTTAATGAAATGGACCGAAGCAAATTTCAAAAAATTCTTAAAAGATCAAGATCATATAAATAGATATGTTCACAATAGAATTATTATTGATGGACAGTTTTTGAAATTTTGTAATGAAAATTCTGTTACTGTAAAATGTTTGTATAAAGATTCTATTATCTCTTGGAAAACAGACCATGATTTTGAGAAATTTTTTGTACAAGGAGTATTTCTTGTCAAAACTAAAAACGTAGAATTTCTTCAGGCAGCCCTTTTTCATAAGGGAAATCAAAATGAAGATGAAGTTAGTTTTTTTACAGTTGTATCTAATAGTAATTATGAAGAATATCTTAAATTAAGAAATTCATTTGATGAATGGATACAAAAAAGAGATAGAAGTAATTTACATATTAGAGTTGTAGACGGAGAAGATATTCCGTATACTAAAGATCATACATGGGGCGATCTGTTTTTACCTACAGAAATTAAAACGGAATTACAGGCACTAGTTGAGAATTTCTTAGCTTCAAAAGAATTCTATAATTCTAATAGAATACCTTGGAAAAGAGGAGTATTATTATACGGTCATCCTGGTAACGGCAAGACATCTATTATTAAAACTGTTATGTCGATGTATAATTTTAAACCAGTGACTGTCGTACCCGGAGCACCGGATGAAGCCATTAGAGAAGCTTTTACATACGCTGAAGAACAAAGTCCTTCCTTACTGTATTTTGAAGATTTAGATTCCATTCTAGAAAAGAATGATGCTTCTTCATTCTTGAATTTAATGGACGGCATTTCTGCGAAGAATGGACTGTTAGTCATTGCTACGGCTAATGATGTGCGCAAACTAAAATCTAACATTACAGACAGACCATCAAGATTTGATAGAAAATTTGAAATTCCCCAACCAAATCCAGATATGGCTCATATATACATTAAGAGGTGGTTTGGAAACATGATTACCGCGAGAAAATGTAGAGAGCTTGCAAAAATATCCGTTAAGTCGGGATTTTCGTATGTTCATTTGAAGGACTTATATATTTCTGCAATGTTTGCTGCTTTATCACAAAACCGTAAAGTTCCAACAGAGAGAGATATAGATAGTGCATTGAATCGTTTAATCAAGGAAAAAACCCCGTTAACTGGTTCGAAGATTGTAGACACTGACAGATATTTCAAGTAAAAGGTTAAACATAGGTTAGTTGATAGTTATGTCGAAAGATATTTCAAAGAAATTCAAGAAAAATTCATTTAAAAAGGCGTCGAAAGGGGGTGAATCCGTAAGCCAGGACTCTCATTCCAATGAAGCTGTATTAGCACAACCATTGGAGGTCAAAGTCTATAACAATAACTTTGATAAAGCTCTTAGAGCTTTTAGAGCTTTAGTACAAAAAGAAAGAATCTTATCTGTATATAAAGAAAAACAGGCATACGAAAAACCTTCACAAAGAAGACGTCGTAAGAAGAATGAAGCGAAACGAAAAATTTTAGAACTACAGTCCGATAGGTCTAAAGTTAAGAGGTCAGAATCCTCTGAAAAATAAATAAGGTTCACATGTCTAATAGAAATGTTAAGTTGTATAAAAATCCGGATAGAGAAAAACCAGAAACTATGAAACGATACGTTCCACAGTACCAGTTAATGGGTGTGGAGCCTGAAGAATATCATAGTTCTGCAGTACCTTCTGGTACTCAAATATCAAAGAATGCTTCTCAACTACCACCGACAAATCCGCGGGCGCCACGCTTGCCAGTTAGACAACCTTATGCGGTCACGGTCTCTTCCCCTGTCGGTAGGGGAAGAGGTCCAGTTCCTAATATAGGGAACAGTTTAGAACATACTTGGTCGTCTGTTGATGGAGAAATTATTGATGATGTTTCTAATCAATTTGATGAACAAGATATGATCGATAATAATGATTTTGTAACTGAATCGGCATTAGGTCTTGATATGGAAGACAATGTTGACTTGTCTCTGGGACAAGGGCAGTCTTTTATGACTGAAAAAGAATTAAAAAATGCTCTTAATCAAGAGCACGTTTCCAATGTAGAAACAGCATTGTCAGGATATAAATTCTCAGATGATGAAGTTATTTTGATGATTAAAAATGTTGTTTTTGCAATTGGTGACATGACTATTATAGAAAAAACTGTTAGAGAATTAATTTTTGGCGAGCACCCAATGTGTGCTGGTACTCCAATATTAGTGGAAGATCTATTAGTTTTTAAAAACGTACCAATCAAAATTGGCGTCTTTTTAGGATAAGGAATTCTGCATGGAAAATGGACCAAGAAAAGCAACAGATGTAATTTTGGATATGGAGTCTAAAATTGATATTCTAATAAATCTTGTTAGAACACAAGATTTGAATATTAAAATATTAACTAATAAGTTAAACGTTTTAAATGAGAAGTTAGATAAACCAATTTCCGCTCCTCAATCTATTAGAATAGAAGCTGTTGATACGACGCCCATCGCTGTAGAAAATAAACAAGTCCAGGTTTCTCCGGAAAATGCTATTTCTATGGAGAAGGAGCCTAAAGGATTTAGACGTACCTCTCGTCCTGAAACATATGCAGGAGATAATTCGTATTTAAAACCTCCCGCAAAAAATCAAGAGAATACAAATTCTGCCAAATACCCGATGCAGATGCCAAAACATTTTGAACCAGAAGTAATTGTTCCGCAACAAGCATTAAAGCCAATAGAAATTAACACTAACAATTCTGTGAAAGAAACACAGAAAATGTCGGGAGCTAATAATATTTCGGTAATACAAAGAATTGTTGATAAAAATGGAAAATCCGTATTCCTTGCAGATGTAGAAATCTTAACTTTAGAAGACAAACAAACAGTAACTAAAACTAGAACTAATGGTGCTGGTAAATGGATGGCTTCTTTGCCAATGGGCGAGTATAAAGTTTTCATTAGAAAAAAAGAAGCAGTTAATAAAGATAAAATGGAAGTCATTCAAGAAATTAAAGTTGATGGAACTAAATCTCAAGTAGAATTACCGACCGCTATTATTAAAACTTAATAAAATAAATATTCAAAATGAAAAAATTTCAGGTTATTGTTGCAGACCCGCCTTGGGTTTTTTTTGATAAAATAGATATGATTACTACTCCAAGAGGAGCGGCGGCTAATTATAAGACTATGTCTATTTCAGATATTAAAAATTTATCCATATCTGAAATAACAGATCCAAATGGAACTGTGTTAGCTCTTTGGGTCCCATCCTCCCTATTACAAGAAGGTTTAGACACCATGTCATCGTGGGGTTTTAAACATAAACAAACTTATGTTTGGGTAAAAACAAAAAAAGATCCTTTTGTTAAACTTGTAAGCTCTTTTGGTAAAAACGTATTACAATATTGTAAAGACAATGGTTGGAATGCTTTTTTGAAACATAAAACTCCAGGAAATATAAGAAAAATTCTGTCGGACACTGCAAAATCATTTACTCTGAATGATTCATTGGCATTTGGTATGGGAAGATTATTTCGGCAAACACATGAGATTTGTTTGATTGGAACAAGTAATAATAAAATTTATAAAAAAATAAATAATAAATCTCAAAGATCTGTTTCATTTGCCGAAAACTTAAAACACTCAGCTAAACCTGAATTTTTACAAAATTCTTTAGATTTGATGTTTCCTAATGAAAATAGATTAGAAATTTTTGCTCGTAGACAACGTCCAGGTTGGATTTGTTTAGGCAACGAAGTATGTGATGGAGAAGATATTCGTGACTCCATTAAAAGAATTCAATTATTATAAAGGCTGAAAACATGTCGTAGATAAAATCTTCACATTTTTTCTTACATTTGGAGGATATGTGACTTATGTCAAAGAAAACATTATTATTGAGTGCCAGATATGAAGTAATTTCATTTATTCCAGAAAGAAAAGTTTACAAATTACTTTTTAGTCCAAAAGACAAAGTAGAGGTAATTTCTTCCTGGGATGATGATATCATTTGGACAAATGGCATGATAAAGCATCCCTCTATTTTAAGATTAAAGAATCATGTTAAGAGAAATTTTTTCAATTCTAATTTTAGTAGAAAAGCTTTAGTTAAAAGAGATAAAAGTACTTGTCAATATTGTAGTAGAAAATTGTCCGCATCTCAAATTACTATTGATCATGTTGTTCCAAAAGCACAAAGAGGTGGAACTACTTTTACAAATTGTGTAATTTCATGTCAAATTTGTAACGGAAAAAAAGCGGATAGGACTCCTGATCAGGCGGGAATGATTTTGTTGAAAAAACCAACACATCCATCTTTTGCGGCACAACATTACTTAGCAGACCCTCAAGAATACTGGCATAATGATTGGGACGATTATCTAAGAAATTATTGAAATTGAGAAGATGACAAAATCATATGATTTTGTCATCTTTTTATCATGGTATATTTAGGAATAGACTATATAATGTCTTTAGACATATAGGTGGTACCATGATCCAACAAGCAAGTTACAATTGTATAGTTTGTGCTAACGAATTTGATGAAAGCTCGGATGAATTGCATTCTGTTGCAAATGCCAAGCTTAATGTAAGCAAATTTAGAATTTGCCAGGCTTGTTTGGATAATTCTGACCCAGCCGACGATTATCGTGAAGCACGTAGTATTATAAATTCTTATTTAAAAATTTCAGAAGCTAAAATAGCTTTTTCAGAAGTTAAAAACATTTTGTCAGGAATAAAAAAGTAAGATTATAAAATATCAAGTATTGCTACTCGTTCTTCCTCTTCCTCATCTTTTTTCTTGTAAGTTTTATTTGGCATATCTTCAATATACAAACTGATTTGTTCAAAAACTTCTGATTTGGGTTGTTGATAAATGAACGGAAAAAATAAATCATCCATATAGATGTGTGATATTATTGGCATATAAATATGATTTGTAATAATTGTTCTAATTTAGTCTTTTTAAATACGAGTAAAGCGTGCGTTAAATGTCGAGGCGAGGTACTTAATAATTTATCAGTGATATGTGATGGCTGTTCAAATAGCGCAAAACAATGCGCAGTATGTCTAAAGAAAATTTTACCACTCAAACAATCCAAAGGCTGCAATTGCGGCAATAAATAATCATGATCATAAAAAATAATGAAGAGCTTTTAAGGGTCAAATGTGAAGACGTTCTTCCCGAAGAAGTTGGAGAATTAGTATTGGTTTTAGAAAAAGAACTAGAACAATCTGGAAAATTAGGCGTCCCTGGAATAGGTCTGGCAGCACCACAAATAGGAATAGCTAAAAATATTGCCATAGTGAGATTAGGTAATATTAATTTTGATTTAGTAAATGCGAAGATATATAAAGGATATGACCAAACAATTTTTAGACAAGAAGGCTGTTTATCATTTCCCGGAAGAATTGAAGATACATTAAGATATCAAGAAGTACATATAACTAATAATTTAGTTTATCCTCACAGTATGATTGCAGCTGGATTAGTAGCTGTATGTTGCCAACATGAAATTGATCATTTGAATAGTTCATTATTTATGGATCATGCTGTACCCAAACCTCCAATCAAGAAAAACAAAATTGGACCGAATGATCCATGTGTATGTGGATCAAATAAAAAATACAAAAAATGTTGCCAAAAATGAATTGTAATCACGATAATAGATTTATTAGTAATACTGAGAATTATTATCCAGTAGGATTTATTAAAGATATCTGCTGTACACAATGTTTTAAAATAGTTGGAACTCAGTACTATGATAATGAAATGAAATTAATTCATGAGGAAGGGTTAGATTGCAATTACATTGTTAAACCTGTTAATAAAATAATATTTCCAAAATTTCTTTAAGATATATAGGGTTCTATGAATAAAGAACAAGCCGAAAAAATAACTAATGATGTATTGATCGCTGACGCTTTAATTAGAATTAAAGCATTAGAAACCCTTTTGATTTCTAAAGGTATATTAACAGCTGCTGAATTTGAAGCTCAATGTAAAGATATCACTGAAATATTATCTTTATCTATTTTAGAAAAAGCCGGAATAACAGGCAGTTAAAATGATTTTTTTGAGTCGAGAAAACGAATTAATTTTATCAGGATCCCAGTCTTTATATTTTTATGCTTCTTGGATGCCTTATCATAAGAGAATGATCTCTATGATAGGTAAAATGGAGCAAAAATATAAAGATCTGGGATTTTTTGCTATTGATACTGATTATTTTAAGACTTTTTGTAAAAGATTCGATATTACTTCTATCCCAACAATTATAATTTTTAAGGATGGAAAAGAATTAAAAAGAATTGAAGGGTTGATTTTAACCAGTGCCCTGAAGGTCGCATTTGCTGATATATGTGATTCTATAGGAGAACCCAAATGAGTAAAAATAAACCTATCGTTCCAGTATCTGCCCGTGAAGAACTTGCCTCTGTGACATCAGAGATTCAAGATGCAAAAGAAAAAACATTGACCCAAAAAATATGGGATGACATACGTAATGTAAAATTAAATATGTTCTCATTAAACAATCAATTTGTACACGGCTATTACAAGCCTTTATTCGTAGAACCTAATAGATTATACTTAGTTGGTGCAACTACTGCTACAGCTGCCCTGCCAGCTTTGGAAGAAGCGATATCTCCAAGGTATCAGGTAGAACAAGCTGAAAGATTTGTAATTGTTTCACTAGCTCCAGTTAAATAAGGAGATCATATGCCATTTGAAGATGAATATGATGATTTACCAGAAAAGCCAAAAGCTAGTCTTAAAACTATAAGTTCTCAAAAATCTATTTTTGAGAACACACCTAAGAAACCTTCTCAAGAAGAGATTGATAAGAAGGCTCATGCGATTCATGATAGAGGTAGTTCGTATAAAATGCGAGCAGCGGAATTAGCTTTACAATTTAATAAGGCGATAGCTGATAAAACTTTGAAAGCTAATAAAACAATTTTTTCTGCAGAAATTGAGCAAGAGCTTTTAACTAAAATGATTGGATTGGCTATTGAGATAAATGCAGATCCTCTTGAACAAGAGGATATGGGATCATTAAGCTGGATAACCCTTTTATTGAGAACTTGTTTTTCACAAAGAGATAAAATAAATTATTTAGAATATGCTATTTCGCAAATAGATAAAAAAATAGAATCTGCTGTATCTTTGGAAATTAATAGGTCTCTTGACAAATTAAAGCCTCGTGAGTAAAGTATGATTACTCGGGAAACATTACTTTCTCTAATCTCCGAAGAAAAAGAGAAATTTAGCCAGTACTCACAACTATGTACAAATTATCAGATAGCCTTGGATCCGTTGGCGATAGCGAAGTATCAAGGTATTATGGAGACTCTACAGAAGTTACTACAGGAAAAAAATATTACCAAGATTTAATCAGGAAAGCTGATTCTATTCCTATTGTTAAATTGTTTCGTCATTATCGTTTAAGATTAGACGATAATAATAGAAAAATAATTTGTCCATTCTCTAGCCATCAAGGAGGGAGGGAGAGCTCTCCCTCCTTTTACTATTATCCTAACACAAATAGTTTTTGGTGTTTTGGATGTAAAACAGGGGTGCGTTGTTGTGATTTTGTTTCAAATGTAGATAAAATTTCAAGAGTGAAAGCTGCTTTTAAGATTCTTGAACTATTCAAGAGTGATGTTGATGAAGATGCAATATTAATTGATCGTGAAAATTTCTCTGAAAAACTAGAAATAATGTTGATGTTTTCTAGTAAAGTTAGAGAATTTCGTAGAAATTCTGCAGATGAAAAATCACTTCAATTTATTGAAGAATTGTGCGCAGTATATGATGCTATAAATGTAAAACATTCATTAAATAATGAGGCGTTACGCTCAGTTGTTGATCAGTTAATTGAAAAAATAAATTCGTATAAACTATGAAAAAAATATATTGTCCAATATGTAATATGAAATTAAAAGTTGATCCTGCTGACGGCGTGACAATTTGCTCTTCTAATATAAATCATTATTTTTTCAGAAAATATATACGAGGTTGTTAACCTGGAAAATTATTCTGTGAGAATGGCTAATAACATTGTTTATCTATATAAAGATGAAATATGTGTTATGGAGTTTCCAGGAAAATTAGATTTAACTTCAAAAAATTTGATAGATAAAATTAAAATATCCAAATCACATATTGGAAACAAATTATCAAAAGAGACCAAATTAAAATTATCAGCAGCCCATGTTGGAAAAAACATAGTTTGGAAACTAAAAATAAAATGTTAAAAATTAATAAGAAGATAAAGAAAAAATATACAGTTATTTATCCTAGTTTGACTGGTAAAAAAAATAAGTGAAGAAACAAGACGTAACTTACGTGAAGTTAATCTGGGTAAGAAAGCCAGTCAAGAAACTAAAGAAAAAATGTCCCAATCTATGATTGGTGAAAATAATGGGATGTTTGGTACTTCAAGCGAAAAAGCTTCATGTGCCAAATTAACTCAAATACAGGCTGATGAGATCCGAAAAAGGTATTCGGAAGAAAAAATATCTTCAATTCAATTAGCTAAAGAGTATAATGTTAGCAAGAAAACTATACTAAATAACAAAACTTATAAGGATGTTCTATGGGTAAAGTAATTTTGCTTGGGGACCCACATTTGGGGAAGGGCACCGGAATTGGCAAAACGGGCATCGGTTCAAATCTCAATAGCAGAATTGCCGATCAATTAAATCTTCTAGATTGGACTTTAGAACAGGCTGTTGAACAATCAGCTGACAATATTATTATTACTGGAGATGTATTTGAGGATCCTAGACCTCACTCATCATTGATAACGATGTTTATTTCATGGTTAAAAAAATGCCAAGCCTATTCAGTGCATGTTCATGTGATTCTCGGAAATCATGATATGCTACGAAATGGTTTTGTTTATTCATCACCATTAGATATTATCAGTGAAGTAGAAATGGACGGAGTAGATATTTATAAAAATATAGATTCTATCTTTATAGATACTACTGCTTTTACTTTTATTCCATTTCGTGATAGAAAATCTTTGGGAGCCTCAACACAGCAAGAGGGTTTAAATATTATGCAAGAGACTCTTGCATATGAGTTAGCAAGTTTACCATTAACTTATAAGAAAGTTATAGTTGGACATTTGGTAATAGAAGGATCAATACCAGTCGGTGATGAAATTGATGATATTACAAATGAACTTTTTTGTCCAATAAAAATGTTCGAAGGTTATGATTATGTTTGGATGGGGCATGTTCATAAGCCGCAGATAATGAATAAAAAGAATCCTTATGTAGCGCATATAGGTAGCATGGATATTTCTAATTTTGGAGAAACAGATCAGAAAAAATACATTGTAATTCTAGACACTGATGCAAATAAAGGGTTTGAAATAAAATATCTTCCTACACGTGCTTTAAAGAAAATATCAATTACTGTTCCTAAAGAAATTACTGATACGACCAAATACGTTTTATCGCAATTGAAAGATTTAAATTTAGACAAATCTATAGTTAAGGTAGAGATATCTTTGGATGCCCCTGAATTAAAATCAGTTAACAAAAATACTATAGAAAAGTTTTTGACAGATAACGGAGTGTTTAATATCTCTGGCATTTCTGAATCAAAAAAAGTAGTTTTAGTAAAAAAAGATAATACTAATGTATTAAATACTAAAATGGATATGGTCTCAGCAATTAATAAATATAGTGAACTGTATATAGACAAGGCACACCAAATAGAATTTTCCAAATTAGCAATGGAAATATATAATTCTTTTAAATCTGAGGCTAAAGAATGAATCCTTTAAAATTATATATTGAGAATTTTCAGTGTCACGCTCAAAGCTACATAGATTTTACAGAATTTAATTCGGCATTAGTCATTGGTAAAATAGAAAATAACGACTCCTATTCTAATGGGGTTGGTAAAACTACTATATTTAAAGCTATTGAGTATGTTTTATTTAATCAAGCAGATATAAATCTTGAAAAGATCATTCGTGATGATACGAATCATTGTGCGATTGTCATAGATTTCTTAGTTGGAGATCAGGAATATCGTGTTTCTAGAAAAAGAACAAAAAAAGGGGCAACTGATTTAACTCTTTTACAGAGAAACTCTGTAGAAGGAAGTGATACAGAAGTGTACCATGATATTTCTTTTACCCCAATATTTGATGATAAATTTTGGAAAGATATTTCCGGGCGCCGCGCCGCAGATACTGAAAAAGAATTAGAAAAATTGATTAAGATCAATTTTAAAACATTTAGAAGTATTGTTCATTTTGTGCAAAATGATTTTAGTGGTTTAACAACCTCTACTCCTGAAAAAAGAAAAGCTTTATTTAAAGATGCTTTAAACCTTATAGTTTATTCTAAATTAGAAAAAATTGCCAAAGACAGAGCAAATGTTTTAACAAAAGAAATTGATAGACATAAGATTTTAATTGAGTCCCTTTTGTCCGCACAAGATAATCTATGTGAATTAAATTCTCAATTGATAGATTGTGATGAAAAGATATTTTATTTAGATAAAAAGATTTGCCCTCTTAATGAAGATGTAATGAAACATCATTCAATTTTGAATGATTTGATGGCGTCTTACAAAGATCAAGAAAATAAAAACGTATCTTTACTTGAAAAAGAAAAGGTACTTCTTTTACAGAAAGCCAAGATTGAATCTTCAATAAAAGAGTATTCAGCTAAAAAATCCGTAATGATTAAATTCGCTAAAGAATTAGTTGAAGAAATAAAAACATACAAAGAAGAATTGGAAACTTTATCCAAACACGATTTATCTCAAATAGACGATATTAATAATCAAATAAATGATTTGAAGCAAAAAATAACGTATTCAAATATTGTAATAACAAATAATGTTACAGATTACGAAGAGTTGAAAATTCCAGTTCCTGATGATGATTTTTGCAAACACTGTCGTCAAAAAATGACTGCAGAACATAAGCAAGAGTGTAAAAATAAAATAGCTAGAGATATGGAAAAATGTCAAGCCGTAATAGCTTCTTCAAAAAAAGAAATATCTCAATTAAATTCTGAAAATAATATTTTGCAGTTAAAATTAAATGTTTTAACTCGTGCAAAATCTCAATTGGATATTATTAATAGTAAAATAATATCAAAAAATAGTGAGCTACAAGATAAGAAAAACATTCATGTAGAGTATTCTTCTATCATAGATAATTTCAATCATGATTTGTCATTAAAAAATGATGAATTACTATTAGTCAAACAGGCTATGGATGCAGCTACGCCAGTTGAAGTTTCTTTAATAAAAGATAAAGTAGAATTAAAAAAGAAAGAGATTTCAGATGTTAATTCGTCTATCATTTCTTTGAATAAAGAAATTGCTCATTTTACTAGTACTAAAGCTGTTATCAAACATAATATCGATCAAAAAATCAAAGAGGTATCTAGATCGGAATCTCTTAAAGATAAATTGAATGAATTAGAAAGTCATTATTTACCATACCCACAAGTTATCCAAGCATTTTCATCAACTGGTATACCTAATTTAATCATTCAAAATGTTTTAGACGATTTACAAATTAAATCTAACGAATTGCTTAGTCAATTAAAACCTGGATTGCAATTATCTTTTTTGGTTGAAAAAACTAAAGGTGATGGAACAGAGTCAGATACTCTTGATATTCATTATCACGTAAATGGTAAAGAAAGATATTATGAACAACTGTCTGGAGCGATGAAATTGGCAGTAACTTTTAGTTTAAAAATAGGTTTAAACTCATTACTTCAAAACATGGTTGGGACAAACATTAAGTTTTTATTGTTAGATGAAATTGATCAATCTTTAGATAAAGCAAGCGTAGATGCATTTGCAAATATCGTTAAACATTTTCAAAACGATTTTACAATACTAGTGATAACTCATAATGATAGATTAAAAGATAAATTTAACCATGCAATCTTGGTAGAACAAGATTTAAACATGGTTTCCAAGGCGAAAGTAGTAAGTGAGTGGTGATATGTATAAAATAGCTATTTCAGGTAAAGCTAATTCTGGTAAAGATACTGCTAGTCGTTATTTTGAAGATTGTTTTAATCCTGGATGGAAAGGAAGATGTTTTACGCCACGTAAAACAATCAGTATAGCTTTTGCCGATCCCATTAAAGAAATGATACTTCAAATGTATCCAGGTTTGAAAAGAGAATATTTATTTGGAGATTCAAAATATAGAAAAGAAATAATTCCAGGATCTTATCATAATGGGGAGCCTTTAACTATTCGTGTTTTATTACAAGAATTTGGAGAGGGTTGTAAGAAATATAATCCCAAAATTTGGATTAATGCTTTTGATGCTAAATCAAAAATGGCAGAAGAACGTGGTGATAATTTGGTTATTGCTTCTGATTTAAGATTCATTGATGAATTCAATTATCTAAAAGAAAATGGCTTCTATTTGATTCGTATTATACGTGGAGAAGATGAAGGCATGAATCACATATCGGAAACTCAACAAAAACAAATTAAAAATAGTGATTTCGATAAGATCATTGATAATAATGGCAGTTTAATGGATTTGAAAACTCAATTTGATGAAATCACAAAATCTTTAAAAGAGTAACGGCTAATAGGACATTTATGAATGAACGTCGAGCTATTCAAAAAGGAATTCCTCCCCAGATTTAAAAATAGTGGAGAAGATAAGTTTTATAAATCGTTATTATTGATAAGTCTGAATAAATTAGTAATGGTAGAAAAGGGAGATTATAAAGGAATATTGCCTCATATTGAATTATTAGATTATTACGAACAACTCATAATTTTATATAGAAGAGAGGGCGAGGAAATTTATTTAAAGGTTGCTAAGACTTTTAGAAAAGCGGCTCATAAAGTTTACCGCATCATGTTAAAAAAGAAAATGAGCCCAGTAAACTCAAAATTTCTAAATGTAGTATAATATGGCTGTTATTAATTTAACCATCGTTGAATCTGAAGAACAAATTGTAGCAGGTATTCCTTTAACGATTACCATGTCTACAAACATACCTTCTTCCATTTTTTATACTTTAGATGGAAGTATTCCTACTTTATTTTCTAACATTTATATTTCTCCAATACTTTTACCTTATGATGTTTTAACTGTTACGTTAAATATATTTGCTACCAATGGAGTTGATTCTTCTCCCGTTGTTACTGAAGTGTACGGTACAAATATATTAAATAACGCTAGATTGTCACATTCTGCCACTACTGCACAGCCAAATTCTTCTAGACCTGATTTATATCCTTTTGGTACTAATGCTCCTCAGCCCGATAGCACCTTTTTGAATCCTGGAGATGCGGGTATAAATGTTGATGATCCATCTTTACCTATAATTTCATCGGGATATGATGCGGATGGATATCAATCATTATTAAGCAATCAAGAATACACGCAGGATAACTATCAGATAATTTATGGGGCGAGAGACGCTCAAGGGCTTCCTCAAATTGGAATATTACCTCCTGTAAATTCAATCATTGAGCCCGAGGTCCCTGCCCCTGAGTATACTAGTCAATTCACGCAAGTTTTCGATCCTCGCGCTTTTGTAATTTTCCAAGATTTTACAAATGCTGATCCTGAAGATTTATCAGCAGTGAATAGACAATTTTTTAGTTTAGAAGATCCTGATCGCGCAAGAGATGGAAATGCGTATTATACTAGTGGATTAGATGCGCCATCTGTTAGTGGATCATTTTTAAGATCTCATTATAATCCAAGGGATAACACTGTTACATATTATTATTTGGACACTTGGACTAATCGCTGGATTATTTCTAAAACCAAACATGATCCAAAAGGACCATATGATGGTAATCTTTCTGGAAAAATTGTAGCTGGAAAAGGCGGAGCAGGTGCTCGTAATGTTTACGAGTGGATCCCGTACGCAAGAAGAACACTTTTTTGATTGGTCATATAAACTTATCAAAAAATATAAGAGATATTATTGAAAATAGCTATAATAATGGTTTTTATCCTCCACTAAATAATTTTATTATTACATAATTTTGGTATTTTGCGAATGAGTTATATTCATTCATACACAATATCACTAAAAGATCGAATTAAAATGTCACAACAATTAAGATTGAGCGTTTCTAAAACAAAAACGTTCTTGGATTGCCGCGCCAAATTCAAATTTTCATATATTGAAAAGCTTCCTAAGAAGGATTGGGAACATCACACATTGGGTAAATTTTGTCACAAGGTATTAGAAGATTTTCATATTGCTTATCTTGAAGGTTCTCAGGAACCTTACAATGTAGAAATGCAAAAAGCATTTAAAGCTGCCACGGCAGAGTACAAAGCTGCTATGACTCCCGAAATGAAAAAAGAATGCTGGGTCATGATTGACAAATATTTAAAAATTGTCACTGACGATAAAAAAAATAATACGGGAGCCAACGTTATTGCTTGTGAAAAGAAATTCGAGCTTTTGGTCGAAGATAAAGTTCTTTTAAACGGCATGATTGACAGGATCCAAATTGATGGTGATGGTGTACTGCACGTGGCAGACTACAAGACCACCAAAGAAAAAAAATATTTGAAGGATGATTGGTTTCAACTTTTAACATATTGTTTTATCATGATAAATGAGAATCCAGAATTAACAAAAGTTAGAGCTTCATATATTTTATTGAGACATAATTTTGAGTATATTACAAAAGAATTTTCTGTACCAGAAATTATGGTTGTGCAAGATCAGTACATAAAGTATGCTGATCAAATTCTAACAGAAAAAGAATATTTACCTAATCCAAATAATTTGTGTCGCTTCTGTGATTATTTAAACATATGTGTAGAGGGTAAAAAACGGGTTCATCCGGCAGCCGTCTATGGAGAAGTAAGCTATTAACATATGTTAGAATTTAAAATTTGTAATAAGTGTGGTGATGAGAAATCATTAAATGAATTTGTAGCAAAAAGAAATAATTGTAAATTATGCAGAAATAAGTCTCTCAAAGCTAAAAAAAGTTTGAAACCTAAGAAAGAAAAAGTCACCAAAGAGCATAAATTACAAAAAATCAAGGAGTGGCAAAAGAATAATCCTGACAAAAGAGCATCATCTGTAAAAAAATATAATTATAATCATAAATCTGAGGCAAGAAATTATTATTATGATAATAGAGAAACGATAATATATCGTGTAAAACAATATAAAATATATAATCGTGAAAAAGTCAATCAAGCATTAAGAAATAAAAGAAAAAATATTACAATTAAATTAAGGCATTATACTTCTGTTTTAATTAGAAGAAGTTTACGTGGAGAAAAATATTCTATTATGAAATTTTTACCATATTCAATTGAAGAATTAAAACAAAATATAGAATTATTATTTGAGCCATGGATGAATTGGCAAAATTGGGGCATGTATAATCCTAATGTTTGGAATGATAATGATCAATCCACCTGGACATGGAATATTGATCATATCATACCGCAAAGCAAATTGCCATATGCTTCTATGGAAGATGATAATTTTAAGAAGTGTTGGTCTTTAAATAATTTAAGACCTTTAAGTTCAAAAGAAAATATATTAAAAGGTAATAAATGAAAGTTACAATAAAAAAAATTGAATGTTGATGCAGATATCGATCCTCTTGACAATATGATTACTACAGATTTTTCCATAGTTTGGATCGCACCAAATCCAGGAGTGATTGAAAATCAAAAATTAGATGGAAGATTTATTGACAGCAATAAAATTACTTATGATTTTCAATCATCTAAACAATGGCAAGATTCATTCGCAAAACATTTAACTATAAAATTAGATTTTTATAATGTTGTGCTTGGAGCAAATGCCAATAAATTGTACAACGATCTTGATTTTCAAATGTCAAAAAATTTAAATGAAGCGTTCCCAATGAATCAACAAAATGCTGATAGATTTTCAATTTCATTGATTGAATTGTGGCAAGCGTTTCAAGAATTAAAAGCAGACGGTAAAGCTGATATAAATACCAATTATACTGTAAAATGTTTATAAAGAGGAAAAATGGAAATAGAGATTAAAGAATTAGAGTCCTGTAAACTTAACATTGTTTATGTAGCTGATGCGGGTGAGATTTTAGAAAAGCGTGGCGTTGTTATTCAAGCTTTTAAGAAAGCTCCAGTTCCAGGTTTCAGACCAGGAAAAGGATCAATTGATGCTATTAAATTTCATTATAAAAATCAAATTGAAGAGTCATTAAAACGTGGTTTGGCAGAAGACGCTTATCATAACACTCTTTTTGAAAAGAAATTAAAGCCACACGGAGCACCGACTTTCAAAAGCCTTCTTATGGGAGATGGTAAATTCACTTGTGAATTTGATTTATTCGTAAAACCAGATTTTGAACTAGCTGATTTTAAGAGTTTAAATATCCCAAAACCACATGAAGATATAAGTATCTTAGAATTTTCAGAAAAGCTTTTACAAGATTTAAGACACAAATTCGGAGAGACTGCTCCTTATACGGAAAATGATTTTGTACAACAGGGAGATAATGTAATTATAGATTATGTTGGAACTGTTGATGGAACAAGAGTTGATTCTTTGTGTACCGAAGGTGAAATGTTAACTGTTGGTCAAAGTCAACTGCCTAATTTTGATTCAAGCTTATTGGGCATGACGTTGTCAGAAACTAGAGAATTCGATTTAGTTGTTCCTGAAAATGGAATGCCATCTTTAGCTGGTAAAACAGTTCATTTTAATGTGACATTGAATATGGGTTCAAAAACTGAATTATGTCCATTAGATGATTCATTAGCTGAAAAAATGGGAAAGAAAACTATTCTAGAATTAAGAGAATTAGTTAATGCTGCGGCAAGCGGTAGAGTGTCTAATATGCTTAAATTGAAAATAAATGAATCAGTTGCTGCTCATTTAGTTAACGATAATTCTTTCGAAGTTCCTAATTGGTTAAGTTTATCAGAAGCTCAATATTTAGCACACAGTGCTAAATTAGATTGGGTAACTATGAGTGAGTCGGATAAAGAAAAATATCTAGAAATGGCAATTAGAAATGTTAAATTGTCATTGGTATTAGATAAAATTAGAGAAACAGAACCAGAAGCCCAATTATCAGATCAAGAAGTATTCAACATAATTAAAGGTAATTTAGTTAAAACACAAAATAGTAAAGAATCAGTAGATGATATTATTAAAGAGATGAATAGGACCGGCTATTTACAAATAATGTTTTCTAGAATCAAAGACGAATATACGCTAGATTTTGTATCGAAAAAAATCAATATCATTGAGTAATTATTTTTAGGTAAGGCAATATTACACCATTACAAGTATGGACTTAAATAACATTTTGTTTCGGTGTAATATTTGCGGAGAACATAAAAAATATGATTTATTCAAAAAAGTAAGATATCCTAAAAAATGTCTAGAATGCATTATAAAAATAAGAAAAGAATATGATAAAAATAGATATAATCCTGAAAAAGATAAACTATATAGAGAAAAAAATAAAGAGATAATAAAAAAACGTAAAAATAGATATTATCTCGAAAATAAAGAAGAAATTGATACGAAAAATAAGAATTATAATAATTTGCACAAGGCGAAATTAAAAGAATATCAAAATATTTGGATTAAAGATAAAAGAGATAATGATCCTGCTTTTAAATTAAGAAATAATTTTTCAAAAATGATTGGATATTATTTAATAAAAAATAATTCTAATAAAAACAGAAATAGTATATTAAAATACTTGCCGTATACACCGGATGATTTGAAATTATATATTGAAAATCAATTTGAGTCATGGATGACTTGGGACAATTACGGAAAGTATAATTACAAAACTTGGAATGACGATGATTCCTCAACATGGGTATGGAATATTGACCATATCATACCACAATCAAGCCTTCCATATACCTCTATGGAAGATGAAAATTTTAAAAAATGCTGGGCATTAGAAAATTTAAGACCCTATTCAGCCAAACAAAATTTATTAGATGGAGATAGAAAATGAAAGAATCAAATAAAGAAGATACATTGTTTCCCGAAAAATATGCCAAAGTATTAAAGGATCTTCCTGAATTTAAAGAAGCGGCAGATGGATCTAGCAAAGAAGATTTGAATAAAATAATAATTTCATGTGAAGGAAATTTATATATTATTGAAAAAGAAAAAGCATCGGATGTTAAATTGAATGCCGCAAAAGAAATAATGAAAGATATTTCAGCGCCATACAGGGATGCCGCAAAGGTTCAAACAGCGAAGATTAAATATGCTTTGTTTTTACTTGAGGGCAAGGGTGTTGAAGTAGGAGATAAAGAATAATTATGAGTATACCAAAAGCAAAAGAAATGAAAGATTTGGCGGATAAGATATTATCTGAACGTAGCCCAGAAGGACAATTTGAAGAGCTAATAGCGGAAAGAATTTTAAAGGAAGCTTCAGATGGTAAAAAATTATTAGAAATCGATTGGCCAAAAGACATAACTAATGTTCCTTATTCTGATACTGCACCAATAGTAGAGATCCCCCAAAAACTAAGAAATTTAGGATATGAGGTTTTTCCTAACCCGTCATATGAAATTAATAAATTAACAATAAAATGGCGGCAGTGAAAATATAAAGATTTATTGTTCAGGCATATGCATAAATTTTCATTATGTTTATGAAAATTTCTAATGAAAAATTTATGCAAAAAGCAAATATTATTCATGATAATAAATATCATTATAGTTTTAACGAATTAGGAAAATTACAAATAGTATGCAAAATACATGGTGCATTTAAGCAACGAAAAGACTATCATTTAAAAGGTGGTGGTTGTAAAAAATGCGCCTGTATTTTGAATGCTAAGAATAAGATAAAAATAGCAAAAGAATCATTATCTATTGTAGGTAACAAATTACATAATAATAAATATGATTATTCAAAATCAATTTATATAAATAATAAAACAAAAATTATTATTAGTTGTCCAATACATGGTCATTTTGAACAAACTCCATTGAGGCATTTGATATTAAAACAAGGTTGCCCTCAATGTGGTATTCATAAAATGAAATGTTCAAAAACAAAAAGTAATGAGGAATTTATTTGTTTAGCAAAAATGATTCATAGTAATAAATATGATTATAGCAAGGTTTCTTATAAAAAAAATAATATTAAAGTAATCATTATATGTTCAATTCATGGGGAATTTTTACAAAACCCAGAACATCATTTGAAAGGTAGTAATTGTCCAAGATGCGCAAGGAAATCATCTTCAAAATTAGAAGATGAATGGATATCTTCATTTAATATAAATAATGAATATAGACAATATAAAATAAATATAGATGATAAAAAATATAAAGTAGATGGTTATGATCCAATTACCAATACTGTGTATGAATTTTATGGCGATTACTGGCATGGTAATCCTAAAAAATATCATCATGATGATATCAATGTCATTGCTCATAAAACATATGGAGAGTTACATAGTCAAACAATTGAAAAAGAATTACATTTAAAATCACATGGTTATAAGTTGATAACTATTTGGGAATCTGATTTTTTATCACAAAGAAATAAATTATGAATATTACTAAGTTTACAGTACAGGCTTGTTGTGGTAGACAATCAATTATTTTTAAAACTGATCAATCTATTTCACAAAAGGTTTTGGAAGACTTATTAAAGTCCGGATTCAATGAACATACTCACTTTACGAAGGCGGGTATTCTATATGTGGATAATTCGGACTTTATAATAACGGGTCCAATAGGATCTGACCGCCTCCAGGTTAAGTGCAAAGCTGCTGAATGCAGTCAAAAACTTAATGATTTAGAGGAACTACTCAAAAAAATAGGATAAATATGCATGGAACTCCTGTAAAAATCTATATAATATCAATTATTGAATCAGATGGCTACAGGAGTTCCGATGGATCAATATAAATTTTTTAAAAACCACGATTTAGTTATGTGCTGTTTTCATGAAGCTGGACATACAGTTTACGCTTTATTACATTTCATGAAAGTCAAAATGACACGTGTATTTGAAGATAAGAAAAATAAATATATATGTGGCATAACTCATTTTGACCATCCAGCAGTTCCAGAAGAAGTAACTGATTTGGAATTATCTAAGGAATTAATGAAATCAGAGATTTGCGTAAGTTACGCAGGTCTCGCAGCCGAAAAGTATCATTTTAAATCAATTTCTGGATCGGATAAATTTCCTGGTTCTTGGAAAAATGGTTCTAGTAGTGATACTTTGGCTGCCGCGGCATTGATTAAAAATTACAATTTAGCAGTGCCAGGCAGAAAAAGATATGTATACAAAAATAAACTAATAAAGAACACTCAAAAAGAATTGCAAATACATTGGGATGCTGTTATTCAAATATCCCACGCTTTGTTTCAAAAGAAAAGATTGTATTACACAGACTTTAAAGACATATTAACCAAAAAAACTGAAGATAAAGAATTTTGGAAAGAAAAGTTTAAAAATATTGACGATATTTTTGACGCGGATTATGATCTTGATGAGCAGACTTTAAAGTCTATTTTATGTGCATGATATAGTGGTTTAGAACTTGTATTCCCTGACAGACATACGACTTCTACTTTATTAGAAGGAAGTGCTTTTTTATAAGCCTGATATGTTGTGTTAAAATACTTTAACAATATAAGGTTACCTATGACTGATTTTGTGTCTTTACATAATCAAACGTATTTCTCTATTTTGGATTCATTAGTTTCACCTAAAGAATTATTTCTTCGAGCCAAAGAATTAGGACAAACGGCAATTGCAATTACAGACCATGGAACATTAGCCTCTGCATGGGATGCTTTAAAAGCTTCCAGAGAAACAGGGGTTAAGTTAATTATGGGCTGCGAATGTTATTTCAAAAATTCAGCAGCATCAGTTGATGAAGAAAAATTTCGACATTTAATACTTTTAGCTAAAAATGCCGTTGGGTATCGTAATCTTTTAACTATTAATAAAAAAGGATTTGATCAAGGATTAAATACTGGTAAAAGAGTTTACCCAACTGTTGATTGGGCTTTATTAGAGAAACATTCTGAAGGTTTAATTTGTCTTACTGCATGCGGTAATGGTATTATATCTCAATTACTTACTCATGGTAAGTTTGACGAAGCTGAAAAAACCCTTTTAAAACTAAAAAGTATTTTTCAAGATAATTTAGGCATTGAAATTCAACCTAATAATATGGATCGTGGATCGACTTTCTTTAGTGATAAGATTGATCAAAGATTTTTGAATAGAAGATTAATTGAGTTGGGTAGCAAACATGATGTTAAAGTTATCGCTGCATGCAATACTCATTATTTGAAAAAAGAACATCATGATATTCATGATGTTTTCTTAGCGATTGGATCGCATCAACCAAAATATTCTAATTTTAGATTGAAATATAATGTTCCTGATTTTTACCTTAAATCAGGAGAAGAAGTAAAAAATTTCTTTGCAAGGAATTTTGGAGAAGAGTTTTCTGAACAAATATGCGCGAATACTTTATATTTCTCTTCACTATGTGAAATTCCAGATTGGATTGATCCGAAATTTTCAAATCCATCAGGAAAAGAATTGCCAATATTTCCAGTTAAATCCGAAGGAGATTATCAGACTTTTTTAAAATGGACAGAGACATTATCTGATGATTTGAAAAAATTGGAAGAAGATAAATTGTATCTTCGATACAAGTGTGTTATGAAATTTGATTCTAGAGTTAAAAACTTAACTGACGAACAATTAGTAACTTATCAGTTACGTATTGAAGAAGAGTTGGACGTATTAGAATATCACGGTTTTTCCAGTTACATGTTAATTGTTGCTGATTATATTGATTGGGCAAGAAGTAATGATATTGCTGTTGGTGAAGGTAGAGGTTCAGTAGGCGGTTCTTTGATAGCTTTCTTATTAGGCATTCATCAGGCAGATCCTATTAAATATAGTTTGATTTTCGCTAGATTTCATAATAAAGAAAAGTCAAGTTTCCCAGATATTGATACTGATTTCGCACCATCGGGTCGGGCATTAGTTCAAAATTATTTAAGAAATAAATATGGAGAAGATAATGTTGCTCACGTATCTAACGTAAATACAATTACACCAAAAGTTTATGTAAGAGATATTGCTCGTTCTTGTGAACTAGGTGGATCCAAAGAAGAAGCGATTAAGATAGGAAATGATGTAGCCGATTGTATTCCAGCAGATGTCCATTCTATTGATGATGCTTTTAATAGGGTTCCTCTTTTTGCGGAGTATTGCAAAAAATATCCAGAGTTCATTAAATACAAAGATATTTGCGGTAAGTTTCGTGCATGGAGCACTCATGCAGGAGGTATTATCATTTCAGCCAGACCATTAACTGGTTTAGTTCCATTACGTCGAGATAAAGATGGTGCCTTAGCTATTGAATACGATAAAGATAAAGCTGAAGAAAATGGTCTAGTTAAAATGGATACATTAGGCTTATCTACTTTGGATATCATTGGTCAAATAATGCAGTTAATTAAAGAGTCAGGCAAGGAAATGCCTCCTGATATTTTTGATTATGAATCATACGATCAAGAAACTTACAAAGTAATTACATCTGGTGATACTTTTGGTGTATTTCAGTTGGGCACAAGCGGTGGTACTATTGATTTATGTCGTCGGATTAAACCAAAATCAATCAATGATATTAGTTACATAAATTCATTAGCTAGACCATCAGCCAGAGATATGCGTGATGATTTTATTTCCACCAAAGATGGTAAAAAACCATTTGCTTTATTACATCCTACATTAGGAAGAGCTTTTAATAATACATATGGTTTCGGGTTGTATGAAGAATCATTAATGTATCTTGCTCAAGATGTAGCGGGTTGGAGTTTGCATTCTGCAGATCGTCTTAGAAAATTAACGAAAGAAAAAGGTAAAAATCCTAAAAAGGCTCAACAGTGGAGAAGTGAATTTATTGCTGATGGAATTAAAAATGATGTTCCTGAAGAAACTGTTAAGAGAATTTGGGATGAAGTTATCGATTTATTTCAGGGCTATGGTTTTAATCAGTCTCATAGTATTTTATACTCTATGACTAGTTATAAAACTGCTTATCTCAAAGCTCATTATCCTGTCGAATTTCTCATGGCTAATTTGATGGCAGAAGTAAAATCAAATACTCCTGATGCCAAACCAAACATTGAGAAAATCAAGAAAGAATTAAGAGATCGTAAGGTCAAGTTATTACCACCTGATATTAACAAGTCACAATTATCTTATACTTTATTAGATGACAATCAATTATTAACAGGATTAGATTCTCTTAGAGATGTAGGTGATGATGCGATCAAAGATATTATTTCCAAACGACCATTCAATAACTTTTTTGATTTCATGGTTAGAGTAGATTCCAGAAAAACTAGAGCTAATGCTATCGCGGCATTAGCTGCGGCGGGAAGTATGGATCATTTTGGGATACCCAGAAAATTGATTTTTCTATATTGCTCAGATTATAGAAAAAAATTACAGGTTTGGTTGAAGAAACACGATCCAAAAGTAGAAGAATTTCAATATCCTTGGCCAAAAGAATCGGAATGGAAAATTCACGAGTTATATGCTCTAGAACAACATTATCTTGGAGAATCATTTGTATGTAAGTCAGCCGATGCTTATGGCAAATTCTTCAAAGAAGAACACGTGAATATTGCTACACTCAAAAAAGTAAAAGATAGATCTAGATTATTTCCAATTAGATGTATTGTTAGAAGCGTATTTGAATTAAGAGTAAAGAAAGAGACTAGCAAATTTTATGGTCAAACTATGGCAAAAGTTACATTAGAAGATGCTAACGGTGAACAATGTTCTTGTACTATTTTTCCGGACAGATGGAAAAGGGTTAATGATCGTTTGAAAGACATTCATAGTAAAGCGATATTTGAACCAGGATTAGCTATTAGTTTTTGTGGAACAACAAATAAATATGAAGATGAAATTGGTGTAATTTTGGAGGATTTATTCAATGTGGCACTAAGTCCATCGGTACCAGATGATTTAAAAGCTAAAAAAGTAACATTAAAAACAATCAAATCAAAAACATCAGAAGTAATAGATAAAAAATCCGACAGCAAAGAAACAATTTTAGAAGAAATTGAAGACTCACTAATCAATAACGGTTTTCTAGATTTAGATGTCGAATTTGAAAGTGATTGATAAGTTTTGTATATCGTTTTGAAATAAATGATAAGTATTTTGATTAAATGATATAAAAAATATGCATAACGCGTTATATCCATTATTAGGATGTAGCGCGTTATTCTTTTTAAGAAAGTATTTCAAAATGGCAAGAGTAAAATTAAGTGAGTACTGTAAAAATAACGGAATCTCATACATTACTGGGTATCGATGGTTTAAAGAAGGAAGATTACCAGTATCATCTTTCCAGGCAGATTCTGGAACAATAATTGTTGAGGACGACACGATGGAAAATGTAGTATCATCGACCAACCAATCTAATGATTCAATGGCATTGTTCATTAAAAAAACAGTAGAGTTTAGTAAGAGCAATTCATCTATTGAAGATTTTGCAGCATATTTGTTATCTAATTTTCAATTGAAATTGAATTCAAATACAAACTCAAATATTGAGAATCCTAAATATTCAAAAAACAAACCGAAATCTGAAGATATTCAGAAGCATTTTCAACAGTTTTTGAAACCTAAAGGTGAGAAGCCTAAGCCAAATATGTTAATTGCTAGTCCTGAAGAGTTTGATAAGTTAGCTGACGAATCTGATAGTGTAGTTCACAGATCATTGTCAGAAATTAGTGTTATTCAAAAATACGTGCCAACTGTAGGCGCGCAAGATTTATTAAAAAATTTGGCTGTTGCATTTTCTGAAGAAGATATTTCTTCAGATAGTAATGGCACGGGTCCTGACAGTATGATTAATAGAGTCGATTCAACTCCGCAATCCACAAACTATACCAACTCTACTTTTATTAATCATACTGTCAACGATCTGTTATCTTTAAGCGCCGCCGAATCTTCTGATAGATTATCGGCGTCTATTATCCCTTCTGATATAATTGCTAGTGCCGGAACAACTAGTACTTTTAAACCTACGCAAAAAGAAATTGATTCAGTAACCAAAGCCATGGAAAAAGTAGCAAATGAATTGTACACTCAAGCAGTTTCTTCTAGAAGAAGAGGAAGAAAACCAACTAAAAAAAATGTTTAAGGTGAAATATGAAATTTAATGATTTAGATGAAGAATTGACTGACAGTGACGTGCATTTAACTGTAGATAACGAGGGTTTTGCGGAATTAACAGAAGTCTATAATAAATTAGATTCATCTGAGCATGAATTCACTCCCGGAATACCCAATGAATCTGCGTTAAAAGATCAATTATTATTGTTAACGAAAATGCATGAACAATTAGATATACCAGGTGATGTTGAATTATCAGAGATATCTAAATCAATCATGGATATAGTAGAAAAAACAAAAACTGTTTTGGATGAACAAGAAGTTGTTCCTGTCAGTGAATTGGTGGAAAATTCAGGCTACTTGAAAGAAAAAAGAGATTATGCTCGCACTTATGTAAATAATGTTACTGGTAAATTACACCCAAATACTAAAAATCATATAGATAACTATCTTAAAAAACATACTGGAAATTGTTCTGATAATTTTGTCACCGTTACCAGAATTGGTCGCGCCCCTATTACTCCAGAACAAAAGAAAAATAATGATGAAGCTGCATTGCAAGCTCTTAGAGCAGATGCCGTTTATCAAATTGTAAAAATTAGTAAATTCCTATTAGAGCAAGCCGAAGGTGGAAAGATAAATTTTGCCTCGCCTCAACCAGTGGTAATAACCCCTCCTACTGTAAAGGAAAAAGTGTTGAATAAATTAGATAGCCTCAAATCCAAGTTTAATAAAACTAAGAGAGAGTTATTTTATTCGGCTCTGAATCGTGTTCAAAAAATATTAAATGTTGAGTGAGGATTTATGAAGTGTTTATCATGTGAAATGGAAATCAATCCCAAATGGAAACATGCTATTGATGCGAATATGTGTCCATTTTGTGGAGAGAGTATTATGGAAGAGCAGTTGAAAAATCTTTTTTCTGTTCTTGGTGATGCTATGGAGCAACTGGCAGATTATCCGGAGCCTCTAGATGATTGGATGTTATCTCATAATTATATTAAGACTGATTCTGATAAGTTGGTTTCTTTTATCCCTGAGGAGTATTTAAATAAATTACACGAAGAATTTCTAGAAAAAAACAAACGTCACGGCAGAGATATAGAGCCAGGTAACAAGAAGTTTTCAGTCAAGGTCACTACTGATCAGGGAGAACAAGAAGTAATTGCTGAAAAGATTCAATCTGAAGAAAGAACCTCAGAATTCCATAAAAGAGCTGAAGCAGTTAAACCTAATCTTGATGGATTTAAAAATGTTTCAGAAAAGACCCAGCATCTTAAAGCGATGGCACAACAAATTAGACGTGAAGGCACGTCAGTGAATAATCAATCAGGTTTAGCAGGGTTGATTTCTTCTGAAATGATGGAGACAGCAGATCCTGAAGCAGTTGCTGAATTACGAGCGGCGATCTCAGGAGGAGATATGGTTAGTTCATCTTTGCCTGAATCAGAGTTTGATGGAGAAGATGAAATACCATCATCTGTTTTAAGAATGGCTAATTCTGCGCAAAAAGGTGGGAAATCTGCTCAGGCTGATTTAGCAAAATTAAACGAATTACAAAATAGAGTTTCAGGCTCAAGGAAGAGTTTCTTATCAGGTGGGGGCGGATTCTCAAGAGCATAAGGTAAGTTATGGCTTTCAGAATAGTTGATAGTAAAAAAGTTGAAATGACCGATGATGAATGGGTTATGTATGAGCAGATTGTAAAGTCATATTCCATTGGAAATAATAACGGAGAGGATTTATTTATAGATCTTTTTGAAGTTGATTCCAATGGAATAATCATTTTCCTTCGCCCGCCATCTAAAAGGCAAACTTCTTTTGAAGTTTTCTTATTCTGCATGGCGCTTCAACAGCAGCAACATCTTCGATGCCTTTACAAAAACGCAGATGACCTAGCAACACAGTTGAAGAATAAAATAAAAGAGATTGATGAAAAATTGCGAGATATAGGTAAAAAATGACACAACGGATAAGACTGATTGATTTTGTTGGAACAGAATTGGAAGATGATTTTTTAGATTTTGATTTAACAGAAATACAACAGGTGTTGGTTAAATTACAGGATATGGATGCAATAGATTTGGCTCACGCAGAAATATTGCAACAACAAGCTTTACGAGGGGCAGATATTCTTACAGAGTATTTAGGTAAAATAGTTAAAACAGTAGGCTATTTAGAAACCAAAGTAAACAGTACGAAAAATAGAGCTGCATTTGGATACCAGGCTCCTGATGGTGCAAGAACGACTTCAGATATGAAAAAATGGTACTCTGAATCTGCACCAGATGTAGAAGCAGTGCAAATAGCTTTAGCTAAAGCTAAGGGAAGTAAAATGGTTCTTGAGAAAAAATATGATATACTAATAAGAGCGCATCATCATTGGAAGGATATAGCTTCCGGACTTAGAAAATCCATTTTAGGATATAATCATAACCCCGGTAAGATTCCAGAAGGATATGAATGATCGTATATGCAAAAAATGTAATTTACAAAAAGATATTTCTCTCTTTGTAAAGAAGAAAAAGAAAGATGGTACTATTTTTTACCTTTACAATTGTTTAGAATGTACAAAAAAATACAATAAACAATACCGTAAACAATATTATCAAGATAATAAAAAAATTTTGATAAATGATAGTAAAGAATGGTACCAATCTAATTTAGATAAGAAGAAAGCGTATGACAAAATACGTGGTTCAAAAAATAAAAACAATAAAAAAGAATACGATAAAAATTATAGGGAAATCAATAAAGATAAAATAAGTAAAAGAATTTCTACATATCGTAAATTACGCAGATCTAAAGACCCTCAATATAAACTTAGAAAAAGTATTTCTTTTAGCATATGGTATTATTTAAATTTGAATGGTTCAAGTAAAGGAAATAATTCAATTATGAAATATTTGCCATATTCAATTAAAGAATTAAAACAATATTTAGAATTATTATTCGAACCTTGGATGACTTGGAATAATTATGGAATGTATCATGTTCAATCTTGGAAAGATGAGGATCAATTAACGTGGACATGGAATATAGACCATGTCATTCCTCAAAGTAAATTACCATATACTTCTATGGAAGATGAAAATTTTAAAAATTGTTGGTCTTTGAAAAATCTAAGACCTTTGAGTTCAAAACAAAATTTGTTAAAAAGTAATATGTATGAAGAAGAAGTTAAATGATTGGTTAATTAAAAATAATAAAACGGAAATTGGTGCGCCATTTGATAAAAATGGAAATTACAATATAAATGGAAAATATAATTGGACATATCGTCTTCGTGATGAAAAAGATGATGGAGATATAGTACCACCAGTATTGTCAGGTGACATATATTATCCTGATTATAGGGATTCCGGAGCTGAAAATATAATAAAAGGTATAATCAAACATCATAATATAGTTTTTTAAATAAAATACCAAAAGAATAAATAAGGATAAAAATGTCGAACAAATTAGATGCTTTTTTTAAGAGTTTTGCAGACTCAGAAGAACAATTAGATTTCAGAATGGCTCATGAGACAGTTGGACAAAAGGTCCCTGCTATTTCTTCAGGATCATTACTATTAGATAACGCGCTGTCATCTGGCGGTCTACCCAAAGGCAGATTGATACAGTTTTACGGCGCTCCTGGTAGCGGTAAAACCTTGATGGCTATGATTGCCATCAAAGAGGCACAGACTGATGATCCAAGCGCTCAACAGGTGTTTATTGACGCGGAACAGACATTCGATCCTACTTGGGCAGAGACCTTAGGTTTGGATACTTCCAAAATTATTATCATTGAAGGCGATACGGCAGTAAATGGTCGTAAATGTTTTGAAATGGTATTAGGTGTGCCTAAAGAAGATGCTAAGACTCATATATTAAAAGGTAAATCCAAAGAAGGCTTATTAGATAAGGTAGCTTCTGGAGAATTCAATATTAATTTGGTTGTTTTAGATTCTTTAGGATCTATTATTCCACCAGGTGAAGATGTTTCTGCAATTGGTAAAATGAATATGGCTCTGTTAGCTAGATTCTTAACTACTACTTTCCGTAAACTTTCATTAGATGTTAATAAAGCGAAAGTTCCCTTTATCATTATAAATCATAAGAAAGCTAATATGGATCCGTATGCTTCAGATCATACGTATTCTGGTGGAAATACCTACGCACATTTCTTGAGCGCAAATGTGTATTTTGAACCTGTTAATCGTGCTGATGCAAAAATTTTGGATGAAAAAGAAAATAAGATTGGTCAGACCATTAGGGCTACCGTCGAAAAATCAAAATTTGGACCTTGGCCAAGAAAATGTGAATTTAAGATTGACTTCGGTATCGGCGTTATAGACAGACATCTAGAGATTGCTCAATTAGCTTTAGATTATGAAGTAGTTACTAAACCATCTTCGGTTACTCATGAATATGGTGATAAAAAATGGGTTGGATTTACTAAATTTTGCGACGCTATCAAAGATAGCCCTGAATTAGCACTAGAGTTAGAAACTAAAATTACCGAAGCTCGTGATACGAAATGGGAAAAGAAGCGCGCAGAGCAAGAAGCAGTAAAAAATAAATCAAAAGAAAAAGAAGAAGTTGAAGAGTCTGAAGAATCAGATGAATCAGAACCTAAGAAACGTGGTAGAAAGGCTAAAGCGTAATGTCTAATGATTTGCTAGTACAAGTAACTGGTCTACCAGGAACGGTATCAATTTCTAAAAAACCTCCATACCTTATTGTGTTAGAAGAGACGTCTGGTAAGAGTAAGGTCATTAAAAAATTCATTACTTTAGATAAGCCGGAACTTATGGAGGGCTTCGTGCAGGTGAAGGGTATTTTCTCAGATTTGCCCGAGGATGAGATAATTAAAAGTTTTTTTGACATCTTGACGACGGCAAATAAGGGATTATTCTTAGAAGTGTTGATACCGTGGCACAAAATCTCGTACATAAGAAGTTTAATTTTTAAACAAAAATAAAGAATAATGTTAATAGGAAATAAAGTAAGACATAAGTCAGGTGGACCCGAAATGTGCATTTCGGATTGTCAAAACGGGTGGACAGACGTTGGTGGAAATAAAATTCCACCATGGAAATAAAATTCCACCATGGAAATGTAAATTCTGGAATGAACCAGAAAATCGGTTTATAACAGAAGAATTTTTTGAGCACGAATTAGTTCAAATAGATTAAAAACATAGGAAAATGAGATAATAAAATGACATTAAATAGTAAGATAATTTCAGTTGATAATTTGGTTCTGAATGGTATTTTAAAGGCTATGGAAAGCGCTCCTCAATGGAGTGGTACTATGACTGATTTAGATGCCAGTTTGGTTAAGACTTACAACAGAAATGTAACGAAGTTATCTGCCCTTCCTGGTTCACCAAGTGCTCTGAGAGTGGTAGTAAACAGAATAACAAATCGATTGCGTTCAAGAGGAATCTCTGTGAGATTCAATAGAAGTACTGATCGTACTCGCACTCGTTATGTTAAATTAGTTAAGTAAATAGATACAAGTCCGATAAATGATTTAAAGTTCGTTAATAGAAAAGCACATTGATAGTGCAAAAGATAAATAACGTAGGAGAATAAAAAATGACAACTTTCGGTGAAATTTCATACAGTGACGAAATCCCTTCAGATAAAAAATCCTCATCTTCAAAAGACCTCTTTTTAAGAACGGATGAAGGTGATAACGAAATTAGATTATTAACTAACCCATTCCAGTATTCAGTTCACAAGGTGAAGAAAGATCCTAACAATCCAAAAGATTTTGGTCGTAAGGTTCCATGTTCAGCAGTAAATGGTAGCTGTCCTGCTTGTGATCATGATAAAGCTAAACTACGTTGGTTATACGGCGTTGTTGATCGCAAAACTGGTCAATTCAGAATTTTGGATGTGTCTTTCTCAGTATTTTCTCAGATTAGAAATTATGCCAGAAACACTAAGAGCTGGGGTGATCCAACCAAGTATGACATAAACATTTTTGTCAACAAAAAAGGTGGAGCAACCGGATACTACTCAGTACAACCTCTTCCAAAAGAGCCATTGTCTGCTGAAGATCAAAAAATCAAAGATAATGTAGATTTTGATGATTTGAAACGTAGATCAACTCCTCCATCAGCAGAAGTAGTTCAAAAAATACTGAATAGTGTTTTAGGCGATTCTGATGCTAGTCCTGCCGCAGCTTCTTCTAAGAAAAACGCGGTAGCTGCTCCTAAGAAAGTAGCTCCAGTATCAATGGATGATGATGAGTCAGCCGATGAGTTTCCAGATTATAATGCTAAGTAAGAAATAATCTTCTAACTAAAAGGGAGTCTTGGATATCCAAGACTCCCTTTTGTTGTTTGATATATGATTATTCATGATCAAAAAAATTTTAGGTTTCGATGTATCTTCTTCTTGTATAGGTTGGGGTCTTTTAGAAATAGACGAATCAAATAAAAATATTAAATATATAGATTCAGGTTTAATTGAGCCCACCAAAGATGGCGATATAATTGAAAGATTGTTTCAAACAAAAAATGAAGTGTCTTCTATTATGAATAAATGTGCTCCTGATTATATTGGTATCGAAAATATAATTAATTTTATTAGAAATAAGAGTTCTGCTAATACTATCATTACTTTGGCAGTGTTTAATCGTATGGTTGGATTGTTGTCTCGCGAATTTTTAAAGAAAAGCCCAGAATTATTTGGAGTTTTAGATATTAGGCATGGCTTAAAAACAAATAAAATTCTCCCAAAGAAAGAAGATATGCCTGAGCTTGTAGCACAACATCTTGGAATTACATTTCCATATAAATACATTACTCGTGGCAAGAGTAAAGGTAAGGTCCATGTTACTAATTATGATCGTGCTGACGGACTGGCGGTAGCTCTTTATTATGCTTTTAAGTTAACTGGAAGATTGAAAAAAGGTAAGAAATGAATCTTAATGAAGCTAATTCTATTTTAGGAGTATCTCCTGGTATTTCTCCAGAAGATGCTAAGAAAAAATATCGAGAATTGACGAGGAAATACCATCCAGATATTAACAAAGAAGACGGCGCCGAGGATAGGTTCAAAAAAATTAATGAAGCGTACCAATGTATAATAAATGGCAAGGGTAGCGACCCTGAGCCACCTGCTAGGTCCCCATTCAATCCCTTCCAGGGAATTTCTGGATTTCCTGGGGTACATAATCCATTTGGTGGAAGACAAGGGACTCGACCTCCCGAAAATATTTCTTTAAATATTAATGTTTCTTTTAAAGAGTCGGTGTTGGGCTGTCAAAAAGATATTTCTTTTTCTAGACAAGGTAAGTGTCAATCTTGTGAAGGAGAAGGATCTATTAAATCACATAATAATTGTGATAAATGTGGCGGTAAAGGATTAATTGTTGGTCGACAAGGTAATATGATATTTACTAGGACCTGTGATAAATGTATGGGTCAAAATGCAACGACTTCTTGTGACATTTGCTCTGGTGTTGGAAGTATAAATACCCAGGTATCAGGTAATGTACAAATTCCCGGCGGAGTAATAAATGGAAGTATACTTAGATTAAATGGATTTGGAAATTATATTGGTTCTTTTTTAGGTGCTGATCAATATTCTGAAGCACACTTACATATTCGTGTCGAATCAATTGAAGGTCTTCGTTTAGAAAATCAGGATGTAGTTTCAGAATTAAACATTTCTTTATTAGAAGCTTTGACTGGTAAAAAAGAAAAAGTAAATACGATTTCTGGAGAAGTTGAAATTGGTATACCACAAATGACAAGACATAAAGATGAAATGAAAATTTCAAACCTTGGAGTGAATGGTATTGGATTTCATAGAATAATTGTAAATGTCAATTATCCAGATGATCAAGAACAAATAGATAATTTAATAAATGTATTAAATGGTAATGGAACATTTGATCCAAATGACAGAGATCATTTGAGAGAAGACGCTTAAATCATAAGGAAAACATTATGCCGTTTGCAATGAGTTGTACGAATAAAGGTTGTTATAAAACCCAGGAACCATATCTTGATCCAAAAGATGATAAAGTCTATTGTTCAGTCTGCGATAAAGAGATAGCTAATATCAGTTATTTTGCTAAAGTTCAAATGAAAGGTATGAAACAATTTAGGCAAAAAAAATCAACATCTTTTGCGGTAAAGTGCGGTAAATGTGATAAAACAGAACGTCCCAAAGTAGTAAATGATGATGTAGTTTGTGGCGTATGCTCTAAGCCACTAGATAATTTATCATTACCATTCAAAAATATGTTAAAAGAAAAGTTAAAAACAGCAGATAAAGAAATTTAAGAGAATATGTTGAGTAAGATTACAGAAGCCTGCCAATTCTTATTGCAAAATTATCCAGATGCTCAAGATTGCAAATCTTATTTGGATTCCCGGCTCTCGGAAGAGAGCCAGAACAAATTTCAATTTGGATATTTCCCTAATACATTTAATATAAAAGTGTTAACATCTATGATTGGAGAGGATGCTCTTAAGGAGAATAAATTATTTTATTCTCGTGATATCTCGGATTCTTTATCTTCTAGAATTGTTAACTTTTCATATTTTGAAGATTATCCATTAATAATGCCATTTAAGAATTCTTATGGGAAAACCGTGGCTTTAATAGGAAGATCTTTATTATCTGATCAAGATAGAAAAATTAAAAACGTATCTAAATATAAAAACACTGTATTTACTAAAGGCAATTATCTGTTTGGTTTGTATGAATCAAAAGACTCAATTATAGAGAATAACATGGTTTATATAGTTGAAGGACAATTTGATGTTATTAAAGCAAATGAAAAAGGTTTGAAAAATGTGGTAGGATTAGGAAGTTCTAATATGACTGCCTATCAATTTTCTCTCATTAGCAGATACACAGATAACCTTATTCTATTATTAGATAATGATGAGGCGGGGAAAAAAGGCAGAAGTCGTATTGTAGATAAATTTGGCAAATTTGCCAATATTCAGAATTTTTACTTACCTGATGGATATAAAGACATCGATGAGTTCCTTTCTAACAACTCATTAGATGATCATGCCTTTGTCCTTAAAATATAATAAAAATAGTTCAGACACATACCAATGCATAAGTCTATGTATAAAATAGTATGAAAACTATGCATTATATCTATAAAATTACTAACAAAATAAATAGCAAAATCTATATAGGTCAAACAAACAATACATCATTAAGATGGTCACAGCATAAATCAAATGCTAAACATAATCGTGGTCAACAAATTATTACACGCGCTATATCTAAATATGGTGTAGATAATTTTGATTTTGACGTGATCGCATCTTGCAAAACACAAGAAGATACTAATTTAACCGAAGAACAAATTATATTTCAATATGATTCCAGAAATTTGGAAAAAGGATATAATGTTGATGCAGGTGGTAATACCACTCCTAGAACACCTGAAGTTTCAGAAAAGATTTCTAAAAGTTTACAACAACATTATAAAATTCATAGTGGTTGGAATAAAGGTGGAACTTTAACTGAAGAATGGAAAAACAAAATATCTGAATCTCATAAAGGATTACCCGGCACTAATACTGGTAAAACATTTTCCGACGAATGGAAAATGAAAATTTCTAAATCTCAAATTGGCAAAGAAAGAAAAAATATCAGAAGGTTTTCCGAAGATATTGAAAAAGAAATATGTAGATTATATGTAGAAGAAGAAAAATCTATGTATGCTTTGGGTAAACAATTCAATTGTTATCGTACATTAATTGATGATATTTTAAATAGATACGGCACCTATAAGCGGGAGCGTAAAATTATCAAAAATGGTAGGAATATTTTTACTCAAGAGCGAGAAATAGAGATTTGTGATTTGTTTGTGAAGCAATTTGTTAACATGGTTGAGTTGGCAAAAAAATTTGATTGTGGTAAAACCACAATCAGGGGGATCTTGCTTAGAAATAATGTCAACTTAAAAAGGACTATATGAATAATAAGTTTGAAAAGAGAAAGACAAGGTCCGACAGTTACCAGCACATTTTGCTCGAAACAGTTTGTTCGAACGATATGATGGAAGCATTTAGAAATGAAGATTCAATTTATCATAGATTGAATCCTTTTGAATATAATGAGGATTTGATGGATTTAGAGGATCAATTAAAAAAAGAATTCTGGAGAGTAGTGGATACTCTTTTAACTCCTCGTCAAAAAGAAGTTATTAAGCTTTATGCTGATGGATACACTCAAATGGAAATTGCTAAAATGCTTAACGTAAACCAAAGCTCTATTACCAAATCATTAAATGGTAATGTGGATTATAAAAATGGTAAAAGAGTTTATGGCGGGGCGCGTAAGAAAATCCGTAAAATTATTGAGAATGATGAAAGAATCAAGGACATTCTTAAAAAGATGGATGAATGTCGTAGCGAAAAATGGTAACCACTCGTAAGTCTTGATAATAAAATACAGATATTATCAATATTTCTTTATCTATGGTAGGCATATTATAATTTGGGAGACGAAATGTCCAAGAGTTTTTCGGTAGATTATTCAAAATTAGATACTAAGCTTTATAAAAAAGCTTATCGTTTGCAAGATGTTAAAAATCGTCTTGAAACCGTTGCTTTTGATATTGTTAGATTTAAAGATGGCGACCAAGGTGCCGATCTTTGGCAAGTTCAAAGTGCTGATGATGGTGAGTACATCGTTGCGTTATACCAACCAGATGAAGAAAAAACAGCTGCTACATGGGAAGTCTCCATCAGTAAAACTGCTGGAGATTTACATATTTCTTATAAAGGAGACCCACTAGTTAAGGTGGCAGCTTCCAAATTAGGAATTCCAAGCAAAGAATTACATAAGGTTCCCGAGTATCTGCCTGCTAAGTTGGCGGAAAATAAAAAGTTGGTGAAAGCATTGCTAAATGAACTATCACCTTCTGCCAAAGAAGCTGTATTAAGCAAATACCCAGAATTGGTTTAACCCCACCCCTAATAGGATGCTAAATGAGTGTCGATAAAATCCAGCAATTAATAGGTTCATTAGCTAAGTCAATAGACGATAATGAAAAATTAGCCGTTCCAATTTTGGCAGCTAAATTAGCTAAATATGTGGCGGCTTATCCGCAAGACCAAACTCTTGGGACTATGTCTAGAGTTATAGAAAAAATGTCTTCAAATAACACTTTATTTATCAAAAGAGCTGAATTTAAATCTCTTTATAATAAATTGTATTCTAGAGGCACTAAGGTTGCAGAAATTTTTCAAGATGAACTTGGAACTGTAGTAGAGCCTAGTGGTGTATCTGTTTATCAAAGAGATAACGCGGAAAATCAACTAGATTTATATCATAGTTCAGCAGATCCTATTTTAGCTAATGCTTTAAATAGTGTATTTGATGGTTCTCCTGTAAAAATGTATTCTCAAGAATTATCCAAACAAGCTATTAAAACAGTATCATCCACATTAGATGCTTGGAGCTTAAGACCATCATCTTTAACAGTTGATGATGGAAATGATAAGTTTTTGATGATAAAAGCTAATTATGAAACTCCTAAAGGTGTAACTGGTTTTTATATTCCAATTGAAATACACAATAATAAGATTTCAGAAGCATCTGTATTTATGGGCAATGGTGGTCCAGAAGATTTGAATAATACAAATATCAAATCTTATTTAAGAACAAATGCTGGTTCTAAATTAAAAGCTAATGGCTCTGCCATATTAGGTCTATTAACTACTGCGGCTACAGAGAAGAGAGAGATTAGTGGCGCCGAATTAGCTCTCACTAAATTACATGCTACAAGACAAGGAAAAGCAGAGTTCTTTCAAAATCAAATTGTTGGGCAAAAGGTCGCCGAGGCTGCGGTCAAAGATGTTGCTCTTCCTAAGTCAGATGAATTTAAATCATTCGAGGAAAAATTCGCTTCACCTCAGGGTATAGCGACGTTTCAATTTGGTGAAGAAACTGTTAAATTAGCTCGTGAGTGTATCGCTAGAGAATTAGTTGGTTTTGGTCATAAAAATCCTCAGGTAGTCGTTTCAGGCGCTGAACAAAATACAATTTATATGGGTGTAGCCCTAAATCACGGTCGCCTCGGATTTACAGTTCCAATTAGAATAGCTAATGGAAAAATCTCACCACCATCAGTTATACTTTGTAATGGAACTATTGGATCTTTCAGTCAAGAAACCATTAGTGCATTAACTGTTGATAATAAATCAGATTATAAAGCAGCATCTGTTGCATCTCCATTATATGGTCTTAAACCAAGTGAATTAATAACAAATATTAAACATGCTTTAGGTGAAGGAAATCATGATAAAGCTATGGACGCTTTGGATGTATTAAGAAGTGAAGGTGATGCTAAAGCTTATGCATTTGGTTTACAAGCTTTTATGCAAGGATTATCTGGAAAAACTGCAACTGCCGAATCAGAACATAAATGTAGCATGATGATTAAGAGTGCTTCAAGTGAACAACCAGTATGTGGTCATACGGGTTTACCAGTTCATAAAACCTATCTTGATAAAGAGGGTAACTGTAGACCATTATATAGAAAAGGCATGGATGAGGGTTACGAAGCCGTGACTTTTAACAATCACAAAATTTTTGGATAAAAATGCAAGATACCGTAATCAATTTAGCTGAAATTATAAAAAAGAAATATTCTTTATATGCTGAAGCTGCCAGTTCTCCAAAAGAATTGGTAGAAGAAGCTAAGAAAGAAATAATCTTAGCTTATAAATATCATATTAGCGAAAATGCTAAAGACCCTGTGTTGCAGATTGTTGCAACGCAATACGATGAACCATGGTCTAAAAAATTCGTGAAATTGATTACTGAATTAGTTTCTCAAATTGATGAATTATCACCTGCTGAAATATTCAAAACAACTAATCATTTATTGGGCATGATTTCAGATTATAAATCAGATCCTGAGAAAAAGGTCAGAAATTTCATTCATGACTCAGTAAAGATTACTAGACAACCAGATAAAGAGTATCGTGAACGTATTAAATCTAAATTTGAAACAGCGATAAAAGGTTTATCAGGTCTTTTAGAAAAAGCGGCACGTAAATTAAAAGCTTTTTCTCCTGGAACTCCATTGGCTGGTGGCACAGTTGATCCACAAAGAAAAGAATTAAGTAAAAATCAAATACGTATGTTTATGTACACTCCAATTGCTGCATCTTACGGTTTAGATAATATGGATATGATGACTAAGATCTTAGAAGATCTCAGCTTAAAACAAAAATTAACAACCATAATTAATGCTATAGAACGTGGGCATTGTCCTGCTGATGGTCCTGAAATGAGAGAAGCTGTTGCTGAATTGGCAGAATTAGCTAAACAAAAATTTTCTACCAATACAAGTTTTTTTGAACATGATATTGAGCCAGAATCAGAACAGGATCCAGAAGAACTACAAAGAGCCGATCTATTTAGAGTAAAAAGAGAGCAAGCCGCTGAATTAGCTTCAGAAGAAGAAAGAAAAAGACTACAATCTCTAATTAGAAAAAGAGATGAAGAAGCTCATCAAAACAGTATAGAAAAAGATCGTGATCGCCTTATTCGCAGCGATGGCGTATTGAAACTTCTTAATAAACTTATATTAAAGGGAACCTATGAGAATCGCTGAATTATTAAATGCTATAGCATCTTGGTTAGAGAGTCCTAATAATGAAGCTCTCATGTTGGCAGAAGCTGATAACAATTGCGCGACAATTGTTGCAGAGTCATGTGTATTAGCTGCGCAATTATTAAAAACAGCTGCTGATCAGGTAGATGAATTAGAGCCTGCTGCTGAATCTTTAATTACTCCAGATTCCATAGATGGAGTCGCCGCATTGGCTGGTGTTTTTGATAGATCTGGAGATCCTGAATTGAAAAAACAAGCTTCAGTTATTGATGAACTTCTATTAACTATTGCCGCACCTCCTAATGTATTGGCAGAAAGAAAAGATTTAGAAGATAATAGAATTGAAGAGCTGAAAAAAAAATATGAAAATCCACGCAAAGAATTAGATAAAACTAATAAGATAGCTGATTCTAATAAAGCTCTTGATAAGAGTCAATATATTAAAGAGTATAAGATAATGGAAGCTCCATTATCTTCTCGTTATTGTCCTGATCATCCCGGTGCACAAATTGCCCGAATTGGTGAGCATATGTGGCAATGTGATTTAGATAAAAAAACATATAATTTTGAATCTGGATTTACATTAAATAATGGGTCAAAAGTTCCTGGGGGCGATGTTTCACAACAAACTCAAGGATTAGGAGTGCCAACACATTCTATATTTGATACACGTGAAGGGCGCTTGAATAGCAACTAATTATAATTTTATGTTATAGCTCATATGTTATGCTATTTAACGAACTCGTACAAATTGTAAACATATGAGGATACGCTATGAATAAAAATGCTTTACGTAAGATACTCGATCATCCCGATAAAGATGAAATAATTTCTAAATTAGTATTAGGAATACCATTAAGAGATGTACATGAATGGTTGAAAGGTAAATACACAAATGTTAGCGAGGCTAAATTTGTCATTCCTGAAAAGAGTATTAAGTCTTTTCAAGAAAATTATCTTGATCTTTATAGTATGATTCAAGAAGATTTGATTAAATCACGTACAGCTGTAGCTACATCTACGGAAGATGATTTGCAATTAACTATTAAAAACTTACCTGCTTATAAAGCAGTAATGTTAAAATCAGCAGAAGAAGAATTAGACATTAGACAAATAATCAAAAGAATGGTAATGGGTTTAGAAACTCGTTTTTCTCAAGTATTTGATGAAATTCAAGAAGATCCTAGAAATATAAATACTAGAATAGATCGTTTAATGATTGAGTATGCCGAAGTTCTTGGCGGCTTATTAGAAAAATGTTATAAATTCACTGAAGTTCCTGCGGCTAATCAGGTCATTCAACACAATGTAACTTTGCAGGTGGTAGACCAGCATATTACTGTATTTTATGATGTAATCAAAGAAGTACTTTCTCAAATGGATCTGGAAACATCTTTATACTTCATGGAAGTATTTAATGAAAAAATGTCCAAATTAAAAGCCCCAGAAAAGGAAGCTGGACCTAGTTCAGAGATGAGATTAGTAGAAGCTAAGTTACTTAATGAAACCATCAATAAAAAAATTAATTAAAGAGAGTATATCTTATGACTGAAATGAAAGGTAAATTTCTTCCTGAACAATCATGGTTTGATTTAGTTCATTCCACTCGTAAACCTGTGGAAGATGAAGTGAATCAAAATCCTGTTGCATCGCAACATAAGATAGAAGACCTATTGAAATTTTTTCAAAAAAATAAGATTAGATATGATGATATTGATCCAGAAGAAGATTTCTTAAAAAATTTGAAGCATGAAGATGCTTATGAGAAAAAGAAAAAAGCTTATCCAAATAACGAAGTTTATAGAAACATTCCTGGCGAAAGAGATCAGTCAAAATGGTTACAAACTGTTAAAGAAATTTATTATAAAGAAAAAGACGGAATAGATCGTATAGCTGCAATTAAACAGGCTACCAATAATTGGAATGTTAATGAAACATATGATTTTTTGAATTGGTTAAAGTTTTATGAATCTGGTTCACATATGAAATACAAAATGGCGCAGTCATGGTATGAAAATGGCGCTCCAGGATATTTTCTTCATATAAAACCAGATGCTAAAAAAGAAGAAACCAATATAAATGGTAATGATGTAGATAAAGCGCATGATGCAATATCAAATGAATTACCAGCTAATGAAAGAAAAAGAATCATAGAAAAACAAAGAAGTAAAATTATTGGAAGATTAGATTCTGCTGAAAAGTTACTTCGAACACATGAAGGACAAATATTTGCAGGAAGAGAATTTGAATCTTTGCTGGAAACTATTTATCAATTAAAGAAAAAAGTACAGTTAGTTAATAAAATCAGTACTTCTACTAGATTGTACGAAGATATGATTATTCGTGAAGCTAATATCATGAATAAAAAGGGATTCGTTAAAGCTGCTAATTTATTGTTTTCTATTTCTCAAGCCAATAATCCTCCTCCTGATGGTACTGGTACTCCAGGCACAGCTCCAGCTATTACTCCGCCATCTCCTGCGCCTCCAGCACAGAGTAGCGGGGCTGTTGGAGGATTACCATCTATGGGTCCAGGAATGCCTCAAACTCCACCAGAGAGTGCTCCTAATGAAAATCCTGTACCTAAAGGTATTGCCGAATTTTTACAAAACTTAGATCCTGCAAAAAAAGAAAAAGACAAATCATTGTCTGACGATGTATTAGAAGTCAGTGATACTCTTGATGTTAATGATTCTGAAAGTGAAATTTTAGTAACCGAAGCTCAAGAAGTTCCTGCTCCTTCTCAGCCCGCTCCGCCTAAGTCAAAGGCTCCACCAAAACCTAAAGCTCCGTTAGGCATTGAGACTGAGAGTCCATTGGAAGTCACTGATAATGTCGCAGAAATTAATCAAGATCGAGTCGCTCCACAAGTTAGAGATTTCGATCGTATGATAGATTCTGCTTTTGCTAATTTAAAAGTATCAGATGTAGTAGCCAAACTTGAGGATTTAGCTAAAATCTTCAAAACTAGAGAAATACCAAGACAATTATCTATTGTTGATATGATGTTGGATAGTTTAGGATTAGCCGCATACTTCCCCTCATTATCAGAAGCTACAAATAAAGCATTAGAATCAAACAATTATATCTCCACTCGTGTCGATGATATTTTGGCTAAACTACATGGTAGTATTGCTACAAACGAAGTTGATTTAAGAGGAGAGTCTAAACCACTATCAAGTTCGCCTGAAATCGATTCATTAAAAAATAAATTGAGACAAGAAGAAGATAAAGATAAAGCTAGAAAGAAACTTAGAAAAGATCAAGCCAATCAAGAATTAATGGATGCGGCTCAGCCAAAAGAAACTCCTGACATAGAAATTGAAGAAGATTTAAGTAAACCTACTGCAGAAGAAGCCGCGCCGCCAGTACCAAAACCAGCTCCTGTAGCACCACCACGTCCAGTCACTAGGTAATATAAATTATGAAATTGCGTGAGCTACTTTCTATAATGAAATCAGTACAAGAACGTGCTGGCACATCTGTACCATACATTTGTGGCGGCACGCCACGCGATAAATATATGAAAAATCTGGATAATATTTCAGATTTAGATATTACCACAGGTGATAAGACAGTTGATCAGCTATCCCAACTGTTTGCAGAAGAATTAAAAAACAAATATAATGTTACTCGTAAATCCATGGATGATGGTCATAGTACCATTTTTGTAGGTAGTTTGAAAGTAGATTTTTCTTCTAATTTTAGTGTGCCAAATATAATAAGCATTTTAAATAAAATTGGAATAAAAAATCCTTCAGAAATGCAAAAAGAAATGTTTAGCAGAGATTTCACTTGTAACGCGCTGTTATTATCTTTAGATTTAAAAAATATTATTGATCCTACACATAAAGGATTCCAGGACATTAAAGAAAAGAAAATAAAAACTTGTTTAAGCCCTGAAATTACTTTGACCTCAAATAGAAATAGAGTTATTAGATCTATTTATCTAGCTTCAAAATTAGGTTTTGATATAGATCAATCTATTATCGATTTTGTAAAGAAAAATCCTAATTCTGTAAGAATTGCTACTGAAAAATCAATAACTGAAAAATTGAATGAAGCATTCAGTAAAGATGCCGATCGGGCAAGTTGGTTTTTGACAAAAATGGATCTTTGGAACTATGTGCCTATTTCTGAAAAAATGTATCCATATTATCAGACACATGTGAAAGGCAGCATCAATGCCCCTAAATAAATTCATTTTGTGGCACACCAATAACATTGGAAAAAAGGTAAATGAGTTTACCGTTGGGGAGTTTAGAGAAAAAAGAGGAAATTTTTTCTACGTATTATGTAAGTGTTCATGTGGTAAAGACAAGTTCGTAAAACTGTATAATTTAGCAAATAATAGCGCTATGACATGTGGACATACCAGATATACTTCTGAAATACAAGCTAAGAAGAGTAGAAAACAAAATCCACAATTAACCTCTATTAAGCGCGTATACAAAAACTATAAAAGAAATGCGGACGATACTTTGACATTAGAACAATTTATGTTCTTGTCTCAAAAAGATTGTGTGTACTGTGGATTGCCACCACTTAAAACATATAATTATTTCACAGATATTTCATATGGAAAGAAATCTACACAATATTCTATAGATAATGGTAATTATGTATGGAATGGTATTGATCGTATAGATTCATCTAAGCCTCATACTATAGACAATTGTGTAACGTGCTGTTACATTTGTAATAGGGCAAAATCAGATATGTCTATAGAAGAGTTTTACAAATGGGTTGATAAAATATCAGCTTACAAAGTGGGCTCAAATGTATAAAAAATCTTATTTTCAAGGTACGGAAGAGCCTACTCCTAAGAAAAAGAAGTATAAAACAGAAAAAGCTATTTTAGTACAACCTAGATTTAAAGAACCATTTTACCGAAATTATGATTTATATGAAACAGAAGGCGTTAACGGTAAACCTAAATCAGGTCCCGGTGCCGGCTGGCATAACATGCATAAATATAAAAGCATTAAAGAATTCAGAGATGTAAAACGTAAACATCTAGAAGATAAATACAAGGCTGATGATTTTTATATTGAAGATACAGATTCTAATAGAAAAAAACGTATTCAAAAAATGAAAATAAGAGCAAAGTTAATTAGTAAGATTATAAAATCTGCTATTGATTTTGCTATTGATGATCAAATTAATGATCCAATAGCTTGGGATTCCGGATCATATATTGATGGTGCTCAAATAGGAGGGCATCTTGATCACGCGTTGCCCTTAGATGATTTTGAAGGTAAAAAACCTGAAGAATTAGATTTTGGAAGAGATTATGTTGATGAGCCTAAACCCAATGTAGATAAATTAATAAATAAATATCTTTCACCTAAAGAACCACCAATGTATGGATTACCTGATGGTATAGAGCCTATAGAAGATTTAGATTCTCCAAGCGATGAACAGCCGCAGTATGGTACTACGGATTCTGGAAACTCATCATATAATAAAATGTGGATTTAATTTGGTTATTATTACACATATAAATGATCATATAGAAGATTTAAAGGAACCCATATGTCACTGTTTGAATCAAATGCGCAACAACTAATCATAGTGGATCCTAGCGAATTCTCAGAAGGAGACGCTGGAATTCCAATGATACCAATGGATCATCCATTAGAGGTGACAGATAGTTTTCATGATGATCATGAAGGATTATCAGTTGCAGAAGAACATAGCCCCGCAGAAGTAGTCATTGAATTAGGCTCATTACCTGGTGCCCCAGAAGGCACAGAAGATCCTCAAGAACCTCAACTAGAAGTTGTTGATGAAGAGCCCGAGCTAGATGAAAATGATGCTAAGAAACCTAAGAAAAATGAAAAGTGGGATTGGGAATCTCATGGACCCCATGGTTTCGTTGCCTGGATTAAAACCAGAATTGATGACGTGCCAAAACATTCAGGATATGACTCATCCGGTCTAGAAAGAGCTGTTTCATATCTGGACAAACTAGATAGTGAAATCTCCAAAGCTATGCGTTTAGATTTAGATGGAGAATTAGACGCCAATAAAATTGAAGAAGTAAGATCAAAAATTGATGATGGTATCTCTAAATTACATGACAGATTAGATAAAGTTAGAAAAAATACCAAGGGTCGTAGAAAAAAGAAATCAGAAGCCGAACACTCCTTAGTTAAAGAAGGTCAAAAAATTACCGGAGTTCAAGGAGTGTATATCACTGTACCATTATTAATCTCTGGTATTGGCAGAGTATGTATTAATGGAATGATTTCAGCCGGACATGATATCGAATCTACCTACGCCGACCAAGTTAAAAAATGGGCTCTTAATGAAAGAGAAAAAGCAGAAGTGAGATGGTTCTTATATGATATGGGTTATCCAATGCGCGGCGACCGCGGATACATGCCTGACGAAGAAGTAGATCCCGCATCTTCCGATAATTTTGATTGGCAAGCTAACTACAAAGGATAACAAATGTCAAAATACATGAGACATCAACCTATCATATCTAGAAACTCTGAATCCGAACTAGATGAAGATAATTGGTTAAATCGTATCGAAAAAACTTTACAAAAAGAAGCCGTTCAACCCAAAAGAATAGACCAATCTTTATTTGAACAAATAAATACCATCATGAACGGTAAGTCTAAACACACTTCAGTTCAAGCTGCCGTAGATGATATGATGAACAGAAGCGGGGTTAAAGCTTATATGGATAAATTAAACAAAACATCCAAAGAAAATGCTTCTCCCAGAAAAACTGCCTCAGATACAAATCAAGTAATAGATAAAAAAATACCAATCGAACCAGTTGTATTTCAAAAATGCCCCTCAGCTAAAAATACATTAGCAAATATCATTACGTCCAGTCATGGTCACTTACCAGTACCAGCTATCATTGCTAGAATAAAAGCAATTCATGATAAAGATGTATCAGATGCTAAAGATTGGGACGGCGATGATTTGATTAGAGCCGTCAGTAGAATGAATCTACAAGAAAAAAGCAAAAGTTACAATAGCGAATCAAATACTAGTACCTTAGGTCTACAAGATGATTTAAGCGATAAAGATATCGATCCATCAAATAATGATGCGTTTCACGGATTAAACCCCGTCAAGTTTTAATTCTCTCTTGTTCTTCGATAACTTACTACAATTGCAATTAAAACACAATATCTGTAACCCCAAATCCGATGGATAATCATTCTTGATTATCCATCGATACATTCTAGAACCAGTATGACATTTCAATTGACGGCGCTGCTCAGCACCGTCATTTTCTTTATGATCTATCGTTAATCTCTCTATCCTATCTTCATTGCATTCCAAACATATCCCACCATAATTATCTATTACTTTAATCTTATCACGTAAAGCATATTTATCCTTGTATTCTACATTTTTACTACAATTATAGCACAACACTTGGTAACCATCCTTCATCACTGGCTGATTAAATAACCATTCATAAACATTTCCAACTTCTTTTCTATGTTTACCGCCATTGTTATTGATATGATCAATTGTTAACTTATCATAATCATCTTCCATACATAATTCACACTTGTTTCCATAAGCGAAAATTACAGCACTTTTTCTTTCTCTAGTGCGGGCAAGTTGTTTATCATTGTATAAAGAATCTTTACTGTGAGTTCGTTTATCCTGTATTTTTCTACAGGGCTTACAGATATAATGAGAAACTTTTTTGTCATATGATGCCCAATTTTCGTCACTAAGCATAATGGCACATTTGATACATGATCTTGGACTGCTATTTTTCGTTGAGTTCATAATTGTACATATATCTTCATTTTATGTATGATTGATATTAATGGAAATCTAATAGATAGTAAAGCAATGTTCGATAAGCTGAAGAAACAGCTGTTAAAACTTGATCCAGTTTCGTTTTGCGAGAACTACTTAACCCTTGAAGGGGAGCCTTTCCGGCTTAGTGGAAACGGTTATAAACCCTTTGCAGATATCTATCGGTACATTGGTATTAAAGCATTAGAACCGGGAGCCAAGCCAGTTATTATTGTAAAGGGTCGTCAGGTAGGAGGGACTACTATGGCTGGTGCTCTTGAAATGTATTTCATGGGTTCTGGACTTTTTGGTAATGGAGAAAATCCGCCTATTAGAATCATTCATGCATTCCCGCAGTTAGAGCTAGCTGCTGCTTATTCAAAAACTAAATTGAATCAAATGATTTTCCAATCATTACCAGTTGAAGGCGAAGTTAAAAAGCCGGGAGCTAAAGTCAAGTCATACATGCAATCATTGTTGGATCAGACTAGTGCGACGAACGATTCTTTACATTTCAAACAGTTCTTGGGTGGAAACCATCTTTGGATTGAATCTGTAGGGCTGGATGGAGATCGTATCATGGGTCGTACGGCTGACGTGATATTTTTTGATGAAGTTCAGAAGACTACGAGTATGGCTATTGGAAATTCATTGAAAGTTTTAACGGCTTCTAAATATGGAGCACCTACTAAGGGAGTTCAAGTATATTTCGGAACTCCTCGTAGGAAGGGATCTGATTATCATAAGATGTGGCAGAGCAGTACTCAGCAATATTATTATTTAGGATGTGAGAAGTGTGAGAAACATTTCCCTCTTTATACTCCTGGTAGTGATGATTGGGAGAAGATTTGGTTATACGGATACATTGTTAAATGTGTTCATTGTGGTCATGAGCAAGATAAGAGACATGCTGCTGATAGGGGTAAATGGGTTTCTACTAAACCGGAGAATGATTCAGATTGTAAAATGATTGGATTTCATATTAATCAAATTTACATGCCTAGATTTACTAAAGAAGATTTGATGAATGAAAAGCCAGGTAATCATCCTATTAATACTGAGCGTGTTTATCAAAATGAAGTTCTTGGAGAGTTCTATCAAGGAGATGCTTCGCCTATTACTGTAGAAGAGATAAGAGAGATTTGTGGAGATGTTGGTAGAAAATACAGAGGTAGAATAGAGCCTGCACAAGACCAAATGGTTATTCTGGGGATAGATTATGGTGCTAGAGCAGACTTAGAGCAAATGGCAAATCCGGAGAAAGTTAATCTTACGGGGCAGTCTTATAGTACGGCTGTTGTGCTTTTGGCGAAGGGTCCTAATTTACTATCTATTGAATTTGCCACAAAGTTTAAAAGAAATGATTTTGAAAGTAAAAAGGGGTTGATTGATCAAATTATGAGACAGTATAGTGTGCAGTTAGCTATTGGAGATATTGGATTCTCTCAAGATTTTTCAACTATGATGCATACTGCTTATGGTGACAGATATTTAGTATCACGGGCACATAATAAAGTAAACAATCATGTTAAGTATTCTACTGATGCATTTCCAAAAGAAATAGTATTCGAGAGAGATTATTATATTTCTGAGATGTATGAATGGATGAAGAAGGGAAACATTAGATTTCCTTTGGGTAGTCATGAGCAATTAGGCTGGTTAATTGATCACTGTGCTAGTATGGAGATAAAGCCATCTATTTCTAAATTTGGTGATCATAGTATTCATTATGTTAAAGGTGGTACGCCAAACGATGGTTTCATGGCGTTATTAAATGCTTATATAGCTTATAAATTTATTGTAACTAAAGGGTTTTCTACCAATAATCCTTTACTGCAACTTTCCTTTCAAGAATCTAAAAAGCCTTTAGCTCTGGCTGCAAGGATCCCGCGTCGATTTTAAGGGGCTGATATATTTAGTAATATAAGGTATAGAATGGATAGTATATGAGGTATCATGCCTATTGATAAAGTTTCTAAAAAGTGGGTTGGACCTTCCAATTCTGAACAATTTTTGCAACAACGATCTTCGGTGCCGCCAGTTAGTTCATTGATGGCGCAGGGCGTTTCTGGATTTCGCAGAGATGTTTTGGCTGAAGAGGTAGAGCAAGGATTATTTAGAGATGGATCTGCTCCAGCTAATAAGAAAAATGAGCCAACCTATAATTCTCATGTTGTATCCTCAGTTGGTAGAAATAAATTTGCTCAAGTAATTAGTGGTGGAGGTAATTTTCGTGGAGGTATTGGAGATACTGTAAAGCAGGCTCCTGAAGTTTACTCACCATTATGGCTGAGTAGTAATCTTAATCTTCCAAGAGATCGTCCTACTATAAATGCATGGTGTCGTAGTTTTTATGCTCTTAATCCATTCGTGCATAATGCTATTAATTTACACAGTACTTATCCTATTAGTAAATTAAGTATTAAGTGTCCTAACAAAGATATAGAAAAATTCTTCAATGATATGATTGAAGAAATTGACCTGATGAATATTTGTGTGCAGATTGCACAAGAATATTGGTTATTGGGTGAGGCTTTTGTTTACGCAGAATTAGATGAAGGTCGTGGAAAATGGGGAAGGTTAGTAATACAAAACCCAGATTACATGTTAGTTAAACGCACAGTAATTGCTAACGAACCAATGATAATGCTTCGTCCTGATGAAAATTTAAAAAAGATTGTATTTGGTACTAAGCCAACAGATATTGAACAGAGAAAACAATTGAATCAGTATATGATTGATTCAATTAAACGTGGGGAAAATATTCCTTTAGATAATTTCAATGTTTCACATTTGGCAAGAAGAATTAGTCCGTACGAAATACGTGGCACTGGATTGCCAGTATGTATTTTCCGTCAGCTTATGTTGTTTGATAAGATGAGAGAATCAAAATATGCACAGGCTGATAATATGATTAATCCTTTGACTTTGGTCAAAGTTGGTGGTGAAGGCAATGATGCACTTCATCCTTCTTTTGTAGATTTAGAGGCGTGGAGAGAAGTATTTGAAGCGGCACAACATGATAAAGATTTTAAGATCTTTACACATGCAGGGGTAACTGTTGAAAGAGTTGGTTATGGACAGGGTATTTTTGATATTTCTGGAGATATAACACAATTAATTAAAGAAATATATATTGGATTGCAAGTACCCCCTGTTTTAATGGATGGTGGAGCTGATACGACCTATGCAAACGGTGGTGTGGCGTTAGATGTATTAAGACAGCGTTACATGCAATTCCGTAATATGTTGTCAGCGTGGTTAAAGACTAAGATTTTTGCACCAATTTCTAAAATTCAAGGATTTTATGATTATTCTGGTGGAGAGAAACAATTAATTATACCAGAAGTTGATTGGAATCACATGTCATTATTTGACGCTGGTGATTACATTAACACACTTATTACTTTGACACAGGGACAAGACGATCAAAAAAGAGCATCTTTACATACTTTGTATAGATCAATGGGTCTTGAATTTGAAGATGAAGTATTAAAAATTCGTAAAGAAGCTATTCAAAATGCTATTGCCAAAAAAGAAAAAATGGCATTAGAAATGATGGATCTGAATTCATTACGTTCGTTAGATGATCAAGATGAAATTCCACAACCACAGGGTATGCCTCAACCTAGTGCAGATGGTGCAGTGCCAGGTCAAATGGGTGCTCCACCTATGGGTATGCCGGGAATGGATATGATGCCACCTGGTGGTATGAGTCCTCCTGCAACGCCTCCTCCTGGTGGAGAATCATTACCACCACCAGCGCCTGGTGGTGGACCGCCGCCCGCGTTATAACTTAACAGTATAAAGACCTCGGGTCTTATGTATAATCTTGTATTGTTTTTACAGATTCCATAAGACCCGAGGTTTTTATTATGCAAAGAACTGCCCAAAAAAGAAGTATTCTTAATAAGCTTAGAGAAATGACTGATGTTGGTCGCATTGCCACAGAGAAATATTTCAATCCTGAATTCAAAGAACTAATAGATCAGTTGAGAGGTATTGATGATGGCGCGCGAGCAATAGCTGCGGGTGAGCAGGTTGGAGAAGCATCGGCGCCATCAGATGCAACAAGCTTAAAAGATTTGCTTAAATCTGCCAAATCAAATATTAACAGACGCGAATACATGAAAGCTATTTCCGATTTGGGAAGATTTCATAAAAAAGTTTTCGACATGGTACAATTGTTGGGCGTATTCAAAAGTAACATCGAAAAAATTCATGAGAGATTTTTATTTCAAGATATCGACGATGATACTAAAAAGCACTTATCATCTTTCAAAGATAGGTGGAAAGGGGCTTCCGCAAAACCAGGTTATTTTATTAAAGAAGCTAATATATTAGATTTCTTTACTAACATTGCGACTGAAAGAGGAAGAGCATTATCTACTTGGGAAAAAAGATACCCACATAGAGTTAAGCAAATGAAGACTGATGTAGCTTCATTACTAACAGCTTCCGAAAAGCTATTAAGTGTCATTTTGGGCACATTGAAAGATTTGGCAAAAGCCAGAGCTACTAGAAACCCGGACAATTACATTACCATTTCCAATAAAATAGGTGGTGCTTTTAAAATTTATGATGACGGAGATCATGGATTCAAAAAGTTCTATGAAACTCATGTTAAAGGATTTTTGGAGAAACAAGAATTTTTTGCCCCAACAAAAATAGATGATACTTCTAAACCTAAAGAATTGGGACAAAAAGATATTGGAACTCCTTTAGCGCCTACTATTCCTCCATTGTCAGGACCTGGATTGGATTTTGATCAAACTCAAACTTTGGTTAAATATCCTGGGCAACCTACACCGGGTTCGCCTCCAGTACCACCATTAGGTAAAATTCCTACATTACCACCTGTGCCTAGAATACACCCTAGAGTGCAACTGGATCCAGAAGCTCCAAAGAGTATGGCTGATAGAGTCAAATTAGTTAATCCTATGAATCAAATCGATACAGGAGCCACTTCTGTTGATTTGACAATGCCAACTATACAACTAGATAATCCAGTAATTGAAGATATAAATCCTGAAACTGGAGAAATAACTCATAAAACTTCACATTTATTAAATAATTTTAAAATAGCTGCTCATCACAAACAATTTTTTGCTTCTTTATCCTCATTGAATGAAGAGTCTCCTATTTTAATTGGAGCGCATATATCTAAATATGCTAGATATATTATGGGGACAGACCCTGAAACAGCTATCAAGCTATTACAAATTGCTAAATCTGTTAAAGGATAATCATGGGAACCAGGGTTAAACGCGTCAGAACAAACATTTCTGCCGAGCAGATGGCTAATGCCATAACTGTTGGTTGGAAAGAGCTATTTGGCGTTACCCCTTCTAAGCAACAAGTGGCAATGGTATTAGCTCAAAATGCATTAGAAACGGGTCACAGAAAAAGCATGTGGAATTATAATGTTGGTAACATTATCACCAACGGTAATGATTCCTATGATTATTTCGACGACTTAACAACAGATGAGCAAATAAAACCTGGAACTTGGAAAAAGATGAATCTTAAGTACAGAGCTTATCCATCATTGGATGCTGGAGTTAAGGACTATTTAAAATTCATTAGTGGTAAAAAATACAGTGGTGCTTGGAAACATATTTTGAATCCTGATCCTGTAGCTTTTTCTAAAGCTCTTAAATCAGCCGGATATTATACTGTTAATGAAGCAGCATATACAAAGACTTTATCAAAACTATATGACCAATATTCAGGATCAACCGTGAAATCTAAAATCCCTTTATCTAACATACCACAAAATGACAATAATTTATCTAATATAATAGATAACTATTTGCAAATGGTAGCCGCTTCAGAAAAGAGCAATAAAAAATTGTATAAACAATTTTTGCCTTATCATAAATTTTTAATTAAGATAGAATCTCAAAATTATACAGATTCTATTGAGTTTGCTCGTATAGCTTGTACAGCGTTAGAGGAAGAATTATTAGCAAAAGCTTATACCCACACAAACGGACAATGTGTAGAAATTGAGTGTGAAATACCTGGACCACAAAAAGAATGTATAAATTTGACCAGGGAAATTTTATCATCTGTTGAAGATGCTTTTTGTGCAGCTACTAAAAAAATCGGCGGTATAGTTATAGCCACAGATTGTATTACTAATACAATTTCATCATATCAACAAATCAGTTTTAAACAGGCTGATTTTCAACGTGAACAATTTTTGCTGAAATTTAATAAGGGACAATAATGGCAACAGAATCTGAAGTTCAAAAAATGGCTAGCGAATTAGTTGGCTCTGGCAAAACTTTCGCCGAATTTTTGGCAGAATTGTTTAAAGATAGGTTTATAGAAATTTACTTAGGAGATTCTTACGAAGAAGTTAGTATGGAACAAACCTCTACCTCTTACCCTGCAGTTTTGTGTGGTAAAGTTGTAACAGCATATAGAGAATGTTTGGTTATTAATGCGGCTTATGTAAGTGGCGTTCCTAAGCCAGGTAAACCACAGCAATTGCAACTAGGCAACTTATTATTTGTTAATGAGAGATCAATTCGTGCTTTAACTGAAATTGATGGTAAAGGAATTTTGGAAGATATGTTATTAAGAAGCAGGCACTCTTTAGATATTAAAAAACACTTTATAAAATAAAACCCTATGTACAATATAGATTATATTACCAAATTAGCTGATAATTATGAACAACAATGTTCGTTAATTATAAAAGAAGGGCGTATTGAAAAATTGCCCAATGGTAAGTATCGTGTATTGTCAGAAAAAGGCAAAAATCTTGGAACGTCTGATTCTCATTCAGGTGCTGAGAAATGTTTACAGCAAGTCGAATATTTCAAACATAAAGATCAGCATCAAGCAGAAGATAAAAAAATAATTGATTTAACTAAAGCAGATGAATTTGCATATTCTGCCATAATGAGATGTTTAAATCAGCAAGCATCTAGAGAACAGGTACTTGATTTTTTAAGATTTTTCAAAAAGGAATTTGATAAAGCTCTTAAGAAAAAATTACAAAAACCCGAAAAAATAGCATTACAAAATTCTTTAATAAGTTTTAATAAAATACATCCAATTAAATTAAAAAGAAAATTAGTTAAAACTGCCGCAACTAGTGAATTAGGAGATCCTATTTTAGTAGGTAAATATTTGGCTGATATTATCAAATTTACATTAAACAGAATTTCTCCTGAAAGACGACCTGCATCTTTAGCTAAATTAAGAACTAAGATTTATCATCTTAATGAGCAACAGCTGGCTAGTAAAGTAATGCCGCCATCTTCCTCTATGGGACAATCTATTACATTTTTAAAACATGTATTGTTCAATCATGATGCCCAATATATTAGAGAGGTATTAAATAACGTTACAAGGAATTTGATATGATTCATAAGTTAAAAAAAATAACTAATGGTTTGTATCGTGGATCAGCACCTTCCCCTAAAGATGTAGAGTGGTTAAAAAATACTTTAGGTATCAAAAAAATTGTTAGTTTAGATCAAATATCTGGAGATAGAATTGATCGTATTTGTCAAGCTTTAGGCATTGAACATTTGAATGTGCCTATTGATCATACTAAAGCGTCTTTGGTAAGACTATTATCTAATAATTTAAAAAAACTACTATTGGATGGTGGTCCAACTTATTTACATTGTTTGCACGGTAAAGATCGTACGGGTTTAATATCAGCATTATTTAAATGTAAATATATGGGAGTTAATCCAGAAAAAGCTATCAGGGAAGCGGAGTCTTTAGGTTTTGGTATCGGTGTACATCCGGCTTCTGTAAATTTATGGAAAAAATTAATTAGAACCTGTAAGCCTTCAAAAGATGTTAATAATTCAGATATAGTTTCAAATCAAAGAGAATTTTCCGGAGATAATCGTGATTCATTTCTGGACGAAGGTCATCAAGGATCTTTCTCTCCGTATTTAAGTGTTACTAGGCAAAACCCTATAGATGCTGTATATACATATATGAGCGACCAATATCCTACTAGAGAAAATTATAAACCTCGTGAATCAATAGAAGAATCTGCTGAAGTTAAAAATGATGTTATTCCACAAGTGGGTGTTTTTAATAATGATGCGGGTGGGCGTGGATTTGGACCTACAGAAAACTATTCCGGATTTTTCTACGATTAAATAGAGATAAGAGCATGAATATGATTAAAAAAGCTTACTCAGTACAAATGTCATATGAAGTTTCAGACGAAGAAAAAAAACAAGCTGAACGTGCTTTATTATGTTTTAATCATACTGCTAAACTTTTAGATAAAGCAGCAAATCATTTAGATATCATGAAAACTCCCTTTAAAGATAATCCTGAAATGTCTGTTGATGAAATTATGAAAGCTAGGGCGGCTATTAGAAGATTTAGAGATAAAGCTATTGAAAATTTCAACGAATTTAAAATCACCGCATTTAAATGCGTACACATTATGCAAACATTTGCCTCAGATACGCAGACATTGAAATTGATGAAATCTTTCATTTCATCAATTGATTCATTAGAGAATAATGTAAATACTTTCGCTGATACTTTTAATGATTTAGAATCTAAAGAATTTCCAAAAGACATAGTGACTGCTATCGAAAATATCCAGAAGCAATGTAAAGAAGTGGATGAAATTATTGATGAAAGAATAAAATCTCACATTCAATCGGACATTTTAGCAAAAAGCTGGGTAGATACTGTTTCTGATGATTTGCAAATGAGAATTGAAAAGAAGACACCGTTGATCGTAGATTTATTTAATAAACGACAAGATCAATTAAATGATATAATTAAAGAGAGAAGCACAGTAGGTAATTAAATTATAATGAAATATCAATATTGACATATACTCATGAGTATAAATAAATTCTACGTAATTTAAAAGATTCCGTATAGTAATAATTCATTATAATAACGATATACTTACTGAGATCTCTCAAACATGGAGAGTTGTGTATGAGTTTTATTAAGCATGGCGATGGAAAAATAATGACTGTTTTAGATGAAGAAGAATTAACTGATGTACAAAAAAAATCAGTCAATGACGTATCTAAAAAAAGGATCAAGCAATCTGCTGAAGAGACTGATGCTTCAATTGAGAAGAAATCAGGGAGATAAATAATGTCATTTATAAAATTAGGTGAATTGATTGAAATCAACGGGATTGAAAATCCAGAATCCTGTATTCCTGCTGTCAGCGCTGAAGTATTAGAAAATTTTAGAAAAACTGCTGCTAGTTTGAAAAAAATAGCTCCTAAGGCAGAAGACTTTTTATATTTTTCCGCTGTCATGATGCATGCTGCAGAAGCTGCTGGATTAAATGATGATGGAACTCCAAAACTGAATGCTCGTGGTGAGCAAGTTCAAGTTGGTTGGGACAAACGTGGTGGAACTTGGCGTTGGACTTCAAATGATCCAAGTATTAAACCATATAAAAATTCTAATGGCGATATCTTCCCCGAAGAAGAACTAGTTAAAGCTTATAAAAAATGGGTACATAAACCTCTTTGTATTGATCATAAATCAAGTTCTGTAGATCATACAAGAGGTTTTATTGTTGATACTTATTATGATCGTAGTTTAAAACGTGTAATTGCTTTGTGCGCTTTAGATAAAGCCAATTATCCAGAACTAGCACGTAAAGTGTCGACCGGAATGCAAACTGCCGTATCAATGGGTACAGCGGTGGGCAGAGCAATTTGTTCAGACTGTGCTACTGTTGCCCGCGCCGAAGCAGATTTTTGTGATCATATGAGACGCAAGAGTTGTTACGGTGAAATTAACGTTGATTTAAATCCAATTGAATTATCAATTGTTGTTAATGGTGCTGATCCAAGAGCAAATATTAAACACATTATTGCTTCAGCTACTACATTAAATTCTTATGTTGATACTAAAGTACAAGAATTGAAAAAAATAGCTGATTTACAATTTTCGGCAACGTTCTCTGTAACAGACCCCATGGGTAATGAAGGTAAACAATCAGCAGCTCATTTTGAAGTAGATGGTCATGATCTAGAAACTTTCAAAAAAGAGGTCGATGGTGCCTTTGCAAGATTAGCAGAAATCGCTGAGCAAGCAAAAAAAACCGAACAAGATACTAATGATTCCGCATTTAATCAATCGTCTGGTTCAATTTCCATGGATGAAGGCACTTCACCTAACACTGATTCTGGATTAGCTCCGCCACATGCAAGATACGCGTCTGTTGATTTAAACAAAATTTCTGTAGGCGAGTTACTTAAACTAACTGCTACAATAGAAACTAAATTAAATCACATGAAACAAAATTTAGATAAGTTAGCAAAATCAAATGTACATGAGGAAAATATGTCAATGAATAAAAAGAGTTACTACCAGGGTACTGAAGAGCCAACGCCTGGTCAAGCCAAGTATCCAAAGGACCCCGGTCATATGGCTTATGAAGACGATAAGCACATGCACGGTCAATCTCCTTTCCCTGGTGTAGGTCCCGTTGATGGTCTTCATCCAAGTCCAGATTCAGCAGAACAAAGCAATGAGTTAGAACGTAAAAAAATGTTAGCTCGTGCTGAAGCTGAAGAGAGAGCTATGAAACGCCAATCAATTGTTAATTTGGCAAAACAAGCTCTAGAAGATAAAAAAGCTTATTTCAACAATGGTGAAGGACCAAATAATCCTAATACACCAACCCCAGGTAAAACCAAATATCCAGTTGACAAAGGTCATATGGCTTATGAAGATGATAAGCACATGCATGGTCAAAAACCATTCCCTGGTGTAGGTTCAGTAGATGGTCTTCACCCAAGCCCAGATTCAGCAGAGATTTCTGATGAATTAAAACGTAAAGAATTGTTACGTAGAGCTAATACTTTACATGGCAGATTTGTTACGGCTTCTAAATTCGATGGTACTAGAGATATAAATAATAGTGCTTGGGAAATTCGTCTAGGTGACAGATTATTGTTAACAGCTTCTGTTAAAGATCTTTCTGGTGGTCGTTCCGAAATGATGTATGATACCATCAATACAGCTGAATTTGGTAAAAGACTATTAGAAAAAGTAAAAGTTTTTGGTGCTGATAAAGTTAGTACATTATTTAAGAATGCTCAAGATCCAAATGCTGCTGCTCCTGTTGCAGCACCTGCTAGTGGTCCTGCTGATGCTGGTCCCCTAGGCAATTCGCCTGCAGAAGATACTGGTAAATCTGGTGATCCAAAAGAATCGGCTCTTGAAATGGCTGAAAAAGTTAGAGACATGTCTTCTGATTTAGTTGAAGCTGTCAGGGCTTTAACTGGTGAACAAGCTGAAATGGGCGCTGATATGGCTGCACCAGGAATGGCTGCTACTGCTTCTGATTTTAGTAGCGTTCATATGCATGCGCTAAGAGGCGAAATTAATGGATCATTAAATCATGCTATGAGAGAAGTCGTAGCTGAATTAGAAGAGCATCAAGAAGAACTAGATACAATTGTTGGGTTATATGATAAGGGTGCAGTTACTGCTTCTAATGAAGAATTAATTGAATCACTTTTAGATGACGCAACTGTTGCTGCCAAATCTGCCGTTGCAGATGGCTTTAGATTAATGACCGCTTTTGTTAAGTATGCTCGTGGCACTAAGGCTATTATTAAACGTGCTGAAATAGAGGCAGAACTTAATGCTTTAAGTGATAACGAAGGAGATACAACAATGAGTGGTGGTGATGATAGTTTAATGGCTCTGATCGACAGCACTAATTCAGATCTGAATTCTGTTAGAGAAATGATGGATGAAAACGGTGAACCTGGTCTTGGCACAGATGGTGATGGCGAAGGGTTTGACGGACTTGAAGAACAAGTTAGCGAAAATGACGGATTAAGCGGTGATGGCTTATCAGATCTTGAATCTGACCCTCTTGCAGAAGAAGGTGATGATCTATTAGCTGATGATGATAATGATCTTATGGCTAAAAAAGAAGAATTGAAAGATCTTGATTTAAAGCCAGGAACTACTGTTCAAGTTACTGCTGGTTTCAATTCTAGAGCCAGCCGCGCCGCTCTTCGTGCTAAACTTGCAGCTGACGCACTTGGTTCATATGGATCTGATCCAACTGGAAAACAAGATGATGGTCAATTACAAGATGCATCAAAAATTAAATTCTACGATATGTTAGATACTGCTGATAGTCAAGCAACTACTAGTAGGGTCCCAAATGTAGATAATAAATCTTCTGATAATCTTGATGTAATTGAGACTCTTCCAGAAATTAATAAAGCTATGTTGGATCTTGCCAAAGCTCCACCTAAGGTTCGTAAAGAAGCTGAAGCTATTCATAAATTAGTTAGTGAAGGTAAATTAGATCGTTCTGATCTTGATGCCCTAGTAGCTGAAGGTTTGGATAAGGATGCGGTTTCTTATTACAAAAAATACTACGGTCAAACAGACGGCGGTGGTGAATTTGCCAGTGAATTGGTAAAAGAACATGTTAAGGCTCAATTAGAAGAAGAGCTTAATAGATACAAAGTCAAAATGGCTAGAGCTTATGAAGTAGCATATGATATGGTTGACCGTGGATTATGCCATAACGATAAAATCGCCGTCGCTTCACAAGTTGAAGAAATTATGAAATTCAATGACGACAGTTTCGATACTTTGAAAAGAGTAGTTGCTAAACACTCTCCAGTAATGCGTAAAGAAGCTGGTCGCATGCCACAGGTTGGTTTATTCGGTTCCGGTGAAAACACTGTAGCCTCTCCAGCCGAAGATGATTGGTCTTTATTGTCTGCAGCATTTGCTAAGACTTCTAAGAGAATGTTTTAAGTTTTAGAGAAAAGGATAACAAAAATGAGAAATAAAAGTGTATCAGATTTTGTTGCTGCAACAATGGATGCAGTACTAAAAAGCGAAAATCATCAATCATTATTTGGTGGTGTCTATAAATATGCCTCGGAACAATGTGATAAATGTCATCACCCTAAAGAAGAATGTAGTTGTGACTCTTCCATGGCATGGGATGAATTTAACGCTGATGACAGTAGTGCAGAGTCTGAAGAATCTGATTCTAATGAAGTTTCAGATTCTTCAGAAGAAGATAAAGAAGCGACAGCATTTGATGTAGCGATTGATAGTTTATTAACTGCTTCTGCTGCATTAGATAGTGTTGGACTTGATAGAGGATCCTCTTTAAGCTTGAAACTTGCCTCTTTAGTTGTTGAAGCTAAAAAGAAAGAAGAAAAGAAAAAGAGTGATGTTAAAAAGAGCAAGGAATCTAAACATAGTTCCGACTCTAATGATGCTAGAGCGAAAAAGAAAAAGAAAGATGAAGAAGATAAGAAAAAGAGCGATGCTAAAAAGAAGAGTGATGCTAAAAAGAAAAGTGATTCTAATGATGCTAGGGCGAAAAAGCCAGCCTCTAGTTCTAGCTCCAGTTCCAGCTCTTCAAAAAAACCAGCTTCATCTTCTAGCTCCAGTTCAGGTTCTAAAAAACCAAATCCATTCGCTAAAAAGAAGTAATTAAAAAGCGAATATAGAATTATAACTTTTAGCCGCTTAAATTATTGAAATATGTAATTTAAGCGGCTAAGTTATTAAAATCTTTATTAAGGAATAAATAATGTTTAAAATAGATTTTGAAAATGAAATTTATAATGATATGAAGAAAAAATTAATCTCTAATAAAACGGAGGTTACACATAATTTTGATAAACTTGCCAAAGCTATTGATTATTTAAACAATGCGGCAGTTATTTTTGAAAAAGCTGGAATGTTTAAAGAGGCTGAAGAAATAACTAAATTATTAAAACAATCTAGCTTTAGTATTAAATAAGGTTAATATAAAATCATGATAAAAAAAAGTATTTTTGAACAAGAATTAATTGCTGGAATGCAAAAACAATTAATCAAACAAGCTAAACAAGAGAATTATGATCATCTTGAAAAAGCAGCTGATTATTTAAATTCTGCTGCTGAAATTTTTCAAGATATGGGTATGATTAAAAATGCTGATAAGATATTATCTATTTTATCTAAAATAGCCGAAACCCATAAACCACATGATCCTAGAAAAGTACCAGACCATCACACTAAAGGATTAACTAATGAAAAAATGGTTAAAAATTTGGAACACCATGGTCATCCTATGAACATGGCTGATGATGGTAATTTAGCAGATCAAGAAATAGAGGATGTATTAGAAGTTTCCGATAATTTTCAGGAACTTCACGATTTTGAAGATGAAATATAAATCTTAATATTGCTTAATATTGTTATATTAAGTATGAGAGTTGTATAGTGATTATAAAGGACGCTCATGCTTAGACTTGTTCATTATGGTAATGCTTTACCTGCTAGTTTTATAGTTGATTCTAGCGCAGAATTTCAACCAGGGATGGTTGGAGAGCTAGTTGTTATTGGAAATCAAGTGATGGTGACCGTTAGTAATGGAACCGCACCGCTGGGAATTATTGATGATATCAAAACCAGAGCTTTTACTAATATTTCATGGAATGAAGAAGTAATAGTTCCCGCTGTGGGTGTAGTTGGTCCTGGCGGGCAATTAGTAACTCCTATTGATATTAAAGCTGAATTAAGAAAATCTAATATTATTAAAGCCAGCTTTACATCTACTATCAAAGTATCTTTAAATGTCATTAACGGTGTTATTACATTTTTGGCAGGCACTCCATTAAATATAGATATTTTGGGTACAGGTCAACCTAGCGGTATTAAAACAACTGTTAATTATACTTATCAAGTTCCTAACATTCCTGGTGATGATAGTACTCAAGGATCTGGTAGAGTAACTGTCTGGTATAATAGAATGTTCTTCCAAACAGATCAATATGAAACAAATCAACAGTATCCAGTAAGAGCTAATTTGTATGTTAGTGAATATGGATTATTCACTACTCGTAGACCAAGTAATATTCATCCTGCCGTTGGTATGGTAACAGCACCTCCAACAACAATGTCGCCTTATTTGGAAATCCTTTTTTTCTAGGGTAAAATATTGAAAGTATTGATATATGTGTTTGTGCGGAGGTGCTAAATGCATTTTATATACAAAATAACAAATCAACTAGATGGAAAAAATTATATTGGTCAAACCATTAATCCAAATTATAGATGGTATCAACATCGCTCTTATGCCGGTGTCACCAATAAACATAAACAATATATTCATTACGCCATGTCAAAACATGGTATTGAAAATTTCATTTTCGAGGTGATTGCTACATGTTTAACGCAAGATGATGCTAATGAAACTGAAACTGCCGTAATTAAACAATATGACAGTATGAATAATAATCATGGCTACAATTTAAAATGCGGTGGAGTAAACGGTTCCTTTTCTGAAGAAACTCGCCAAAAACTAAGTAAATCATATTCAAAATATATTGCTGAACATGGGCACCCAGCTTTAGGAACTAAAAGAACTCCAGAACAAATACAAAATTTAATACAAGCCCGTAAAGACCATCCAGTTGAATATACTGATGAAATACGACAACGAATATCTGATGCTCATAGAGGTAAACCATTATCTGAAGAGCATAGAAATAATATGGTGGAGGCTATCAAGAAGGCGAAAACAGAAAAAGCTGAAGCAAGATACATTTCTGAAGATATTAAATGCTCAGTTGATGGTTGTAAAATTAAAGGAAAAGCAAAATATCGTCTTATAGATGATATTAGATATTGTGCAAAACATGGATTAAAAATGCAACGAAATGGAAATTTGGATCCAAAGCCTAAATCAAAATATAATAAAGATAATCCAATGCCAGAAGAACAACGTAAAAAATGTGGCGTTGGTAACATTGGAAGAGTTGCTCATAATAGAATTGTATTTTCTGATGAACAAATAAAAACAATATTAGTTGACTCACGATCTGCCAGAAAGATAGCTAAAGCTTTTGGAGTAACTGAAAAGGTTATTTTAAGGATCTGGGCTGGCAAATACTAACTGCATATCTCTTCATATAAGAAGATATTGTGTATATTTTTATACCTTAATCAGGTTTGAGGCTCTAAATGACTTTTAAGCACATAAAATTCGATGATTCTTTCACTATGCGTTCACTTGAAAAAGTGGCTAGAGATAAAGGATGGATTCACGAAACTCCAGCAACTAAGATTGCTGTTTTACAAGAAACTGATTTTTCTATTTCTAACAATTTAACAGAAAATGTTATGAAATTGTGTGTAGGGCTGCGTGCTTCAGGCATGTATAAATATGCTGATGAAGTTGAGCAGAAATTTATGCATTATAAGCAAGCTCAAACACTATATGAAACTTCTAAAGAAAAAGGAGAGGACTTAGTAGATGAGGCTCATCCTAAAGGATCTCATAAATTAAGTGGTATTGAAGGTGATAGTTTAATAGAAACCATTGTAGATCAACATTTAGCTGGAATTAAACTAACAGAGAAAAAACCTACTGGAAAATTAGCTGCTCTTAATACATTAAGAGCAGTTAAAAACGTTTTATCACAAGCTGCAAATCCTACAACCGCACAATATCTTAATATTGTGCTGAAAAATGTACAAAATATTTTTGGTTTACATGAAGAGACTCCTTGGATTTTTAGAACAGATAATTATGGTAAAGATAATTTGATTGAATTAATTCAACAAGCCATTAGTAATACGAATAATGTTGAAATGTTAGATCAATTACTTCCAAGAATTAAATTAGGAATTGATAAGTTTTATAAAACATTCAAACCAGGTATAGTAGGTGGTGTTTCGGATGAAACTTGGGCAGGTATGACGCCTTTATTTAGTAAAGCTTATGGGGCATTTGCTGTTGCAAAAAAATCTGTAGATGAAAAACCAGTAGTATCAGCGGCAGTTCCTGCCGAAGTATCGGCACTTATTAAATGGATCGCTAACGCTAAATCTATGTTAAAAAAATGGGAAATGATTATTAGTTCTGATCCTGAAAGAGAAGCTGACGATAAAGAAAAAGCTTTATCTTGGATTTCTCAAAAAATGGCACAAGTAGCAAATATAGATAGTAGATTTCAATCTTTAAATGATGAAGAAAAAATTTCTAGTGCAATGGCATTATTAAATAATCTGAAAAAAATTACCACTCCTAGTTTTAGTCAATTTAAAACTAATTGGGAACTTTAAGAGGAGTATATGTCTGAAAAATTAGATTTGATTAGAAAGTATGCTCAGGAAGCTGAAGCACCTGTTCCTGTACCTTCCAAGAAAAAAAATAAACCAGCAGAACCAGCAACGGCTGCCGCCGCTGCTCCAGTAGTACCAAATAGTGATGTTCCTGTACCATTAGCAAAGAAATTTTCTCCAGAATTAAAAAACAGATTACAAGGTAAACCTAAAGTACAACCAGGTAATTCTCCACAACAAATTGCGGCAGCCAGAGAAGCTGTTAAAGAAATGCAAATTGCTATGCAAGAATTAGCAGGAGCAGTAATTACTGATTCTGAATCTGGAACTATGGCTTATAAACCTCATGACGCCCAACAACCTGGTGCTGCGCCAACAGTTAAAAGTTCTAAAAAAAGTTTTAATGATTTTATAACTGAACAATATTTGGGTGGATTGGATGAAGATAAAAAAGGTGTAGAGTGGAATACTGATCAAAAAGTCACTTCTTTGCAAGGAAAAAAACAAACACAAACTGATTTATATGAATTAGATGTTGTAATGAATACGCTTCGTAGAATTGGAGCGTCCAGTAAAGAATTTATTGCCGACGGTAAATGGGATTTTAGAACTGATAATGCATTAAGAAACATTATGGGTTTTTCTTATGCCTTATTACAATTAGAAGGAGATTTTGGGTTAGAAAATAATTTTTATAGTTTTGATCACTGGAAAAATTTTAATAAAGCACTTACAGGTTATAAAATAAGTAACGGTATTGTTCAATTAAATGCAGCACAAAAAGTTGCAAGAGCAAATGCTATTAATAAACATTTAAAAGCTATTACTAAACTTTATTCTCATTTTAGACAACAAGTTCTGGCTAGACCAGAATTCAGACCTACTATTGAAGGTAAAAGATTAATTGATAGATATTCTGCTCAAGGATCAAATAAAGATGTTTTAACTTCCCAAGAAGATCAAATGTCTAAATCTGATGCGATCAAAATACCAGTTACTTATCCGGCACCTAAATTACCCGGTGGTAATTTAGATTATATTCCATTAAAAGCTTTAAGAGATAAAGGTGAATATATAAAATGGATGGTCGGTTATGCTGGTAATTCTGAGCAAGCAGCAACTGATATTTTTAATAAAACTATCAAACCTAAAATCGAAACAACCTAAGGTGAAACATGTCTTTTTTATACGAAATATTTGATGAAGCTATGAGCCAGGCGGCTCTTGATAAAATTCTAAAAAAAACGGCACAGGTAGCTCAAACGCCTTTATCTCCAAATGATGTTGCTAAAAAATTAGTTAATCGTTTGTCAAGAGAAATGTCTGCCGCACCGGAACCATTAAATATTGCTTCAGAAACAGCTACGCCCATTGATTTAAATATCAATGATTTGCAATCATTAGGCAAACTATTACAATTTATGTCTAATAATAAAATAAAATTGGACGGTTCTAGAATTGTTTATTCTGAAGCTGATGTAAATTCTTTGCCCGAAGAAGAACGAAATCAATTAGCTCCTATAACTGTTAATTTATCTCGTGATGCTGCTAGTAGAAAATGGAATACTGCAGATTATTATTCTAAACTACCACTGTTAATTAAATATGTGTCTTATCTTCAAGAAAAAGCACAATCACTTAAAAAAAGTGGAGATGCTCAAGGCAAAATTTTAGAAGTCATGGTTGGTAAATTAATAGATTCAATAAATAATGTTAAACCTGATTCAGGATTGTCACGTGTACCAAAATCTCAACCTGATAAGCCAAATGAATTACCAGACAATACAGTTATAGATACTTTTGGGTCAAAAGTATTTAATATAGCTGACCCTTATGCAGATAAGGGTGATATGCCATTAAGTAGCAAAGATTTATCTTCTAAAGAATCATTAAATGCTTGGTTAAAACAAGCGCCTGAAGCTACAATTCTATATGGACAAACCCTTAATAAATTTACTGATCCGGCTGCTAATCATTGTAATATAATAAATGTTTTATACAAGCGAGCTTATAATTTAAAAAATACGGCATCTCCAGCTGATTCTAAAAAATATAATTTTTATTTAAACAAAATCATTCAACTAGGACAATTATTTACTGATCCTTCTGGAAGTGCATGTACTATTGGCGGTACAGGTAGTAGTGGAGTTCATAATAGACATAATTTTTATGGTCCTTCTGGACAGGGAGATGATGGATCCGGTGGTAAAACTGGGGTATCAAGCCAAATACTAGAACAAATAATACAGACTTTACCATTTGATACTCAAGATATAGATTTCATTAGAATTAAGAATTTCTTTTCATTGTATACTAAAGTTACATCCAGTAATTATGTTCAATCAGCTATTACGTCTATGGGCGAGGCTTTAAAAGCTATGGCTACGGCAAGTGAGTCTACTTTAACTGGTAATCAAGAGAAATTTAGAATTACTAGAAATGTTCAAGAGATGGCAACTTGGTTAAAACAACCTGCTGGCAATCATGCTTTACCTTTCCTGTATGCTCTTCAACAAGTTCTTACAGAAACAGAAAAAGTATTAGGAATGTTTTATAGCGAATATGCTAGAACATTATATTCAGGTGATGCAGTAAGATTAACTAATGAGCAAAAAGCTTTGGTGGAAGCTCAATATCTTGGGGGGAATTCTATCTTCTCTCAAAATTTAAGAGATGTTCAATCATTGATGGCAAATACTCAACAAGTTTTAGGTAAAAAATGAGTCACAGTAACAGTGAAATAAGGTTCTATGTAGATAGTTTAATTGTAGAAACTATTTTAAAAAATAAAAACCTATATAAACAAGCTGATGCTGGCGGGATGGTTGCGTCTTTAATAGATAAAGTAAAAGAATATGTTGGAAATCATATTGATCCAAATGATAAATCCGGAAGTTTAATTAACATTTTAGGTCCTGGTGCTATTTCAGTTGCGTTTGCATCTATGAGTCTTGGATGGCTTGGAATTTTAATTGGTTTGTCCATGAGAGTTTTTAATATTGATGTCAAGGGCATTATTAGTTCTATTTGGGGTAAGTTAAAACCAGCTATTTCTGGGGACAAACAAATTTCTTCTAAAACAGTTGATTCATTTGTTGAATCATCAGTGCAAGAAAATTATCAACCCGCAACTCCAGAAGAAGCCGAAAAAGCTGCTAACTTAATAAAAGCTAAATCTAGTGCCATATTAAATGATGCAAAATTTGTCAAGATAGCTATGATAAATTTTAATAACGGAACTTTAACTAAAGAAGCCGGCTTTTTTGATATGTTTAATTCTCATAAAACTAATATAGTTAATATATTAACTAGAGTTCTAAGCTGGGTGTTTAAAGTAGCTTTAGCATCAGCTGGTCTAATGGTAGCCGGAGATGTTGTTAATAAGTTTTTGAATAGACCAAACGCCATAGATGGTACTATACAGAAAGGTCACCCAACAGAAACGGTTTCCGCAGCGCCGATTAATGTCTCTAAACAGAAAAAATTTCCAGTAAAATCTGGATATGTTTCAGAAAAATACAATATTGGTGAATCTATTTGGTCAGAAGATATTAGTAATGATCCTGGATCAATAGAAAATATGTTGATTGATTTTGCTAAAGATGTATATGATGGTTTAAATGGAAAAGAAAATATCATAAGAACTTCTCCGGCATTTCAAGTAGTTAAAGATAGAATTGTTTGGTACAATCATACCAGCCCACGAGCACCTATGGTTTGGTTGCCTAGATATTTTTCCTCAAAAAAACAAATAGTAGACTATTTCATTGATGATGTTGCTGACAGAACCACTACATAAGCCAGTATATTTTTACCAAATAAATTTAACATGAGAGAAACGAATGAGCAATAGTGACGTTTTAAATAATTTTATCAAAATAGCGCAAGAGAAGGGCTTAATTTCAGATAAAGCTCCAGAGAAAGCAAAACAAATTCTGGAAAAAACACGTCGTGCCGATTCATTAAGTGTTGCTGATATAGAAAAACTATATGGCATTAAACCTGATATGGCAAAAGACAATAAATATGATAGAAATATTGTTGAAGATGCACATCCAGAATCATACGTTGCTTCAAATGCTCATGATAAATTAAACGGTTTAGTAGAGAATATTAATCAAAGACAAAATATTATCTTGCATATTCTTGATAAAACTCCTAATGGACATTTAACTCAACACAAATATGCTGAAAAAGATTTAATCTTATCTTTGGTTAGAATTGGAAATGATTTAGATAATAAAAATAAAGAAAATTTAAGAGTTTTAGCTGATGCTTGTTTAATGCAAGTTAGTAAGCCTATGAAAAAAGAAGGTGCGTGGGGATTATTAGCAATTCCTGTTTTACTAGGGGCATTATATTTACAACAACATATGAATTTTACAAATGAAGGTTTTGAAAAAAATCATCAAAAACTTTCTGCAGAGATCGATGATTTATTACAATCTAGTTCTTCATGGGGAGTTGGATATGATTATAAATCTGATTTCAAAACTATGTTACAAGATTTTAAATTAAAATTGGATGGTTTTTATGAGTTATACTCAAAAACAACTTCTGTAATATCAGATTTGGAAAAACCAAGAACTGCACAAGATTTGATAGAGTTATCAAAACATCCTCAAACAGATTCTGTGGTTAAAGCTTATGGTGCGTTAAAAGCGGCAGCAGATAATATGTTACCATACATAAATACTATTGAAAAAAACTTTTCATCTGAAGCTTATAAAGCCCGCCAAATAGAAGATAAAGGATTTATGTCTTCCTTAGTTGATCGTGTTCATGTTTTACATGGTGGTAAAGGAATGGTTGCAGATGATTTTGATGATGTTGTAAGAGTTATAAGTCCTTACAAGCAATCTATTAAAGAATTACTTGATTTATTAAAAAATGCTGAATCAATAGAACAATCTGCTCAAACAAAAATACAGGAAGCCTCTTCAGGAATTCCAAATGAAAAACCTGTTCCAAGTGCTGCTCCTCAAAATAAATCTAAAAAACCTCACAGCATGGATGCTGAAGTTGAACAATTAGAAAAAGATTTAACTGGCGGATTACTTTAATTCATAAAATTTCAAATATTTTTACAAAAGTATCAATAACAAAATATGTTTAATGTATTAGTAAGTTTAAGGTGTAAGTTGCTTGCCAAATAAGGCATAGAAGATTTCTAGGATATACAATGTTAAAACTTTTACAACCAGGCACACAGCCTTTAGGTCAATATGACGGTCTTGATTCAGAATACTTAACTTTGAAGGGTGGCGAGATTGTTAGTTTCGCATCCGTTGTAGCAACATCTGCTACTGACAAAGGTGCAAAAGATGTATTTGATGGTTATTTAAATCCTTCTTCAGTTCAAAAAAGAGTTGTTGTTACCAGAAACGTAGCTACAACCAAAAGACCATTGATGTTATCAGATGATGGTATTTCTGGTTATGGAACTTTGTTTGGTTCTGTAGTTGGTGGAGTAGTTGGTCAACAAGTAATTAATGGTGTGGTTCTTGGACCTCACACTGCTTTAGGTTCTGGCAAAGTTACTTGCTGGGATAAACAAGGTCTTTATGCCGTGTCATTAGACGCTTGTGATACAGCAACTGTGGACGGTCTACAACCAACCAATACTACTTTGGATACCGGCGCTTCATTAACTTGGGTACCAGCTAGCACAACTGGCGGTCAATTAACTCCAGTTGGTAGCACTGCTGCTGCTGGTAATACAGTAGTTGTTGGTCACTTTGTTGACTTCGAGACCAATGGTTCTCTTGTCACTACACCAAATAATTTGGTTGCTGCTCTTAATCCACCTAACGGTACATTAGGAACAGTTGCTGGAAGCTTCAGCTTCGCTGTATTTCACTTCAATCCACAATACTAATCTGAATTAAAAAAGTATATTGACGAAAAGAGCCAGAATATTCTGGCTCTTTTCATTTTAATGTCGATTTTTATTTAGAATCTGTCAATAATAAAATATACTTTTCGACATGTCTATTCGATAGGCATCACAAGTTCACTTAATTTATATTAAAGCTGGGTTATCCGGCAAATATTCCATTTAGGAGTTTTTTCATGAATATGTTTAGTAATCAAGGGCAAATGAATGCTTCTTCAATGAAAGATGTTTTACTTCAATTAGTAAAATACGCTTCAATTCTTGAAGAGAATCAACCAGCCAACATGGGTCTAGCTGGTCAGGTATCCTTGAGCGATGATAAACGCGACGAATTGATTTCTCGTGCTATCATGACTCAAGATGGTAAAATTGCTTTAGCCCAAGCAATGGCAAATCCAATTCGTAGAAACTTAGATTACCACGGTATTTCACGTCGTGCATTAGTTGTTGATCCTCTTCCACAAGGTGCTCAACCAACTTACGATAGAGATATCGATGTATCTGCTGTAGTTATTTCTTCTAACGGTACTGGACCAGAGTCTAGAGTTTTCGGTGATAGAGTAGTAGTACCTACCTTCGAAATCTATGCTAACCCAACTGTTAGAATTTCCGAAGTTAGACGTCGTAGATTCAACGTTATTGACCGTGCCGTTCAAAAAGCTCGTCAAGAAATAATGGCTCAAGAAGATGCGAACGTTTTCGCAGCTCTTGATGCTGCTGCTTCAGTAGAAAATACTCTTACTGATATTTCTGATGCTGGTCTTTTGAAGAGAGATCTTGTTGAAATCAAGGCTCAAATTGATCGTTGGGACTTAGTGACTACTAAATACTTTATGAATATCAATGAATTTACCGATATTCTTAAATGGGGTAGCGGTGGTGGACAAGGTGTTGGTGGTGGTGATTTCGATCCTGTCACAATGAGAGAAGTTCTACAAACCGGTCTTTACGCCCATATCTGGGGTACTGATATTATGGTAAGCAAGATCGTTCCACCAGGAACCATCTATGGCTGTGCCGATCCTGAATTCGTTGGTGTTATGCCAATTAGACAAGACATCGAAGTTCTTCCTGCTGATGAACCAAAACAATTAAAACTTGGTTGGGTTGTAAGCGAAGAAATCGGTATCGCGATCGTCAATCCTCGTGGTGTTTCTGCTGGTCGTAAATCTGTAACCATCGGTTCCTAATACAAATATCTAACACTAACTTAGTGTTATCGTGAATAAGAGTCACTTGCAAGGTGACTCTTATTTTATTGTTTACTTAAATCATTACTCGGACAGTTTAATGATTTTTGAGTGTAATATTGTTGTATTATTACATAATCTACTACCGAGATAAATAATGAATATTGACGAGATTTTAGATATATACACTTTAATTTCTGACGGAATCTCTGATATCCCCAGCAGGAAACAGGATTTTCTAGTTAGAAAAAGAGCATTTGATGCTGCTCAAAAACCAGCTATGGTTAAAAATGCTTTTGATACTCGTCGTATCGACCAAGAAGTAGAATATAATCCTAGACGTGGATTGCAAAACTATAATAGAAGCGAACAATTTGTTTCGGAAGGTTTAGAGAAAAAAATAAGAAGTTTCTCTAAACTTAGAGACGTTTTGGTTGATTTAAAATTACAATTTGGTAAAGATCAGAACTGGCAAGACAGTAATGCCCGCGTATTATTATCAACTTTGGACAAGGGTTTGAGAATTGGAATTAATGATGGAGATTTTTCAGAAAATCAACCGTCAATGGGAAGCTTAGATTATATCGAAGAATTATTGCATGTTAGATATAGGCTAGGATTTGATGATTTGACTAAATTAGGAGCAACAGATCTGAAAAAGATTATTCTTTCTAAAGATGAAGAATTAACTCACGGAGATATGAATAAAGATTTGCACATCAGTAAAAATGATATCAGTACACAAACATATGATACTCTTCTAGAAAAATTATTCGGAGGCATCAGAGCAACGAAAGATAATCCTGAAGTAGAAAGAACGATCACTATAACTATTAAAGACAAATTTGTAGAGTAAGAATCATATGAATGAATTTGCGCCATATTTAAAATTGAACGGTTGTTTTATTGTCAGAAATGTCACCCCTGACAGACAAAAAACTATCAAAATATTCAATTATCCGATCAATTTCAATACGACAAGAGATTTGTTACAAATTCCAGGAGTATCAGAGTCAGATATTAGAGCGTCACTTTTGAAGGGCGAGCTAAATCATAAAATAAGGGCTGGTGACATTTTGATTGAGTGTAGTGATATTGATTTGATTCAATTTAATAATGCTCAAAAAACATTTTTGCAAAATGCCGGTGTAAATATTGGATTAGATGCAACAGCAGTTGGCGCAGGTTTAACTGCTGATCAACATAAAACTCTAAAACAACTTATACATTTAGCCGATGGTGTTGGTGGTCCCATGGAAGGATTTACTTCTGGGGCATATCGTGAAACTATACCAAATGGCTCTCCATTTCCTACATCGATTACTTGGTGGACATCATCAAGTAAGTTGAAGAAAATAGTTGAAAAAAATATTGTGTGGGACATTTACAATAATCCAATAGTTATTTCTTGGAAAATGTACGATAATGATGGAGTTACTCTATTAGCTATCGTTACAGACTCTATTATTTACAATGGACCTTTCGAGGTTTCTAGAAATAGGATAATAACCTGATGTCAAACGAATCGCCAGCAGCAATTATATATGACGCCCTAGGTCACCCTGTAGGAGTGATATTAGATGGCTCTGTTTATCGTTTACAGGTAGATGCTAAATTAACAGATGGTTATGCTACATTAGGTACACCCACGAACCCATTAATTAGTCAATCCTCATCAATTCAAAAGAAAGTATTATATGATATAGGTGATCCTATTATTTATATTGGAACTGCCATTATGGGAACGGCGCCAACTGCATCTGCCTGGTTAATAAAAAAAGTAACTTTATCCGGTGGTAATCCTATATCTACTCAGTGGTCTAGTACTACTGCTATATGGAATAATAGGTCTACAGAGACATATAGTTAAAGGTAATTTATGGCAACTTTTACAGTATCATCAAATGCTAATTGGCAGGATTCTACTTTCAGTACTAGAGCTGGTAATGATACATACAATATCAATGGAGCGACATTAACTATAAATACTGATACCAGATATTGTACTAACGCCACTGCAACTACAGGAAATATTGGTAATGCTACCATCTCCAGCACTTTGGGCGGACATTTAACTATCGATTCTACCGGCGTAAGACTAATAGCTTACATTTCTGGTACAGGCACGGTGCCCGCTATAGGTACTACTATAACAAATGTTTCTGGAGGTATTACTGGATATTTACTTGGAGTTTGGTCAGCCATAAATACAACACCAACAGCAGCTGGTGCGGCTATGCCTGCTTCAGGATTTATAAAAGTAAAGAACACTACAGGTTCTTTTACTTCTGGGGCTTTAAGCGGCATAGGAGCAATTTCTTCCGGAGCTGATGTACAAGGATGGATTGAGGTAGTCGGTGTTGATGGAGGGGCTTTAGCTTGTCCTAGATTAGGGTCTATTACAATAAACGGGGCTTGGTTTCTAGCTGGTACAACTAACGGATCGACAAATCAAACTATTCAATTACCTGCTAGTTTAACAAATACTTATTATTCTGGTGTTTGGATTGAAACTGCGGTAGGCTCTAATGCTTATGAATTTTATGGAAACGCTGGATCAGCGCCAACAGTATTCGCTACCGACGCGGTTAGAGGTAAAGTTGTGTGGATTTCTGCTCAAGGAACTTGCGTAATTGCTAAAACTAGTTTTGGTGGGTATACTCCAGTTACAGGATTGAGAGTGCGTGTACCTAATATTTTATTAGTAACATGCACTTCTGGCGCTCCAACAGCTAATAGCTATAATACTACTCAAAGTTCACGTTTTAAGTTTGATACCTCGTCTGGAGGAGCTATTAGTATTACATCTGCCATGACCACTTGGTACAATAATATTGTATCTCCATATTCATTGACAATATCTAACTCTGGATTTTTAGATAGCTTATTAATCAGTAGCGTAGCCACATCTTTTACAATTGATGGTTGTGGTATTGGATTAGGCACCAATATTAATGCAGCTAACAGTATAATTACAATTTCCACATGTTTTGCCGGCGGGACTGTATCAAATAGTGTTTTTGTGAGATATCAATTTGGAACAGCCAATCAGGGTTTAAACGTCAGCACTGTATTTAATATGACAGTTTCTAACTGTAAGTTTTATAATTTAGTTGACAGAACTTCAGTAATTGCTCAGGGTTATACCCAACAATCTGGAGGAAATTTAACAATATCTAACTGCACAGTTATTGGTGGAAACGTTGGTTTTACATCAGTATCTAATGTTACTATAAATAATCTAACATATTGTGATTTGATTACTGGCACAACAACATCCTCTAATGCATTATCTGCAATAAGTTATTCCAGATGTGTAACAGGTTTAATAAACGGAGTAAGTTTTGGCGGTATTTCAAATGTTCATCCGTACGATGGTATAGTAGGCTCTAGAGACACCGATCATTTAACAATTAGAAATATTGGAACACCCGGAAGTCCTTTAAACTTAGGAACTTCTAATGCTTGTAGTGCTGTATTCGGTTCTTCCTCGACAGGATTACAAGCCGGTATGACTAATCTTAGATTACAAAATATATATGTAACCAATCTTAGGTTAGGTAAATTTTGTAATTTTGTGGTAGGTGACTCTGGAATTACTTTGGAAAATTGTTTTGGTCAAGTTGGAGATACTATCTCTGGGGGCTCGCAAAATGTTGTTTCCAAAGCTTTATTTGCTGGAACTGTTCCTACTATTTTTACGGCAGTATATGGCTCTCATTTTTTTGATTCATATATTTCTACTACGGCTGGCAATATAGGTTTATTTATGAATGAAGCTAGCTCCGCCTCCGCAGCTTATGTATCTACTAGTTTAGCATCAGGTTCAGGATTCACGGCTACGGGTTCTTTAGTTATGGCTACCGCTAATGATACTGTAACTTGGACCTGGCCACATTATATTCTTGGATATACGGCGTTCACTGCTACCGCCCCAACAGTTACCGGTACTAATGCTGCTGCTAATAATAAATATGAATATCAAATAGACAAGAATGACACCAACGGATTTAATGGATCTTGGAAGAATTTCTATCTTCAAAAAACTGGAGGAGCTACCACCAATACTTTAGCTACAGTAACCATGACATCTACTACTGGGATAGCTGTAGGTGATATAATTTATGGAACGAATATTACGGCTGGAACTAGAGTTTTATCAGTAGATAGTTCTACACAAGTAACTATGTCAGCTAACTCTACCGGAACTGGTAGCGGTTTAACATTTATTGTTAGTGCTTTAAATGGAGAAACCAGTATTAGTGCAACGAATGGTTTTAAATTAATGATTCGTGCTACTTGCACTACTGGAAGTACAAGCAATACCATAACTGGTTGTTATTGTGTGGGCACTACAGATGCTAGCTCTCAATTAACAACGTATCCATTGGATACAGTCAACGCCACTGTAACAGTATTAAATTATCTTGGAAATCCAATTCAAAACGCTAGAGTAGCAATATATAAAACAAGCGATAATAGCCAATTAATGAATACTTTGACTGATGCAAGTGGTATGGCAACTGCCACTATATCATATACTAGTAATATTCCAATTGATATAAGAGTTAGAAAATCTAGCACTGGTACTACTAGATATGTTAATAATGATTCAGTAGGAACTATTACTAGTCTCGGATTTACTTCTATAGTAATATTATTAACTGATACAATAGCCTCTCCATAACAACTACTTTTAAAGCATACATGTGTAACATTAGGAGAACAAATGTCTGATACAATTTTATCTGGAGATTTCACAGTATATTATTTGGCGGAAAATCGTCAAAAACGTATAGTATGGACTGGCAGTGCAACTGGTACTAGAACAGTAAATGAATTGTATTCTGCATTAGCTGATTTACTTGATGAATTAAATCAGATGGATGATGGCAGCGTAATGAGCGCCCAGACTCCTACCGAGTATACAATTGGTATTATTGATCCTTCTGATAAAGATCCTTGGTTTATTGATCGTACCTCTGTAGAACATTTAAAAGGTGGTGCGTTAAAAACTAATGGGTGGGCGAGAGTCACTACTACTAATACTGGAATTGTAAGAATCCCTTATTTGGTCGGAGCTGGAGCTAATTTTATTACTTCAGATATTGGTAAAACTGTTACAAATGCCGGAAACAGCGCCACAGGTACATTATTAGATTTTGCCACATCTGGTGGAGCATCCTATGCCTGGATTAGACCAACATCATCTGCTTCAGGACATGATTGGGGTGTATCTGGAGTAAATGGTGCTGTTACTGTTACAAGTGGAACTGGTAACGTTACTCAGTCTGCCACATCAGTAAGTGGAGAGATGTTGTGGGCTAATATTTATAACACTGGTATCGCAACACTAGCATCTAATACTACACTTTATGTTTATCAAAACAGCACAAAATTAACATCTTATAAGGGCACGTTTTCATGGTGGCCAACAGGTACATTTGATGTTTTAATTCCAGTTAAAGACATGGGAACATTGATAGATGGTGGGTATGTAACAGTTTTTGCTAGACAAGCGGATACTACTTACGCTCACTTTATTACAGCTTTAAGTTCTGGTGGTAGAAATCCTATTCCTCTTCAAACAGCATTAGATTTAAATAATAGTAATATTGGATATCGTACTTTTACTAGTACTTCTGGTACTGGTACTTTTGTTGTTGGAGAAATTATTTTCGCCCCCGCCGCTGGAGGTTTAACTGCTGCTACTAAAAAAGCAGTATTAACTGCGGTTTCGGGATCTCCTGGAACAACGCCAACTTTAACTTATTATTTAATTGGTGATTTAACAGATTTTGTTAATACAGATACTGTTAAGGGCAATACTTCTTCCGCAACATGCACGTCGGCGGCGCCAAGTAATACTTCAATTGTAAGTTATACGTCTACAATTACGCATGGAAATACCACTGCGGATATTAATGAAGACGGAACTAGTGAATATTATTCAATAGCAATTGATTTAACAAATACATATTCTGTATTACAAGGCTATCAGTGGACCCAGTTTTTAACTAGACGTGGTGGATTAACTACGACTAATACTAATGGTATTGAGGGAGAACAATATATAGGAAGTGATTATAGAATAAGCTATACTACATTAACTGGAAGTATAGCTGAAGGAACTATAGTTACCGGGGTTACTAGTGGAGCTACAGGAACTGTGGTTTCACACAATACTACAGCTAAAATATTAGTATTGCGCAATTCTAGAGGAACTTTTTCATCAGGTGAAATTGTACGTAGGGCAGCAAGCAACGAAGTATCGGCTGCTGTGCCAACTCAGATTACTCCTATCAGCGGAGCCCCATTTGGTTTATTTGCTGGAGGAACTTGGTTTACTGCGCCTGGCGTTGTATTGGTTAACTTTTTGACGGCAGACGTAAACAAGTTTCAGCTAATAGACGATACTGGTGCTACAGTTGTAGCTCCTACTAAAGTTAATATTTCAGTGGATAATACAAGAGTAGGAGATAGGGTTGCTGTATTTAGATTGACCGCTGCCGGTGGTATAATTAATAAAACAGAATATGTTGGAACAACGCAATCAGCTGGAGCAACTACCTTAGTTACTGGATCATCTATTACTAATGACACTCCTGGTAAGAGTACTGGCGGTATTGTACGTATAATTAAAACATCTACTCAAGCAGAATATAGATTGCGTTATAATTCATATGCCGGATCTACTTTTACATTATCATCTAGAACTGGATTAACAGCAGACTCAGGATCTACTAGTACTGTTTTATTTGACGCCGCTGCTACTTTCGTAACTTGGGGTATTAAAGTTGGAGATTTAATCAGAAATACTACAGAATCAGTTGTTGCCTATGTAACGGCTGTTACAGATGAAACACATCTCACAACTACTGCTGTAACTGATTGGACTGGTGATTCATATGAAATAAATACATTACCAGTGGCTATGACAAGCTCTGATAATATCTACGTTCCAATAATAGATAGTTATGAAACTACTGGTAGTAGTGGGTCTCCTGGTAATGAAAGCACTAATGCTACTTACATATCAAACGTCGCAGTACTCGTAAGAGCTAGACAAGCCGGACAAATCTTACCATTTGAAACCGAATCAACAATTACTTCTGGTGGTATGACAGTTAGCGTAATTCGCACATCTGATACAATCTTCACCTAAAAAATAATATGAGCTTATCATTAGAAAAAGAAGCGCTACAATATAATTTATCGTCTCTTATTGATTTACAAAATAAGAGACGAAACAATATTGTTTTGTTTGAGCAATCAATTAAAAAAGAAAGAGACATGTCTAATCAAGAAGAAACAATTCAGTTTTCATTAGAAAATAAAATTATGTTACATGATAAAGGTATTAATAAATTAAGTGATACTGAATATCATTGGATTTTATCAGATCTACCTAAATTAAAAACTACTCGCGAAAAAAGAAATCAAACAATAATGCTTTTAAAAACAGCTATTATTGAAGAGCAAACATCTATGGATCGTGAGGAGCGTATGATCGCATTCTTGGAGTCCAATGACGGTAAGAAATGATTTATCATTTGATTGGATAAGTTCCCCTCGTATCATAACTGTGTTATCTCCTTCAACGGATATAACTGTACAAGATTTAGTGGATACTTGTCGTGTTGAAGAAGAGCAACTTTACAATTTACAATATGCAAAAATAATTAATGCAAATGGTAAAGATAGTTTAGGTGGCGGAGTATTCGTTGGTATTACGGCTACATTACAAAATGCTTTATTAGCTTTTGAGGCACGTCCGGGACCTACTTTTGTGCAATGCAATGTGCAGGGCGGAAATTTAGTGGCTGAAGATATAAATGGCAATAATATAGATCCTATTTTAACTACTGCATATACTCAAGTTGTTAGAACGTCATCTTCTAGTTCTACATTACAAGAATTAGCAGATATTCAATATAGCAGCTTTAGTAATGGGGTTACGGTTAATTTTTTATCACCATATTCTGGGACTGTATATCCAATAGGGACCCCACGACAACCTGTTAATAATTTTTTAGATGCATTGGATATTGCCAATTCTAGAGGATTTTCTAAATTATTTATTATTGGAAACGCATTAGTAGATAGCGGATTAAATTATAGTGGAAAAGTATTTTACGGTGAAAGCATAACAAAATCAACATTAACTATAGATCCATTGGCTCAAGTTAATGGCTGCGAATTTCATGATGCTACAATTACTGGAACATTAGATGGTGGATCTACCATTAAAGATTGTAGGGTATTGAATTTGAATTATGTGGATGGTATTATTGAATCTTCAGTACTTACTGGTATCATAACTTTGGATGGAGACGCTTTGATTTTAGATTGTTGGAGTGACACACCCAACAATCATCCAGTTATAGATTTTAATAATAGTGCATCCGCATTTGCTATGAGAAATTATGATGGCTCAATTATTATTGAGAATAAGTCTCGATCCGAGCCGGCTACAATTGATTTGTCAAGTGGTCAGATAACCCTTGACACGACTGTGACAGCAGGAAATATTATTGTTCGTGGTATCGGACAATTAATAAATAATAGCAGTGGTACTGCGGTGGTTAACTCTTCATTTTTATTAAGCCCCATATCCATTACTAATGCTGTTTTAGATGAACCTAATTCTAATCATTTAATCTCTGGTAGCATTGGCGAAGCAATTGCAAATTCTGGATTAACTCCCGAACAAGCAAAACAGTTATTACTTATATTTGTTAACTCATTATAATGATCCGCACATAAAATAGTATTACGAAAGAGGATGATATGCCAACTAATAATTTTCCAAATATAGGAAAGATAACATATGGAAGAGATTTTAATTTCTTCAACAAGTTAACAGTAACAGCCACAAATTTTGGCGATCAATCAGTAGATGGATATCAGCCAGATGTTATCATAACTTTTCCTACTTACACTGTTACTTTCCAATTGGAAAGCGGCGGTCCAGTACAATACAGTTTTAATGGAAATACTGTTCATGGGGATATGACATCAGGTAAAGCTAGTGCAAGTTTAACATTTGAAAATAGAGTTATCTCTAAGATTTGGTTTAAAGGCTCAGGAGTAGTTCGAATTGAAGCCTGGGCAATAAGATGATATAGAATAGATTCATGAAACGTTCTCGAAAGATCATCAAAGATAAATGCGAAATTGAAGGGTGTGACGTGACTGAGTCAGGTGCACTTCATTTGCATCATATTATAGAAAGAACTGAAGTAAACACAACTAATAACAGTTTTAATTTGGCAATTTTGTGCGCGACACATCATGCCTTTGTTCACTGTAACAGATTAAAAATAATTGGTGTTTATCCGGCAACCAAGCCACCTAATAATAGAATTTTGGTATATGAATTAGATGGAAGAAAGAATATAGATCTTGATATTCCTTACATCCAATTCAAAAATAAATCATTTAAGATATGAAAGAGAAAGCGTATGAGCTTTAAAATTGATGCGACAGACCCGGCTAATCTCAAGAGTACTGCCCTCTCAGAGAGAGAAACTAGAAAACGTCTTTTAACTCATGCCCGGTTATTGGGATTTGAGAAAGATATGTTATTATTATTTGCTAAAGCAGATAAGCAAATACGTAATTGTACTAATGAAAAAGAAAAACAAGATATTGGTAAAATGTATAGTATATTGATATATAAATTATTAGGAGGAGGTGGTCAATTATATATTGATGGAAATTTAGTATGTGATGATGAACCAAAAAATAATGAGAATAATTTATATATACCACAATCGAGTAAATAATAAAATTTATGTTGGACAAACTTTTGATTTAAATAAAAGAATAAATGGTCATAAAAGCGAAACTTTTAGTAGATTACGAAATCATCCTTTTTACAATGCTATAAGAAAATATAATTTGAATAATTTTGATATTGTAGAACTAGAAAATATTGAAGATAATTGCGCTGATGATCGTGAAGCATTTTATATTCAATATTTTAAGAGTTATGACAGAAATTACGGCTACAATATAGAATTGGGTGGGTGTAAAAATAAGATAATTTCTGAAGAAACTAAGAAAAAAATTTCTGATGCCAATGTTGGAAAATGTTATAATACATTAGAGCATATGGAAAAATTACATAAAATGACTGGTGATAGATTGCGCGGCACACATTTGTCACAAAAAATTAAAAAGAAAATTTCTGAATCACGTATGGGTTTTAAACATACTGAAAAAACAAAACAAAAAATGTCAGAAACTAGAGTCAAAGGGGGTACGTTTGCCGGAAACAAAAATCCTAATTTTGGAAAAACTGGAAATTTAAATCCGGCAACCAAATTAAATTGGGAAATTATTAATAACATTAGGCTAGATTATTCTTTAGGTCTCAAAGGTAAAAAACTAATGAAAAAATACAATATTAGTGAAACTAATATGTATAGAATACTTAAAAATGAAATTTGGAAAGTATAATTTATGAGTGACAAGTTTTATGGTGAAGTTATTTGGTTTGATCCAAAACGTGGGTATGGTTTTGTAGGTTGGTCAAAAGATGAGGTTGCTCAAAAAGATTTGTTTGTGCATTTCTCTGATGTATCATGTGACGGATTCAAAACCTTATACAAAGGTCAAAAAATAACTTTTAGTTTAGGTTTTAATAATCATGGTGATTTAAAAGCAGTAGATGTAGTTGTATTGAAACATTAAGGTATGGATACTATTGATCATCTTGTTAAGATAGCGGATAAGTTTGAAAAAAATCAACTCAATATGTGTACCACATAAAAAGCAATGATTTTCGTGGTAAATACATTTATCCGCTATCTGAATTATAAGATGTTTATTCGGACCTATATAAAAAAGAAATTAAAAAATATAAGGGGAGAGAAAAACATCCCGAAACAAAAATTGATATCTTAGGTGCAAGGTGGAAGGATTGCACAATTCTTTCCACTTTAAATCCTATTAAGATATTTCAAATGGAAGAACTGTTAGGTGTCCCTGGATATAAAAACAGTAAAGATACTGAAGTTTTTAGATTTGATATTAAAGATCTAGTAGATTCAATAATGTGCTTATATGATGATAACAAGTCGCCAAGAAGCAAAGATGCTTATAAAAAGGTAACTAGTAAATCATATAAAGAAACACAATTTGTCCCTCCAGAAACAACTAAGTATTTTGCAGAATGCAGAATGCAAAATGAGTACCCATTACTTTTTGGTAATGTTACTCATTTATTAGTATTAGGAAAAATTCCCACTAGTAAAGCTAAGATATTAAAATTTAAAGCAACCTTATGAATTATAAATTTGTTATAGTTTTATTTTCTAATTCTATCAAAACATTTACCATAGCTATGGTTTGTATTTGAGAGTAAACGTCACTTTTAAGATAATTACAATGAGAACAACAAGATACTATATTTTCTACAACATAACCTATTTTATTATTTAATCGGTCTAACCCACAGCCAGTCCCTATTTCATTTTTTCTAAAATGATCATTGCAATAAAAACAAGGTTTAATGACTTCCTGTGAAAATTGTTCAAATGTTAAATTAAATTCTCTATTTCGTTTTTTCGCAGCGCCCTTAGCAGTTCTAAATCTACCTTTTAATGTTTTATTTTGAGCCCTATGATATTCTTTTAATTTTTCTTGGTTTATTATAGAATATTGTTTATTATATTTAGATTTTTCTTTTTTATGTTCATCTTTGTATTTTTTTATTGATTCTTCTTTATTATCATAATAATAGTCAATGGACTTTTGTTTAATGTCTTCTTCATTATTTTTATAATACTCTTTTCGTTTTTCTGAATTTTCTTCTTTATTTTCTTGATACCATTTTTCTTGATACTCTTTTCGTTCATTTTTATGTGATTCTCTATATTCTTTTTGTTCTCTTTTAATTTTATCTCTATTGGCATCTCTGTATTTTTTTGCCGCCACCCGAGCACGTATCTTTTTTTCTTCATCTGTCAATTGGGTCATATCAATTACCTCCTCAACATTATATCAGAATATACATAGATATTTTTTAGGGCGTCATTTTTTAACAAAAATTTGTATGATCTGGATAACTAGGCTTAGTAATCCAGTGACGAAAAGAACCTGAATTTTAAATAGATCTTTGCTTATTTCTTCAGTTTGTTTAATCAATTTATCGATTTTTGCATCAGTGTCGCCATTTTGAGATTCCACATCATCGAATCTGGAATCTAAAACATCTTGTTGTTTTTTGCCGGCATTTAATAATGAAATTATTTCTTCATTTTGCTCAACCATTTCGGCTTCTATTTCTATGGCTTTTTTGTTTACTTCTAAGAATACTTCTAAGTCTTTTTTATTTATTTGTTCATTTGTATTGCCAGCCACAAAAGTCTCCTTTTAAATTTGTTTCTTTTCACCTTTTCTTTCTTTTATTTTTTCGATAGCACGTTCACACTTATCTTTTAATTCTTCATAACTATGAACCATTTCATCAACCGAATCGGTATCGCCATTTGCCCAATCTGTTGTTATTATTTTTGAAACTATATTATTAATCTGTCCGCGGGTCGTCATAATCATCCTTTTTTGATAAGCGGTTGGGCATCCATCTCTGCCAATTCAGCATTTTGATTTGCATATTCAGCATCACTTAGATTTAGCTCTTCATAATTTTCTTCTTTAATAGATAATATTGATCTATCTCTTGAAGGAAATGTTTCGTCTCTTTTAAAGAGTAGATTTTTATTTTCTATTTCTGGAGCAACCCGCCTAACACAAATTTTGTTTCTTTTCTTGAATAAAGACCCGGATTCAAATGATTTGAATAATTGTTCTTTAGAAAAAGAGAAATGTTTCTTATTTAACAGATCGACTGAAGACATTGCTTTTATCGTTACATTTAAGTCTGCTAAGCTAACATTCATTGTGGAAACATTAGTTACCCAGAAAGACTCGCTATTTTTCATTTATCATAATGATAGGTTATTCATAAGTTTTTAGTTATATTAAGATATTAATTGTAGCGAGGATTTTGTGCAAACACTTAACTATTTTCCGGGACAAAGAGTAACAATTTTTTTGGAAACAGTCGACGGCTATGGAGCTAGATCTGATAGTTTATCCATGCCTTTAGTTAATAGAGTAATTTTTCCTAGTCTTACTTTAGCTTCTGCTTATCCACAACCAATGACTCAATTAGATATTGGTTTATATTATTACCAATTCATTTTACCTACAGGAGCTATTTCGATAGGAAATTATTTAGTAGATGTAGTCTTTACTAATCCTGCAAATAATACAATTACTACCACTGGTTATCAAATTGTTGTTTCCGCACCTTTTGGTAATTTTTCTACAACAATAGGATAAACCAATGTCAATTAAAGCTCGTGGGGAAGTTATTGATGTTACAGATCAAGTTAATTTAACTGTTCAATTCAAAGACACAGTAGGTAATCCTATAGATACTGATTCATTTCCTCAAGTGTCCATAGTCCAGCCTAGCGGTTTACTTGCGCTTGCACCTACCTCAGCCGGGGTCGCTAAAGTTGGCGCAGGTAAATACTCATTTATTTATACAATCCCTATTAATGGACCCTATGGAGTGTTTAACGATATTTGGAGTGGTTTTATAAATGGTTTCCATATAGAAACTACTTTTTCTTTTATCGTAATACATACTCAGACTCCTGCTATAAACACTGACGGATATATGCATTTAGGAGATGATGTACCTTTTAATTATTCTCAATGTGCGACTTTAAATATTAATAAATTAATCAAGTCTCTTAAAGCTAGATTAAATAGTTCTGGCAAAGCTAAATCAACAGATTCATATGGAAACGTTGTCTATGTAGATTGTGATATTTTTTCTATTGATATGTTGACTACATTTTTAGCTACTGCATTGTGGGATTTTAATCAAGTTCCATATTTTACAGGGTTCACATTTGATGATGATGGTTTCGTTGATCAGTTTGGGGAAATTTTAGTTGAATATGCTACACTACAAGCTTTAGCATCTAAAGCTTTAATAGAAAGAGGTCGTGAATTTCAATTCACAGATAATGGATTGAATTTTAATCCACCTACAGTAAGCGAATTAATGACTACACAGTATAGTACGTTACTGAGTCACTACTTCGAAAAACTCAAGATGATCAAAGCGTCACTTCGTCCTAGCCCGAAAGGATTAGGTATATGGGGTATGACAAATGGAGCTAATCCGGCATTCAGAAGATTACGTCACTTGAGACAAAGACAGATAATTTAATGTCGAACTCTAGTTACGCCATCCAAGAAATTTTGTTTAGAGGAATAAGGTCTCAAATTATCTAAAGCCCAACATTTCTTAAAATTATCATCTTCCATAGAGATATATTTAAATGTTGATTTTGGAATGATATGATCTATCTGCCATGTCCATGTAGATTGATCATCATCATTCCATTTTTTTGCATTATATGCTCCATGATTTTTCCATGTCATCCACGGCTCAAATAATGATTCTAAATGTAATTTTAATATTAATATTGAATACTGCAGATAATCTAAACAAGAATTTCCGCCTTTAGATGATCCATTAGATTTCAAATGGAAATTTATATTAGCTGATACTGTAGTTCTAATTTTGAAATTTGTATTTGTTAATCTTTTATTTTTATTGTAGAAATTACTATATATTCTAATACTGTTTTTATTTTGTATATAATATTTTTTTGCGCCACATATAAGTGTTTCTTTATTATTTTGATAATATAGTTTATTATAATCCTGTTTTTCTTCTTTATGTTCTTGATAGTATTCTTTTCTATCTTCGATTATCTCTTTTTTGTTTTCCTGATAGTATTCTTTTTTATCTTGTAATATTTTTTCTTTATTTTCTTTATAATAGGACGCATCATAGTCTGACTGATATTGTTTCATTTTTTCTAAATTTTTACTTTTAAATTCACGCATGTAGTTAGTGTTGCATTCTCTGCACCAACCGCCGCTCTTTTTGTAGTGAGATTCTGAAAAATCTTTTTTGTTTTTGAAATCTTTGCATTTGCCGCATTTTTTATTATTCATACAATGAATATAACATTATTGGTAGAAGTTGAAAATTAATCTTATTATATGCGATTATTTTATCATTAGGTAATGACTTCAAAAAAAAATAAGTTATCATTAAAAGAAGTGAAAAATTTACCAATTGTTTCTTTAAATAGATTGATAAACAAAGCTAAAAAATATTTGAAAAATGATGAAGTCTGGCATCGTATCTGTAAAGAAAATGAAATGGAGCCGAACATTATAGATTATATTCCAACTAAATTTGGAAACTTAGATGTTAGTGCAAAAACTGATCATGGTATTGTAATTTTGAATTACAAACTTTTATGTGAAGGTGATTTTGAGCAAAATTATTCTTATTTGATTCATGAATATAGTCATTGGTTTCAGCAATGTTTCGGAAAAAAAGCTACTCAAGGCGCCGACGACGGAAATTATTTAGATAATCCTGCCGAAGAAGAAGGGTTTACAAATCAAGTAGAATATATTGCTAATAATGAGGGCGAAGGTGAAGCTGAAGAATATGTAGACGATCTTTTAGAATATCATGACGTCGATGACAAAGAAGATAAAAAAGAAACCTTAATGGCTAAAGTTTAAATTACCAACCATGGTAAGATGAGTCTTACCCCGCAACTTCAATGTAAGTTATTTTATAAATAGTTCTATCAATTTTATGAGCGTATTTAAAGGTAGTGACGAGTGACCTTATTCATAGACATAGTGTTAGATTATTTTTGTAATACGATCTCTATGTAAGATCTACTTCCCCTATAATATGTCCCCAAGTTTTTGTCGAGAGAAGTTTAATTTACCGTAATAAATATGAATATATATTATGCCATACTATACAAATCCAGTTAGAGCGGGATTGGACCATGTTCAATCCTTAGGTGATGGAACCACTATTAATATGAAATGGTTTCAAGCCTATCCTGTAATTAAAACAAATAAAATAGCGTACAATATTTATTATTCTACAATTAAAGAAAATGTTTTTACGGAAGGTGTAAAATATATTTCCATTGATAGTTCGCTTGAAGCTAATATTATTGATTTGACCCCAGGGCAAGAATATTTTTTTAGTGTTAGACCAATAGAATATAATTTAAATAATATTGATTTAAATCAATTACCAGATGCTTATGATACTTTAAAAGTATATCCATTTACTATTTTAAAACAAGACATATCTGATACAGATATGTTAATTTCAGTTGTGGACACAACTGGATTTCCTGCAAATGGTATTATAAAAATTGGAATAGAATTAATATCTTATTCATCTATTGATCAAATCAATTTAGATTTTATTGTTTCTGAAAGAGGTTATGGTAATACATTTGCTCGGATGCACTCTACTACTGGGTTTGATGGATATTTTACATGGGATCCTATTATAAATTTTTATGTTGAAGGAGAATCAAATCAATTTGATAGAATTTTTGTTTGTCAATCTAGATTTGAGTATCCCAATTTTCCAGTAACTTTAATTGATGGTTACCATCAAGTTACAAAAGATTTGTTAACATCTGATTTAGAAGCATCAGATGCTGATAATGTAAAATTTCCTATGTATGATTATGCGGGGTATCACCGCACCGATCCGGTACAACTATTAAATGGAACTTGTGTTGGTAGTTATATTGGTGGCGAAATGGGGTGTATAGACGGTTATGGTAATTACAATATTTTTAGAGGTTTGAATTTACAAGATCAAAATGATCAAAGACAAGAAGTTGAATTATCAGTTACAGGTAGGGTAGCAGTTTTAATACAAAGGATGCGAACTGGTATTACATGTTCTTGTTATTTGGCTTCATCAGAATATCCAGATGACCGTTGTCCATTTTGTTTGGGAACTAAATTTGTACACGGATATCAACAATATTTTAATCCAAGAAGATCTGATGGTCGAATCTTAATAAGATTAAGTCCAACGGATGAGCAAGTAAAAATGTATGAAGCAGGATTAGAATCAGAATTTCCAATAACATTTTGGACCTTAACTGTTCCGACAATTAAACCAAGAGATGTACTTGTATTATTTGATATCGCTGGAAATGAAGAATTTAGATATGAAGTTTTATCAATTACAAGAAATAATACTTTACTTGGTCAACAGGGAGGTCAAATTGGTAAGGCAGCTAGAATTAGAAAATTTGATCCAGCGTACCAAATAAGAATTTTCAGAGATACATCTATGTTTCCAAGTAAATTAAATACCACGATTAGTTTTGTTCCAGGTATTCCTCCACATATCCATACTATTACTAGAAATGAGTCGGATCCTTCCAATTGGTCTCAAACCACATCGGTATCACAAGGTCACAATCACCCCGTTATAATCCAAAACGGATTACCTGTATTAATAGAGGAGTTGGGTCACACGCATGATGTTATAATAACTTGACCTATGGTTTTTTGAGCATATGTTTTGAACAAATAGAGAGTAATAATGTCAAATACCCCACTTTCCCCAAATTACAAAAAAGATGTCGGTAGACTAGTAACGGATCGATATGATTTTCAAGAACATATCGAAGGTATTGCTTTTCGGCACAAAGCTAATCAAATAGATTTAGAACCTATTTTAACAATTGGATCTATAGTTTGTGAAAATGTTCAAGATGCTATTGATCAATTAACTATAATTGTAACTCCTCCTGTAATAGCCGACGCTACTACTAGTAGTAAAGGTATAATTCAGTTAACTGGAGATATTGCTGGCACTGCAACTCATATAGTAGTTACTAAAATACAGGGTAGATCTATTAGCACACTGCCACCCAATAGTGGTGACGTATTAACATGGGATGGTGGTACTTCATCTTGGATGGCATCAGCTGCCGTAAATGCATTTAGTGCTGGTGGTGATTTGTCTGGAACTAATTCTTTACAGCAAGTAATAGGTTTAACTGGAACAGCTGGTTCAACAAGAATATCTTCAAATGCTTTGACTTGGACATCTGGCTCCACCCCCGTGGTTACTCAAACCACGACTGCTTTAACTGATGGCGCAGATTTGACTATCAGGGCTCAAAATAGTACGGGTGCATCTAAAAATGGTGGTGATGTAATTGTTACTGGTGGTAGTCCTGGCGCTAGCGGATTAAAAGGAGGCGTTTCATTAAAATTAGACGCCGGTAATTCTACTATGTTGGAAGTGACAGAAATAGCTTCTAGTAGAAGAGTGCTCTCATTATTACATAATGGACCATTAACTACTATAGATATGCCCGCTAATACTGGTGATCTTGTAATGTATGTTAGAGATGCTTCTACTCCACCAACAATTGGAAATCCTTCCAATGGAACAATAGTATATTCTTCTGGTGGAGAATTATGGATTAAACAACAGGATGGAAATAATTTTCCTGTTGGCTCTATCCCTAATCCTAGTATTTGGGGATCTACAGGGCAACAATCATATACTTATCGTTCATATGTGACATCTAGTGTTGGTGCCGCTGCATTGGCTTTTTCTTTACCATTACCTAGTAATACCTCAATTAAAATTGATGCTACATTTACAGCTAAAGCCACAAGCGCTACAGATGGCGCTGGATTTAATTTAAGTATGGGTTATTTGAGAGGCGTTGGTTCGCCTGTAGCTATAGGTACTGTTACTAATGCTGATCCTAGAACTACAACGGGTGCCGCGGCAACATGGACAATTCCAAATATAATCACATCGGGAGATACTCTCCAAGTTCTTACAGGGTACTCATCAACTAATACTATTAATTGGTTAGTAATAATACAATTAACAATATCTCAAGGATAACATGCCACTAGGTAGAGGTTTAATGAATGTCGGTAGATTTACTATCTATCAAACTAACACTACAATTAATAGTATCTCTCCCGGATCAGCTATTTGCGGCGATACAGTTACTTTTAATATAACTGTTGGAAATAATACTTTGGATGGTCCTATTCCTACAGGAACGGTATCAATTGTAAATATTAATAGTGGTACAGTATTAGCAACAAATTCTTTGATTTCTGGAATTGTTGCGATAGCGGTATCACCGACCATATCTATGGGAAAATACGTCGCCATTTATAATGGAGTACATAATTCTTTTGAAGATAGCATTAGTAGTGTGGTAAATTACAACGTCAGCGCAAATAATACTATTACTACTGTTTTAACACCAGATGATCTTTATTTTTGTTATAGTGATTTAGTTAATATATCAGCTAATGTTTCGCCGACGACAGGACCATTCCCATTAGGTTCAGTGAGATTTAGATTATATAGTGATAATATTTATTTTATAGAATTGTCACCTGGAGCATTAGATGGTTATGGAAATGCTACGAGTATAATTCCATCTAATACAACTACAGATGGATACGATTATTGGTTGCAGGCATTATATGATGGTTATCACTGCTGGAATTCAAGTGAAAGTCCGTTTGGTATGTTTGGAACAACTTTACATTCTACCACATTTAATACTACTACTACGATAAGTGGTGCGAATAGTTTTTGTATAAATTCTGATGCAATATTTAATGTTGTAGTCGCATCAACAAGTATAGGCACAATTACTGGAAGTATAATATTTAAAGTTTTGAATTTTGATGAAACAGGACCTACATTGGGACCTTTTGATGTAGATGGTCCAAATACAGGTGTTACAATTCCAGTGACAATTCCACATAATAGTTTAGGAGTTCGTATAGGAGAAGATCATTTAATAAGTACCTTTACTCCTAAAGATGGATCTTGTTATAATGGTAGTGTGTCAAATAAATTTGATGTTACCGTATTAGAATGTTAAATTTATTTAATAAAGCTATACATATTAATTACTTTGCATATCCATAAGGAGTTTTTATGGATAATATACTGCAAGTATTGTTAAGTTGGCAATTTATCATTTTTAGTTTAAGTATCGTCGCGGTCACCACAGTATTTAAAACCATTATTGAATATTTATTGAAAAATGTTCAAATCATGGCAAAAGAATCTAAACTATGGGAAGAATTAATACTACCTATCTCTCCAGTTATAGTAGGACTTGTTGGAGCTATACTAATTAAAGAGTATCCTTATCCTGAAGGTATTTCAACTACTGGTGCTAAAGTTGCGTTTGGATTAGTTGCCGGTTTGTTGTCCGGACTATTGTATCGAATTGTTAAAGCACTTTTTAATCAAAAATTAGTTTCGGCATTGCCCGCGGGAACTGTTGTTCCACCTGAAGATGCAGATCCAACTGCTGATGCACTGATTAAAAAAGTATCAGAGACCATCAATAAAGAACAAGTTTAATAACAAAAATGATATGGTGATCTAAAATGAGTGATTTTCCAATTAAATTAGATGATGATGCTACATTACCGCCAGTAAATGATAATATTCAAGATATTGGAGCAGAAGCTATAAATGCTTTAAGAGATGCTGTTTTTAATATTGAACAATATCTAGGTTTAGATGGACCAGGAACTACAGATTCTTTGGCGGCTAGAATAGGCGTATCATTAGATCTAAGCGGCAGTATTAAGCCTTCAGCTATTACTAGTTTAGGGTTAGTTACTTTACCTATCACTAATGATCAAATTGCTGATTCTGCAGAAATTCCAGAATACAAATTAAAACTAGATCACAGAACACAAGATTTATTTAATTATATTTTAGATTTATCTAAAAATGTTAATACTGCTTTAGGATGGATCTCTTTAACAGGGGTTAAACTAGAGCCTCATTTAAATGGTTTTATTTATAGGCACACATTAAATCAAATAGACGTTAGCATATCTTCTACAGATTTTTTGAAAAACAGATTTAACAATTTAAGAAATAATCATGATTCATACACTGTGATTGATGATTTGAATGATGAAGTTTTAAATCATCAATTTGCAGATGGTACAGGTAATTCTACCCAATTAATTTCTACTATTGGTGGTTCAAATTATCCATCAAATTATGCTCATACTTCTAGTGGCATCTGGTTAAACACTAGTCGTTTTTCTGTTATCCCACAAACTGCTACCGATCTACAGCAGTTTGCAGATTTTATTGATAGCTCTAGTATTTTTCTATATGGAACTAGAATTCAAAATTTATATACAAATGGAATTTCTCGTTCATCTAGATCTTCAAGTTTAACTGCTGATGGATATGGAATAGCTGTTATTCCAAGCACTATAGCTATTGCTTATTTATTGAATACTGGCTCTAGTAGTTTTCCAATAGATGATATCGATATAGGCGATGATATCATTGAATTGAAACCTACTGCAAGTGAAATGTCATCAAATTCATTTGATGAAAAATTCTCACTCGTTAAAATTGGTGATGTAATAAAAATAAATTATGGTACCGTAGAAGTAAGTTTTATTATAAAAGAAAAAAAATATATACAAAATGGCGGAAATAAAAAATACGTTGTTAGAATTAATGGAAAGAATTTATTTTACACTACAAACGCTTTAATAAGAATAGATAGACCACTATTTAATAATAACAAGCATGGTGTTCTAGCTATTTCTCCAGTTAACAATGTTTTTTCAGAGATTCCAAGTTTAATTATTGGTAGCCCATACGGTGCTCAAGTTCTAGGTATTGGTTTTAATCCAGATCAATTAAATACTACTCATTATTTGATGTATCTTGCACTATATACAACTGGTAATCCACAAGATGGTTTCACCATTTTACCAGCAATTGATGTTACCGGAAATCGCGGAGTCACGCCCGGATCATATACTTTGGATTCTGTTGTAGAAGCTACAAATAATGCTTTTAGACAAGCTGGATTCAATTATAGATTTATAGCATTTTCTCATCAAGGTGAATTTGGAATAATGCTGGCTGATTCTTACGGAAATGCTGGGTTTTCTATATTGAGTGCAGTTGTTGCAGACGATGGTACATATGATTCATCGGCTACAGGAGTTAGTTTTCCAAATAATGTTATTGATGTTTTTCCTACGGCTGGCATGGGAACTATTGATCCACTAGGATTTGGAATCAATGGTGCTAATTTTGCAAGTCCAGAATATAAAACGTCATATGGATCTGCAGAAGCCGCATTAATTCCAACCAAGATATTTTTACCTCTTAAAAGAAATAATTTTTATGTTAACGGTATTGAGAAAGATAAATTAGCTTTAGACATAGATCAATTAATAGATGGTTATGGTGATGGATATTGGAATGCTGCAGTTCAAGCTATTAATATATTTCCTGGTCCAAATGGTAGAGTACAAGTTACTTATCGTATACATTTAGATTTGTCAACTTCTGGATTAAAAGTTGGAAAAACCCTTGTCGTTCAGCCTACCAATCAAACGGGATTGGTAGATTTTGGCAGATATATAATTCAAGATATTACATTTAATATCCCGGACTGTGCAGATTGTTCTCCAGTAATTCCAAACAATATTTACACAGATATTACCGTTTACGATGCGGTACATGCTACTGGAGTTTCTCCAACGGCTACATTGGCAATTGATAGTTTAGTAAGAATTTATTTTAATGCAGGTTCAGTTTCTTTTAATAGAGAAAGTGCTACAGATTTTAATAGCGTACAACCATTTAAAAGACATTTTGAAGTTTACGTTGATCAAAACGGAAATACTTTCACTCATGAAAGAGCAAGAATAAATGCTGGTGGATCAACATTTAATGTCAATGGTATACCACTACGTACATTCTCAGAATTATCAAAATTAAACATCATAAAAGTAAGTTCAAAATTAAGAGGATATCAATTTGGTTCAGTAAATAAAATTACTTTACATGTTACAGATTTTAATGATATAACTGGTACATTTATAGCCAATTTAGTGTCTTATGATGGTTCAACATCTACACACAATGGACCAACTACTTTAGGTAAAGTTGGACAAACTACTAGATTTTATGATGAAACAAATATAGATTATATTGATATTATATTTGATAATAATGTCGCTATTGCTGGATTTTCGGATCAATATATTGATTTTCAATTGTTTCCAACATTATCTTTAGATGAAGAAATAATGTTATTGGGAACTTGTCAAGTTAATGATGTAACGAATGTTGTTAATCTTATAAAAGATGAAAGACAATTTGGAAATACTAGTGAAAAAGATTTTAGTACATCTGCACTTGGATTTATTTCTCTTCCAGAAAAATTATTACATTCCAATGGTGTAATTAGAGGATTTGATTTACAAGATCCAGATATTTTAACAAATCCAAATAGTAATCAAATATATTTGAATGGTGGATTGGTATTAGTTAATGGGAAATTCATATCTGTTAATAGTGAAACAGTAATAATTCCAATTGTTAAAGAAAATTTCGGAACACTTAATGATATTAATTGGTTAGTTTGTATTAACGATAAGGGCGAATATCAGCCAATACCATTATTAGATTTTGATCAGTGGTTAAGTACACCTACTGATTCTAATAGGCGTTTTCAGGCAATCAATGTAGTTAATGGATTGAATTATTATATTGATGCATCAACTTTTTCTGATGTAGTAAACAAAAGAAAAGATTTAACACCTCTTTATATTGTCGCTTCAACTGTTACAGTTTCTGTTACTCCTGTTGTTAGTATGACAATAACAGATGCTAGAAAATATGTAAATGATGCGGATAGTAGTTTGCCGTTAACATTAACATCTGCAGAAGCACAAGGTAATTTTAAAAAGCCGGAGTCTATTTTAAATTGGATCAAATACAATAACCAATTTAACGGAACTGCTTTTATAAAAGGCGCGAACGCCGGCAATGCTACTATTGACGCAACTATGTATTTAGATTTTGCAAACAGTGTAGTAATTGATGGTAAAAATGATGCGTTATTAACAATGAATGGTACGGTTATTTTAGGATCAAATCTTACATTTAAAAATTTAGATATTGTTTTTAATGGCTCTACTGTTATTCTAGATGGTGTTAAGAATTTAATATTTGATAATTGTAATATCACTGTTAATGTACCATCAACATCTCCTCCTAATAATATAATTTTCAGTATAATTAATGGAGATAACGTTGTAATTAAAGATAGTTCATTAATTGTGCAATATGCTTCATTATATGATTCATCGCAAACTTTTAGAGGTTCAGTATTTTATTTAAACAATACTATTAATTTTAAACTTACCAATACTATAGTTACAGCTAATTACGTTATTTCAGCAGGAGTTGTTACTCCTGGAGATGTATTTACTTTGGTAAATTCACCAATCTGTTATATTACAGATTCTATAATAAGTGGAAATTTTAACAAATTAGTAGATATTACTAATTCCAATTTTTTCAAATTAACAAATGCTATTGTAACTTCAATTTACAATCCTAACGCTGGAGGTACAGCTGACTCGTATAATGGTGTATCATATGATCCCCTTGATTTAGTTAATAGTGGACAAGGATATATTCATGGAAATGTTACTACAGTATTAGATAGCATTATAATTGATAATGTAGTATTTAATTATACGCCATCGATCAATTCAAATGATAGATATAGTTTTATCAATTTTGAATTATCTACAATATTTTCAGTATTAAGTGAATTGCAAGTTACAAATTGTAAATTCAACAACTTAAATGTTAGTGGTGTTAAAGATGATACTAGGGCAGCAATTTCAATTATAAATAACGCTTCCCCTGTAGCTGCGCCTGCGATACAACCTACATTATTAAATGCAGTTATTAGTGGAAATTATTGTAACAAAAATCAAGCAATAGTTGTAACTTCTGTATCTAGATTTGGAGTTATGTTATTCCCAGGAATAACAACACAAAACTGTTTAATTTCTAACAATGTTTGTGGAACCATTGGGTATTTAGTTGGATCTGAAACAAAGATTATATCTCTGTCACCGGTCGTTAATGCATTCAATGATAAAATAACAGGCTTAACTATTAGCAATAATAGCTGTCACTATATTGCTAATTTAGATAGTACTGGTAAATATTTCTTGATGTCTAAAGTTTCTACAACTTCTCCATTTACTGGAACTACTGTTAATCAAGTTAATTATTCTACAGGTAATGTAGATATTGTAAATAACAAATGTAGTTGGATTCATACTGGTTTAGCATACGAAGAAAATTCTACGTTAAGAATTTTGAATAACACGCTGAGCGCTTATGATGGAGTTTATTTGGTAAATTATAACGATGCCTTACCAAATGCCATTTATAATCCATCGGCATCAGGGGTTAATGTCTCATCTAATTATGCAATCTTTGTAAGTACTAATAAACATGTACTTACAAATTCTCAGGCTCCTGGAGAAGGTCTTGATTCTTGTTGTATAATTTCAGGAAACATAACTAATACTGGATATTGGAATGCTATTAATTTTGCCCCTGTTCCAATTAAATATGGTTTAGGATATATTTATTGCCAATCATCTTGTACTGTAACTAATAATACTTTGAAAGGTGTAGGAGAGACTTTTGGTTTTGGATCTTTGATTTTAGTTGGTGGTAAAAATTCAATAATAGAAAATAATAAAATCTATAGAAGTTCTCATTCAATTTTTGCTTATGTTGCGTTTGTTAATTTTGAAACTCCTACAGCTTGGAATGGCGCAGAATCAACTGGAATTGTAGTTAATAACTTTTTTGATTCGCCATATATTAATGATGTTATACCACAAACTGTGGATACTATTAAAACAATAAGGCTAGACGCAACAAGTGCAAATGCTACTAATTGGATTTTAGAAAGAAATATTAATCAAACAGTTACTATGGCTTTTAACTCTTCATCGGGTCAACATACTGGTGGTTCAGTACATAGAATTTTCCCAGGAACTTTACCATCTGGTATTGATGCTTGGTCACAAGATGACCCTGCATCAACTGTTAAGATAATTTACATAAGCGGTAGCGGTCTTTTAGATAATTATCAATGGACGATACCTGCTTACGCACTAATTCCAAAAAGAACTAAAATAGTAAGAGCTTATGTAACAGTTACAAATACTTCTTTAACTACTATAAGTAGCCCTTATTCTTTAACAATCATAGATCCGATCGCCGCGACGTCAGATTCAGATTCAGGAAATTTACAATTTTCTTTATCTGATAGCGCAATTGTTACGCCAACTAGTGTCTATCAAAATACTGAAGATGGTGTAGTAATGGTAAGATTTAATTTAAGTATGCAAAGTGGAAATAGCTTAACAGTCAATATAAGTAATATCCATATTCAGTATCGTTGGTAAAGGATTTTTATGAGTTTAGGAAATTTTTTCAAAAGTGATCTATTTCCGGTTCATAACATTGTGCAAGCCTCAATGTTAGTGTATCCAAAAGAAATAATTATTTCTACGTTAAAAGATTTCTTTTCTAAGGATAGTTATTATCATTACTCCAAAGATCAATGGGGTTTTGCTAATACTGTTGATCATACAGATTTGCCTGCAGGGGCAGATATGCCTAGAGGCACGGGCTCTCATCCAGAATTAAATCCATTTTTAAATTTGAGTACTAGGGTTTTTATTGGAGAAAATTATAGATATGATGGAATTCATTATCCAGCTATTTTAGTTAAAAATGGTGGGAGTAGATATGTCCCGATCTCTATTAATAGAGACCAGGGAGGTATTCAATATGAAAATATTATATATGAAGATGGTTATGGTACTCAAAGTATAATTCATTCTCCTAAAGCTTTTATTACAGCAGGTGCCTGGGAAGGATCTATAATTGTAGATGTTTTTTCCAGAAGTTTAAGAGCTAGAGATGATTTAGCAGAATTAATAGCTATGTGTTTTACTGAAGTTCATTTTGATACTTTGGTAGATGTTGGTGTAGTGGTCAAACCGCCAGTCATTGGGGCACCCTCAGAATCAGATGATAGAAACGACAAGTTATTCAGATTAAGTATAACTTTAGATATTAGAACTGAATGGAGAAGAGAAATTCCAGTCAATAATTTAATAAATACTATTCTTTTCACTGTTAATTTTGCAAATATTTCTAATCCAGAGGCGATACCTGCGCCAAATTTGACCATTAATACGGAAGTAAGTATCACTGATCTACTACTAAATCTGTAAGTACTTGATATTGAGAAAAACAAAATGAATCAATATATCAACCCCAATAGTAATATTAATACATTTTAATGATACAACCTATCCAAAAATTAAACATAATTTAAGGACCGATTATGTTAACAAGTTTTATAAAAGTGATATTTCAAATCTTTAGAGGAGAACAATAATGGCAAATCAACCTGGAGGCGCTGGTATTTTACCAGGAGTTACGACTGATCTTATCACACAATCACGTGGAACATCCATTCCAGGCGGATCGCGTGTTGCAGCCATGATCGGAGAAGGGTCAACAACTGAGACTGTTGTCATACAAGCCGTTGGTAGTGGTGCTGATGGTCTTAATCCATCTTATAGCTCTACTTCTGGAGCTGATGGTAGACATTTTCAGTTATCAAATGCAAATGTTATTTCTAACAGAACAACTGTTTTTAAAAATGGTATACCATTAGTAGGATTAGAATCACTTATTGATTCTAATGCATTCAATAATAAATATGATTATAGAGTTGATATCACAACTGGTCGCCTTGAATTGCAGAGAGCTCATTTAGTTGATCAGGGTGGTGCTTTTTACATTCCTCTTACTACTAACGTTGGATTAGGTACAGTAAATACTTTAACTCTACAAGATGCTAATGCTCCGCCAGAAACATGGACTATTAGATGTGTTGGCGTTCAAAGAAATGCATTGAATCAACCTATTGCTGGAACAGCTAAATTTTTAGCTTACGGTTCTATTTCTGGTTCTAAATTAGATGCAAATGGAAATCCAATTGTTTGGGTAGCCAACAATAATTTAGTCACTAACGGTATTTTGAGTTTTTCTCTTCAAGAAACTCAAGTAATGTCAGTTGTTGTTTCTGCATTTAGAGAAGGCGATGCTTTTACAATTAAAATTGCTAGTGGCGTTCTTGTTAGAGACGATTCATTAACAGCAAATTATATTCCAACCAGTTTCTTGAATGATCCAATTTTAACTCAAGGAATGGGTGATGTAGTTAGAAGACATGGTTTTCCTAGTTTAGATAATAATTTATCTTTGGGCGCTCAGTTGGCTTATGCTAATATTGCTCCAAGTTTAATTACTTGTCAGGCTGCACCTCCAATGCCCAGAAGAAGATCATTCATTTTAGAAGATGCTGTTAATTCTATTTCTGAAAATGTTGATGATTTTATCTTCCCACTTCCATTAGGAGTAACACCTGATTTTAATACTGAAATTCATTTCTTTGTTAATAACAATTCAACAAATGTAGAGTCACAAATTCTACCTAACAAATTAGAATTCTATTCTTTAGATACTTCTGGATTCCCAACCACTGATCAATTTGTATTTGATGATACTTCTGCACCAGCTGGATTCTCATACTTCTATACTGTTACTCAAAGTTTAGCTACCATAGCAACTGGAGAAGATGGTTATATTGGTAGAAATCCATCATTTTTTAATAAAGGTGTTTTTGCTTCTTCAATATCTTTTGATTCTTCTTATGTTGGAAAAACTCTTAAAATTATAGATGCGAATAACGTTGCTAATATTGGAACGTATGTTGTTGATGCTGTTAGTGGTGGTAAATTGTATGTTACGCATGATGTATTTCCAGATTTCGTTACTGAAAATCCAGTAACATTTGAAGTAATTAACGTGGCTACAGGATTACCAATTGCTGGTGGTTCGGGTACAGATGGTGCATTGATTGCGTTAGTGTCAACAACTACAGCAACATTTAGTAGCGATGTATCTACTGGCGTTGACTTCAGTTTAATTTCTAATATATTGACACGTAGATTACAAATCAATGGTTCAATTGATAACAATGGACTGTATGATATCATAGGATATGACAGTTTTACAAACTCTATTACAATACAAAAAGCTCTTGTCAATGAAAATGATATGAGATATGAAATATTGGATTCTTCTGATGTTAGTAATTATGTTGTTATTAATAAAAACGTTGTTCCAGTTGGTTACGGTTTAAGAGTAACAATAGTTGACACTAAAGAAGCTTCTTTTTATGATGCCGGATGGATCAATGCATTAGAATCATTAGAAAAAGTTGAGTGTGATATCTTAGTTCCTCTTCCAAAACAAACTATTTCTGTTATTTTTCAAACATCACTTGCTCACTGTAAATCTATGAGTAATATTAGAAACAAAAAAGAAAGAGTTTTGTTTATAGGAGCTATCAATGGTTTGACTCCTGAAAATGTAATTGGAACTCAACCTGCTGCCGTCGAAAATATTGGTATACTAGAAGGTATTCAAGGCGAAACTATTACTGATGTTTTGGCTGGAAACGTAGAAGATTTGGCAGATTATTCTGTACCAAGTGCTTTTGGAAATACTTATAGATGTGTATATTTCTATCCTGATCAAATTGTAGTACAAGCGGGTGCAGACAATGTATTAATTGATGGATTTTATCAAGCTGCTGCTGCCGCTGGATATGAGTCAGCGGATATCAGAATTGAAAATCCATTAACAAATAAAGTATTAAGTGGTTTTACAATTAACAGAAATAAAACCTATTCTACTTCTACCTTAGAAAGATTAGCTGCAGCTGGTATTACTACTTTACAGCCAGTTCAAGGTGGAGGCGTAGTTAAATGGGGATTGACAACATCACAAAGTGGATTCGTAGAAGAACAAGAAATATCTATCATATTTATTAGAGATAGAGTTGCTAAGACTTTAAGAGCCGGATTTGCTGGATATGTTGGTCAACCACAAGATAAAAATACGGGAGCAATCTTAAATACCCGCGCCGTTATTTTGTTAAATTCCCTTGTGTCTCAAGGATTAATAACAAATTATGCAAACTTAAGTGTTGTTCAAGATGGTGTAGATCCAACACAATGGAATATTTCCGTTAGTGTTCAGCCTGCATACCCACTTAACTTTATCTATATAAAAGTTAGTGTTGGTCAAATATAATTGATCAGGTATAACCTCTTATATAATTAAGAGGTTATACTTAAATTATGCATAAATAAGAATATCAATATCAAATAACTTTTGGAGTATAAATGGCTACCGCACCTAATACCAATTCCACATTAACATTACCTAATGGTGTTAATAAAACCAGTACATCGTTGTCGACCAATATGATTATATTGGTTAATAATACAGCTGTGGGCGCTATACAACAAATGGTAATTTCTGAAAAAAGACAGATAAAAATGATAGATGAAGTGGGAAATGATGGTCATATTGATTCTGTTCCCGTATCATCTACTAATATTACTGGTTCTTGTCAAAGAATTAGATTTGATAGATTAAGAATCACAGAAGCTTTTAGTAGAGGATTTTTACACGCCGCTTCACAGGTTTACCCATTTGATATTGTTATTCTTGATAAACAAAAAAGAGATCAAGGCAGTCAAATTTCCACAGTAATTAAAAATGTTTGGATTTCTGGTTTAGACTATACTTATGCCGCTAATGATTGGATCATTACTGATACTATGCAGTGGGAAGCAGAAACAATTTTCAGTATTTTAAATGGTGGTTCTTCACCAATTCCTGGTGGTATGCCTGCTGCTGTTGGTGGTGAAAGAGGAATTCAACACATGGGTGGTGGTCCAAATGGTGTTCTTAATATTGTTAGCGGTGACGGTATTGTTAATATCGAACAACTTACAGATACTGGTTCTAATGGCAGAAGAGGCTCGCTCGACGCTGCTGGATTGATAGATATTGGATCATCTGGTCTATTATTTTAATTAGTCTAATTATAACAGTTTGTGTAATTAACTAAAATTATCCTGTAATTGATATATTCAGTTACAGGATAATTTAATTTTGTGGAGTATAAATGCCTAGTTTTGACAGTCCCTTAGGAAGTAAGAAGCTCGCCGCGCAGTCTTTAAAAGAATTTGATATTCCAGATGAAAGTGGATTAACACAAGAACAAGTTGTTAATCCAGTTTTTAGAAGAAAAGCTGCGATGCCATCATTGGATGAAGCTGCTCTTCAAAATTTTCAACATAGAATAGATCATGAATTTGATCATAGTCCAGATCCTATAGAAATTGAAAGAGAATTTAAGGGTGCGAGAGAGGCGAAAAGGGCTAAAATTTCTGGTAGAGAAAGATTAAATGATGGCGCGAAAAAAAGATTAGAAATGCTATTAGATATGACTCGTACTACTCACGAAGTTAATATCGACGGCACTATTTTTATTTTACAAACTTTGGCAGGCAAATCAATGAGAGAAGCTATTATGGAAGCTTCAGAATTTGATGGAACTGTTCAGTCACCTTTTGAAGTTAGAAAACAATTTTTAGCTCGTTCTTTAATAAGTATTGGTGGAGCTACTTTTTCACAATTTGTAGGTTCAGATAGTTTAGAAGTAAAATTGGCATTCATAGATGAGTTACATGAGCCTTTATTAAATAAACTTTATGACACATATTTGAAAATGACAGAAATTGCTAAAGACAAATATTCAATAAAAAATGAAAATGATGCTAGGGAGATAATTGAAGACCTAAAAAAATAATATATGAATCGGATCATCGTTTTGCCTGGTTTTTATGTAAAGAGATTTACAAAACCACGCCAGACGATGTTAGAATAACGGATATGGATCCGATTCAAAAAATGTGGATGTACGAAAATTGGATAGCTGATCAAAATGAACAGGCTGAATTAGCTAAAAATCACGCATATCTATTAGCATCATTCTCAAATCCTGAAGCTGTTAAGCAAATTTTGGGAGAAGGAAATACTCATACTTCTACTGATGAAGAATTTGAAGAATCAACAAGAATGATTAAAACAATTAATGATACGGTAGAGCGTCAAAAAGTTATTCCTAAGAAAAAACGTCGTCGTATAGCGCAAGGATAATAAATGGAAATCTCTTCAAATACTACTGATACACAGATTTTAGAACAATCTTATGAACGATCGTCAGCAGAATTAGAAAAATATTCTAATTTAACATCTGCAGCAAAAGATCTTTCAGAAGGATTTTCAAATGTGTTACATGGTGTTAAAGATTCTTTAATATCAATAGGCGATGCTTCTAAAAAAAGTACTGCTGAAATAGCTTTATATAATACAGCTATATTGGGAACAAGAAAAATGTTCGAAGGATTAAGTAATATTGATTCGAAAGGGTTAAATCTATTTCGTAATCAATATGAAGATTTAATTAATTTTATTAAAGAAAGTCCTATCGGTAGTGTTGCTGCAGAAAAAGCCAGATCTGCGATGGCGCTTTTATTGACACAATCAGGAGCATCAAAAGATATTGTTGCTAAAACAATATCAGCTCCAATAGAGATTTTATCTAAATTAGGAAAATCTTTTATAGATAGTGCTGATAATGGTTTAAAATTTACCAATGTAATGGTCCAATTAGCTGGTAAAAGTGGTGATTTGGGTAAAATATATGGGGCTGCCGGACCCAATCTTGAAAATTTTAATTTATTACTAAAACAACAAAGTTTACTTTTAAGTGATGTTGCTGAAGCAAATCATTTACCAATACAAACAATACATGAATATTATGCTCAATTAGGCACTATACCTGGAGCTATGAATGCTGTTGTAAAAAGTAGTGAGGCGGCTTCTGATAGTTTTAATATGCTCACTGGAGCTGTTAAATTAGCTAGAGGATCTGGTAGAACAGTAGAAGAAATAACAGAAGATATGAGGATGGCTTTTAAGAATTATAATATGACAACGGGAGATGATTTTCTTCAATTTTCCGCAAGAATGACGGAATTAAATACCAAATTTGGAGCTAGTTTTGATGTTGTTAGAGATTCATTAAGAAGTATTTCTTCAGATTTTGTTATGTTTGGAAATAATGCTGAAAGCGCAACTAAAATATTAAATAATTATATTGGCGGGTTAAAAGCTACAGGGCTAAGTGGTGATGCCGCAACTCAAGTTGTAACTGGCATGGCTAAAGCTATATCAGGATTAAATTTGGCTCAAAGATCATTTTTATCTGTACAAAGTGGCATGAGCGGCGGATTAATGGGCGGATATAAAATTGAAGATATGATGAGAAAAGGTCAAACATCAGAAGTAATGGATTTGTATATTAAGCAAATCCAAAAATTATCTGGTGGTGGCAAAATGGTAACTGTTGAGGAAGCATCTAAAAGCCAAAAGGACGCAGCGATATTAACGAAACAAACACTGTTGTTACAGTCATTTGGTCTTGGTAAAGGTAGCGAGGGTGAAGCTCATAGAATAATAGAAGGTTTAAGACAAAAGCAAGACGGCAACGGAGTAGAAGAATTAAAAAAGAATATTACACAAGAATTAATGGGCAAAGGAACGCAATTACAACAAATGTCTGCGACTGATTTTAGTCAATTAAGATCAGAATTAGAGGGAGTTAGAGTACTAGCGGATATTACTAATTTTGACACTATGAAAAGTATGTTAAGTGCACATGTGGGCAGACAGGGTGAAATTACAACTGCCGCTCAAGTATCTCATAGGCAATCATTAAAATCAGCTCAAGAATCTGCAGCTGTAAGTAGTGGGGCTAGAAAAAATTATTTAGATAAACCATTATCAGGTGTAACTGGCGATGAAAATTTCATATCTGGTCAATTAACAAAAGCAAAAGATCATGTTATGGGAATTGATATTAAATCTTATACAGATAGTTTACCGTCATCACGTCCAAAACAATCTAATTTAAATCAAGAAAGATTTTTAAAATCTGATATTGATTATAGATTATCTATGGAAAAAACAAATGTTGTAAAATCAGCTGCCGTTAGATCAGTTGATGTAAATTCATCTGCACGTAAGCAAGAAGCATTGAATACTAGAGGAGCAGGTGCTCATGGAGTAGTTAATATGGGTTCGGCAACACCTAAATTAGGGGAGTTAACTGTTAATATTACTGGTTATTGTATAAAGTGTAAAAGAGAAATTGAGGGTGGGCAACAAGCTGCTGCAGTTAATCCTGCAAGCATGGGAACATAAGGATTTATTATGACGCTTAGTGATGTAATCAATGGTATAAATTCTGTTCAAAATGCTTTGAATGGCAATTCTCTCTCAGGAAATACTAATCAATTTAAATCTGACGGTTTTCTTTTACCTGCTACTTATTCGTCAGATGGTAATGGTTTGCCTTCTAATAAGGTTGGCACATACCGTGACGCTCAGTCAAAAAGAAATATTATAACTTGGTTTGTTCCACAAATTGGAATAGTTAGAATGTACGTGAACCCTTCTGCAATATCTTACTCACATAGAAAATTGATTTCTAAAGATAGGACAAAGGGCGGATATACTTTACAATACTGGGGCGAAGAATTAGACAGTATCAACATTTCAGGAACCACTGGCAGCGCAGGCATCGAAGGAATTAATGTTTTGTATGAGATTTATAGATCAGAACAATATTCGTTTGATGGCACCGCTTTAACCATGGCGTCTAATAATACACAAACTGCCCTTGGCAGCGCTTTCTCTGGTATTGGTGGGGCATTGGGCGGAGAAGTCGGAAGTGCCGTTGGAGGCGCTATTGGAGGAATATTAGGAACAAGCGCGCCCAATGGTAATTTAGCTGCACAAAACATACCTTCTTTAGCTCAATTAGCATTCACTGTCGAAATGTATTATAATGGTTGGGCGTATCGTGGATTTTTTGAAAACATGACAGTTAATGAAAGGGCAGATAATTTTTTAATGGAATATCAAATGACTTTTATAGCAACGCAACGTCGTGGTTATAGACTTAATTACTTTCCATGGGCAAAATCAGCTACCAATGGACCAAGTCAATATACTTCTCCACAATCTTTTTCTGGTAATGTTAAGACAGGATTTTAAATATGAGTTTTTTGGGCGATCTTGCAGGTCAAATAGATAGTCAATTTTCCACAGGAGAAAATAATAATCGTAACTTGGATGCCGTTGTTGATGGTCAAAATGTCAAATACGGTACGCTTGGTGATTTTTCATCTCAATTTGATCAATCAGCTCAAAGAAAATATGTTGAAGAAGGATATTTAAGAAGAGATCCTTTTAATTTAGATCCTAAACAATTAGAAGTTCTTTTTCAAGAACCCAATGCAACGGTCCTTGTTAAGAAACGTATGTTTTCTTCAATAGCAGAAAATTTTCGTTCGGACTTCATGGACCAAGATGAAAAGCTTTATTACAGGGCTATGAAGTTTTTATTTCAAAACAAATGCAGAATTATTTCTGCATATGAAAAGTTATCTAAAATTCAAAGAATAACATCTGCTGCAGGAACTATAAGCGATCAATTAGTTCCTATCATTTCAACTCTATCAGATATTATCAACACTGGTGGTAGTGGTGGATTATTTAGTGCTATTAGCGGTGGTGGTTTCGGAGGAACTTCTGATAATGGTGGGAAAACTCCTACTGATGCTAGTCATCTATCTCAAGTGATGGATAAAGTTAGAAGAATCTACGGATTCAATACTACTAATTCTACTACTAATTGGATTACTGATAGTACTAATTTATTTCAATCACAATTTGGACAAGGCACAGGCGTAATTGAAATAACTAATTTTACAAACCTAAGTACAAATACAACTGTAGAGCTTAAGAATCCTGGAAATTTTAATTTAACTATTTCCGATCCTTATCAAGCAATGTTAGTAACTGATTGGGATATTGAAAAAGCTATTAGTGATGCTACTAATATGTTTTTCAATCATGGTATTTTTGGATTTGGTAGGCAAGAAGCTGATCAAAATATTGCTGATGCTCAAAATCGTTTAAATAAATTACGATCCGCTAGGGGCGTCAGTCCAATTACATTACAAGTTAATCCTGATACTTTATTTGGTAGAAGAGTAATTGCGGTTTTTGATAGATTAGGTGTAGAATTAGTTTTTACATATAATTCGGGATTTGGTGGAATTGGTGGTAGTGTTGATGTCTCACCTGAATATTTGCAAAATGGAACTATTGCAGGAGTAGATGGATTAGCAACCAAACGTGGAATAGGTATTGGGACGAATGGAAATATTAGACAATTAGTTCCAGACAATGAGTTGTCAATTTTTCAGAACTTAGTTAAATCTGTTTATAATAAAATACAATTAGATGCAAATTCAAAAAACTCTTCGCAAGTTGGGAATAAGCAAACTAATTATGCTCGTAGAAAATTAAGATTTAATTTTGGTGGGCAGCTTATTATTCAAAACATGGATGTTGTCCATATTTACATGAATAGTAAAAGCCGTTTTGATAATAAATTATTATCAGGTCTTCAGCAGATGTTTACCGGAGTAGGCTTGTTACAAAATGTTGATAATTCTGTTAATGCGTTATTTAATCCTGGCAGCAGTATTACTTTGCAAGCCGAAAAAGCAGCTTTTGTGGGGGCAGATTTTCCTAATTATTTATGGAGTAGTTTACGTGGTCAATTTATTAATGAAAAAGAAGGGGCTCATGTTTTTGCAGGAGTCGTAGATAATGTAAATGATAGTTGGTCAGATGGTAAATTTAGCGTAAACGTTTCTGGTAGAGATAATACAGCTTATTTTGATCAAGGTAAAGTTAATTTTAAACCTGGAGTTGATTCTTTCAATGGAGCTATTTTTGACACATTAACTCCTTTCAAATCTAATTTTGATACTATCACTAGTAACGCTAAAGACGAATCTCCACAGTTATTAGATGAGAATGTAATTATTTTAGGAACATCACAAGATAAAAAGGGGTTATTAAAAGCAAAAGCTGGACCCAAAGCTGGGCAAAAAATAACTAGTGATACTTTGTTTCAACATGTTAATATCGATCCTACGACAGGAAAAACAAGTAGAGAAATATTTGCACCAGATGGATTAGTATATAGATGGAAAGAGGGTATTGGAGTTTTTGTACAATTTGGAAATTCATTAGAACTCAATGATCCAAATAAGGTAGGAAATCCTAGTATTTCAAAAGAGCCATTCGCTGGTCAAGATGTAATGAATGTGGTATCATTGTTGGTAACAGGTCAGCCATATAATTATGCTAATTTTTGGAAAGCCTCTGCAAACATAGACGGTTTTGGAAGAGATCCTCAAAGTCAACAAGATGCTGCATATTCTTATGTTGCATCATTAAAAAATGATTTGATTAAAAATAATATGTTATGGGGTAATTTTATTCCATTCAAAAATTTAACTATAGATGAGCAATCTTTTGCTCAAGCTATGCAGGCGCAATTTAGATGCATTCAAAAAAATCAAGATCTTGACGCAAAAATACAAAAATTAGCTGATTTGAATAGAACTGCCAATTTGTTTGGAGCAGCCACTGTATTAGGGGATGTTGCTAGTAATTTTAAACCTCAATTTTTAGAGGTTAAAGCGCAATTGACTAATTTACAAGAATCAATACAAAATGATATTGATGCAATTCAGGAACAAGATTATGATTTTAATAAACTAGTAGTAGCCTCCGGACCAGATGCTTCTTTTGATTATTCGCCAACTAATACTTCTAATAAGTTAACGCCATCTAATCCAAATGTCAGAAGAGAATTAAGAAGGAAATTAAATTTCTTAACTCGTCGTATGTCATATAATGTTCGGGCAAATGAAGATAAAAATTTATTCATTGTTGATGATTTTTATGATAAAGATTATGACATCTTAGCGTATGAAAAATCATTGACAGATGGTATTAAGTTATACAATAATGAATTTACCTCTACAAGAGAAAAGATTATCAATACTGCCGAACTTCTTAATTTAGAAGTATTTGCAGATACGCAAGGTCATATTAGAGTTAGACCGCCACAGTATAATAGAATGCCAAGTTCTGTTTTTTATAGAATGATGTATTTAAAAAAAGCTTATGGTATTCAAATATTTCCACAATTTTTATCAGATATTTTTGGAAATCAACTTGATACTTTAAGAAAAAGAATAGAAATTGTAGAAGATATGATTAGGTTAGATTGTGCTGTATTAAATTATACATCTGATGATGCTGCTACTAAATTTTTAATCTCTAGTAGTGCGACAAATGGTACAGGCGATCCATTTAATTTTATTTCTGACACCACAGGGGCTATTTCAGATATCAGTCAATTAATAGCCTCTTCGAGCGGGAAACTTCTTGATGATTCAATACAAAATTTATCTTCTTTATTAAATAAACAAGCTAAATCAACTAAAAGTGTATTTTCTAATTCTCAAAGATACTCTGAAATTGTTAAACAATTATTAGCTCAAAATCTGGGTTTACAAGGATATTCAGTACAAGATGTTTTCTCTCCAAGTAACAATACATATATTCAAACTCTTATCAATAGAATTCAAACTAAATCAGGACAAAGAATAGATAAAAAAGATTATATTGCTAACAATGATGATGGTCAAAAAGATGTTGTATTACCTTTAGCACAATCTATTGACGTATTTAAAGTAACTAAAGAGTTACAAGAAAAATTGCAAGAAAGACAACAGGTAACAAAAGTATTTTACTTAGCAATAAAAAATGCTACAGAATTTAAATCTCTAGATGATCAAAGTAATTCAACTAGTAGCGAATTATTAGCTCCAGGTATATTTAATAATTCTAATGTTCCAGAAGTTTATGAACATATGATTGAAGATGAGACCTTTGATGATTATGGACCTGGTTCCGGTTCTAGATTCATCATTAAAAGAGCACAGATTAGAAGTATACAAACATCTTTTAATCCTCCAGATTTTACTATGGTAGAAGTTCAAGGAGTATTAAATCCATTTGCGCCTAATGCTTTACCTGAAGGATTAAATTCATTTCCTAATAATGGTAATGGTTTAGTCACAGCTATTGCAGTTGATTATGATGCGTGGAGAGATTATGGTTTCAAAAACGTTGCAACAGTTAAGGTACCATTTTTAAGTGATCCCAATTCGCAATGTGCGCCATATGCCAGTATGATTTTAAGTAGAAATCGTAAAAATATTAAACGTGCAACTGTTACTATTTCTGGAAATGAATTTATGCAACCAGGAGAAGTAGTATTCTTGGAAGATAGACAAATGTTATACTATGTAAATTCTGTTAGACACAATTTTAATTTTGGTAGCAGTTTTACTACAACATTAGATTTATCATACGGTCATACTCCTGGAGAATATATTCCAACCACTCTAGATATGATTGGTAAAATGATTTATAATAATCGTGATATTGCCGGATATACTGTTCAAAGACAAGCTAATTCTGGAAATGAAACTAATCTAGGAGTTGTTATAAAAGATGCCACTAACGTGGCTAACACTCCAGCCTTATCTTCTCAAAAAACTCCGCCTAATTCATATAGTGCATTTAATAGTAAAACATTAAATAATATTTTATACACGGCTGCCTATACAATTAATGCTAATAATACAAAAGGTAACAACATTACAGCAGAGGTAGAATTAAGATTATACTATGATAATGATCACCCAATAGATGTTAATTTAATTGCGTTTGCAAATAGTGCACAGGATATTTTAACAGGTAAAAATAATGCTCCAAATGATCCAGTAAATAATCAAGCTTTTCAAGGACAAAATGTTAGAGTTGTTGCCATAAATATGGATGATGAATCAGATAGAAGATCTCCATCACAAAAAGCAATTGATTCTGCTAGGAATCAAATAAATAGCGGCAACACTTCAGTTGGTAGTCCACCAGCACCAGTAGATAAAATTAGGCTAGCATTGTTTAGTTATATAGTTGACTGTTGGTTAATCTTTAAACAAAATGGCAATATATAATGACAAACAATCATGTTTTTGATGAACAAGTAGGTCTTTTAAGTACTGGAGCCATTACAGGTTATGATTCTGAAAAAGGAATACTTAAAGTAAAATTGAATGATTCATCGTCGATTCGTGGTCAAGCACAATCAATAGATGTTCCCGCGCCGCATGCTCTGTTTTATAACAATGGTTTATTCATTGGTACGCGCCCGGTGCCCGGAACTCCTGTAGTAATAAGTCGAGGCAGTGGCGGTCAATATTATTTCGTTTCTTTTTTAGCAGAAAATTTACCAATGGTTCCAGAATTAACTACTGGAGAATTATTGATCAGTTCTGCTGAAGAATCAAAAATATCATTAAATATTAATAATGATATTAATATAGGTGGTTCCAATAATAAAATTCATATTAATAGTAAATCTAATTTGATTACTACTAATTTTTTCAATGAAAATCATTTTACTCAAGCCTCTCGTAGAATAGAAGGTTTAGTAAAAAGAGATTTAAAAATCAATACTAATTTTGATCAGGATTCAAAATTAGAAAATGATGCCTATGATAATAAATATTATGTAATTGGATTAGACCCAACTGTTAGTCCAAATTCAATTATTGCAGATTCAAATAAAAACCCACCACTTGTTGAGCAAAGAGAGTTGGTTTATGAATTTCAATATTCTTCAGAGGTGAATGATGATTTATACGAATCATCATTATATGGAACTACCGAAACTCCAGCTACTGCATTTACTTTTCCAAATCGTAGAAAAAGCAGAGCGGATACACTAAGTTTGACTTTGGCAGCTCCTAATTATTTAATGGAAACTGTTAAAGGCACAGTAGTTGATATTTTTGGAAATCTATTAGATTTAAATAGAGTTCCTATATCTATTGGAAAAGATCAAAACACTATAAAAACAACTATTAGTACAGATAAAGTAAAATCCTTTCAATTAATTAAAGAATTAGAAAGAAAAACTCTTGCTTATCATTTTGAATTAAATGCTCGTAAAGATTTAGCCGGAGAAAATGGACAAATAGTATTACCTGATGTAACATCAAATGATGATTATGCTAGAAATAGAAGTAGATTTTTTGTAGATATTGATAAAGAAGGAATGTTTAAAATAAACATTCCAGCCTCAAGTGAAAAGGGCAACGTGCCTCTTTTGACTAGGTATGAAAATTATTCTACTTTTGGACCAGAGGATAATAGTAATCCTAATAAATTAATTTATCGAGATGATAATTTGGATATTTTTCAAGACTCTTTTGCGGCACCTCAATTCAATATTAATGATGGTTCATTTAGTAGCGACCGCGGTTCAATTAGTTTGAATAATGATGGAACGGATGGAGCACCACTAGATAGAATTACAGAGTCTCATATCAGACATGGTACTGCTTACCATGACATTTTGTCGACTTGTTATGTACATCAAAAATCAGATTTTATACAGTATGTAGCAGATGATGAGAATCCAGTTTTTAGTAAAGCTGCTGTTGCAAATATACCCAAAATAGATTCTATTGCAAGTAATTCTATTACTACAGGCGGGAAAAATGCTAATGCCGGCGGTAGAAGTGGTTCTGTTAATTTTGATGGTTCGTTAGATTTAAATATAGGCGCTAATACTTCGGATAGACAATCTCTTTGGGCAGATCTAGCCGGAGCTATGGTTTTAAATGTAGGTCGCGACTTAAATAATATGAGTGGAGCTCTTTCTATGAATGGAGATGTATTTATACAGATTGGTGGTATGGGAGTATCTACTGATAGCCGATTCATTAAACAAAATAATGGTCATATAGGTGCAGCATTGGATATTAGAGTATTTAATTCGGGATTGCGTGCCACGATGATTAGAATTGATGATGAAGGAGTAAAAATATTAACTCCAAGCAATTTGTCTATTCATGCAGGTCAAAATATGAGAATATCAGCTGACGCTGATATTGAAATAGAATGCGAAACTTTAACATTACAAGGTCGTATGGTTATGAAGGAATTTGGTGGTTCAATATGAAATCAATTAAAGATAAATTATCTATTCAGGCTCAAGAGGCTAAATTTCAAGGGATGACTAAATTAGCTGCTGCACTTGAAAATATGATTGAAGATCAAGAACTGGTTGAAAGAGGGAAAATATATACTCAAACACAATTAGATGAAGATATTTATCATGATTTATGGCGTGTTGCCACAAGATTATTAGTATATTATGGTGTTAATACTAGCGCAGAAAAATTAGATAAATCCATAATAACATTAGCGTCTTTCGTTACTGAAGATTTAGAAAAAACCTTAGAAGTTACTAATGTTATTAAAGGACCTTTAGAGCCCAAATTGCTTGGCGAAAAATAACTGATATATATAAAATCAAATGCCTTGTAGTCCTAATGATGTTAGTATAGCTATTCCTGATGGTCCAAGTGGTCCTTCCATTCCTGGATTTGGAGTCCCCTTTGCTTTAAATATTCCAAATATCAATCCTTTTCCTACAGGATTTCCGGAAGATCTTTTAAATATTCTCAATACGTTGCAGCTATTAATACCTCCAGGTGCACTAAAACCATCATTAAATTTGAATTTCGGAAAAGATATTTTTGACGGAATAATGAAATTGTTGGATCAATTTCTTCCATTCTTAATGATATATAAATTTTTCTTGCCCATTCTTAATATAATAGTTTGTATTATTGAAGTTATTTGTGCAATTGCAAATCCCTTTAAATTAATACCAGCAATAGTAAAATTATTTACTGAATGTATTCCAGCATTTTTATTATTGTTTCCTATTTTCGCAATCATAATTATGATAATTTCTTTGTTATTATTATTGATAGCTCTAATAGAATACATTATAAATCAAATTTTGAAATTCATTCAAGCTATTTTACGTAACGTTTCGATGTTAGTAAGTGCATTTCAGGAAGCGAATGTTAATTCTGTTTTGTCAATTGCTAAAAAATTGGGAGCACTACTATGTGTATTCCAAAATTTGTTTGTGCTATTAGCTATTTTTAATATCATTATTCAAATAATAAAAGATATTTTAGGCATGGCATTTGCTATTCCGCCTTGTGATGATAGCGATTGTTGTACATCAGATGTTTGTCCTTCATTTATTAAAAATGCTCCATATACAAATACTACAGGTAAATTACAGTATCTTCGTGGATTTGGTGTTAAAACAAATGTAGAGGTTCCTTTACCTCCACCAGCAGATCCTATTTTCTTAAGTTATCAGATAAGAAATGAAGCCTGGCAGATCTATGATCCTAGTCAAACTGTTATCCAACAGTTTATGAACATTGTAAATGCTTATGACATAGTTCCTTCCAGTGATAATCCAGAACCATTTTTTAAACCTATTTTCTTCCCTACTGATGCGTTTTATTCTGAGAAGACGTCCCCTAAGCACGCCGCGTATACGATCGATTTAAGAATTCTTTACAATCCCGCAAATTGGGGACGAGTCGGGCTGACTAGATACATTTTATTTAAAGATTGTGTTGTTACGGCTATACCGCAACAAATTGTCACAGCTTATAATGGTTTACCTCAAGTAGTGCCTAGTGGAGTATTAAATATTACTGGTGGAAAAGGTTATGAAGATGATGGCAAAACCAAGATTACAGGTTTTGCTGCCAATGGTATAACTCCAATAGCAGCTCAGGCAACTTTAAATAATTTCTTACATTTAGAAGATAATATTTCAACCACGCCTTCATATTCATTAAGCGACGGATATCTTTATCAAGATATGGAGTATACTTTTAAACCTAACATGGCAACATTACTATCCAAAGAAATGGTAACAGCTGGATGTATGCCAGAATTATCTTTAGCAAAAGGATTTGTTAATAATGCATTGGCTGGAGATGTAGCTCTCAAAACACAAATGTTGAAAGATATTTTTAACGGATCTAATTTCCCAAATCCCGACGCTGCTCAACAATGTTTATCAACAGCACTTTCGGCTCTGCGATCCAATTTAACTCCTCAAGGAGTAGCTGAATTTCAAACGACATCAATTTTATGTTTGCAAAAATTAAGAAATGATACTGTTGGTGGATTATCATCAATTATTGGTATAGGATTTGATCCGTGTAAATCAACGTTTACGGTAGAGCCACAAACACAATTTACCACTAAGCCAATAATTGTAAAAGTAGATATTAATGAGAATAATGGTCTTCCATTGACAACTGGTATTCCTGCTGATATTGCAGGTAACTTGGCATCAAGAATCAAAGGTCACACTACATTTGGTGAATTAGGTAATTTCACATATGATGGTTATCAATCTTTTACTGCCCAGTTAACTAGTAAAGAATCGGGATCAGGACAAATAATGATATCGTTTGATAATAATACCTATTGTAAAAATGATGTGCCAAATTTATCACACACTTTACAGGCTTTAGATTATCAATTCGTTTATGTTCCTGGTCAAATTTCTACTCCAATTGGTGACAAGTCTGATGGTACACAACCTTTCCGAGATGCCGGTGATTTATCTAACATGGGTGATGTGGGCGGCAAGGATGGTTCTTAATGGTTGATAAAATACCTAATCAAGCTAATTATCAAGATGCTCAAAAATTTGAGATTGATATTAATAAAGTATATTCTGATTTTATTGTTGTTATCGATAAAGTCAGAAGTAATACTAATTGTGCAGTGATAAGTGCGCAGGCATCTTCATCAATTTTTCAAAGTGGAGATACTACTTTGGCTAAATTAAAATCACAAACAAGTATTAGCTCTACTCCTCAAGAAAGTAGATGTCATGCATTTTTTAGAATTATTGGGTTTCCAGTAATATCAAGTGCATATAAAATATACAATCCAGGACATGATATTGTTTATGATAGTTCTAGAACTATTGGTGCTGCTGTTAGTTCGGCAAAATTAGCTATCGCCGCTAGTCCTATTTCTAAGTTTAGAGAACTATCTTTACAAAGAGAAAATTATGTAACTGGAATAATTGATATTTTTAGCATTCCTAATTCTATCGATGCATCGACATTAGCTTTGTCCTCTGGTGCGAAAATAAGACAGTTCGCTGCACCAGTGATTAATAGCTCCGATCCATTCGATATGGATTTTAAAAATCAACAATATAAAATAGATTTTAATAGTAATGTGGGTGGTAAGAAAAAAAAACTTACAGAATATGTAGATATTAACGGAAACACTCCTACTAAATTACAATCACAAAGAGTTCATATTATAAAATCTTTTATGGTAGATCCTGTTATTGATTTTACTGTTAATGATGTTTCTAAATTAATAGCCGTGCCTTTCGTTCCTGCGAAAACTTATCTAATGGTTAAAGAAAATGTTTTCGCAAGTCGTCCAATTATAGAACAAGTTATTAGAAATAGGTTTACGATTATAGATCAAACAAATTCAGTTGGAACTGCTGATCAATCAGTTATTGATTACATGGAAAGTATTCCATCTATTCAAGACGAAGCAATCATTGCTAGTATTAATAAAGGTGATGTTTATAAATTATCAAAACAAGCGCAATTTGTTAAGTATATAAATATAATTCGAGCAATGATTAATAAATTGGTAGAATCTCAATTGATAATATCAAGAGTTTGTTCTCAATATTATTGGCTACCAGTTCCATCTACTATTGGTCCAGAAGGAGGGTCATCGGTACAAGGGGTATTTGTTTCAACTAATGTTCCTAGTGATTTTACTCCTGCCAAGGATAAATCAATAATAAATATTAAAATAAAAACAACAATCAATCAAATAAATTCCCAAACTGCCAACGTTCAAGGTATTCCTGATGTTGGAGGATTTGCTTTTGATAATTTTAAAAATACATTTGGACCAGATACTAGCGAGTCTTTAGGCGATGCAAGTTCTTCTTCTTTACAAGAATTAACAAGTCAAAGAAATACTAATTTAAAAAAAGCAAATAACGCATTAAGAACTATTGAAATTATTATGGGTGAATTTAGTGGTTTAGGATTGTGTGATATTATCGCCGTCATGGGAGCACTTTATATTATGCCTAAAAATGATCTGTTGGGATTTTTAGATGATGACGCGCTTAAGAGAATGAATACTATTTTGAATTTAAACGAGTCAAGTCCTGGTATTCAGTCAGCAATGAAATCTTTTGTATCTTCCGTAAAAGATTTTTACAATTTGATGGATAAAATCTATCAAGATCAATCTCAAAATAATGGATTAACTTAAAATTTGATGTTTTTCAATTTGTCTATAATTGAGCATTACTCTGTATAGGTAATGTGGAGAATTATAGATGTCGTTTGATCTAAAAATACAAAATAGAAATTTAATATTAGTTAATGGGCAATTAAAAACTGTTGTAGATAGTGAAAAGCTTATTCAAGATGTATTAAAAATTTGTTTAACTACCGCTGGATCTAATCCATATCAGCCATGGTATGGATCATATTTATCCAGAACTATCATTGGAAATCCAATTTATACTTCCGTTTTGGTTCAGGTTGCCAAATCACAATTAAATACAGCGTTAGAAAATCTCAAGAATTTACAAAATGCTCAGACTCAATCTTTTCAAAGGGTTAGTGCAGATGAGCAAATTAATTCTATTTTGGATATATCTGTAGTAAGAAATCAAATTGATCCAAGACTTTTTGATGTAAGAATTGGTATTTCTAGTAAAGGGTTAAAACCAATAACCACAGAATTTAGTGTATCCACAATATAATCTACTAAAGGATAAACCATGGTAACCGTTCGTAGTGCTAATGAAATTATACAAAGTTTAGTAGATTTTTTCAGACTTGCCCAGCCTGATTTAGATACAAAGCCAGGTACAGTTGCTAGAGATTTGTTTATAGAAGGACCCTCTAGTCAAATATCTCTTTTGTATGACCAAATTGGAAGTATTTCTAATTTACAATCCATTCGTTTAGTTGTAGGGTCTGATTTAGATAAATTATCTAAAAATTTTGGTATTGTTAGAAAACAAACGACCCCAGCAACTGGTACTGCTCTTTTAACTTTTTCAGCGATTGTAGCACCGATCAATATCAATAAAGGAGATACGGTAATTGCGAATAATGGAATTTCTTATTCAGTAGCCGCCGGAGTAGCTGTAATTCCATCTAATTCAAATTTTTATAAATCAGTTGCTAGTAAATTTAGAGACCAATTAGACACTGCGGGCATATCGGATCAATATGCTGTTCAAGTAACATTAATAGCTTCATCTGCGGGATCTGCTGGTAATATCGGAGCTTATTCTCTTTCTAGAACTACCATACCTGGCGTGTCTAATGTCACAAATGTTAATTCTTTTAATGGAGGAACTGATCAAGAGGATGATGCTTCATTCAGAAACCGTGTATTAGCGGCTTTTAGTGGATCTAGTGTGGGCACTGCGTTAGGATACCTTAACGTAGCTATGAGTACAACAGGAGTCTCTGACGCTTATGTTGTAGAGCCTGGTGACCCTCTTATGATTAGAGATGGCACGATAGTTAAAATAAATAGTGATGGATCTAGAACTATTGTTTCTGAAGGTTCGGGTGGAAAAGTAGATATTATAGTTTTGGGTAGTAATTTAATTGAAAATAAAAACACTTTTATTTTCAATGATAAAAGCAATACTAATGATCCTACTAGCCCTAAAAACGATGTAGTATTAGGTCAAATTATAGGCGATGAAAATAAAACTATCAATAGAAAAAGAATTGATGATATCGCAAATGGAACTGTTCCGTCACAGCCAGTATCTGATATTTTAGAAGTGACTGGATCAGAGAGTGGATCAAATTTCTTACCTAAAACTGTTGATGAATTTGGTAGAGTATCCGGTAATTATGAATTGATCAAAGATACTGGTGTATACGGTGGAAGTCCATGGGGATTTGATACTTTTCATATTATATCTAATAAAATATCATTATTTAATGAAGATGTAATTAAGGGTCAATTTAACGGGCAAGATGCTGTTACGTTTACTGATGTATTAGAAGTGCCGCAGATACAACAGAATATTTCAATTACTAATGAAAATAGTATCGTAACTAGTGATCGATCTATTATTCAATTATTACACACTCCTGCAACAAATGTTACGAGAGTATTTAATGTTCATACAGGAGAAAGATATATTGTAGTTAATCAAAACTTTGATGTCACTGGTACTTTTAATTCTACTGGTAGAATAAAAATATCTGGAAACACTTTACCTTCCCCTAGTGATCAATTACAAGTTGATTATAGTTGGATTGTTAATTATGATCAATATTCTGATTATGATGGTTTAGTAAAAACATCTAATATTAGACCTGTTACTGATAGCATTGATTGGGGATATGCATCTATTGTTAATAACGAAAAAATAATTTTCGTTAAAGATGTTTCTAATGGATTTTTTACGGGCACTGCTAATCATCCTGTTAGTACAGTTTTATCAGCAAAATCTTTTTCTGAAATTACAGGAACAGTAGTTAAAGTTACTTCTGGAATTTTTGTAGATAGATTATCTATTACTATTGGTAATTTACCAATTCAAACACAAACAGTTGATAGTATTACGTTTAAAAATAGCAATACTGAATTGTACAATACTCCGCAAGGAAACGGTATTTTTTCTAATGTCGCTACGATAGTAGGAATTAATGTAGTTTATAACACTGTTATTATATTACCAATAGATACGCCTGCTAAAAATGGAGACATAGTATCTACATTTATAAATAATATAGAAGTATTTAATGGAACAAATATAAATGGTAGTGCTACAGGAACACAAATTACTATTCCAGCAGAATTATTAACTACATCAGCGAATAGTATTGTTTTGAAAGTTAATTATATTTCTAGTATTTCAGATTTATTTTCTGTTGGTACAACAGCATTACCTATCAGTAGAGTAAGTAATGGATTTTTAACTAATGCAAGTAATGGTTTTAATAATTTTAGTATAGTTAATCTTTCTAGAAGAGAAAATCAAACTGTTCAAAAAAATACTAGCAATCAATTTTATGTAAACTTAAATGCATTCGCAATTGATTTTTCAATATCTCCGTCGCAGGTTTTATCTATAATTAGACTTTCTGACAATTTAGAATTATGGAATTCTGATAATTTAGGTAGCATTATTGTGGGTAATACTGGTAATTATCAATTAATTTTGAACGGAGTAAATGCTCCTGCAGTAGGAGATAAAATTTTAGTTATCTATTATGTGGGAGATTTGAGAAAATTTCAACCATTTAGTTTTGCAAACCAAAATATTTCAAATAGAATAGAAATATTACAAACGGATGCTAGTACCGGGAAATTATATATTCCTATAAGTGGATTGACAAATCAAACGAACGTACAGTTCTCCATTATAGAACCAAATACTGATATTGTAATATTTTCTGGAACAGATGGAGTTTTAATTTCAAATTCTTTATCTGCAACATTGAATAGCGTTGCAGTTGATTTCAGTTCTTCAATTGATTTAACAAACAAAAAAATTAAGATTGTTGGAAGTATCAACAATGGTACATACGATATTTCATCATATGATGTTAATACAAATACATTAACATTTATCAATAACATTAACAAATTAACAAACGACCAAATATGTGTTATTAGAATAGCAGACGGCAAAGAAATATGGAATTACAATGGAATAATAGATATTGCTAATAATAAATTATTATTTGCAAACAATAATTTTACTCATGTTAACGATAAAGTATATGTTATTTTGTTCAATTTTCAAAATTTAAGAAAATCTCCTACTAAAATTACAGGCACTATAGTCGATCAAGTAATTAACGCCGGTGTAATTACAATTTCTGGAATGACATTATTTAAAATTCAGGATGTAATTTTCACAGCTACTAGTACAGGATTAAAATTGGATATATCTGAAGCTATTAGAAAAGGATTAGGTTTATCTAGCTCTGTCAGTATACCAAGTAATATAAAATTAGTTAAAGTAATTAAATTAGAAAAAGTAATTACTGTTAGTGCGGGCAGCGATGAAGTAGCGCAAGTATCAGCATCATATGATACAGAAAATTCAACTATAAAAAATAATCTTTTATATAGTGACGAAATGTTAAGTGATACAGGATTGAATAATTTGGAATTAATATTACCAAATACTAACAATAACACATTGAATACTAGTATAAAAAATTTACCAACTTTAGGTGATAAATTAAGAATAACCTTTTATTATACGGTAGATAATGATTCAGAAAATCTTTCTTATTCTAGAAATGGGATATTGTATACTAACAAAAAATTTGCACTTGTAGATAAAGTGTTTATCTCTAGTGGTTTTAAAACTTCACAGTCTACTAAATTAACAGGAACTTCTTTTACTCAACCAGGATTAGGATCCAGATATAAAGTTTATTACGATTATCTAGCTCCTAAAGCTAATGAAAGAATTGTAGTAAGATATAATTATAATAGATTAATTTCAGATGTTACTTTCAGTGTTGAAAATACCAGACCGATAAATGCAGATGTTTTGGTTCGTGGTGCAAAACAAGTGTTTTTAGATTTGATTTTAAATGTAGTAATAGCAGACGGATTTGCGTCATCACAAAATACTGTTTTACAAAATTTAAGAGATCAAATCAATGCCGCAATGACAACTACTAAATTAGGAGATATAGTAGATACTATTGATCTTATCAATGTTGCGCAAGCAGTTGAAGGAATTGCAAGGGCTAGAATTGTTTATTTTAACAAAACTGGAAGCCAAGGACAAGTGTTAAAAGTTCAAGCACAACAGGATGAATATTTGACACCAAACGATGTACAGATAAACAAAGAAACAAGATAATATGCAAATTCTTAGAATACTCAGTGTAACTATAAATAATAATTCAAGCATTGATGTTTCATTTACTGAAAATTTAACATCAAATCTTGTACCGTCAAATATTTCTATTATTTCTGATACACCTAATGTACCTTCATCTGAAGTATTGTTTATAAGAATAACTGGTAATGTATTAAGTTTTGTATGTCAACCTTTAACACCTTTAGCTTCCTATTTTATTAAACTGTCAAATACACCTACTAATCCATTTATTTCATTAAATGGAGATGCTAAAATATCAGAAGATGGCGTATCAAATATGTATTTGATAACAGGACCATTGTCTTCTGATAATCCAGTTAAAAATTTCTTTTTATCTTATTTTAAAGATAATATTTATGATTTAGAAGATTCTAATGGTCTTGTCGCCAAATATATTGATTCTCTTAGTGTATCATTAGCAAGAGCCTTATATGATATAGGTCAAACTAAAAATGAAAATTATCTTAGTTTTACTGTTACAGATGAGCAAAAAACTAGAGGTCCTGGACCTTTTGATAGATTAAATGAAGAGAGTGCTTATGAAATTTTCAGAGTAGGAAGAGGGGCTACTACAGCAAATGCTAGTACGGCATTTGTTATTTCTGATTTTCCAGCATACCCAATTACATTACAGAAACAAGATAATATTGAGGTTGTAAAGCCTAATACAATAAATCAATCGGGATATTTTAACATCAATAGTTTGATTTTTAATTTATCAACATTACCTATTACCAAAGTAAATAGCATTGTATTTACACAGTTGACCGCAAATCCAATCTATGTTTACGATATAGAAAATTTTGGATATCAAATTAAAAATTCTAGATATGATCAAGATTTTGCTTTTGATTATTTAGTATTAGAAGAAAATCAAATTAAAATAAGCGATAAAATTTTAGAAGACTCCTTATTTTCTTTAGATAATATCTTAAGCGTTGAAGTTAAATATGAATCTAAAGATTTAGGTAGAGTCGTTGATTCTAATACGGTAATTGTCACTACCGTAAAAAAATCTATAAGAGAAGTTTTACCACCTATTATAAATATTTTTAATTTAAAACATGCGCCTATTACTGATACATCAGGTATAATTATTAATTTGGGCGGGGTAATATTTACTGATCCAAATACTACGACCGGGCTACAACACCCTGCTTTTATTACTGAATTGCCTTTCAGATTAAATGGTTTGCCATTTTTGCCAGGGCAATACAGCATAGATTATACAACAGGAAATGTATATGTATATGGTGCGGACTTAACTAATGATGGTACGGGGGCATTTCCTCCATTAGCTACTTATAATTATTTATTGACTTACAAGCATAATCAAGATTATACTTATGATCCCGATCTATTGGATGTAGTTTCTTTGCCTCATGGAAATTTGCGAAATTCTAGTGGTACTGTAAAATTTAATTATGAACAAGTATTGATACCAGGAATAGATTACGTAGCTAACTTACATCAAGAAGTTTTGACAGAAAGAATAAATAATAATTTATTGGCTGCTAATTTGATTAAAACTCAATCATCTCCAATTACAAATGTATATAGAATATACAATGAAACTTCTGGAGAAATTTATACTTTAGATAGATGGTCAGATAATAAAATTTATTTTAGATACAATACTCCGCCACGCATAGATCAAAAACTAAATGAAAGAGTTTCATTCAATACTGTGACAAATGAATTATTATTTGTGAATAGTTCACAGTTGAATAATTCTTTTTTAAATATTGTTAAGATTTTTTTAAATAACAACACTATTATTTCTGGAACAGAAGACAGTGTTGCTACTTCTTTTAATACTAGTTTAACATTTTCTGATAATAATATCTTTATCAAAGAAAAATGGTTCAATAGACAATTAGATGAATCAATTAATATAGATCGATTGGAATCGATCGGTGAATATATGATTGATTATTTTAATGGTGTTGTATATTGCGTTGTTGTTGATCCACAGAATTTTAATATAGGTACAGTATCTTATAAGAATAATACGATTTCTCCACAATTTCCACATTTGATAAGTGTAGATGATTTGTATTATCAAATTAATATTTTGGATTCTAAAACTAAAACATTCACATACACTTCTTTTGGTGATGGTTTTGTTATTCCAGAATCTTTAGATTATGCTGATGAATTAACTTTAAACAATTCTGATGCGATATACCAAATTCATGATGATCAAATTGGTATATTTATGGATGGTATTTTTATTCCTGGAGTAACGAACCAGATTAAATATGTCAGATCATTAATTGAGTATGAAGATTTATTAAACAGTACGAATCCTTTGAATTTCGCATCATTCGTTAATAGTGGGGATTTTGATGTTCAAATTGAGCCAATTATCGGTCAGTCTTTTGAAAATGTTCAATTTGATGGAAATTATTATGTAGTTATTAATCAAAATATTCCATATTTATCAAATAATATTACATACGCTTTCACTGTAACTCGTGTATCTGATTCTGCCACATTATGGAATGGTTCTGGTACTGTAATTCCTGGTGACGTAGTTAAATTAGTATTGCCAGGTATAAATGCGCCAAATGAAGGTGATCTAGTGAATGTAACTTTCACTTTCACCATTAATGATTTATCAAGAATAGTGATTGATTATAATAAAGGTGAATATTACATTGATTATGTTTATGTTGCTGATGAGATAATAGTTAGTTACGAACATGGTGATAATGTTTTGGATTTCAGAAAAAGTAAAAATTTACCTACGGGTTCCGTTTATTACGTAACTTATAAGGTTGGAGCATTGCGAGATGCTTTATTGAAAAATTTTGGTACGCTCGTAAATATTCCTGAATTAGCAAATTTTGATATTAATTTTGATAGAGAAAGATACCGAGATGCATTGATTGCTGCTCTTAGTTCTTTTATTCAAGGACCTACAATTACAGCTATTAAAAATATTGGTCAAACCATTTCTCATATTGAACCGGAAGTAATTGAATCAGTATTTCAAGAATGGTCATTAGGAAGTAGTTTGTTAAATCCAACATCTATTAAAACAAAAGGTGATTTTCAATTATTACCAGCCAAATTCGATAATGGTGTATTAATAGATTCCACAAATCAAACAATTAATTTCCCTTTTAACTCAAATATAAGATTAGAAGAAGGGACATTTGAAACATGGATTTCATCACAATGGAATGGTTTAGATAATGACGCCCTGTTAACGTTTAATATTTTAAAAGACGGCTATGCTATTGATCCATCAAATGTATTTATAGGTACGGCTGAGGCTCATCCAGAAATAATTAATGGTTCATTTTCTATTTCTAAATTAACAAATATGATTGGTTCTCCAAATAAAAATAAAGATGGAGTATTCATTTATTATGATACTGATTTATCAGGAACATATTTAAGATGGTATGTTGAAATAATAGATGGATATGTTAGCCCAATTAGTTCTAATTATAAATTCAAAATCACAGCCACTGGCTCATTTTATGATACGAAAAGTATTGTAATTCCTAAACCATCTAATTTAACTATTTTTACTGGAACTAGTACTGTTAATTTCAATATCATTGGCGGTGGACAAATAGATGAAGGTATTACATTTGTATCAGATGTTGATCATTACATTTTAGATGTTGGAGAAGATAAAACAAAAAATCGTATTTCTTTATTCAAAGACATTAGTGGATATTTGAATTTTAGGGTATACGATAAAAATAAAACACCATATACAATTAGTTCTGACGTTTCTAATTGGAAATCTGGCGATCTACATCATATTGCAGTTTCTTGGAAATTAAATACTAGAAATGGACGTGATGAAATGCATTTATTTGTGGATGGTTTTGAAATACCTAACATTATTAAATATGGTCAAAAGTTAAGACCATATTTACATGAAAAATTCAGAACAATAAATCCAGAAGAAATTATAGGATCGACTAATATAGATATAGTTTCATCAACAGATTTATTAATTACAGCTGGTAATGATACGGTTTCTTCTAGTGTTAATTTTAGTGCTTACAATATTTTCGCCGGAGATACTATTTACATTGATGAATTGGGTTTTTCGGATTCTGGGTATACTATCATTTCAATAAATGGTCAGAATTTAGTTTTATCTCAATTAATGCCAGTAACATTATCAAATGGAAGATTTTCTGTAAATAGAACGAAATACGAAGTAGTTTCAGATATTGATGTTTCTCCCAATATTACAGTTTCTACAATTCATGCAATGTTATCTGGTACAGATTTGATTGGTAATTCTGGAAATGATACTGTCATGTCTCCTAGCATCAATTTTACTAATGATAATATTGTGCAAGGATATCTGTTAAAAATAGATGATACGCTTATTACAAATATATATACTATTGTCGCAGTAAACGGCAATACATTGACTATCAATGATAATTTACCAACTAGTATCTCTAGTACTACATTTAGAATTTATTCAAATGTTGAAAATGAATTGCCTGGAGTAAGAGCATTAGAACCAGCATACAGTATATCTAAAGATAATAATTTTAATAATGTCTTAACATTATCTAGCCAGGTGTTTGCCGGAGATTTAATTCTAATTAAAACGTTAGGTTTAAATCACAGAAAAATAAAACAAAACTATTATGTATGGAGTGATGGTGTAGAAAATATTTTAATGACAAATTTGCCACCACCTATTTCATTGGATGAGGCAAATATTACTAGAATAATTACACCAACAACTGTTATCAATTCTTCTAATTCGACTTTATCTGGTGGAGTATTGCATTCCAATAATTTAGATACCGCTAAGCCATCAAATTCTCAAAATGGCAGAACCATAAGCGTTACTATAAGTGGAACAAATATAGATTTTACAATACCAGTCCAAGTAACCATAAATGGAGTAAGTGGAATTAATACTATTAGTGAAACTATCATTTTTAATGATTATGGCACTTTAGATTTCACTAATCTTTATTTGTCTTTAAATTATGTGAATATAAATGTAAAACCAACAAACACTTCAAAATCAGCATGTACAATAACAGTTAAAGAAAAATATTCTATCACACATGCGGAAAGCAGTGGATACGCTCCAGTAGTAAAATTCAGCTATCAAATAGGTTATGGATATACTTTATACAATAGCGGTATTAACTCTGTTACTGATGATAGTAAATTATTTAGCGCACTTGATGTTAATAATTATTTAGTAATTAGTTCGCCAGTACAAGCAGCAGGCTTCTATAAAATTACTAGTGTCTCACAAGATCGTAAAACATTGTTCATTGATCCGACTAGTGCGGCTCCAGTGTTACCTATACCTTCATTTGATAATGGAGTATATCAAATTTTACAGGTTAATTCATATCGAAGTGGATTGCAAAATGGCTTCTTCACATTTGAAGTTAATGTATTGCCAAGCCAAGCGTATTATCTTGATAAAGGTTTTTACGAATTAGAGTATTTTACCTATACTAGAATTGGATTAGACCCAATTAATAATCAAGTATTTTTGGGCAGTGATTATACTGGGCACTTACAATTACATGGATTAATCGATCAAGTTAAAATTTACTCGACTATGTTGACAGACACTAGAATTGGCGAAAGTATTCCTGAAAATCAGCGTTCAATCACTAAGGATTTCAATTCATTAAAATCCTTATCATCAGATGCAACGACATTAATGTTAATAGATTTTAATACTTTTCCTTTTAAGAATGTTGCGGATTTTTATGTTTCACCAAGTCCCATAAAAAAACATTTCTATTCTTCATTAGTTGTAAATGAAAATTTTGGAAATAGTCTGGTAATGTTGGAAGAACCATTAATTATTTCAAATGATGGTGTTTTGAATACTAGAAAAGAAGGTACATTAGAATTTTGGGTTAATCCATTGTTTGATACTTGTAATGATCCTCATAAAAGATTTTATTTTGATGCTTACGGCGCAATAACAGAAGAAATAGTTAGCGTTAATAATGTGTCATTGAAATTATCTAGTCCTGCATCACAAATATTAAGTGTAAAGATCAAGAATGGTGATTCAAAATTAGATTATTTTGCTGGTGGTAAAATAGAAATAGATACTCAAAATGCTATTCAAGAACAAAAAAATAGTATAGGTAATAGTGCCGTGTTAGTTTCCAAACCAATATTACAAGTCATAACTATAAAAATTATTGGGGATCTTACTGATACTGATTATTTTGCAAATGGTGCTATTAGTTCTGATATGCAAATTATTTATCTTGGAAAGATTTTACCAAGTAGTAATTTGCCATTATTAATAACATATCAAACTGCAGAGAATGAAAACAAAATTATTAATACTCAAATAATAAGATTGAATAAAAAACTTCCTTACCAAAAATCTCATGTTGTAGTTAATTATATTCCTAAAGGTTTACAAGGAGATCGTATTGCAATTTTTAAAGATGAAATAGGTTATTTAAATTTTGCAATTACTGCTTCTGGAAAAGATTACGTTATAGGCGCACCAACCTATTGGGCTAGAGATACATGGCATAAAGTGAAAGCTAGTTTCATTATCAACAGTGGTATTAATAAAGATGAAATGAGATTGTTTATTGATGGCTATATATATAATAATGTTGTTTTTGGTTCTGATTTGATTGCTGGAACTTTGCCCGCTATAACAGGATCGGTAACCATTGGTGATGGCTATGGTAGTTTGGGAAGCATAAAATTTAAAGACTCAATTAATGAAGTGTTCATTGGAGCACAATACGATAAACAATATCCAATATTTAGTTTGTTAGATAATTTCAGAATTAGCAGTGTCTCAAGACCTATTTATGCACCATACGGTGAGCCTTTAGATGTAGGATACAGTTCCAATTTAGACATGGTCTTTCCAGTAACAGAAGATTTGTACACCACCTATCTATTAAATTCTGATGCAATTTCATTTATAAATGATGATTTTGCCACCATCAGGAATAGACGATCTGGTTTATTTGATTTTTCTGTTAATATAATAGATAGTCTCGGTATAGTAAATAGTAGCATAAAATCCAAAGAAGCCTTAGAAAAATTGATTAAAGTCCTTAAGCCGGCTAATTCCAGGGCATTTATTCAATATATTAAATGAGAACAAAATGACAAAAAGAAGCCCTATTTCTGCTCAACAAAATATATGGTTTGATGCTCAACAAGTAGATAATACTGACTTGACATTGGAACAAGATTTTAACAATACTATAAATTCTGCAGTAATTGGTAATCATATAGGTTCAGGAACCTTGCCTGAAGTACTAGAACAGATTGTTCTATTTGACTCTTCTCTAGCCTCTGGTTTTTTGGATGGCACAATTGTACAAATCCAAAATCAACCTTCAGATAATAATTTAGGTAATCAATTAGAAATAGAATTAACCGGTTCTAATGTCGCAGGAAAAAAAGCAATTAAATTTTGCGTAATTGGGTTAGACTTTCAAAGTAATTTAATTTATGAAACTTTCTATTTCAGAACAAATGAAATACAAGTTACTCGTCAACATTTTGCTCAAATTTTATTATTGTTATTCAATGATTTTATTGGAGATTCTACTCTTTCTCTTAATTTGGTAGGCAAATTAATAGTTAGAGAGGCTAGACCTTTAACTATTTCTAGAGATCCAATTATGGTCTCTCAGGCGGTAGAGCCTAATTTATTTTTCAGAGATTTTTATGTTGCTGGATTTAGTTCATTATTAAGTTTATTACAAACAGCTTTACCATTATACAATATCGATACTCTTAATATTTATACTGCTCCACTAGATAATAAAATTTTAGGAGTTGGAGACGTTACTACTCAAATTGGACAAAAATTTGTTACAAAAACTAGTAATATTCAAAAGGTCACATTATTATTATCAGTACAAAATACAGAAGTAGGTAATGAAGATGATTTAGCCTGGAATGGTGATATCGTTGTTAGTTTGTATCCATTACAATCAACTATAGAATGTATTTCTGATATCGCTCCTAATTCTCCTATAGACTTTTCTCCTTCAAACATACCTTTAGCGCAATTAAGTTTTAATTACAACACTTTACAAGCTTCAGGAACAGTTTTAGATACGGTCCCTCAACCAGTTGATTTTATTTTTAGCAATGGTTCAGTTGCTAATGGAAACCAATTAGTTATTGGTAATTATTATACAGTTACTATTAAGAGATCGGGCTCAGCTGATAAATGTGATATTTTAATAGCAGCAGGTTCAAATCATACTTTCAATTCAAGAATAACTACATTCACCGGAACGTTGTGGATAGATATTCCTGAACAAGATTTGTGGTTTAAAATATGGACAGATGCCGCAAAAGTTTCAGATGGTCAAGTATACGAAAATGGTTATGGAAGCATTCTTCCAAAAATCATCGAAGATTCTGACACGCTTGCCACAGTTGATTATTCATTTGGTAATATTCAATTTAAAGGTAACGATATATACAGGGCGGTTGTCGCAGCAATCACGGAAGAAACTACACCAATTCCTGATCAAAGAACTGGTAATCCAGTTCTTTCTAGACAACAATTTATTCCAAAAATAAATTTATTAAATACGATTGACTTAACGAATTTAGAAAAAGCTTCTGATCCATTAATTATTGGTGCTATCTCTGATAAAAATATCAAGTTTTTTGATTCATTATCAGCAGTAATTAATTCAAAATTGTATAGCGCCACTATAGTACACGATGAATTAATTGTTAAAATAGTAGATGATTCTACTGATACTGTTAGATTTGATAGCTCTGTCTCTGGTTTGATCTCTAGTCTTTTGAATGGAGATTTTGTTGGAGCTAAAATTTTTCCAAATGCTGGCGCTATTAATATCTATTATAGAATAGCTTCCTCAAAATTAATATCTTGTATACTTGGAGATGTAAATGGAGATGGAATTATAGATGAAAAGGATTTGGAATTATTAAATAGTTATATTGATTATGATTTAAATGTTGGCTTACCAGTTGATACTGTAGTTGTTACTGATGGTACTACCACCACATTTACCAATAGTTATAATACATATACAAACAATTTTAGTAATTTATTCGGAATCACTTTTCAAGTTGTAAATTCAATTACTAATGCGGTAATTGCTTCAGGTACTGATGGCGTATTGGTCGCTCATCCCACAAATAATAGATTAGCTCAATTTACAAGTTCTAGTATAATATTTGGAGATATTGTTGGATTAGGAAGTCATAAATTAGTATTGATAACACCTAGTAATCAAGAAAATTACGGTGGGTTTGATATCGTATCAATTGATACGTTGACAGATGTATTGACTATTAGAAAAGTGATTTTAACAGGCGATGTAATTATGCAAATGTTAAGATCTGATATTGATGGTGATTTTCATGTTACTAATAATGATGGATATTTGTTATCAAATTATATTGAAAAAGCAGTATTATCATCATCTCTTACTAGCACATATCCTGGACCAACAACTAATCCATTTACCAAAATCGGAACCAAATTTAATACTATCAGATTTAAATTAGAACAATTTACAGATCGAGCAGATGATTATGCGACAGATCCAAATGATAGAGTAAATGTAGTACATCCTTCTCCTGATATCTTTCTGTCGGATGGATATTTTGAAAATCATGATTTTTATACAAGTCCATCTGTTTTATCTTTCCAAAAACAACTGACATGGGATGAATCTTTAATTGTAACTAATAGTCGCCCACGATTTGTGCCATGTGTGTTCCCAACTCTTTCGGGATTCATGGAAAATAAATGTTCTATTGAAGGAGTAAATGTTAATATTTACGAATCTAAACCGGATTTTGATTCGGGTAGAGTAGATGTATTTGTTCCTGATAATTTGATTATTGGCAGAGGTGGGGAAATACATAGACCAGATGGTAATTTTTATAAAGTAGATTTTGAAGTTGGTACTATTGTATTAGAGATTCCTGACGGAATATTTGGAGCAGAACGTACCATAAATGTTTTAGATGATTTTATTGCAGATTATACCGGAGATGGTAGAACTCGTTTAGGATTCCCTTCAATGAAATTTGCTGACTGTTCACTAGTTAATGCTGACGCTTTAATTAACGATCAAGTGAGATTCTCAGTTGCAGTTCAATCTTTTTCACCTAACACAAATGGACTGAGCACTGATGGTTATGAAGGTGCTATAGTAGATGGTAAAATTGGAGTAGCAATAGATTATCAGACCGGATTATTAACACTGAATTTTACCAATTTGTATCAAGATACAATTTTACAAACATTAAGTACTAAAATTCAAGTAAGCATTTTCTTGAAAAAAGGCGGGTTTAATAACCAACCACTGTTTGTAGATTCAGTAAAAATGCAAAATATGTTAAAACTAGTTAGCGTATTTAGTGGAGCTGTAGACGGAGGACCATCTGCATTAGTAGATTTACAATCAGACATTACTGGAATACTACCAATTATACATGGTGGTACAGGATTGAATGATGTTGGTGCTTTCGGAACCGTATTGATTAGTAACGGTAGCGGACTAAGTTATCAATTCATAGTCAGTGATTCTATAGTCTATATTCCTGCTAATATTACTGATTGGTCTGGTGTTGCACCGGCATCGGTGCAAGAGGCTCTAGACAGAATTGCAGCGGCGATAGGTCCGATCCCATAAAAATAATAATACATTCGTAAACTGTAACCCTTGACATATAGTTTTTTAAACTTACCTTGTCAAGGGTTATTTATGAGAAAAAAGAGCGAGAGAAGAATTCCTATTCCTGATATAGTGTAGAATAAAGTAGAAGAAAAATTTGGCACAAATTTAAGATATACAGAGCCAAATACTGGTTATCCAGTACCAGTGATCAAATCTACAGAGTGGTCAGTGGGATTGAATATTAATTTTGCCCCATGGCTTTTTGTTTTTGATCAAAATGATAATACATATTTATTTCGCAGATTTAAATATTCAGAAAAAGAATTTCTTAGAGTGCTAGATTTGTTAATTTTTGTATAGGAAAAAATCATTCCTGGTAATATTTGATCATATCTTAATATGGACAATTTAAAATGTATTAAGTGTGAAATAGAAAAAGAGCAAACTGAAGATAATTTTTATTATCGAAAAGACACTAATAAATGGAAGCCAGTTTGCAAAACTTGTTTGAGTGATAAAAACAAAAAAATATATGCAAACAATTCTGAAGATATAAAAACCAGATGTAATGTATATAGAGATAAAAATCGGAAAGTAATCAATACTAAAGCAAAAATTTACAATTCAAAACCCGATGTAAAATTAAGAAATAAAACTTATAGACAAGATAATAAAGTGGCTTTAAGAAAAAAAGAAAAAGCGTGGCGCCTCAAAAATCCAGAAAAACACAAAGAAATTGCAAGAAAAAAATCTCAGAAACAAAACAAAAAGCCAATGTCAAAAATAAAACATCACATTTCTTGGTGTGTCAGTAAGGCTCTGATAAAGCAAAATACTTCAAAAGCAAACAAGTCAATAATTAATTATTTAGGTTATTCAATTCAAGAATTGAAAGAACATCTTGAAAAACAATTTGAATCATGGATGACTTGGGATAATTATGGTGTTTATAAATTATCTTCTTGGAAAGATGATGATAAGTCTACATGGACTTGGCAAATAGATCACGTCATACCTCATTCGACGTTTAAGTATATTTCTATGAAAGATGGAGAATTTAAGAAGTGTTGGGCATTAGAAAACTTGAGACCATATTCCGCCAAACAGAATGTTTTGGATGGTGCAAATAAAACGAGACATTAAATGAAAATTCTTATAAGACAATTCCTTGGAAAATCTCATAGCTGGAGCATCGTTGGTTGGGGTATCGCTAATGCTTTAATAAAAAACCATGATGTTCATTTGTTTTCTACGGATGGTATTAAACATACTCCTCAAAATTTAAAACCCTATGTAATAGGTTATACTGAAGAAAATGATCCCAAAGTTGTGGGAAGAATTCCTGATGCAGAATATGATTGCCAAATCAGCTATACTTGCATGAAAAATTTTCAATGGACATTGAGTAATGGGAACAAAAATAGATTTGGCATTTGGTGCTATGAGTGGGCTGGTAAAAATGTATTACCAAATGGATTTGCAAAATCCTATCAATCTTGTGATCAAATCCTAGCTCCTAGCCAATTTGCAAAACAAGTTTTTATGGACTCAGGGGTTCCCGAATTTTCAATTAAAGTTATTTCTCATGGAATAAATTCTGAACAATATGTACAGAATACTACTATTAAACTTCCAACAAATAAAAAATACAAACTATTTGCAAACATAGCTCAACCTCATATTCGTAAAAATATTCCAGGGTTATTAAAAGCTTATGGTAAAGCTTTTAATAAACATGATGATGTTTGTTTAATTTTGAAATGTGGTAAAACACCCAAGAAAAGATTTGATTTCGAAGTAGCGTTTGATAAATGTTTACATGATTTTTACACGCAATTTCCAAATCATGCAGAAGTTAAAATTTTTGCCGATTTTGTTGAAGACATCTCGGCTCTTTATAGAAGTGTAGATACGGTAATCACATTGGCTCATTGTGAAGGATTTTATTTTCCGGGACTTGAAGCTCTTGCTTCTGGCAAATCAGTTATTGCTCCCAGGTGGGGAGGTCAATTAGATTTTCTGAATGATAATAATGCTTTGCTCATTAATGGTAAAGAGTCTAGAGCTAATCCACAAAGCATGTATTGGGATAGTAAAAATAATGCAATTTGGTTTGAACCAGACATTAATGATGCTGTTGATAAAATGAAATTTGCGTACCAAAATTACGAATCTTTGAATTCTAAATCAGAAGAGAATCGCCCCGCTATTTTAGAAAAATTTGATTGGTCTATAATAACAAATCAAATTTTAGATTTATGTAAATAAATAATATTAAGGGTGCTTGACACCACTCGGGCTCGTACCTATAATTGATAGACTAATGAAAATGTTAACAAAAGAGCAGCATTTATTATTGAAAAAATTAAATGCTCGAAAAAATAACTGTCAAAAATCGTCCATTTGGTTTAATTGTGAGTTGAAAATTATGATTGGTGATCACTGGGAATGTTTCATTTGCGGAGAAAAACCAGCTTTTAAATCAAGTTTACTTGAAATTGATGAACATGGACTTAATCATTTGAAAGAAAGTAATTTATTATCATTTATTTAATTATACATCGTATTTAACTTTCATTTGATACCCGTATTTGGAAAAACGATCGTCAAGATAGCGTGGCACATGAGTTAACTTATATGTTTGATATAAATTATATTTTCTATCTAAATAAATAGTTGCATTTTCATAAATCCATTCACAAAATTTTGATACTTGTCGACTACCTCCAAAATCTAACCGGCAAGTGTTACCTGTATATCTTTCCGGACAATATATTTGTGAATTAATATTTATTGTTTTAAATATATTTTGTAGATATATGTTGAATTCTTTTGTTGACACAATACTTATATTAAGTTGATCTTGATGTATATTAATACAGCCATCACCATCAAAATATCCTCTTATAAAATGTTTAACTAATTGATCATCTAGCCAACTTGGAAAAACTATATTAAAACTTTTTGCGCCGTGGCAGCCTTTTTCTTTTAAACTATTTGATAGTTTCCTACCATTTAGTTCTAATCTATAAGCTTTATATTTTCCCTTGTTTTTTAATTGTAAAAATGGTTCACGTGGTTTACCAAAAAAATTGGCGCACTTGAAAAGATGCTCTTTATCACGTTCTTGTAATTCGATGATGATTTGTCCGGTTTTTTCTTTGTTGTATGCATCGGCATAAAAGAAACCTAGCCAATATGCTTTTTCTTCAGTATCGATATTATCCATCAAAATTTGATTTGTACAATATTTTGTTTTAAATGTCATGAAAGAATATTAAACTATGCCTAAGATTACCGAAGTAAAATTTATTTTTAATTGTGAGGTGTACAGTGCCGGAAGGGGTTGAGGTGCGAATAAGCAGTGAATTAATTAAACCATTAGTGCAAAGCAAATATATAAGCAAAATTCGTTTTGATGATGATAGTAGATATGGTGGACCATATAAATCATCACCTGAAGGTTATGAAAAATTCGTGTCAACTTTTAGGAAATTGGAAAATATTGGATATGTCGTTGAGCCTTTAAAAATAATAGATGTAAAATGTAAAGGTAAATTCATGTACTGGCAATTTGATAATGGCTGGTATATGTACTGCACATTTGGTATGACAGGGCAATGGTCTCCAACAGCAGGCAAACATGTTTGTTTACATATGAAATTATACGACGATGAAGATAATTTTAGTAATGTGTATTTTAATGATCCTCGACATTTTGGAACAATCAAATTTATAGAAACTGAGGCTGAATTAAAAGCCAAATTAAATGAATTAGGTTGGGACCCTTTATCTGGTTCTGTAGATAAATGGGTGCCTTGGTTAAAATCAGAATTAACAAAATCTAAAAAACCCATTGGTCAAGTATTATTAGACCAAGCAATATTTGCTGGTGTTGGTAATTATATTAGAGCAGAAGCTCTTTATGCATCCCAGATCTCCCCGTGGAGAATCTCTAATACTCTCTCAGGGCAGGATACAGAGGTTTTGTGTAAAGCTATCGTCGATGTTATGGAAGAGTCTTATAAATGGCAAGGAGCTACCTTGCTGACTTACAAAGACGCTTATGGTAATGAAGGGAAATACGCTTCTTGTTTTAAAGTGTATGGTAAAAAAATCGATCCTTTTGGTAATCTGATAAAATCAGAGCCAACACCAGATGGCAGAACTATTCATTGGTGCCCTACAATTCAAAAATAATTTATAAATTGTTTTGTTTTTTAAATTCTGTAACGTGTAGATATAGAGGTAGCAAATCTTTTTATAAGAGAAAAATATGTCGTTATTAAATAAGATATTGATATTTTTAGGCGTTGCGGTTGTAATCTTTGGATTAGGCTTTATTATATACAAGCAAAACGAAATTTCTAACCGTCAGTTAGCAATTGAAGCTCAAATGGTTGGTCAAAAAGAATTGGCTGACAATATTATGAGGTCCCAAAACGGATATGCCACTAAAGATGATATTGAAAAGTTTATTAAAAACAATAATGTAAATTTACAAGCTATTCAAGATGATTTAGACAAGCTACATGCTAGTTTAATTGCTGCCAATACTATTACTGTCAATAGCCGTGAACAAACGATTACTAATCTACCTAGTAGTGGAACTGGTAGTGTTAATGTATCTCCAGTTACGACAGATGTATATGGATATTTGAAAAAAACCCAGCTATTAAATATACATGAAGATTTTAATGGAACCTCAGTACCAATTGGGCAAATTGGTTTTAGTGCTTGGCAACCTAAGCCTTGGGATATAAAAATTTCTCCCAGAGAATACAAAGTTACAAATATTATAGGAACAGACGATAATCAGCGCGTCTATGTTTATAATAAATTCAGCGTTAAAGTTGAAGGTAAAGATTATGATGTAAAAATATCTGCAGCGGAAACTAAACAAGAATTTCCAGAAGCCAAGTGGAGCTGGTGGAACCCTCGTTTATTTGTTGGTGTAGATGGCGGTGTGAATATTGGTACTACAGCACTGCCAACTAATGGCAGTCGTGTAAAAGGAGAATTTACTCCCAATCTTAGTCTTGGTATAATGAGCTATGGTAAATTCAAGAATCAACCAGATTTCTCGGTATTACAAATAGGTGTTGGTGTAGGAACAGTCTCCCAAAAACCACAACTTATAGTCACTCCGGTAGCGTATAATATTGGTAAACATATTCCATTTGTAAATAATACTTATCTAGCACCCTCATTAGCAGTAGGGGTAGATGGTTCTGTTTCCCTTATGGGCGGTGTAAGAGTAGGATTATAATGAGTAAAAAGAAAGTTTTAATTACAGGTTCGTGTGGTTTTGTAATTGGCAATTTAATTAGAAAAGCTATTTATGAAAAACAGCCATATCAATTTGTTAGTGTAGATAAAGTAAGCGTAAATGCTTTAAATTCTATGTACTGGAATAAAAATCATACTTTTCATATTGCTGACATAAGAGATCAACATGTAATTGATGTTATTTTTCAATTTGAAAAGCCGGATATTGTTATTCATGGTGCGGCGGCAACTTCTTTTGATGAAGACCCTAATAGCTTAGTAAGCTCCAATGTATTAGGCACACAAGTTATGATTAATGCGTGTATAAAACATAAAGTGGATAAATTAATTTACATTAGTACTGATGAGGTGTACGGTCAATTATCTAATGAATCAGATGATTCTTGGACCGAAGATTCTCCAATGAATCCTAGAAATTTTTATGCGGCTACAAAAGCGTCTGGAGAACTATTGATAAGGGCAGCTCATCAGTCACATGGATTAAAATACAATATTACTCGTAGCTCAAATAATTATGGTCCTCGTCAAACTCCAGACAAACTGGTGCCAAAAATAATTAAATGCGTATTACAAGATAGTAAAATTCCGGTATATGGTCAAGGCTTACAAATTAGAGATTGGACCCACGTTTTTGATAATTGTGGGGCTATATTGACTATTTTAAATAAAGGTGAAGATAATCAAATATATAATATCTCTTCAAATCAGGAGTTTACAAATATTGAAGTCGTACAACACGTTTGTAATGTTTTAAGTAAAGGTCATAATTTGATTGAACATATTGTTGATCCACGCGGAAATGGACATGATTTCAGATACGGTGTAAATTCTACTAAAATTCGTTCACTAGGCTGGGAGCCAAAATTTAAATTCAAAGATGGTATAGTAAGTACCACAGAATGGTTCCAGGTAAACCAGTGGTTTATTAAATAAAGAACAATAAATATGTCATTAAAAATTACTCTTGAACTGCTAAAATTAGCACATGATCATATAGAGATCAAGACTGGTCCTTACAGTAAAGGTAAGCACGCTTTAACGTTAGAAAAAAATGAATTAATGTTAGTAATCAATACTGGACATGAATTCAAAAATTTCTTATTAGATGAGGCGGACTTATTAAAAAATCCATACGATTTGATTATGGAAATTAAAAGGATAGTCGAAAAACCCTCCATTAACCTAAGTGAGTTAAATTAATATGCCAGTAGTGCATTCTATACAACACGATAACCCAGAAGAATTGGTTGACGATATGACAAACGAAAACGAAGAGAAAGAACAGCAAGATAAATTAGCCGCCCTAAAAGCGAAAAGCCAGGCAAAACAACAAGAAAAAGAAGGTAAGATGGCTTCAAAAATAGTAGCGAAGAAAGAAAGAAGTTTGAATTTAGGTATTCTTGGTTCAGGTCAAGCCGGATCAAGAATCGCAGAATCTTTCTATAAACTTGGATACGATTCAGTTGTAGTTAATACTGCTATGCAAGATCTTAAGTTTATTGACATTCCAGATTCTAATAAATTACTGCTTGAATATGGTTTAGGTGGAGCTGCAAAAGAAATAGAGATTGGTCGGGCGGCGGCAGAAGCACACCGTGGCTCCATATTAGATCTTGTTAATGACAAATTAGCAAATTCGCAGGTCAATTTACTATGTCTTAGTTTAGGCGGCGGATCCGGAGCAGGATCATGTGAAACATTAGTAGATCTACTATCTGAATTAGGCAAGCCATTAGTTGTTATTACTGTGCTTCCAATGGATACGGAAGATTCTCAAACCAAAAGCAATGCCCTAGAGACTTTATCAAAATTAGCTAAATTAACACAATCTAAAAAGGTTAACAATTTGATTGTAGTAGACAATGCAAAGATAGAAGCAATTTTGCATGATGTTAGTCAGGTAGATTTTTATGGTACGGCGAATAAAGCTATTGTTGATCCAATAGATGTTTTCAACACCTTATCTTCAATGGCTTCTTCTACTAAAGCATTAGATCCAATGGAATGGTCAAAACTTTTCATTGACGGAGAAGGTATAAGCGTCTATGGCGAATTCTCTGTAGATAATTATCAAGAAGATACTGCTATCGCAGAAGCTGTTATTAACAATTTGTCCGGCAATCTTCTTGCTGAAGGTTTTGATCTTAAGCAATCAAAATATGTAGGATTCATTATTGCTGCAAATAAGACGGTTTGGTCTAAAATCCCAGCATCAAGCGTCAATTATGCAAGTAGCATGATTAACGATCTTTGTGGAAATCCAAAAGGCGTGTTCAAGGGAATGTATATTGTTGATTCTCTTGAAGATACCGTAAAAGTATTCTCTATGTTTTCTGGTCTTGGACTTCCCGCAGGAAGAATTGAACAGTTAAAAAGCGAAACTAAAGAGCTACAATCAAAAGCTAAGAATAAAGATGATTCTAGAAATTTGACTTTACAGCTTGATACTGGAACTAGTGAGACTGTGTCAGCGGCTCAAAAAATCAAAGAGAAGATTGCTCAGAAATCTTCAGCTTTTGGCAAATTAATGGGCGGAGTTGTTGATCGTCGTAAATAAAACTGTAATTTAAATGAAAATCTCGGTCTTCTGATATATTTTGTCAGAAGACCGAGATATTTTTATGAATGAAATTGTCGTTTTAAATAACAAAAAATGCGTCATCAAATCAGAGGACACAGAACTATTAAAAAAAGTAAAGAATTTTCTGTCGTTTAAAATGGCAGGAGCAGAGTATTCACCGGCTTATCAAAATGGCTGGAATGGTATAACATATTTATTAACTAAAACTAATAAATTTGATTTGGGATTGTTATCCAAAGTAGAGAATTTTCTCACAGAAAAAGGTTTTGAATATCAAGTCACGGATACTCGTGCCCCCGTGCAATTTAATGAGCCTTTGGCTATTTCTGATAACTTAAAAAAACACGGATTCATACCACGTGACTATCAGTTAAAAATGCTAGACGTAGCAATGAAGAACAATAAAGGAATTGTTCGAGCTTGTACGGGTGCGGGCAAAACACTTACTATTGCAATGATTACGGCTCAACTAAATAAGCCGACTATGATTTATGTTATTGGATTGGATTTATTAGATCAATTTCACAAGTTATTCAGCAAACTATTTAATGAAAAAATAGGTTACATTGGAAACGGCACTGTAGATATTGCACGAATAAATATCGCATCTATATGGACCGTTGGTAAGGCTTTAAAAATAGACAATCCAATTACTGATGCTGAAGAATTAAATGATGGAGAAGTTTTTGTAGAAAGCAATAGAGATAAAATTGTAAATGCTCTCAAAGAATCTAAAGTTAGTTTTTTTGATGAGTCACACGTTTGTACAACCAATACTATTTCTACAATTTATAAAAACATTAACCCTGAACATATCTACGGATTTAGCGGAACGCCATTTAGAGATGACGGCTCTGATCTTTTAATAAACGGTATTCTTGGAGAGCAAATTATTAATGTATCAGCCTCTGAATTAATAGACAAAGGTGTTCTAGCTAGACCGCTGATTAAATTCGTATCTGTGCCTAAAATGAGTTGTTCGGGACAATATCTTTCTGTGTATAAAGATTACATAGTGGAAAATGAAATAAGAAATAATCTTATTGTAGAGAACACTAAATCTTTAATAGATAAAAAATATACTCCGCTAGTATTGTTTAAACAAATCAAACATGGAGAAATTATCTATCAAAAATTATTGGATGCAGGAATATTATGCGCCATTTTGCATGGCAATGACGATTTGGAAAGACGACAAGAAGTAAAAGATCAATTGGTTAATGGTGAAATTCAAGCTATTGTAGCAAGTACTATTTTTGATATTGGTTTAGATTTACCACAACTAAGCGGATTAGTATTATGTGGTGGTGGTAAAAGTACCATCAGATGTTTACAGAGAGTTGGACGTGTACTTAGAATGGTGCCAGGTAAAAAATTTGCCGCTGTTATAGATTTTTATGACCAAGCAAAATTTTTAAAAAAACATGCACAGCTTCGGCACGCCACCTATGCATCTGAGCCTGGCTTTAAAGTAATAAAATCCAAGGAAATGAAGTAAATTTGACGAACTGCTATTCGGCGTTACATTGTAAGTACGTAAATACATACCATGTCAAAACTTAATAATATTGGAATTATTCATAATGATTTTTATAAAGAACAATCAATTAATAATGTTATTAATGAAATAGAAATTTATATTATTCATCCTTTTCCAAAATTAGAAGTAATACAATTACCAAATATTTATATTAATCATAGCGCGTTAGCTGACGAGTTTTCAGAAAATGGCATTATGTATTTTTATGATCTTAAAATTTGTAAAACAGATTTAGAAGAGTTGGTAACTCTGCGTCAATTCAAAAATGTCATGTTACTTAAAATGGAACATGATTTTTTGTTTGCTGACATGACCATGTCTAAATTTTTAGAAGTAGCTAACAAAACTCGTCGGAAATCAAATCTGAAATTATTTTGGTGATCAATGCCTAAGAAAAAAGAAATAGATTTAACAGGAGGAATTTTAAATGAAGTTCCTAATGAATATTATAAGAAATTTTTCGATAAGTTCGAAGAGATAAAAATATTAGAAATTGAAAAATGGAAACCTGTACATATTTTTGTAATGATATATGGAAACAAAAATATGTACAATTTGTAATGACGAAAAAGATATTGAAGAATTTTTACTTAGAACTGATTCGGGAACTCGCCGAAAATCTTGCAAAAAATGCTACAATAGTAAAGTTACAAATTATAAGAAAATTAACAAAGATATTATTTCATTAAAAAATAAAAAATATCAAGAAATAAATAAAGACAGTAGAAGAACATACAGAAAAAAATATCACACAAATAATAAAGATCGTGAAAATACCCGTAGTATTAATTATGCAAATTCTAATCAAGAAAAAATAGCAAGTTATCAAAAATCGTATAGGAATGATCATGTCGAAAAAATTAGCACTTATGGTATAGAGTATCGTAAAAAAAATAAAGATAAATTAAATAAAAAACAAAGAATTTATTCAAAAACAAGAAAGAGCATTGACCCAGCATTCAAATTAAGATCTAGATTTTCAACTAGCATATGGATATCCTTAAATTCAAATAATAGTACTAAAAATGGAAATTCTATATTAAAATATCTTCCTTATTCTATACAAGAATTAAAAGAATATTTAGAAAAACAATTTGAGCACTGGATGAATTGGAATAATTGGGGAAGATTTTCTAAATCATGGGATGATAATAATTTAAAAACATGGAAATGGCAAATAGATCATATTATTCCTCAAAGTATTTTACCATATACATCTATGGAAGATAGTAATTTCAAGAAGTGTTGGGCATTAGAAAACTTAAGACCTTATTCTGCAAAATAAAATGTATTAGATGGAGTAACTAAAATAAGACATGAAAAATGATAATATCAATATAAAATTAGAAGGAGCGCCCAATGAAAAATACGAAAAATTTTTTAAAAAATTCGAAGAGGTATCTATCTTAGATCCATCTTCTTGGAGTGTAACTCATCTTTTAGGATATTTTTGTAAAAAATATAAAGAGCAATATCAAACAGATTATAAATTCAAATTCAATAGTCCCACACCATCCAAATGTTTTGAGGTTTTTCAAATCAAAAAACTAGCAATGAATTTAACAGCCGATCCATTTTTGTTAAAAGAATATATTGATTGGGTGTATGATAATAAAGTTGTTAAAGCCAAAAGAAAATTAACTTCTATTTCTTTCATGACTAATGAAGGTGTCGTGAATGAATATAAAATAAATGTTCTTTTATCGAATGATAGGGAATCAAGTATAGATCGATCTGCATTTTTGCCTGAAAAATACAAAAATGTATTTGAAGAAATAGGTATGACCATTAATACTTATGGTGAATTAGCATTCATTCATCAAATGGATGACGAAAAGGTAGCTGCGGCTTTTTCAAGAATAGAATTAATTGGTTTTGATAAGTCTAAATTAGAAAATATTGTATGATATTGGTTAATTGTAACTCTTCAGAATATTTAGATGAAGTGGGATATATTTTTCCAACTGATATTTTTGATATGATTCCATTATTGTATACTACAGAGTTTATTAAATGTAGTGATACTAATGTGAATTATTTACACACTGTTGTTAGAACCAAAATTGAAGAAAAATCGCAATGGGATTTAACTTGGGGCAGACCATTATCATGGTCTGGTCCATATGATAAATTGAAAAATTTGAATAAAGTAATTGTTTTCTATATGGAATCAGATGATTTGACAAAAAATGAAATGAAAGATATCGTTTTTTGTGTTGTATGTTCTGAACAATATACAAAAGAACAATTATTAACAATTATGAAGAGATATTCAAAATTGAAGGTGTTTTTATGATTCCACAAAAAGGAAGTCACGTTAAGTGTGTAATGCGTAATAATTTAGTTTTGGAGGGAGTTGTAGAGTCATGGTCAGATGATCAGTCTATATTACGATCTTTAGATGACTCATCTCTTTCTATTATACAGCACTCCTTGGAAGATATAGTGGTGATCAAGGTTATCCTTAAAAAGCCCCTTCAAACAAAAAAAGAATTAGAAATAAAATTTGAAGAAGAGGTTAAGAAGCCGAGCGATGATAATCTGAGATTGAAAAACATAGTAGAATTAAAAAATATGTTAAATAATCAAGAAAAGAAAATTATCGCAGAGAATTTGAAAAATCATCATATTGGAGAGATTAAGAAAATAAATTATGGACAACCTGGATTTTTCCCGAAGCCGAGCATTAAATAATATTCCAAAAAGAAAGCTGCATGAAAAACTCGCAGAAATTTCTAGTACTGACGAAGATATTAAGATAAAAAATGTCAAATTAATTGCGATAAATAGATATGCAGAAAGCAATATTCCAATTGAATATTGGGGGTTGAAGATGGAAAAAGATTTCACCGGAGACCAAAGATTATTAACAAAATACAACGAGTATTGTGCGGATTTAAAACAATCTTATCGAGATGGTGTTTCTATTTGTTTTGCTGGTGGACATGGAAGAGGCAAGCAATTATCATTAGATACAGAATTGCCTACCCCTAATGGTTTTATTAAACTTATGGATTTAAAAGAAGGTGATAAATTATTTGATGAGCAAGGTAACATATGTAATGTATTGCAGCTTCATCCCATTAATTTATCGCCTGAATCATATCAAATAGAATTTGATGATGGTACAAAAGTGGAGGCTTGCGCTGATCATTTATGGTTTACTTGGGATAGCGCTTCTCGCAAATCATATCAGCGTTCTAAAAATCCAACTATTCATCCTCAAGTACGAAATACCAAAGAAATTTTGAAAACTTTAATTTCTAAAGGTAAACGCGGAAAAAATCATTCAATACCATGTATTAAACCTGTTAATTATTCTGAAAAAAAACTATTAGTTGATCCCTATGTTTTAGGGTGTTGGTTAGGTGATGGAGAAACAAATTCTGGAGCTATCGAATGTGCTGATCAAGATATTTTAACAGAAATTCAAAATGTCGGATATTCTGTTAATTTAACAGAATCTTCGCAACTTCATAATTCTAAATCTCGTCGGTATAGAATTGGTGATTTAATAGATATTAAAATAAAAAATACGCCACATAAGATCGGCTTGCTATGTCAACAATTAAAACAGATTAATGTATTAAATAATAAACATGTTCCTGATGAATATTTATATTCATCATATGAACAAAGACTATCTTTAATTCAAGGATTAATGGATACTGATGGTTGTTGTTTGAATACTGGAGTAATGGAATATTGTACAGTACTACCAGAATTAGCAAAACAAATACAACAGCTAATTCATAGTATGGGAATAAAATGTTCTTTGCACAAAAATGAATCTTGGTTGTATGATAAACGATGCAAAGATCGATACAGAATAAAAATTATTACACAATTACCAATTTTTAGATTAAAAAGAAAGCTAAAAAACATTAGATTGAAAAAGAATCAATTAGCAAAAACTACGCATAGATATATTGTTAATATAATTCCCATTGATCCTAAACCAATGAGATGTATTACAGTAGATAGTCCTAATCATTTATTTTTAATCACAAGATCTTTTATTCCAACACATAACACTATGGCAGTTAGTTGTATTCTCAAGAAGGCTTGTGGTAAAAACTTTTCATGTCTTTATACTACACTGACAGATATTGTGAATACATTAACACAAGCATCAGGTGATGATAAATATCTGGCTCGCCGAGAATTATCTTTGATAGATTTTTTGGTCATTGATGAGTTTGATCCAAGATTTATGCCTTCTGAAAATGCAGCGGATTTATACGCTCGAAGTCTAGAAGGTATTTTCAGGGCTAGAAGCCAAAATAAACTTCCTACATTAATGTGTACTAATAGTCCTAACGTAGTTAAGTCATTTCATGGAGCATTGCAGGAAAGCATAGATTCTTTGATGAAAGGTTATTTAACAGTGTTTCCAGTATTCGGTGATGATTTTAGAAAGAAAGGCTTATGAACTACAATTTAGATTTGGTCATTTTAAAAATTCTGATTTCCAATAAAAAATACGCTTTAGATTTCGTAAGTGAAAATGATGCCAAATTATTTTCACCAGAAGTGTGGAATGCTGCAAACATATTTATTAATCATGTTAAAACTTATAAAGAATTGCCTACTCTACGCATTCTCACTGAGAAGCTAGAAAAAGGTAATAATGGTAAATTAATTGAGAATGTGACTAAAGTTTGGTCGCAGTTGGAATCTATTGATTACGATGATAAAGAATATAAACATGATCTAGAAAAGATTAAAAAGAGATTTGCTGAGAAGCAAATAGTTTTGATCAAAGAAAAATTAGAATCGATTGAGCCGGGCTCAATTGATGTTGCACGTTCAGTTGTTGAAATGCAAAAAACGGTTCAATCGATTAAAAACTTAAGCCAAACTAAAGCTTATGAAAGAAAAACCTTAAAAGAAGCTGTACCTATTTTTAGGGAAGAGTACAACGCCAAAATGGAAGACCCCCATTTTGATCGTGGTATAAAAACTGGATATTCATATTTCGATCATGTTACAGATGGTTTGCGACCTGGAGAATTAGTTCTTATCGGCGGTGAATCGGGTGGTGGTAAATCCATGTTACTTATGAACATGGCACTTCAGCTATGGATGCAGAACAATTCTATTTACTCTGAGGATATTAATTCTACAGGTGGAAACAGTGTTTTGTATTTTTCTCTGGAAATGCCTTTTAAACCGTGTTTGAATCGCGTACTATCCAGATTGTCAAGTGCCCCTTCAAAATTGATTAGAAATGCCAAGCTGAACCCAGAAGAAGCTGTTAGGTTGAAACGCGCGTTGAAGTTCATCAATAAATATAATCATCAATTTGAAATAGTAGACATTCCTAGAGGTGCTACTATGGAAAATTTGGAATTAATATATGAGGAAGCGAAGGCTCATTATGATCCCAAAATAATTGTAATTGATTATTTGGGTTTAATGGATTATGAAGGTGGAGATATGGATGATTGGCTGAAATTAGGAAAGATTTCAGAAAAAATACATGAATTCGCCAGAGTTCATAATGTAATTGTTTTAAGTGCCGTGCAGTTAAACAGATCTAAAGGCGGAAAAGAAATAGAAGATAAAATTGGATTACATAGGATAGGTCGCTCGGCTTTGATTATGCAGAATGCTAACATTGCAGTACAAATTGAAACCAGACCAAATGAAAAGCAATATCCAGATATGAAATATCATGTAATTAAGAATAGAGATGGAAGCCTCGGACATGGTTCTCTAATTAAAGATTTGGCTTGTGGCACATTGTTGGATCAATCAACAAATGAAGACGATACTGAATTTTATGATAGAGATCCTGACGATATTTCTGGAAAATTAGATTTACTTGATCTATGATTATTTAAGTATAAAGTAATGGTGAGCCAGGAAAAAATATTCATACAAAAATGCAAAATTGTACATGACAACATCTATGATTATAGTAAGACTGCATACAAAAATTCTACTTCAAAAATAATTATTACCTGTAACATTCATGGAGATTTTAGTCAACTTCCTCCCAAACATCTTTTTGGGCAAGGTTGTCCTAAATGTTCAAAATTTAGGAAGAAAACCCCATTGGAATTTGAAGAAAAAGCTAAAAAGATACATAGCAACAGATATGACTATTCCAAAACTGATTTTACACATATAAAAAACCGTTCTGTAATAATTTGCCCTATTCATGGCGAATTTTTACAGACAATAGATAAGCACATCAATTTTGGAAGAGGTTGCCAAATCTGTGGTGGATCCAAGAAGAAAACACAAGAAGAATGGTTGTCTGAAGCAAAATCTATTCATGGAGATCTATACGATTATTCATTATCCATCTATACGAATTTTGAATCTAAATTAACTATTCTATGTAAAAGACACGGCGCATTTGATCAGACCCCACATAACCATATAAAAGGTAAGCAGGGTTGTCCTCATTGTGTTCATAGAATTTCAAAAGGCGAGACTGAATGGTTAAATTATATAGGATTGCCGAATGACAGTAAACATAGAAATGTATACATCAAATTATCAAACCGTAGTATAAAAGCAGATGGATTTAATCCCATAACTAATACGGTGTATGAATACTATGGTGATTATTATCATGGCAATCCGGTATTTTTTGATGGTGAAAAGAATAATCCACATACCAAATGCACATTTGGTGAGCTTTACAATAAGACATTAGAAAAAGAAAGAATAATAATAGAAAATGGATACAAGTTGATCACCATATGGGAATCCAATTGGAGAAAACAAAATGAAAAATTATGAGAAAAAAATAGCCGAAGCCATTCGGTTGGAATATGAAGAAAAAACCGGAAGATTATTTATTGTATTTGAAGTGACTGACGAACAATATAAGAGAGATATAAAGAAGAATTGGGTTGAAGATATCGAATATCGAATAATCGATAAGAATTTAGTTTTGAATGAAGAGTAGAATTAGGGTTGATAAAATGAGTAGTATAAAATGTTTTATACATGATGACATAGTTAAATTATTTTTAGACATGAAAATTAATTCGCAGGGTAATATATTACCCTGCGACAACGCAGCAACCCAATCATTTGATTGGGTAGGCGAAGAAGATGAGATTTTTTGGTCTATAAAAATAAAAGATATTAATACATCTCTTCTTTCATCATCTTTACTGACGCCTGATGAAAAATATGAAATAATACAATATTTTTCTAAACCTCGAAAATCTGAAGACACATTAAAAATTCTTAATTTATCTATTTTTGATAGGTTAACTGAATTAAAAAGTTTTCTGTGAACTCATTCTACGAATATAAGTGTATTAATTTGATGACAATAATTAAATTAATAGAATATTCTAGTACTAGAAAATATAAAAAAAGAGATATTACATTGAAATGTGATGAATGTCATAAAATTTATGACTGTGAATCTAGATATAAAATAAGAGCCATAAAAAGTGAGCTTCATTTTTGTTCAAAAGATTGTTCTAAACAATCTTTTTCGTCCGGCAAGCTTAAACAAAAAGCTAATAAAAAATTAATTGAAAAATATGGTTCTTTTTATGTACAAACAAGAGAGTTTAAAAAACAACAAAAAGAGCAGTGTCTTCAACAATATGGTGTTGAAAGCCGACTTGAAGCAAAAGAAATTTTAGAAAAAATTAAACAAACTTGTTTAGAAAAATATGGTAAAGAAACTTTTGTAGGATCAGATGTTCATAAATCTAAATTAGATTATGATGCAATTGCACAAAAAGCATGGAAAACTAAAATAAAAAATGGGACCTGTTCTAAATCAAAAATTGAAGAAAGGATAGCCCAGATTTTAGATTCAAACAATATTAAATATGAAAGACAAGTTCCTAAGATAAAACAATGGATAGATTTTTATCTTATTTCTATGGATCTTTACATTCAAATAGATGGCGTCTATTGGCATGGTCTCAACAGACCAATAGAAATAATTGCTGAAGGCAATACATCGCAAGATAAAAAAATTTACAAACAAGTTTTACGAGATAATAAATTAAATCAGTATATGAAAAATAATGGTTTAAATTTATTACGAATTACTGATGAGCAAATAAACAAAATGTCAGATGATGATGTTTTAAATTACATAAAGGAATTATAATTATGCCTACTTATTTATATACTTGTCCTATTCATGGCAAATTTGAAGAAGAACATTCTATCAAAATTAAACTTGATTTTTGTTCTAAATGTACTGAAGAAGGAAAACTTGATGTACCAGTGGAAAGATTGATTAATTGTGTTACTAAAGGCGTAGTTGAATTGTCAGGACAAGAATTGATTGCCAGGGCTAAACAAGAAGGAAAACAATTAGCTAAAGATGCTGCTAAAAGTGAAAAAATATATAGCAATTTACTTGGCGAAGGTCGTTACAACGATCTTCAAACTCGTATGGATCGTCGCAAACGATAATTTAAAACAATTTTGCAGCGGATTGACATCGTAAAAACATAGATTATGTTAAGCGTACGATGTTTCGAGGAAATTTCGGAGATAAGAAATGCCAACGTATCTTTATTTATGTCCAGTTCATCACGAATTTGAATATGAACACTCTATTAAAGAAAAATTAGATGTTTGTCCAAAATGTGAAGAAGAAAAATTAGAAACTCAATCAGTAAAAAGATTGATTTCATCAGGTGGAAGTTTTATTTTAGTTGGGGGAAGCTGGGCTCGCGACAATTATAAATGAAATTAAATGACAAACAATAAGATTATTAAAAAGAGTAATATAAAAAGAGTAATAGAGCTACTTAAATTTGTTCTAACATTAGATGATCCAGAACTAACTAAATCAACTGTAGAATCAGTTATTGAATTATTAGAAGAGACCAAATAACAAATTAAATAGCTTTATCAATAATTAAGTATGTAACGTACGTTGTGTAGGTTTGCTGGGAAAATCGGAGATTATAATGTTGCAAGAGAAAGAAGCTCAAGAATTAATTGTAAAATTTATTGAGCTCAGAGAAAAATCCAATGAATCCAAGATGCCAGCAGATATTGTTGAATTTAAAAAACATGAGAAGTTGTGTATTGAGAAATTTAAGTATTTAGTTACTATGAAAACTGGTAGATACAAATCATTTAGTAATTATGAAGATCTTAATCAAGAAGGTTTAGAAGCCTTAGTGAAGTCTATGAAAAACTACAATCCTAAAAAGGGGATTTTCTTTTACTGGGCACACAAGTATATTGATACTCGTATTTCACGAAGTGCTAATTTACACACAACGATTAGATATCCTTTAAGAGTAGCTAAGAACACTCCTCCTCATAAAGAAGCTATAATGCCTACTATGATTGAAGAGAGACATTGCCCTGATAAAGAGTACGAAGAAGCTTTGACTGTTTCATCTATCGAATCAGCTATGGTTGCATTAACAAATGAACAAAAAGAAATTATTAGCCTAGCATATGGAATCGATGGAGATAAGCCGATGTCAATTAATAAGATATGTAAAAAATTAAACATATCTAGAGTTAGTTGTTTGAAAACAATTAACAATTCATTGTTGTCGATGAAAAGTAATATTGCTGTATAAGTAGTTACACCGTTTATCTTTATAGGTTTTTTATATATGTCTTTATTTACGCCGAGACCCACGTATGCGCCATTTGAATATCCAAAAGCCTATACATATTGGGAATTACAACAACAATCTCATTGGCTTCACCATGAGATATCATTAGCATCAGATATTAATGATTGGAAAATAAATCTTTCCGAAACAGAAAAAAATGTCATAGGTCATATCCTAAAAGGATTTACCCAATCAGAAGTTTTCATCCAAGAATATTGGGGACAGATGGTTGGTAAATGGTTTAAAAAACCAGAAATTCAAATGATGGCTGCAACATTTTCTTCTATGGAATCCATTCACGCAGTAGCTTATGCTTACTTAAATCAATCTCTTGGTCTTGAAGATTTCGAAGCATTTTTACATGAACCAACAGCAAAAGCAAAAATTGACAGATTAATTACTACAAAAGGCAAATCCAAGGAAGAGATTGCTAAATCTTTAGCAATCTTTTCTGCCTTCAATGAAGGTGTTAATCTCTTCTCATCATTTGCTGTTCTATTGAATTTTTCCAGATTCAATAAATTAAAAGGTGTCGGACAAATCATTGCATTTTCAATCAAGGATGAGTCTTTACATTCAGAAGCAGGATGTTGGCTGTTCAGAGTGTTAATAGAAGAGTTTCCTGAAATATTCACTGACACTTTAAAAAAAGAGATTTATGATGCCGCAAGATTAACCGTAGAGTTAGAGGATGCTTTTATTGACAAAGCATTTGAACTCGGCACAATTGAAGGTATCACGCCTCAAGATCTTAAAGCATTCATTAGATTTAGAGCTAATACAAAATTAAATGATTTGGGTTTGAAAAAAGTTTGGAAAAATTTGGATAAACAAGCCCTTGAAAGAATGGCATGGTTTGATGTAATGAGTGCTGGCGTATCACATGCCGACTTCTTTGCACAACGTGTCTCTGATTACGCAAAGGGGGCGATTGACTTCTCTAACATTTGGGACGACGAGAGTACACATGAGTAAATTAGATGAGCTAAAAAATAATAATGAAGCCCCTGAATGGATGAATGATGAAGGATTTCGAACACTGTCTGGAGGTTATTTATTACCAAATGAAACTCCAAAAGACATGTATCGTCGTGTAGCTAATGCAGCAGCCAGTTACTATAAAGATAGCAAATTTTACGAAGAGAAATTTTTTGATATTCTTTGGAAAAATTGGTTGTGCCCCGCATCACCAGTGTTAAGCAACATGGGTACTAATAGAGGATTACCAATAAGTTGTAATACAATTCATGTTGATGATAGTATTGAATCAATATTCATGAAGAATTATGAATTGGCTACATTGTCTAAAAATGGCGCCGGCGTTGGCATTTATTTCGGAGATATAAGAGGTCGTGGTACGCCAATTAAAGGTAATGGAGTATCTGAGGGTGTAGTTCCATGGGCTAAAGTCTATGATACAACTACAGTGTCAGTAAATCAAGGTTCTACTAGAAGAGGTGCCTCTGCTATTTATCTTCCGGTAGTTCATAAAGATGTTGAAGAATTCATTAACATTAGAAAACCAACTGGAGATATTAATCGTCGTTGTTTAAATATCAATCATGGGTTATGTATATTCAACGATTGGATGGAAGATCTAGTTGCTGGTAACAAAGATAATAGAAAAATTTGGGCAGAAATTTTAAAGACACGTGCTGAAACTGGTGAACCATACATTTTTTTCACTGACAATGTCAATGATAATAATCCAGAATGTTACACAAAAAACAATTTGGATGTTAAGAGTAGTAATATCTGTACTGAAATAACTTTATTCACTGACCCCGATCATAGTTTTGTATGTTGCTTATCTTCTTTGAATTTAGTTCGTTGGCACGAGTGGAAAGATACAGACACAGTTAATTTATCTGTTAGATTCTTAGATGCTGTTTTATCTGAATATATAGAAAAAACAGAAGGAATGACAGGAATGGAAGCATCTAGAAGATCAGCTATTAAAGGCAGAGCAATTGGTATTGGAGCATTAGGCTGGCACACTTTACTTCAAGAAGAAGGTATTCCTTTTGAAAGTTTTGATTCAATGAGAATGAATGCGGAAATTTTCAAGAGTATACATAAAAAAGCTAATGAAGAAACCGCAGTTCTCGCTAAAGAATTAGGAGAACCTGAATGGTGCAAAGGATTTAATAGAAGGAACACTCATTTAATTGCTATTGCTCCAACTGTAAGTAATTCTACTATTGCTGGGGGATATAGCGCTGGTATTGAACCAATTTCTGCAAATATGTTGGCAGCCAAATCTGCTAAAGGAACATTTATTCGCAAAAATATTACGTTAGAAAAGATATTAAGTAAAAAAGGATTTGATACCCCAGAAACTTGGAAATCTATTAACGAGCAAAATGGCAGCGTACAGCATCTTAAATGTTTGACAGCACAAGAAAAAGAAGTGTTCTTAACTGCGAGAGAGATTAATCAACATGCTATTGTTAAATTAGCTGTACAAAGGCAAAAATGGGTCGACCAAGCACAATCAGTTAATTTATTTTTCGCCACAAATTCTTCTCCAAAATATATACATGAAGTCCATATGCAAGCATGGAAAAGCGGATTGAAAACTCTTTATTATTTGCGTAGTGATGGAGTTATCAAGGGAGATTTGGCGTTTAGAAGTGAAGAAGATTGTAAAGCTTGTGAAGGTTAATTAAAAATAATTAGTGTTGGTAATTAAAAGGTATTTGAATACATGCAAGGCACTATTCTTTTGAACTATAATGAAAATGTTCATCATGTTGAGGAAGAGGAGAAAACCCGTTTTCTCAGGAATATACTTGAGCAAATGGGTCTTCCTATTCAAGAATTTTGGGCTGACGATTCCCTATTAAATATTGAACAAAAAATCAAATTGCGTAATTTGATGACAACATATTCAATTCAGGTTATAGATGACCGTGATGGACATCTAGCTATTTTAGTTGAGGGGGAATTGGTTGGAGAATGGCACAAGTGCACATATAAATTACGACGTGACCCCGGTCAACTCGATCGCCGTAAACAATTATATCTAGAGATGGAAGTAAATTGCTGGTCATTATTTGAGGAACAAACACAAGAATAAAATGAGAACAACCTACGTATTAGACACATCCGCCTTAGTACAAGACCCTGAAGCATACAAACGTTTTTCACACAGTGATGTGATTATTCCAATCACTGTTTTGGAGGAATTGGATAAGCTCAAAAAGCAATCAGATGGAGCTGGTAAAAATGCCAGAGTCGCATCACGTTTATTGGATGAAATTTGTAATCTTGGAGATATTAGCACAGGTATATTATTAGAGAATGATATTCTATTAAAAATAGATGTCACGTATCGAGACCTTACATTACCATCATTTGTTGGGCTTGGAGATCCATCTTATGGAGATACCAAAATTCTAGCATGTTTAATTGCTACTTGGAAAGAACATTCAGAACATGATGTTTGTTTAGTAAGCAATGATAACAATTTAAGAGTTAAATCAAAAGCATATGGTATCGATGCACAATCACATGATGATGCTAGATTATCATTAAGCGGATTATACCCAGGTGTTAAAGTTATTACAGATGAAGAAGTAGGTTATGATTTACAACAGTTTGGATTTATTGATCCACGTGTTCTAGACACTGAATTAAATCCACATGAATGTGTTTTATTTCAGAACGAACAATCTGACGGCATCGCCATGGGTCGAAAGGTCGCTCCGAACAAGATAAAACTTTTGAAGAAACATTTTCCATGGGGCATTTCTGGTAGAAACAAAGAACAGATTTTTGCTATTGATTTAATCATGGATAGATCTGTTGATTTAGTTACATTGATTGGTCGTGCAGGTAGTGGAAAAAGCTTAGTAGCTTTGGCATCAGCTCTGGAAATGGTTTTGCACAGAAAAGAATACGAACGTCTAGTAATTTACAGACCTATTCAGGCAGTCGGTAATGATATTGGTTTCTTGCCTGGTGAAATGCACGAAAAATTAGCCCCGTGGTTCCAAGCAATTATGGACAATTTCGAAGTTTTATTTTCTAGCAAATCTTCCTCTAAAGGATCGGGAAATGACTGGAAACGTGATTTAGAAATTTTCCAGAAAAAGGGTCAGATAGAAATGGAAGCTATTACTTACATCCGTGGTAGAAGTATCCCTAATTCTATTATCTTAATTGATGAATGTCAAAATTTGACAAAAGACGAGGTTAAAACTATCTTAACCCGTGCCGGTGAAGGAACAAAAATAGTTATGACCGGTGATATAGAGCAAATCGATAATTCATCATTGGATGCCACGAATAACGGCTTAACCTATGTAATTGAAAAGTTTAAAGATTCTGATTTATCAGGGCATGTAACTTTCATTCAGGGAGAAAGAAGCAAACTGGCGACCAAAGCAGCTGAAATTTTATGAGGATAAAATGAGTGAAGATAACAACGCACCTACTAGTAAATTAACAGACGCAGATCGTTTAGCATTAGAGCTAGCAAAAGCTAATAAAAAAACAGCAGTTGCTGTAGCTGAAAAAGCAATTGCTCAGAATGAAACTGCTGAACTAGCATATAAGTATTTGGTTTTACAAATCTATATGAAATATGGATTAAGTGAATTAGATGCAATCTCTGAAGTTGGAGAAATACTAAGAGGCGGCGCAGTTCCAAAGGCACAATAAGATGGAATTGAAAGAATTAACAGATCTTATAACTATCAGACAATATGTTGTTGGCGCCACCAACAACATGACTATAGATCGTGCTGCTGTTAAAGAATTGAATGGCATTTTGATATTGCTTGATAATAAAATTGTCAATATACTTAGAGGACCTTCGTTCAAAGAGTATATTGATTATCAAGATGTCAAAAAGGCTATTGAAGACGTAGTTCGTATCACGAATATCAAATCAGGTTTAAAGAAATAATTTTCATTTTTGAGGTAAGATTGTAGAATGAGAGTATCATCAAGCGGAACATTTGCTTCCAATGAATTCGTGACTTTAAAAGATCAGAATTGGCTTGATAAACAAAGGGTCGCCGGCAAAATCGCTGCCGGCGCTCTTTTGTTATTAGAGCAACAAATTAAAAATAATACAGATTTATCATTAATTGAATTAAATAATCTAGCTGAACAATATATCCAAGATCATCATTGTTCATTAACTTTTAAGGGATACAAGGGATTTCCTGCTGGAGTTTGTATTTCTGTTAATAAACAGTTAGTACATGGGATCCCAACTGATTATCATTTGAAAGATGGTGATTTAATTAGTTTTGATTTAGGAACCACATACCAAGGAGCTATTGCAGATACAGCAATCACTTGTATTTATGGCATGCCAAAATCAGAAAGACATCGCTTATTAGTTCAAGCTACCGAAGAATGTTTGATGGCAGGCATTAAAGCAATTGAAGTAGGCAAAAAATTAGGTGTCATTGGTAATGCTATTTCCAATGTTAATAAAAAATATGGGTTTGGATTAGTAACTAAATATGGAGGACACGGTCTCTGTACAACAAAAGATGGTGTAGGGATACCACACGCGCCTCCATTTATTGCCAACAAAGCATCCGTAAATGAAGGGATTAGAATTCAACCAGGATTAGTTATAGCTATAGAGCCAATGCTTATAATTGGAGATACATACACTTTTGTAGAAAAGGATGGTTGGACAGTATGTGGCATGGGCATATCTGCTCATTTTGAGCATAGTCTATATGTTCATGAAGATCATGTGGAAATAATAAGCCAAAGGTAAAGATATGCAAAAAATGATTAGTGAAGATGTAATTAAAAATGATCTGCTAAAATCTATTTCTGACAGATTTAATATAGAATATAATCATTTAATTGAAGAATTTGATAAACTTAATAAATTACGATCTGTGAATAGCAAATATTCTTGTGATCATCATTTTTTTTCAAGAGACAATGAGCAATCTTTTTATTGGGCTGGATTTTTGGCTGCTGATGGCTGCGTATATAAAAGAGGAGAAAATAAAACATTAACAGTTTCTTTGGCGGAAAAAGATATCGATCATTTACTGATGTTTAAAAGTCATATAAATTATGATGGAATTATTTATAGTTCAACATCAAAACATAGTTTGAAAAATCCAAAATGGAATGACTCTATCAAAAAATCATTAAGTATATCTTCCGATTCAATTTTTAATGATCTTGAAAGATTTAATCTTGAACCAAATAAAACTAAAATATATACATTTCCTCAATGGCTAAAATCTCATCCACTTGTAAATCATTATATGCGAGGATATGTAGATGGAGATGGCTCATGGTTTGAAGATAAAAAAAGAGGTCGCATATGTTTTGAGTTGCGCGGCACCAAAGAGTTTTTAAAAGATTATAAAGAAATTTTAGAATCAAATTTAGATATAGAATCAAGGACTTCAGTTACTACACCCGATAGTACTTCTAAAATAAAATATTATAGTAAACATTTAGTTCCACAAATTTCCGATTTTCTGTATAAAAACGCAACAATTTATTTGCAGAGAAAATATGATATTGCCATTAAAAGTAAAGATATAATAATTACCAGAAAAAGATATTTATATGATAAATAAAATAATTGAAGTTCATAACGATATTGATTATTTTGAAATTCAAAATATTTACAAAAATATTGGGTACGAAATTATTGAGTATAATAATAAAAATATGTCAAAAGAATTTATGGCAGCATCTTTAATTAACAAAAATGATTATATTTTTGTTAATTGTAATAAGTACGGTTCGTTAAAAATTGAAGAAATTAAACATAAAACATCGAGCAGTTATTATACTTATTTAAATGAGGCTTATAAAAATAATAAAATCATTACCAGATATGATGAGCCTAGATTTTTAAAAGTTGGATTTTGTATATTAGATAATGCTACTGCTAGATATCACTCTATTAAAAGTTTTAAACTAAATAATTATTATGATTATATCAATCATATTAAAATAATTAACAGATAGATCTGTATGAAATATATTAAAAATAAGCCACTTAAAAAGAAGAAAAAGAAAGATTATCTAATTGAAGATTGGTTTAGCGGCATAACTAAAGAAATTAAAAAACATTCTCAAGAAACAATGTTAGAATTTGATAGATTTATGCCGTGTAAAAAGAGGATAAATTATCGATAGGTCTAGATAATGATACAATCATAGTAAAATCAAGATCTGTAGGATTTACAACTTTTAATCGCACGACAAGTTATTTGCCTTTACGAAGATTAAATAAATATATTCTTTGTCATTCGGTAGAAGACTTCTGGTACAGGTGGAGCCGTTTTAAACGTTTGAAAGCATTTTTATGAAAATACAATTTGATGATGGTAGTTATGTTGATTGTAAAAAAGATAATGATAAAATCATACTGATAATTTCTGCAAGAGATTATGAAAATCCTCGAAAGAAAATTAATAATACAGTCGAATTAACAATAGAAGAGTTTAAACAATTTATTTCGGATATTGAATTGATATGAAAGTATATGTATGCGGCGCCCATAGCTCTGGTAAAACGACCTTGGCTCGTTATATTTCTCAAACTTATAATCTACCACTCTTACCAGAAGTAGCTCGGCAGATATTATCAGAACAAGAATTGCATCTTGATTCATTGAGAACTGATTTACACGTAGTTAATAACTATCAAACTTCTATTTTCTTCAGACAAATAGAACAAGAAGATAAATATAATGATTTTGTATCTGACAGAAGTTTTGATTGTTTAGCATATGCCGCTCAACATTCTAGTATCCTACCAATATTACTTAAATCTCCAGAATTATCAGAATATATCGATAAAATCAAAAAAACTAATTCTGTAGTTTTTTTTGTTAGACCATCACGAGCAACTATTAAACAAGATGGTATTAGAGAAACTGTTACTTGGGATGGTGTTGTAGCTATTGACGCTCAGGTCAAATTTTTGTGCGAGATGTTTGAAATCAAATATTTTCAAATAAGCACAGACAATATGCAGGAGCGAGTTAGATTAGTAGATGCCGTTTTATCTTTAAATAAATAATCTATGCTAAAATTCCCATATAGTAAAGGTTCTTATACTTTATTCATATGGAGAGTTTATGACAGTAGATGACGACATTTCTGAAATAGAACAAGAATTAGGTACGAACCCTAGCGGAGTATATGATACCGTCCGTGCTAGATTAGATATCCTCGAAGCTAGAATAAATAATCCATTAGCCCCGTCTCCAGATGTTGAGAATCCTTTTATTATTGGTGGCACAGGTGTGACCATTAGTACTGGAACAGGTTATCCTACAGAAGACAGGGTAGATGGATCTATTTATTTGAGACAGGATGGATATGGCATTTATTCTAGAATAAATGGTCAATGGGATTCTATTCAGAATTTGGGTAATATTGTATTTGATGACGTTGATACTATGTCAAATACTGATACCACCTATTTTAGTAATGGTTTTGAAGTAACTGTCAATTTTCCCAGACATATGTCCTGCGTTTTAGATAAAAATAGTATTATAACTCCAGATAATTTACGATATTTTACAGCATCTCCGACCGGCGTATGGATTAGAGACATTTCAATAGGATGCCCTGGAGCAAATGAAGTGGCTGAATGGTTTGTCTCACCATCAGGAGATGATAATAATGATGGATTAACTGATTTAACACCATTACAAACTATTGAAGAATTCCAATATAGAATTGGTCGACAATCTATAGATGGCAGTACTGTTGGGGTTGCTTTTGTTAATATTTTAGGTGATTATAGTGATGGAAGAGAATATTCATTTAACTTCAATTTTATTCACAGCGGCGCACTTGCGTTCTTAGGACAAAAAGTTTTACATGCAACATATACTGTCAGTGCTGTAACACCATGGAATGAAAATACTGGTGTCATAGGGGCTTATAGTTTAACTGGTGCCCCTAATTTATCTTCGTATGTTGGAATGTTTGCTAGAATTAGTGTGAGTACAAATCCGTCTGCAGTTGGTAGAAAAACATTGATCGTAAATACTCCGAGTACCGGAGTATTCAATGGTAATTTTATTGATCAAGGATCTTTGCAAATTGCTGAACCAATTGTTGGTGATACAATTCAAATTTATATGCCGACTAAAATAGGAGGGAATATAATTATTAATTCCAATCCAATTGTATTTAACAGTGGCGGCGGAGTATTTTTTCAAGATTTAGACTTGGGCATTATTGATTCAGACCATAGTACTACAATAGGATCAGGGGTAGCATCATTCATAGCATGTATTCTTAGAGGTTGTGATATTGAACCAGGCGTTAATATGTGTCAACTTTCTTTATGCGCGACATATGATTTAAGAGCATATGGATACTTGACCATGTACGGTACTATTATGCAAAGTGGAGGTGGATCTTTATTAGCCGTTCGTGGTGGTGCTGTAGCGAACTCATATACAAGATCATGGGTTTATGGTGGCGGAATATCTGTTGGTCATAATGTTGATGGAAATGGTACTCTTAATACTCAGGATACATTTGTTATAAGTAGTGCTGGAAATATTCCAGGAACTGATGTTGTTATGGTAACAAGTAATTCACTTTTATTAATTAGTGATAAATTTTTACAGATAAATAATGGTACGACTGCTATTGGATTTCATGTAAGACCTGGAGGAGGAGTATATTATCCAACAGTTACTTTACCTTTGTTTGCAGGTACAACTCCTACTATTAAATTCAAGATAGGTAGCACCGTGACGTCTTCTTTAGGATCTGGTATTCGAGATACAAATAGTCGTGCCGAAATGGTTCCAGTCGATCCGTAATGATTAAAAATATCATAAACAATGAAATTAATAACATTACACTATATAAGGTAATCAATGTCAAATTATCCCGCACAAATAGATACTTCTCAATCTTTACCAACTGTTGTTGACGGACAGACCCCTGTAAGAGGGGCTCTTTTTAACAAGTTAAGAGATGCTGTAATAGCAATCGAATCAGAATTAGGTGTTAAGCCTAGTTCTATTTATTCAACTGTTAAAAACAGATTAGATGTAATTGATACAAATATCACTACTATTTCTTCTATTAATTTAAATGGAGATGTTGTTGGTCCATTTAATAATACTCAAATAACTTCTTTAAGTGGAAGACCATTATCATCAGCTGCCCCGACTTTAAATCAAGTTCTGGGCTGGGACGGTCTTGCATGGTCTCCTTTTACCGCAACTTATACTGGTGTGGTTGGTGGAGATTTATCTGGAACTGTTAGTAATGCGCAGATAATTTCTATTCGTGGTCAAGCAGTTGGTAATGTTGGTCCTAATGATGGTGACGTTTTCACTTATATTGGTTCAACTTGGGACGCCGCGCCTCCTACTACTAATTTTGGTACTCAAACTATAACTGCTAATGGACTTACTTCTACTTCTATTACTGGTTTAACCATTTCATCTAATACTGGCGATGTAAATATCTTTTCATCAACGAATACATTCCTTGATGGTCAAACTATTTATGTAGATGCTAGCATAAATTTCAATTTACAATCTAATTCAAATACTGTTTTGAATTCAGATAACAATACTACAATCAGTGCTGGTGGAGTTTTAGCTGTTAGCACTGGACTTGACCTTAATATACAAGTTAATACCAATATTGATATCCAAACTGATACTATGGGTATCACTACTGGCGGGGCTTTTGTTTTAAGTGGCGGTAATGGTATTACTATTTCTAATCAAGGAGGAAATCCACTCTTACTTAATGATCCTGCTGGAGGTGGAATTACTATTGATTGCAGCGGCGGCGGTAATTTTCTTATTACTGCAGGTTCAGGAACAACACTTGATACCACAGTACTTGAATTAACTAATGGCGCAGCCAGTCCTATTGTTATAGTTGCTCAACAAACCACTGCTACAACTGGATATAATTTTAGTATTTTAGGATCTGATTCTTCTGCAGCCTTATCTACTGGTGGAACAATTAAACTTATTCCTGGAACGGGAACAAGTTTTTTTGGCAACATAGCTTTTAATAGCGGTCCATCTTCAGCGGCTGGAACCGCTGGCGGCTCTAAAATAATTTGGATTGGGGATCGTTCTACAGCTCCAGGAACAAATCCTGCTGGTGGATTTATTTTCTATTCTGAATCCGGAGTAGCTAAAATTCGTTCTGCAGGAAATACAGTGACATTGGGTGACAAACCATCTGTCACTGGCTCTAAAGTTTCGGGCGCGGCACTAGCAAGCTTATTAACAGTTCTTGCCGCGGCAGGTTTAATTACTGATAACACTGTAGCGTAAAATCCTACTAATAATGATATATGTAATGTAGAAGTTTTTCATGGAGAGAATACATTACATATATAAAATTACAAATCGAATAAACAATAAAGTTTACATAGGACAAACAGTTTCTGTGAAACATAGATGGCAAGATCATAAGAGAGCGATGAAAAAACCTATTCAAATAATACATCATGCATTTGTAAAGTATGGATTGGATGCTTTTATATTTGAAGTAATTGCTACCTGTATTGGACAAGATGCGGCTAATGATACAGAAACATCCTGTGTATCACAAGAAAATTCATTAGTGCCAAATGGGTATAATGTAACTAATGGCGGTTATAACGCTCCAAAAACTCCAGAATGGATATCCTCTATGACTGGACCTAATAATCCTAATTACGGTAAACCAATATCAGAAGAACAAAAAAAGAAATGCCAGAAAACCATTAGTAATAGAGTTCTTTCAGATGAAGATAGAAAAAAATTGGGCGCTGCAAACGTAGGTAATACTTATAGTTTGAGAAGAAAGGCTTCTGATGAAACCAAAAAGAAACTATCAGAATCTCACATGGGTCAAAAAGCTTGGAATAAAGGTATTCCAATGTCTGAAGAAGCTAAAGAAAAATCAAGATCTAAACCACGTCCTGGTTGGAATAAAGGTAAATCTATTTTTACCAAAGAGCAAATTGAAATAGCCATAAAAATGAGAGACGAAGGAAAATCATATAGTGAAATTGGTCTCATTATAGGTTGCAGCCGTCAACATATCACAACACTAATACTTAAAGGGAAACATAAATAATGAGACACATGGATATTTTAGCTGATCATTTCGAATATAGATTAAAAAAAGAAGCTCAAGCTGCTAAAGAAGTAGATAGTACTAGCGTTACTTTGGCTGTTAGACCAAACGTTAATGCAATTATTTCTCAAAATCCTACATTGGCAAATCTTGTACAAAATATTGCTAATAAAATTGTAGCAACTAATCCTAGTTTAAGAGGAGATTTGGCAATCAATTCTTTTATTGTTAATGCTAATTTAGTTGGCGGAAAATGGAAGATCAATCCAGCTACGAGCGGATTTAAAATTACCGGATCGTTAATGAAAGATAAAGCCGTACCAACGATTGTTAAAAATACGTTATCATCATTGAATGCAAAAATTTTCGCTAAATTGGAACAAGAATTTAATAGACAATCATCTATGGATAAAGAAGGTTGGGCTGGAACAACGATCACAAATCATGAATCAGAAATTAGTGGTAACGATTTTCAATTAAATTGAATAATCTTGTCAGCCCTACGATATAATATGGATGTAATATCTAATATATCGTAGGGTTTTTGTATGAGTAATTTTGATATCGGTATCATCGGCGCTGGAGTAGCTGGAGCATTTGCTACCTTAAAGATAGCTAAAGATTATAAAAATGCTAAAGCTATTGTTTTTGATTTAGGAAGACCGCCTATGAAAAGGCGTCGTCAACTAGAAGGTTGGCTTGGATGCCTACCCAATAGTGATGGCAAATTGTACCTTAGCAACCTCGATAAGGTTGCCGAAGTTACAGGATTAAGAAAAGCTAAATCAGCTAACACTTGGATAAACAATGTGTTATCAAATATTGGATCATTCAAAACTGTTATCGATAAATCTCCATTAGTTTCAATGGAGAAAAAGATTAAAAAAAATGGTTATGATCTTTTTTTGAATGATTACACGCAAATATATCCTAAAGATATACATGCTTTATCTAAACACATGGCTGAAACTATAGAGAATGCCGGTAACGTTACTTTTAATTTTGACAATGAAGTAAAAAAAGTCTACAAACAAAAAAATATGTTTGTAGTTGTAACAGATAGCGGCGAATTTAAATGCAAAAAACTTATCGTAGCAGTTGGTAGAAGCGGTTGGAGATGGTGTCAATCATTATATTCTGATTTTGGAATCATAGATAATAATGATGTTGCCAAATATGGTATTAGAATAGAATTAAACGCTTCTTACATGAAAGATTTTAATAAATCTAATTGCACACTTATAAAAAATGATATTGAGATAGGACCTTTAAGTTGGTTTGGAACAGTTATTCCAGAAGATCATATTGATATGGCAATTTCATCTTTTAGATCAAATGAAAATCGTTGGAAAACTGATAAAGTATCTTTTAATTTAATAGGTAGCAGAGTGTTTCCTAATAAAGGTTTTGAACAAACTGATAGGTTAGGAAAATTAACATTTATTCTATCTAACGATCGTATCATCAAAGAAAAAGTGTCATTGCTTTTATCTGATAAAAGCAAAATATCTATTATTCCCGAATACGATTGGTTAAAAGATCCTATTAAAGATTTTTCTACAGTTCTACCAGAAATCATGACAAAAGCTTATTTTCATGTACCAACAATTATCCCAATGATTCCTAAGATCAATATTGGCTCCGATTTATCTACTGAAATTGATGGTATGTTCGTTGCTGGAGAAAGCGCAGGAATTACTGGTATATTATCAGCAGCAACTACAGGCGCCATCGCCGTAGATAGTATCTGCAAATGAGGAATTATGACGGACACTTCTAAATATTGTAATACAACAGTCATCGTAGAACGACCACAAACAGCTGTTTTTGATGAATTTAAAGATCCACCAACAAAACATAATCTAAGTAAATTTGAATATGATTTATATCATGAAGAAGATGATAAAGTTGAAAAAATCATTAGGATCAAAAGAGTTTCCATGCCCAACAAAGGTGAAAAATGGAAAATTTTTGAAAACAATACAGTAATGTTTATAGTTGAAAGCGAAAAGTTAACTAATAAAGAAAAAGATTTTTTATACTCCGTTGAAGGTGTGAATTTTTTACTTTCACAGTATAAACTTGGAATTAAATCTCTTAGCTCTTTAAAAGCAGAAATTAAGAAAAAAATTAAATAATAGGCTGCTTGACTGTCGCAAAACTATGATTATATTGCTTGTCATTAAGGCAAACAACTATGGAATATGTCATATATTTAACCGACACGGAAACCACTGGATTAGATAGTCATACTCATGACATAATAGAATTATCTATGTATAGATTGAGCGATGATGTTCAAAAAACTTGGTTCCTTAAACCTTTAAATGCTGATGCCGCTGAACAAGGCGCTCTTAGAATAAATGGTCATAAAATAGAGGATTTAAAACTAGAAACCAAATATGGTAGAGATACGTATAAAGATCCTGCTAAAACTATTATTGAAATAGAAAATTGGATTGAAGAAGATGGCGTTCCGTCCGAACGTCGAATCATATGTGGACACAATATTCATTTTGATAAAATGATGTTGGAACAACTTTGGATTAAATGCAAATCATCTGATTCTTATCCATTGAGTCGTCGTAGAATGCTGGATACAATGCAAATTGAATTCTTTTTAGATATGTGCAAAGGATCTATGGCAGAAGGATATAGTTTGAGCAATTTAGTAAAAAAATATGGAGTTAAGAACGAAAAAGCTCACTCTGCATTTGCTGATACTAAAGCAACTAAAGAAGTATTTGTTAAACAAGTAGAAATTTTTAAAAAGATACTAGAGGCTAATAAATGAATAATTGCAACATTGATAATCTTCCTTGTGAGTGGACAAATGAAGAAGATGAATTTGGAAATTTATTTGTACTAGCAGAATCATGGAATTACACTTGTAAAAAATGTAAAAATCATATTGATTATTCTTCAGAGGAATATAAAAAACTTATAAATTGTTGAATAAAATAATATGGCTGATTTTAATAAAAGATTTACTTCAAAAAAACAAGAGTGGACAACTCCAAGTTGTATTTTTGATAAATTAAATGAGGAATTTAATTTTACGTTAGATTTGGCAGCAGATAAATTTAATACTAAATGTGTTAAATTTTATGATGAAGATTCAAATAGTTTGATTCAAAAATGGACTGGTGTATGTTGGTTAAATCCTCCATATGGTAATAGCAAATATAAATTATTAGATTTTATCAAAAAATCACATTTATCTTCTCAAGAAGATAAATGTGTTGTAGTAGCATTAATATCAGCTAGAACAAATACTAAATGGTGGCATGAATACTGCATGAAAGCTGCAGAAATAAGATTTATTTGCGGTAGACCAAAATTTGGAAACGCGGATTACGGATTACCATTACCATTAGCTATTGTAATTTTCAAAAAACATGATATTGATACTATTTTTTCTTCATTTTATGTGAAATAACAAAAATGCCAGGTTTGAAAATATTATATGCAGCTAGCAACAATGAAAATTCTAAGTTAACACTACAAAGATTTCTTCAAGTTGCTAAAAGCAAACCATATAATATCAAAATTGCTGCTTACAAAAAATCAAGCCCTAATGTTAACATTGATTGGACCTTAGATGCTTGTTTAAATTTGTATCGACCAGAAAACTGGTCAGTAGAACAGAATGATAATTTTTTAACATATTTCGAACAAATTAAATATTATGCTCCAGATCTCATTATTAGTGATCTGGAGTATTTTACTTCGTACGCCGGACATGTGTTAAACATTCCTGTTTGGCAATGTAGTTCTTCTTTAATCAATTACGCATTGGTTAAAGAAGAGAAATATGATTTAGGAATATTTAAAAACTATTCATTTGTTACAAATAAAAAATCCCCGTATAATCAAAAATTAATTAATATAATCGATAATTCTGAGAAGAATTACGTGTACTCCCATTTTGGAGATATGGCTTTTTCTCCCACTTTAAAAGATAATTTTGAATGGGTAAGACCTTATCATCAAGTTGGGAAATTTTCTATTCCATGCAAGCACAATATTGTTGCAAGCCTATTATCTAACAACAAAAAAATATTCTCTATTCTACAGAAATATTCTGATACGGTTGTATTTTCAGAATTTACGGATGAAACATACCGTAATATAAAAATGAAAAATATGATTTCCCAAGAAGAATATTATTGTAATTTATTTAACTCAAGATTGTTCGTTTGTGAAGGTCAAGCTAATTTACTTGCTGATGCCTTTTACAATCACAAATATTCTGTTGTCATTCCTAATTTTTCTACACCTGAGAGCGTGATCAATATGATCATTTCAGAGAAAAAAGGATACTGTTCTTGTGTATATGATGAAAGTATTGAATTAGAACAATATTCCGATTTTCATATCGATAGCCCTTATAATGATAAGGTTAATTTTCTACATGAAAAAATAGACGAATTTTATTCATGACCCGATATATCTATTTTCGTGGAGTTTATAATTAAGGATTAATATGACGACTCAGGAAACCGCAAATAGATTTCAACAACAAGGTAAAATGAAGGTTATTAAAGGCAGCATTCTGGCTCCTGAAAATGCCGGACTTAGATTCGTATTGTCAATTAACAATTTATCAGGTAAAACTGATAGCCCATTATTTGGTATATTTGATAGAAAATGGCGTCGAGTTAGAGAAGATGCTAAAGGATGGTTTAATACTCGTACTGGCGCCTATAAATTAGGAGCCGTTAACACGACTGCTGTCCAAAGTGACACCTGGGTAATCCATATGTTGTGTCAAGATGAAAAATTCTCTACAGATCTAAAAGGTCTTGAAGATTGTTTGAAAAAAGTTTGCCAAATGGCTAAATATGAAAAAAGCACAGTTCATGTTTCTGGCTTGCTAGTTGAGGCTATACCTGAACTAACAGAAATTCTCTCTAAGCAATTAGTAGAACAAGGTGTAAATGTTTATTTCTACGAGGAGCAATCTAGATAATATTTAAGCATCTTCTTTATGGCGAAACTAAACCCGGGCGATACGATCTTGTGTCGCTTAAAAGAAGATGCTGTTGTAAATCCATACAATTCTGATTTTGACAGTGTTAAATCTTTTGATATTATTGCTGTAGATAGCTTAGGTTATTATCTTTTTATTCCGCCTTATACTTTCATAAAAGGAAGTGTAACGGCGGATTTATTTTTTATTAAACAAGTAAAATTAGATAAAAAATTCCTGGGAGACAGTATTCTATATATTGGCGAAGGCTATGTATATAAAATCAAGAGTCAGATTGATGGTTGCGCCTGCGTGACCTGCAAAAATTTTTACCATCAAGCTGTACCAAATCAAGAAAATGGATCCCTTATTTGCTGGAGCTGCCGCTCTGATAAACATAGGTGATACCGATAAATAGATATTAAATTATGAAATCTTTTGCCTTTACCGATAACTTAGATCAATTGCTCGAAGGGGTTATACACAGCCTAACCGGCAACCAGCCCTCTTTGGACCCCAATGAATCTTATAAATTGCTGGAAGAGTCGCCCGGTGCTAGTACCAGTTCGTTCGGCAGCCAAGTTTTATCAAATGCTCAGGCGGATCTTGGGGTGCATGAGGATTTAGGCAAAAATGATGGTAAGAGAATTCGTGAATATTTCAAATATTTTAATATGGGCGGGGGACAAGATTGGTGCGCAGCCGCGGTATCGGCTTGGATGAAAGAAGCTGGTGGCGGACCAATACAAGGAGCAGTTGGCGCAAGAAATATAGCCGGACAATTTGACCAGGCTGGTAAGTGGATTCCCAAAAACAAAATTACTCCACAGGTAATGATCCCAGGGAACATCGTCGTGTGGAGTAGAGGTGGACCTGACTCTTGGAAAGGTCATATTGGAGTTTTAGAATCTTTTGATGGTCGCGGAGGATTCACTTCTATTGAAGCTAATTCTGGACCTAAATCAGATTCAGTAGTGAGGAATAGTCATTCTATTAGTGATGGTAATTTATTGGGAATAGGTATCTTATCAGGATATACTCCTACCTCCAAAATTGCAGCCGTCATTAGAATTGAAAATCTTACAAATATATATTACCAAAATGCTTTAAGATTCAAATAACGATCCAACAGTTTTTGTAATTTTTTGTTTTGGTAATTTGTATAAAGAGATTCTTTCGGTAACCAGGCACCGACCTCTAGCATATCCTCATTTGATATAACACTAATATCTCTTGTACAAATGATAACATTGAATTTTTTCAAAGCTTCAAATTCAATGTTATCATTTTCAATGGCAAAATTAATCATTGGTTCTACATTAAATCCAAACCATTTTTCAAAATCTTTTTTATATATTTGAACTCCGGGAAGAGTAACTTTATCAGTTGATAAAGCTGCTCTCTTGTATGATTTATTATTTGAATCCCATACACATCCAGTATTTAATATAGGGTGCTTATCATCATAAACAGAAAAGATTTTTTTATTCTTGATGTAGAACGTAAAACCATGTTTTACATTTATTTGAAATACTTTCATTATTCAGATAATTTTATCTTTAGTCCAACCAAATGCATTTAAAGATAAATCAAACTGTCCAGTTTCAGATACTGATTTTAACATCTTCTGAGCAATTTGACAAATTTCTAGTTGAGCATGAGCGGGATCATTTCTTAAACCTTGAAAGTGCATAAAAGATCTAAAATTAAACATAACGTCAGAAGTTATTTGATTTGCATATGGAAGATAAAATCTGGCACTTTCCTTGGCTCTTTTTTTATCCATACCATTTTCCACCAAACGTTTTAAACATTCATGGTATTTTTGTACAGATGTCTCACAGTGATCAATTAATAATTTCTGCTCCTCTGTGATCCAATCTTCTGGAATATAATATTTATCATCTTTAAGCTCTTTATAACGAGCTGATTCTGCATTTATAGATACGCCAACTCTGTGTTTTAATAAATGTACATGAGCGCTCATTTCTGTAGTTACTAGGAAATGTAAACTAGATTTTTCAAATGGAGTATGATGACCAGCAGTAGCTAATGAATTTAATAATTTATTCATTCGACTTCTTTTATCTTCAGTTAGGTCTCTACTTGTAGATGTCCATGCAGATAGAGCATGTGTTTCATCAGAGCCGTAAATTCCAACAAGTTCTATTTTATTCGCGTGTTCTTCCATTATAATTCCTTATTTTTCAATTATTACACAATTACATCATGTGCATGAGATTCTCTCAGTCCTGCGCCCGTCATTCTCAAGAATTGCGGATTTGATTTTAAATCATTCAGATTATCTACGCCTTGATATGAACAACCAGATTTAATACCATCAATAATCTTAGTTAAAATCAAATTAAAACTCTCTTTAGCTGGGACTATTGAGACTACTCCCTCTATATGAGAGGTTTTATGGGTAGAGCTGCCTGCGTATTCTTTAAATCTTTTTCCGTTAATGCTTTTAATTTCTCCAGGTGTCTCTTCGCAGCCAGCAAAAATATTGCCTATCATCATCAAATTAGCAAAACATAATCCTTTGACACAATCTCCAGCAGATTTTGCCCCACCGTCTGAAATTAATAATAAATCACGAGTAACACCTTCGTCAAGCAATCTACGACGACCTTTATCAGCCTCTACTATAGAAGTAAATTGTGGTACACCATTGCCGGTTTCAATCCTAGTAAGACAAATACTACCACCACCAATACCATTTTTAACTATGTCAGCTCCGGCTTTCCATAATTCATAAGATCCGATATCAGTAGCTGTATTACCAGCGATTAATAATATGTTAGGATAAGTTTTTGAAATCCATTCACACATTTCAATACACATAGCCGAATGACCATGTGCCACATCAATGCACAATATTCTAGCCCCAAATGAAACTAATGTATCTATTATTTCAATATCTTCTTTTTTTACACCAACAGAAAATCCAATATGATTCCAAACATTTGATCCAAATTCTTCTTCTAAAGATTTGACAATATTTATTTGATCTTCTAATGGCATGAATCTGTGGACTATGCATAGTCCGCCAGACAAATAAATAGTTTTAGCCATATCAAAACCGATCAAAGATTTCATATTTGAAACTATAATCGGGTGTTTAAGAACTGTATCGAGTTTAGGTAACTTAACTGTTGTTTTTACTAAACTCCTCGATGGTATTTTACTGTATTTTGGCACAAGTAAAACATCATCAAAACATAAACCGTCATTTATAATCATTTATTTGCTCCATGCTGCTAAGCAGGCATACTTATATCCGCACTAGCTTAAAACTTTTACTTTTTCTGTCAACACGTTTAAAATATAAATAATTATAAGTGGAGAAATATGGACGCCCAATCATGGTTAAATTCATTGCCTAATAATCCTGGACCAGCCCGTGATCAAGCTGTACTAGATGCTATTTCTGGAGGAATAGTTGTATGCAATTGGTCTCCAATAACTTCAACTATCGCTGGTCATACTGCTATTTTTCAAGTTTGTGAGGATGCAGCTTACATAGAGCTACCTGATTCTTCTAGATTTAGATTTCAGGTTTCTGCCACTCTTGCCCAAAAATGTGCAGATTTATTATCTGCCTCTTTCATCACATCAAAAATTAGTGATTTGGCTTATAAACAAGCACAAGTAGTTGTCGGTGTCTCTACATTATCTCCTGATCCAGACATGGTAACCACTGACAAATCTAAAAAATGGAATACAGCGGTTGAAAATAAACGTGCCAGTAGAACTGGATTATTTAGAGATTGTGGAAAGGCATGGATATTGAGCAATAGATTATCTACCCCTGTCAGTGCTGTCAATTATGGATTTTATGATAAATCTGCACCATATGTTAGCCAAGGCGGATTAAAAATGTGGCAAACAGTTGGTACAAGACATGATAGATCTCATACAGATTATTCACAAACTCTTATATTAATGAGTAGTTCCTGTGAAGTCGATGGTCAATCTGTTAATGTAATTGATGTAATGAAAGATCCTAAGCTATCTTCTCTATTAAGTTATGAGGGAGTTTTACGTTTCACGCGCCAACCCGGAGTATAACAAATGTCTTTTAAGGATGAATTTCTAAAAACACCTCCTGGACCTGCCAGAGAAGCATTAGTTTATAATGCTATTATCCAACAAGGTCCTCCAAAAAATTTAGTACCTGTTACTGTTCCTGGTCCTGGTGGAACTAAAATAACCTATCAAACTATGGCTGATTATATTACCATTGATGGAATTCGTGTGCCTATGACTCCAGTCACAGCTCAACGTGTAGCTAATCATTTTGGCATGATGTTGCCAACATCTAAAATGTCACAACAAATATATGAAGCTGCAAAAACTAAAGTACGAGCTAATCCTCTTTCTGGCACAGGATATGTAAGTCCATTAACAGGTAAGAGATATTCTGGCAAAGATGTTGTAAAATCCAGAATTGGAGAATCTGATGCGGCGGTTGCTTACAGTAATTTAACAAATCAAGAGTTATCTAAAATTAAAAATCCTGGTTTAATCAGCGGTCATGGTAAAGAGATCACTGAACCAACGCAAAGTGCTAGCATTAGTGATGTTAGTTTCGGTGGTTGGCAAGGTGCTGGCGGAAAAGCATTACAGCCATATACAAATGCTCATAAGGGACAAGCCGCATTTCATACAGAGTATGCATTAAATACACGTTTGATCGATGATGGCAATGTTATTATAACTACACCTGATGGTAAAACCATTTCAACAACAATGCAAAAATTAAGAGCTAATCCTAATTTTAGTAAAGCTATTGCAGATGCAACAGGCATCAAAAAATATGATGATAAATCACAAAAAGTATCTCCTACAAAAACAATTGAGCCGGCACCAGGTAAGGTACCAGCTCAAATTGCCGTTTCTCCACAAACAAAATCTGATCCAGGTAGAGTAGCTTTATTGCAAATAATAGACGATCTATTAAGTCAATTCACTAAAGGATAAATCTACCAAAAAGCCTTCATATTTATTCTTCTAATCATTTCATCTTCACTAAAATATATTTTAGTGAAGATGAAAGTAAAAAAAACATCAGGAATAGAATTATTATCACCAGTATAAAAGAACACTCTGATTTTTGGATACTTAAAATCATAAACAGTAATAACTCCCGCCTTATGAGTTTTATAATTATCTGATGATAAGTCTACTAGAAATTCTTTAATTTTTGGGTGTAGATCATCTAGATTCATTTATGCCTATAGGTGATTCTTCCACGTGACATATCGTATTCACTAACTTCACAGGTTACTTTATCACCTACTAAAATCTTTACGGAATTTACTCTAATTTTTCCGCTTAGAGTGCAAAGTACAATGACGGAGTCATTAACTTTTACTTTGAAATTGCCTTTGTTAGCATCTACAACAAAACCTTCAAACTCTAATCTATCTCTATTCGCCATCCTATATATAATCCTTTTATGTTAAAAACGAAAAATCTATATCGTATAATTTATTTAACGTGTCCACTAAGTCTTTAGATGGACCCATACAAGTTATCCACTCATTCGTCTCAGCGCAAGGTAAGACACAATTTTCTTTATTTTTGAATTGTAAAAAATATTTGATGTCCAAATTTTTCGCAATACGCCTCAAACGTTTTAAACCTATTGTTAATGGAGATACTTTTTCCCACGCATTATCATATAACATATATGATCTTAAATAATTGTCTAAACCCAACAATGTTAATACAATACAGTATTCAGAAGTATCTTCCACTTTACCAATTATTAAATAGCATAATTTACTTATCTTAATAAATTTATTTAAAGACAGACCGGCATACAAATCGGTTTGTATTAAATTTTTACGACACAATTTTAAATCGTTATATGTTATATTTAATCTTTTGTTTTTAACAATATTTAATGAGTTACCAAATTCATCAAACCAATGTTTGTATAACTGTAAACTGTATTTATCATTGTTGTAGAATATATTGTAAGGTTTTAATCTACATGATCTAATGATAAATGAGAGTTCCTCAATCTCTGTAAAAGAAGCTGCTAACAAGATTGCTTTGTTAATTTGAAAATAAAATCTATCTAAACTAGGGCTTTTCATTCTTCTAAGATGGACATATCTATATCATCATAATATTCAGAGCTAATTGCTGGACCTACTTCATGAACAACTGTTTTGATGAACGGTAAATAATTAATCCCTTTTTCTTCTGCTAATTTTCTATGTAACAGATAACAGTTTCTACTATCAACTTTAGCATTATGTGCATCTGCTAATTTTTTAATTCCTACTAGATCACAGGAAGACTGAAGATCAAAACGTTGTTTTTCAGATTTAACTATTCCTATTTTTTTTGCATACTCTTTGGTTAATGGAATGGTGTCTAACCACAAATTAGCAGGAAATGCCTGGCTTTCACTTTTCCATAAAGCATGTAGAAACCTACGATCGAAAGGTGAATTATGAGCAACGATTACACGATGAGCTGGTGTTCCACCATCTTCCGCGAAAAATCTATTACATTCTGCTACAACATCAGATTTATTATGACCACGGTCTAAGTCTGCCATAGTTTTTTTAGTAATTCTTAAAGCATCAAAACTCGCTCGTTCAGGATGTTCACATTTTATACATCTGTGAAGCTGTACTCGATCTACAGCTCTTATAATACCGATTTCGGTCATTTCATGATACCCACAGCTTAACCCGGTAGTCTCAGTATCAATAACGTAATAAAACAGTCCGCTCATTATTCACCAAAACGCTTTCATATTTAAAGATTTTTCTATTTTATTTACTATTATTTTCATTTCATCGACGTGTTTAATAATAGAAAGTTTCGCTTCTAGTTCATCAACTTTAGACAAATCATCTTTATGATCTGATAACTCAGATTTTAATTCCTCTGAAGCAGAAATCATTTCATTATAATCTCCAGCCATTTCTTTCATTTTTTCAGGATTACTGTAGATATTAACTTCCATGTAACGACGAAATTGTCTAACTGTCTTCTCTATTTTCGCATAAGTATTTGGCTTATCTTTTTTCATCGAAAAATACTTTCCCGCATAAATAAAGGTAACATTCCTTTATTTTTCATTTCTTCTTGTACTGTAGGAGATAAATAGTGAAAACCACTAATTAACTTCCTGCATTTTACAGAACCACAGTTACATCTCATTTGCCAAATATCTACTGTGTCCGTAGAGCTAGTTGAATAATCAAATGTTAATTCAGAATCAGGAGCAATATCATACAAAGAATATAATATCGCCCTATTACCAGCAATAGATAAATAACAATTAGGATCACAACTATGATTTACATAATCATCTTTACCACCAGATGGTCCTATAAAAATATCAGGACCTACTTGTAATGTGGTTGAACTATCTGGTAAATTACCACTGTTAAAAAAATCACCAGTCATCTCAATGATAGGTATATTTTTTTTAATCTTAACAGATGTAAAAACGCCCTGACCACCTAGTCGGCTAGGCTTTAATTTAAGATAATCTTTAGAAATCATATTAACCTAATAAATTCTTCATAAATCTAATCATGGTACTACCAGCCTCATAAACTATTAATTTTAATTCTCTTCTGCCTACTAATCTATGTTTCACGGACACTGGACTTTGATTTTTAATCAATCCAGCCGCTTGATGAGCATCCTCTGCTAATATTCGATATGTCAATGTTGCTGGTAACATACATTCGACTTTTACATCATAATAGTATTTTGGTTTTGGTAATTGTTGTTTTTCAGCCATAATATGTCTATATCATTTCCCAACTAATTCATAAAATCTATTCAAAAATAATACTTCAGCTTCTGCCGGACCTAATGGTTCTATCTTTAAAGGTATGGGCTTAATATTAGTTATCCAATCTTCTCTTAATGGTGACATTAAATCACGAGCTTCAGTAGCCAACATTAATCCATCTGCAATTTTAACTGATGGTGGTTCTGCCATAGGAAGATTAAACCTTTTACAGATAGCTTCTTGCATTATCTTTTCAAATTCAATGTAGGCTCCGAATTTACCTGACCTTTTAAGAGGGCTAGGAACATCTATTAAATAAGCTTCTGTAGCATCATGAAGCAAACCCCATAATCTATCAGAACTGTCACACAGGTAAGATACTAGCACGCTGTGCTGAGCTACACTATAGAATCTTTTTACATGTCCGCTAAACCGACACTGCATAGATAGCGCATGAGCTATATCCTGAATTACAATGGATTCATAATTAGGATTGGTTGGAGTAAATCTTACTCCGCTAAAAGTTTGAATCCAAGCCTCTTCTGGATTAAACTCTTCTGAACCAATATCATATCTAACCGCATATCCATTATCTGGATCTTTACTTAAATCCCTTGGAGGAATAGGCTCAGATTTTAATTGAGGATAATCAGTAAATAATTTATTAATTGCAATTTCATCTTCTTCAGTACAAATTGGAGGAAGAGTATTGCTTAAATATTCGGCATCTAATGGGTTTTTCATATTATTGACCTGTGCTACCAAATCCACCAGCACCTCTATCGGAAACTGATAGATCTTCAACTATTTCAAACTCTATTTTGACTACTGGACAAAGAACAATCTGTGCAATCCTATCTCCAACTTCAATATTAAAATCATCTTTTCCAGAATTCATTAAGATTACACCTAATTCTCCACGATAATCACTGTCAATAGTGCCAGGACTATTCAAAACAGTAATGCCTTGTTTAAGAGCTAAACCTGATCGCGGTCTTACTTGTATTTCATAATCTACAGGTATTTCAAATGAAAGACCCGTTGGAACAAGTGCCCGATCACCTGAATGAATTACTAAACTTTTTGTAGAAGTAATATCCATCCCCGCCGCACCCTTAGTTTGATATTGGGGTTGTTTGGATAGAACAGAATTCAATTTTAATTTTACTGGTTTAATCGTTGAGAAAGTTGTCATGTTTACCTCGGAATTTACTTCATTTTAATGATGAGAGAAAATAATGTCAAGTGCATATAATGTTATTTTTTATATGCAAATTCCTTCTATTATTTTTGTTAATTATGACTCTGGTTCAGTAGCGCAAAATACATTAAAAACTCAATTAAATATTGATGAGCTTATGAACGAGGATGAATTTGATGCGCGTGTCGCGGTTGATCCTAATTATCCAGTCATTGTTCATTTAACTAATCAAAGAATTTTAGTGACTCGCACAACTTTTCAAGATCATACGAACCGACAGTATGCGGACGTCGTGCTGTTTGTCAAGAACGGGCTCGCTACTGTTTTAGAAAATAATTACGGTCCCCCAGGACTCTCCTTTAGAGTAGAGCGCATAAATCTGTTTAATATGCTGGCAGATATTAAAAAACTTTCTTCCAGAACTTTATCATGTCACCGATGCCATTGTGGTTGTGGATGTAATTGTTTCAAGCATTTACCAGTAGCAATACAGAAGTTATTAATTAATCCTTATGATATTAGCGGAGTCCACAATGCTAATTGTGACAACATCTTTAATAATCCAGAATTTATTAACAGAAAATGATGGCATAATAGTGTATAAATTTTAATCCCCACTAGGAAGGTACCATGGTTGACACAAAAGCGATACTTAAAAAAGCCGAATTATTTGAAAAGCTAGCTCTTTATGGTGACAGAAAATCTTTTCTTCAAGCCCTAGCTCAATCTCAAGACGAGTATGGTTATGAATTAAATCCAATGGAGCCTGGATTTGCTGGAGAACTACCTTCTAGTCGTATAGTTGGCAATAAGCCGCTTTCATACCCAGAACAAGAATCAAAAGAGAAACATTCAACTAAAGTTTATAAATCAATTGCACATGGTTCACCAATTAATCCGCAATTACAAAAAGCTTTAATTCTATTATACCCAAATGCTATGAGTGGTAGTAGACCTGATGGTGTTTTTGGACCAAGAACCCAATCAGCTATGAATCAATGGAAAACTGAACGTCGTGATAACAGAGGTCTCGCAGATCCTTCACTACAAAAAGATATTATAACCTCCGCCGGGTTAGCACAAATAAAATAAATTTTATGGTCTGCAGTTAAGTAAGAGCGTTATCAGGTCTGTATAAGTTCGATAATTAAACCATCACAAACAAAAGAGACGCATTCGCGTCTCTTTTCATTTTCCTCTCTCGACAAAAACTTGGGGGATCTATAGGGGGAAGGTTATCTCTCTACCATCAGATAAAAGCAGTTAATTTCCGGATGCCCTGTAGCCAACGAACAATATCTAATACTGTGTCTATAGGTATTTTTTTACCAGTCTGAAATCCATTCCAGTGAATCACCCATTGACATTTAGAAAATCTATAATCTTTTATAGGATCTATTTTATTAAGCAATACCGCAGGGTTTCCTAAAGCAGTTTTATATTTTTCTTCATACAAAGTTAAATCCAACACTAAATCTTTCATTTGATTATCCGTGTATTCAGATTTAATTATCTTTGCCACAAATTGACCAACTCTGATTCCTCCAGACTTAACAATAAAATCTTTCATTTTGTTCTTTTTAACATTTGTTAAATCACAGAATCCTCCGGCTTCTTTTAGTTTCATTTTTTGTTTGATTTCAGATTCCGCCGGAATCCAACTACCAGAAAAACTATCTGGTAAACTTTCTTCCTCTTGGGTATATTGTTGATTAACAAGCCTTTGTATTAATTCAAAATATTCTTGGTTAGTCATTTTCATAATTAATTATATAACAATTTATAATAAATTCACATCATTCTATGAATATCAATAGAGTAGTTAAATTAATCGACGTTTTTTATTCTCTAGCTTCTGAGAAGTTGCCGCCTGATTCTTCTAATTTAAAAACTATATTAAAGAATATAGAAAACCTTGAAACTTATCAGGCACGTATTAAATACGCAGAAGATAATTTAGACCATCTGTCCTCTGGATCATCTCGTATTGTTTATCAAGCACCAGATAAAACTATTATTAAATTAGCCAAGAATGATAAAGGTATAGCTCAAAATAAAGCTGAAGCCAATCCTAAAATGAAATCTGATTTCCTAAACGAAATTATTTCTAAAGATCAAAAAGGATATTGGATACAAACATATTTTTTGGATAAAATAAATGAAAAAGAATTCGAAAACTTAACTAAAATTTCTTTTGAAGATTTTAGTGAGGCATTGTCATTCGGAACTGATAAAAGTTCCAGCAAACAGCCTAAGAATTTTGATAAAGTATCAAAAACTCCTGTTTATAAAGAAATGAAAAGGCTTTGTGAGGATTTTGATCTGGTATCAGGAGATGTGACTAGGATTTCTTCCTGGGGAACTAAAGGTAATAAACCTATATTAATCGATGCAGGATTAACAGGAAAGATCTTCGAAGAATTTTACGAAGATGAAGATTCTTCCTCATAATAATTTTAAATATCGATCCATTGACATGCCGATTCCATGTGTTATCTTTAGGTGAAGATTTTTATAAGATCCACCTAAAGATTATGATTTTTAAAACTATTAAGGATTTAATTGAACATAAATCAAATTGCACAATTTGCAATTCACCATTGCACGCTTTTCTCAAAGAAAAAGCTAGGAATAAAGAAAGTATTCCCCAAAAAAGAATATGTTTAATTAATTCTAAATTCAAAAACCAACAATTTGAATTTAAATTAGATTATTGTAGACATAATCTGGATATCCATTATCAAGCCATTCTTAATGATTCTAATCTATTAATTCTGGACCCACCTATTTTAGAAGAAAATGAAGTGGAATATGCTTTATCATTCCTAACAGATCTGTTTCTTAATATTGAATTACACTGTCTCAATAAAGAATGTAAACATAATTTTTATACCTTTACCTCAATATTAAAACCAAAATATAATTCAGATATTGGAGTATTTTTTCTTCCATTCTTTTTAGATTGGGAATGTTTTAACTTGAAACATTTATGGATTCAAAATGATAACGTATCCCAATTAACAAAAATTTATAATACTAACTCTATTACAACACTTCCAATTACTATGCCTTTATTGCAAATAAGTTCCGATAACAAAGAAAAGATATTCAACAGAATTAAAACTATTGTAAATTTTAGATAATAATATGTTAAAAGAATTTTTAAATTTTAATACTCATTGCCCATCTTGTAAAAACCCCCTTACTTTATTCATGAGATGGTCCGGAGATATCATTGATAATGATTATCGTTTATTCAGGTTTCATCACAAACCAAATGAAAATATCGCATTTCGAGAAATTAAACAAGATAATAAATATCCACAAAACTCTAAACACTCATTAGGTATAAACGGAATTATTTATCCAAATACTAATTCAATCACTTTCAATACTACCTCTGCAGAAAAGATAATTCAAAACCAAGATTCTATCTATTTCTTTTTTATATGTAATCCCAGCTCCATTGAATATCTTTCTAATGATTATGAAATCAATGTTTACGATTCTTGTTATTTTAGATCATCTTTTCCAGTAAAATTTGTAAAAAATGATAATCGTCTATGTCCGACATATATAGAACCACCAGGTAATCATATAGCTAATGAGCATTTTACTATCCTAGATAAAAAAGAAAATTCAGAAAAAGTATATGTTTTAACTGTATCTCATGAAGATAACAAAACATATTTAATGTATTACTCAGTTGACAACGAACAGACTTCAGACGAAGCTTTTACACCAAAAGTTTTTACCAAAGAACTTCCATTACTGAAAACTAGCCCTGACCCATCCGACAAAGACAAGTTACTGGAACGAATGAATTCCTGGATAATCATGAGTTGATTATACGCATTAGGCGCCGAAGTTGCAGACTTTTCTTTCTTAGGTAATGGCGTCAGAAACTATGTAGAAGCTGTTTGGATTCATTTTAGAGAAGAATTAGACAGAAGAAAAATAGATACAGAATTTTTCTGTGATCTAGAAATATAAATTTTATGAATATCCCGCAAATAATCGCCTCAAGCGATGATAAACTTTCATCGCTTTTTAATATGATTCCTATTCATATTCATGAAAATAGGGTAAAAGAAATAGATCATCAGGTCAGTTCCCCGGAACTCTGGAGAAATCCACAAAAAGCCGCCGTTCTTATGAAAGAAAGACAAAAACTTTCAGAACTAATATCTTTCTTATCAACCGCCAAATCTAAATTGGAATTCTATAAAGAATGTTTATCTTCCATTCCAGATGAATTAATAGGAATAGAAGACCAAATAATGAGTTTATACTCCGCTATCTCCAACTTGGAGTTTAAACAAATGTTATCCGATCCACTCGACGATTCTCCAGCAATAATTTCTATCAACGCTGGCGCTGGAGGATTAGAAGCCGCTAATTGGACTACCATGCTTTTTAGAATGTATTCCAGATATGCCGCCGCTAATGACTTAAAAATAGAACTCCTTGACATGAAACCCTCAGAAGAACACTCTTCTATCTGTACAGACTCCGTCTCTATTCGTATCGAAGGTCCCTATGCTTATGGCTTTCTTAAATCAGAAATAGGCGTTCATCGATTAATTCGTAACTCTCCATTTAACGCTAATGATGCCAGACATACCTCATTCGCCGCCGTGACTGTTCTCCCAGATATAGAAGATCAAATAGATATTCAAATAAATGAAAAGGATATCGAAATTACTACAATGCGATCCTCTGGCGCTGGTGGACAAAATGTTAATAAAGTAGAGTCAGCTGTTAGATTAAAACATATTCCAACCGGTCTAGTTATCAATTCTAGATCAGAACGAGACCAACATACCAATAGAAAAATTGCTCTCAAAATTTTAAAAGCTAAACTTTATGAATTAGAAGTGAATAAGAAAAATGCCGAAAAAGAGAAGTTCTTCAACTCTATGCAGGATAACTCCTTCGGACATCAAATAAGGTCATATATTCTATTCCCATCCCAAATGGTAAAAGATCATCGCTCCGAATATGAAACTAAATCTGCTACACAAGTTCTAGATGGCGATTTAACTCCATTTATTAACGCTTTTCTACATTCAAATGTTAACCGTTAAAGATTTCATTGGATACAACAATCCATGCTTCTTCTGCAAAACACCAATAGATCTGAAGATTAGATCTACTAATGCATCAAATGATCGATCTATCTCTATCAAACCGGACCTATCATCGGAAATATTAGATCTTGCTTTAAAAGTTACCTATGTGGGCACTCTTAATTTAAAAATAAATCACACCCACAACAGATTTAATTCAAATAATTTTAAAGACTTGACAGCATATTTAAAAGATTATAAGCTCTCTATGAGCCTTCGCTGCAATAAATGTGGCACTACCATAAAAAGCAAAAATTTACAATTTGATCTAGTTAACCAAATTATCAAACCACTAGAAATATCTAGCGAAGTTCTCAACGTTATAGGTAAAGGTACTTTTTATTCTTTAGTCTCCAATTTCCAAAAGAATATATCTATCCTGTCCGCAACTCCTATGCAACTAGGTAAAAATAATTATACCACTATACTAGATCTCCCACTGCAACCACTATCAAAATTCGATAGTCCAGAACATTTCATAAAGAAAATGAAAACCCTTCTTCTATTTATATGATATACGAAAATTGCCCAATCTGTTCAAAAACATTATCAAAACAATCAGAAACTTTAAACCCAGGTTTAATAAGCTGCGAGTCATTCTGCGAAAAAGAAAAAGACCACTCCTTCTTCTCAAGATGGTTTAATGAAGAACCCAATCAAACGCAAATAATTAAAATTGCTTTCAAAGGTGACTCCAAAATATTTTTGAAACTCAATTACCAATTACAAAAAAGTTTTATCTGGACAAAACCAAATGACGTACATCCCATTAAAGTATCATTGTTTGAACCAGATTTCTCTGATATCCCAAAACTTAAAAAGAAACTCAAAACCCTTCTTCTATTCATATAAATATGAAAATCCCATCCGATTGCCCTATCTGTCATCAATTCCTGTTAAATAAATACATACAAGATGCCAACCAAATCGATGTCCTAAAGAAGAAATGCTTCCGCTCTCCCACCCATAATATAGAATATACCTCCCTCCCAAATCAGGACGATTCCCTTAAATCTATCACTCTCACCACCTTCAATAAACTAGAAATCTCCCATTTCAAATGGGACTTCCAATTAAAAGAATTCACAATCCGTTTCCCCAAAGGAAACTTTACCCAAGAGATAAAACATCTCCCATTCTTTATTCCCAATTTATCTAATCTCCCAACCCTAATATCAAAAATTAAGAAATACTTAATTTTCTCATGACATATGATAATGCATGAAGCTACCCAAATTTTGCCCAATCTGTAATAATAGATTAAAAAAAGATGTCAACCCACAAATAAACTCTAGCAAAATCTGCTGCGCTAAATCCCCAGGACACTATCTCGGATACCTATTTGACGAAAAATCTCAGCTCACTCACGTCTTCCTTACCCTAGACAATTACTCAAGCATCGAACTACGAACAATCCATAACGAAACAATCTTCTATTATAACCCCAAATCTAACCTGGATTTTCTCGTCATACCCAAACTCCTAATTCCCGATTTCCCATCCCTCAGTAAACTAAAACAAAAACTATCCATCCTAAGGGTGTTTATCTAACCCACCCATCAAGAGGTCTACCCTTGAATTGCCCCTCCCTAAATTGCCCGTTCTGTAACAATCCACTGCAATTTAAACTCGATAATTATAAATTTGTAAGACAAAACTACTCCCAACCATATTCCTGTACAAAATGTCCAGGAAAACCTACCTTCGCCCTACTCTTCCAACAAGATAAAATCCCCCAAGCTATTGATATCTTCCTGCCCGCCAAATATAAAAAACAACGCTATTATATTCACCAAAATTATATAGCCAAATCTACCACCATCTTAAAAAATAACTACCCCAAATCTATCATCATAACCTCTCTCCCTATCCTAGATATCTCCCCTAATACATCCCAACATACCCTATATAGAATTCTAAGCAACAAAGCCTTCCTATGACTCCAAATTGCATTTTTTTTGCTCTTCTATCCTAGAAATTACCGAATTATCAAAAAACTCTTCCGTTGCACATTGCCCCCAATGTATGAAAATAGAAGAATATTATATTTCTTATTACCTAGAAACTAATAAAAAAATTGACACATGCATGGTTTATCACTCAGACAAAAGTATAAAATACTCTGTCGCCCTAGACCTAAAACTATACACTATCATCATCACTACCTGGGAAGCAAATGCCCTAGTCGATGCTATCTATTTCCCCTCCCACTATTCAATTCCCTATTCCACCTAATGGAAATCGCCGGACAATTTGCCCAGCGATTCAATAAAATTAAAGCTTTCCTTTAATTCATTATTCCCTCACCTCTCAAAAACTCCTGGATCTTATCCACATGTACAAAAAATACATGCCCAGGGGCATCTCTCATCAGAAAACTACAAATCCCCACCAATCTGCCCTCCATATCAAATACCCCACCACCACTGTTCCCATGCCAGCCACTCACGTCAACCGCCAAAAACTTATCTCCATCTTCTATCATATCCTCCCTTATACCAGCTACCATACCCTCTAAATAATTATACAACATACCTCCAGTATGCCCCATAACTATCACCTTCTCCCCAACTCCTACCCCATTTCCTATCTTAACCCCTTGCCCAACTCCCGATCCATCTATTGCTAACACTAACGCCAAATCAGTATCCTCAGATACCGCACTCACTATCCCCCACCTAGCCGGACTTAAACTAATCCCCATCTTAGATATATTTACCTCACTCCTTATCTTAAATCTAATCAATGATCCAGCTTTAGCCTCATCTTCCTCATCCGTTACACAATGACGAGCCGTTATAAACCTGTCCTTGTCTATCCAAACTCCACCACAAATCATCCTCCATCCATCCTTGCTCTCTTTCACTATCAACAATGTCTCCATCTGTAACTCAGGTATCTTATCCATCCCTCCTTCATGCTTGATTTTCACTTCCCCCCCACGGCAACAACTTACCAGCCCTATCACCATCAGAACTAACACCATTATCCGAAACCATAATACGTTCCTCATGATCTTATCCCGTTCTCTCCACCGCTCCCTATCAATTATATGTATTTATCAACTTATTAAAGTTTTAATTCAATTGCCCTATACATAATTTTAATAGATACTTTCAAAAATCCTTATTAGTAGTTTTTTTCATTTTGTTTGTTTTAATTCAAATTAACCGTTTTGAATTCGATATTTTCCATTTTAGGTCATATATTTGGTATTTTTTATTCTCTTTTAGTTACATTTAATTCTTCCTACCCCCTTTTGGGAGGCAAACCCCGTGCCAACACCTGACCCATCCCAGCCTTTTCCCGCCACCCCCATTGCCCATCAGTTGTTCCATCCCATCCCAAACAAAGGTCATACAATAGATTTATTAATCTATTCTTTCCGTTGACACTGTTTATTCTTTTCTTTTCCCATCCTATCAATGATTTTCTTTTCTATCTTCTTTTAGTACAGCCCATCCGTCAAACATCCCAAATCATACCATGATCACCATCCTCATCACGTTTTTCGGTGTTACCACCACGGAAACGGTGCCCGATCAGCCCATCCAGCGCCGTCGTGCTGCTGATCTGCTGATGAAGGTAGCTCTCGCGGACGGCAAAGGCGCCGGGCACCGCGACGGATGCGATCCCATCACGGTCGGTTGAGCTATCATGGCGCGACTCCTCGATAGGATGCTGGGTTACTGGAGCAAGCTGGATGACTGGAGCACTAAGGTAGAGACCTACCTGCTCTACACCCATCGCAAGTTCTGATCGGAGAAAGTCATGTCAATCATCGCTATGACCCTGGTCATCATCGCAATCTTCATCGCAATCTTCATCGGGCACAAGGCGGGTCTCACGATCTATGCCATCGGCACCGCGGTTCTGTGGAGCCTCGTCGGGCAGCCCCTCGCCTACCTCCTTACCGCGGTCCTGTGGAGCCTCGTCGGGCAGCCCCTCGCCTACCTCTTTCTCCCCCACGTTCTCCCCATCGTTGCCCTCTCTCTGCTGGTCGCCGTCGCGGCGCTCATGGTTTCACGATGGTGGGGGCTCCTGCTCTTCATCGTCGGAAACATTGCCATCACGACACTTTTCGGTCTCGGTCTCGGTCTCGGTCTCGGTCTCCTGTAAATGGTTCCAGTCGAGACCCATCCTCTTACGTAGTGGGTGAATGTCATGCTCGCAATCTACAACGCTCGCGCCTTCCTTGTCGCGAACCTCACAACCTCACGTGGTTGGGACGGCTGGAATCCTCGGGGCGGACCCTGATGATCCACATCGATTACACCATCAACGGAAAGCGGGCGACCTTCACCGACTACCGCTTCGAGCTGGTCAGCAAGTAGTGTACCAAGGGCGGAGCCTCCGGGCTGCCGCCCTTTCACTTTTCTTTCCCGGTAGTGGCACGCCGATTGCAATATACACTTCCTGTGCCAATCAAGATAGCATCATAGGTTATGGCATTAGGTTTGCATTAAGCAAGTTGCTTGCCATGCTCTGCTGGTCCCCAGCGAGCTCGATCCCATCCTCCCCTAGTGTTCTGCTATTAGCATGAACACCCTGCAAAACATCCTCTCGACCCTCGCCGCTCTTCACACCGCGGATGCCGCAGTGACCGCGCTCCCCGTTGATGCTTCCGACGGTGAGGAAGATTCTCTCATGGCGGAATTCACCGCCGCAGAAACTGCGCTGTGGCACATGGCTCCGGCGTGGTTCAAAGATGCCGCGAGCGTCGGCGGGCTTCATGGCACGGGTCTTGCCGGCGATCCGGTCTTCTGGGCTCTAGATGACGTGGCGGAGCTTTGCGCCATATTGGCAATCGCCGCGCTCTAGCAACAAGCATGCCAAGGAGAGCTCGCTCGGGCTCTCCTTCCGGTTCGCAGTGCAAGACTGCTACGTCGTTGGTGACGAGATCGTGCTTGACGTCGAGCACCTTGTGGGCGGTGAATGGCGCCCGATCTTCATCTTCAGCGTCAAGGAAGCGGAGGAGCGAATCTTTACGCTGCCCATCTAGAGTCCCATCCTGTATTGGCTGACGGGTATGGCATGAGCTACCTCGTCAAGCTGAATCAAGTTCTCGCGACCCTCGCAGCCGTTGACTCTTCCGTCTTCACTGGAACGGAGGATGAGATGGCTCTGTGGGACGCGGTGATCGAAGCAATCATCGAAATCGTCCGCCTTGATCCGACGGCGGCGAAGTTCACGGCTGGCATGGATCCTGCCGCCATCTGGCAATTCGCGCAGGAATCCGATTTTGATTCTTGGCGCGATGTCGCCGCCAGGATCGACGTATCAAGCAAGTAACGTGCCAAGGGTGGAGCCTCCGGGCTACCACCCTTTCGGTTTACCGTTCTACTGTGGTACGAGGTTTGCATAATGCAATTAGCTAGCCAACTCCGGAGTACAAGCTAGAGAGCTCGGTCCCATCCTCTAACAGATATCGGCAGTGACATGGCAACTCACCTGATGGTTCTCGGTAATCACGAAGCTGTCAACGCGTCTCTCTTCAACCCCAACCGTTACAGTTTCCGGTGGAATGCGGATCACACGGCGTTCGAGCCCATCCTCGCCCGGTACTGGGACGATGCCAGCTACATCGCGAAGCGCTCACGCGACACCGCCCCGGAATGGAAGAAGCCCATCGCCGAGCCGGATTTCCATGAGAGGAGCTGGCTCGCGTTCCAGGCTTTCATGCACGATCCCATCGATGATGTGCAGGAGCCCGAGTTCTTCCCGCGTGACGCGACGGAGACGATGCCTGCCGATCACATGTGGTTCTGAGAGATTCCCATCCTTCCACGAGGAGAGCCTGAATCATGCAAACGCCTTCCATCAAGCATCCCGAGAGCAACCACCTTTTCGCCCGGCGCGCCGCCGAGGATCAGATCCTCGTCGCTGGAGCCGGCACCTTCGCCACCGTCGAGGATGGCAAGCTGTTCACCACACCAATCGCCGCTCCCGATCAGTTCGCGAAGTGGCGCCCGGTCCAGTGAGGGGAGGGAGAGGATCGCCTCTCCCCTTCTCTTTTGCCGTTCTGTCATGGCACACTGTTTGCAAACTGCGAGAGTTATGCCATTCGCTATTCCCGAATCGCGAATCACGGCTAGCCGTTGGCATGGGTTGTGCAATATGCAATGTCGAAGCCAAGCCCGGATCGGACCCTCCGGGCGCACTAAGAGGAGACCGGCGACCCATCCTCTAACAGGATCCCCGAGGACTACCGGCAACGCTGCGAAAGCGAAGCTGGACTCGGGTGGAACGCTCCCCGGTCCCAAGCTGCAAGAGCAGGGTCCAAACGGTGCGGCACCGTCAACAACGCCGCGGCGATAGGGAATACCTACCGCACCCTAATCGGAGGAGAGAGAGACCCATCCCCGAAAGGGGTTCTCCAAAGGGGTCAGTCACTCTCCAACCAAAAAGGATTCACCGCCATGAACTCCCTCACGTCGCTCTCTTCCGCCGTCGCTCTCCCCGATAACTCCGCGTTCTTCGCGGATCTCCTCTCCGATGATCCCGAGATTCGGGCGCTGCTGGACGCGGCGTATGGTAAGGGTAGCACCAAAGTGCCCGGCGTCACCGTGACCCGCTCCGGTAGCCTCAACGCCCGTCCCCTCATCGGCGGGATCAAGCCCGGCGGACGCAAGTCCCGTGCCAACGGCGATAAGCCCGCTCGGGCTCCGAAGGCGGACAAGCCCGCCAAGGAAGCGAAGGTGGAGCCCATCCTCGTCGAGCTGACGTGGAAGTCCAACGGTTCGGGCGCTGCCCGCTTCCTGGAAGCTCTCTCAATGGCGGGGAAGCGGTTCCGCTGCTACGAGACGGATGGTGTTGACGTGGTTTCCGGCGAGTGTCACTCGGCGGGAGATCCCGTCCTCGCCTCCAACGGCGCCCCTCTCACGTACTTCGCTGGCGACATCGCCCAGCGGTCCGACGAGCGCGCCGCGATCGAAGCCTGCTTCGACGGCTCCTCGCGCTCCGAAGCGCTCGGGACGCAACTGGATCAAGCGCGCATGCTCGCCCAAACGGCGATACGGCGCGGCATGTCGGGCAAGGTCGAGCACCGCGCCTTTCACTACAGCGGGATCGACAATTCCCCGCGCACCGTGGTTCACGCGGTGTATCACACGGGCGTCGTCGCCTCGGCTCACCCCTGGCGTTCTCCGGATGCTCACTCGGCGATCTGGTCGGTCGAGGGTTACGTGAAGGGACTCCCCCGTCCCATCCAGAAGCTGCTCGGGGACATGTGTGCCCGTGAGCGTCTGGCGACCGACGAGGTGATCACGCTGGGCAAGCTCCGCGCCTTCGTGGTCGCGGAGGATCAGGAGAGCTTCGAGTCTCTCATGAACCGGGAGTACCCCTCGTCAAAGGAGATCGAGACCATCTTCGCCCTGGATGGCATCACGGTTCAGGACTACACGGTGGTCGAGAAGCTGCACCCGGTCGTGGTCGCTCTCAAGCGCGAGCGTGGCATGAGACTCCTCGACCGTCTCGCCAAGCTGGAAACGTTCGCGGCGATCCGTCTCGCTGAGGTTCAGCGCAAGATCGATGCCGTCGAGGGCGGCGATACCGCCAAGTCGATCGCCGACATGTACGCCGAAGCGGACGCATGCGGATCGATCGCGACGCTGGAGGAAAGTATCCTGTCCTGCTACGATCCGCAGGCGCGCATGTACTACACCCTGCCCGTGGGCACGGTGATCCCCGCCGGTCCCATCGAGCGCCTCGCGGCGCACCTCGCCGAGCACAGCCTGGATCTCACGAAGTGATCCCGCCGGGGAGGGTTCGCCCTCCCCATTCTCACCCGGACGGATAGGCGAGCGCCTATCCGTCCCCTCCCTGGGATCGATCCCATCGGAGAGGAGAGAGGCGGCTCACAAGCGCTGGCGGGCGGGCGTGAGTATCTTAACGCGCACGTCTCTCTTCTCTCCGCTGCGACCCATCCTTGGAGCACAGCACCGGCTAACCCATCCTCATTCACACGTGGAGAAGGTCATGCAACATCTCATCATCGGGTTTCTCATGGGCGGCGCCATCCTGGCGATCGAGCAGGCGGACCGGCAGATCGTCCCGATTCTCACCGGCGTCCCCATCACTTCCGAGACGCGCTGGATCAGCGCGGACGCCTACAACCGGGCGGGCGAGTTCCTCTCCGAGTGCGAAAGCCGCACCGGCTGCTTCACCTCCTGATCCCATCCCCAGCTACGTCGAGGTTCCTCATGAATGATCGAATGGGTACGTACGTCACCACGGTCGTGGGCGGACGCCTGTGCATCAACGACGGGGTCGGCTGGCATCCCATCAGCGCCGCCTGGCTCGCCCAGCACGGCTGCTTGTTCCGCAAGCGGTAACCAATCCCATCCTCTGAGGAGACTCCACATGTGGAGAGACGATGAGATCAACAGGCTGGATCATCCAGCCCCCGACGGATATGTCCGCGTGGCTGCGGAAGATCCTCCCATCGACAAGGATGACGACTACGCTCTCATCATCTGCCACGTCGTTTCCTGGCTCGGGAAAGGTTTCATGCCGGCGGTTCGATACTTCGATCGCTCCGGCACCTTTCGTCCCTGCCACAACGGCGACGCCCATCGCGGAGAGGATCGAGCTGCCTATGACTCCGCTGTCACGGAAGGGCGCAAGATCCTCGCCGACATGCAAGCGCTCACGAAGTCCCACACGTCTCCCATCTCCTGAGGACGCCATGAACCAGAACAGCAAGACCGCGCCCGTTCGCAACGCCACCCACGACGAGGCTCTTCTCGCCGACGAGGCGAAGTATGCCCCCGGCGGACGTGTCCCCGCCCATCTCCAGGTCGACGACTACGAACCCGCGGGCTTCACTCGCATCACTCGTGCTCGCCCGAGCAAGCGCGCCCAGAGCGCGGAGCGCGAGCGGTTCGACACGCGCCGGCAGCCGCGCGAAGGCAAGTACTGATCCCATCGGGGATGTAGGTCTCGGGTTGGTAAGGCTGGATCATAGGCACTTCGGTGCCCCCGCACCAATCTTTGCTCTCTCTATAGGAGAGGGGTAAGAAAGGTTTTGAACGGCGGTTGAGTCCAGCGCTCGAAACTGAACGCATGTTTCTGCGGGGTCTTCCCATCGATGGTTAGAGTCCTGCCGTCAAACGTAGGATGGTGCGGGTTCGACTCCCGCAAGACTCCACCAAGAAGATCACGTGAAGTATCTTCGTACATCCCATCAACGACGACGCGACCGCGGAGTCAAGGCTCGACACCGCGAACCGGGGATGCGTTGGAACCGTCGCAAGGACAATCCTTCACCAAAGCCCGCCACGGCTACGCCTGATGTTCAGGAACACACCTAAATCCCATCTCACCAACCTTCGGCACGAGGTCATGATGAATCAGATCAGCGAAAAGGCGAAAGCGTTCAAGGCGGCAATGGTGGCGAAGCGAGCCAAGGAGAAGCTCCAGACCGCCCATCGAGATGAGCAGCACGCCAAGCGTACCGAGGCGGGTTACGTCGACACCGCGCAGAGCGAGCGCGCCGACGACTTCGACTGCGCCCGAGCCTGGGACGCCATGGAGGCGTCCGCGGAGAAGACCTCCCATCGACACTCCGCGAAGCACGAGGCGCAGGTCGCCCGTCTCGCCGCCGCGCAGCAGGCACGGGTCGCCCGCGGGGAAGCGGACCCCGAGCCCATCCCGGTCAACGACCGCAGCCACAACGAGCCCTTCCCGGTCGTGGAGTACAGCCCGGTCCGCGTCGCGCCGGATTTCGACGAAGAGTGATCACCTGCCCCGGCGCCGAAAGGTTCCGGGGCTTCGCTCTTTTCTTTTCTGTCTTGGCACGGGCTTTGCAATATACACTTCTCATGCCAACCCAATGGCACATCTTTTGCAATCTGCAATGTCCGGTCCAAACCCCGGAGCACCCATCCTCTAGAAGCCCCCGGCTAACCCATGCACTACGCAATCGAGATCGTCGGTTCTTTCCTGGGTGTTGCCATTCCCGCGTGGTTGCGCGTGTTCGACTGCCGCAAGCCCATCGGGGAGGAGTTCTCCGCCAAGGCACCCTGGACGTATACCTACGAAGGCAAAACGTTCAGCCCGGCTTTGCTCGGCTCCGAAACCGCCGCGGTGGATCTCGGATTGCGAACCGAGAAGGAGAACAACGCAAGCTGCCCATCCTCCGGCTCGGGTTACGGCGACACTCGGACCAATGAGTCGGAAGCCCATCTGGCAGTGACTCGCATGATCGAGAGCGCCATCCAGCATCACGAGAAGTGGCTCTGGGCAAACGCTCAACCCAAGTCGACCGATGGCGGCGGGTGCTACTACCAGCCCATCGCGGTCGCCCTCTGCAACTTCGGCTGGTCGGTCATCGCTGACGGTCGGCACTACGTCGTCCCCCAGTACGTCTAACCCATCTCAATCTTCAGAAGAGGTACGTCATGCAAGTCATTCTGATGAGTGGTATCCCGGGAAGCGGTAAAGCGACCCTCGCCAAGGAATTGGGTGGTCCCCTGACCGTTGTCTGTTCTGCCGACGATTACTTCGTCGATCCCATCGAGGGCGCGTACAACTTCGATCCATCCAAGTTGTCGGAAGCGCACGGCGACTGCATGCGCAAGTTCGTTTCCCATCTGCTCCTCGACGAGGCGGATACCATCATCGTCGACAACACCAATCTGACGGCACTGGAGCTTGCTCCGTACGTCGCCGTGGCGGCAGCCCATCATGCCAGCGTGGAGATCGTTACCGTTAACTGCAACGTGGATGTTGCGGTGGAACGGAACACCCACAATGTTCCCATCGGTTCCATCCGTCGGATGGCAAGGACGCTCCTCGACCGGGCGCTCCCGCCTTACTGGAACGTCATTCAGACGGTGCGCTGACCCATCCGAGAGGTGTCATGAAGTTCATCGACTGCAATAGTCCGGGCTGCATCTTCGTCGGAGAACAGGTTCACTGTGACGGTCTCTCCTACCTGGGAGGTCATCCCTGTCCCATCTCCGACGAGCTGGCAACCAAGCTGATGACGGACCCGGGCGACGAGGAAGGTCCCTGGACTCTCCAGCCGGCGCCGGCGTTCTGGGCTGACAACAACGGCAAGCCTGACTGACCCATCTGAGGAGCACACATGATCGTTAAGGTAACGTTCAGCATTTCCGGGAACGGTCAAAACGGAATGGGATGTGTTCCCGAGCCTGGGAAGTTCGACACCGATCCCATCACCTGGGCGATCGGTTTGGAATACTTCTCCGCTTCCGAAGCGCTCGTGTGCTGGGATCCGTTCCAGGACGGTTCCCTCTACTGGAAGCCCAAGGGCGACTGACCCATCTTCTACCTTCCACGGTGATCGTCATGAATCGTAAACCTAGGACGAACGGACCGAACCTGCACATGTGCAATCCTTTGGCGGTGCCTACCCCATCGAAAAGTTACATGTTCGGCGTGGAGATCACCGATCAGAACCAAGCCGAGCTGTACGATGCCTATCGGTCGGGACAGTCTATCGGGGATGCGTTCTGGTTCGCCGAATGCATGTACGATAAAAAAGAGCGTCTTGCTCTGATCGACCGTCGCGTCGCCGGGGGCATGTCGTTCCACCCATCCTCTCACTCACTACGGTGATGATCATGATGATCGACTGCAAGTGTTCGGGCAACGTGGCGTGTTCCGGTTGCAAAGCGGCGGCAGCGCAGGAGCCCCGAGCGGAACGCCAGGCGCCTCCCGCTCCCGAGACCCATCGTCCCTGCACTCGCTGCAAAGGCGAGGGAACGATTCCCGATATCTTGAACAAGTCCAAGATGCGCGACTGCCTCTCGTGCGGCGGGACCGGCGAGTTCGCACCCATCAACCTGGATGATCTCCTGAATCGCATCCGGGCGAGCCAGGGCAAGAACAAGGGTCGGCTCCGCGCCAGCATGACGTCTCCCATCCGCAAGGACGGGATGAATGCGGCGCGAGCCTACTACGTCTGGCGCATGGCGCGCTTCCACGGCGGGCAGGATACCACCATGCCCATCACGGCTTCGTACTGCGTCCACGGTGATCCCTTCACCGACAAGCTCGACGCCATCGCGGATCACATCGCCAAGCAAGCCTTCGGCACGGATCTTGCCGGGGTCGCTCGCTGGGCTCGTGCCTTCGGGATGGTGTGACCCATCCGTTAACCGAAGTCGAGGTTGCTATGACGGATACACAACGGGCTCTTCGTGAGGCATTCTTCAAGCAGGAGGAGCGGCTCGCCCATCTGGTGGATGACAAGCCGGAGAACCCTTCCAATCTGGAGAAGGCAGCTTTCTGTGAAGCCATGTTCGATTTCCGTGCGGCGTGGTTGCATGCCGTCGGCTTCCGGGACGGTCTGCAAAAGGCGTGCCAGCTTGCGGGGATCCAGGGTTTCGAGGAAGCGGTCCCATCCACTACTCCGGCGGGGTGAGGATATGAATCTACCCCGCGGCTACGAAGTCGGTGTCGTTCGTGTCTCGCGTTGCGATGAAGCGCAGGAGCATGCCAGGCTCACCTCGACCCATCGTCAGGGTGACTGCTGTGTCATTCAAGATGCGCTGTTCGAGGATGGTGTGGAGGTCGAGGGCGCAGCCACGGTCTCCCGCTGGAACAGCGGCAAGCAAGTCTTCCCCGAACCCATCAGTTCTCCGAACTGTCTGTGGGACGAGGAGCTCGAAGCGGATTACCTGACCGAACTCTATCGGCAGGATCAGGACAGGGAGTAATCCCATCTACAGGAGTTCGACATGTGCATCAAGCTCGGTTCTTGCAAAGGCGAATGTCCTGGGTGCAACACGCGTCGAGCCCGGCTCGACGCGGACCGAACCGCCAAGCCGTTGAGCCGGATCGTTTCCCATCCTCCGCGAGCTTGGTGCTCTGGTCCGGGAACCATTCTGGTGGACCCGGAATACGAGCTGCCCGACGGGGTGCGACTGGCGCTGACCTGAGAGCTGGTTCCCATCCAGCAATGTAAGGAGAGGTAATCATGAATCACGATGCCCATTTCGACCGCATTGCTCGCGAGATTCGTGAAGATGATCTCGAAACCTTCACCTTCGCCGAAGCCCAGGGATGGGCAAAGGAGCTGGGCTTCTCCGTCGAGCGCCCATCCTCCGTCATCCAAGCTCTCGAAGCGCGGGGATTGAAGAAGGTCGAGAGGCAACCGCCTCGCAAGTTCCGCACGTTGGGGAGCAATCCTCACGATCGCTGGCAAGCCTGCCCGTCCCATGGCGGCGGCGCGGGCGACAGCATGATCGGGATGGCGGGACGAGCTGGATGATGGGCATCATTGGGCGCTGCCTCGGAAGGGGTCGCGCCCTTTTGCCGTTTCGTTTTTTGGTTGGCATACTGTTTGCACTCTGCACGATAGGTGCCATCTCGATTCCCATCCTCTAATTAGCTGTCCGGTGATTACCATGTCAAGCAAGGCGTCGAAGAATGCTGAGGGGATGACGTTCGCGGAATGGTTGGCTGCCGCCCATCTGCCGGAAGTAGATCCCCCGATCGACGCAGCGATTGCCTGGGCGCGGTGTGAAGATCCCGCCGACTGGCTCACGGGAACCTGACCCATCTTCCAACGACAGAGAGAATGAACATGAAGCAAGTTCTTCGTATCATCGGTGGTCTTTCGATGCTCGTGACTCTCTGTCCGCCGCGTGCGGCGCAAGGGGCTTTCGATTCCCGGCTCGAATCCTACGAGGATCGCAATCCCATCCTCGGCGGCAAGTCGACGGAGGAGTTCCTGGCTCTCCAGGAACGGCAGGGTCCGAGCGAGGACGACTGCGAGGTCACCGTCGCCAACATCCTCGATCCCATCGAGTCGGAGGGAGAGGACGAGAACGGCGGCGAGATCATGGGATTCGCCACGCAGCCCCGGAGGACCCGTTCCCATCGGAGCTACGACAACGCTGTCAGCAACGCCGGGTTCGAGGAGAGCGTGCTCTCTTCGCTGGTCGACGCTTGGATGAATCGCGGGAGGACCTGAAGTCCAACCCATCGACCTGATTCTTTCAGGTCGGAGACCAGGATAGAGGCGACGCAGAAGCGACCCTTGGCAAACCGCCAGCAGCCGCCTCCCGACTTCTCTATCCTGATCTCCGGTCCGAACCCATCAAGCAAGATATCGAGGCAAGGTCATGTATAAGAACACCAAGCACGGCGTCGCGGCATTCCACCAGAACATCGCGTTCACGGGACCGAGCTCCCGCGTGCTCGTCGGTGAGCAGGATGGTGATCCCATCATCACGATCTTCTCCTACGATCTCAAGGTCGGGGAGAAGCGGGGCGGACCGTTCGGGAAGATTCATCTTCTTCCCATGCCCATCAAGGGTACGCCGATCGAGCAGGGCGGGAGCAAAACGAGCCGCTCCTTGATCCGGGCGCTGTGGGCGCAGTATCCCACTGCTCAGAAGCTCGTCTGATCTTTCCCATCAACAAGATCGTCAGAGGTGATCATGTTCTCATCTTTCAAGCCGAACGACATGCTGTGGGTCGAAGGTGTCAAGCTGGAGTCCCGCCGCTACTTCTTCGCGCTCGGCGCCATGAGCGCCGCGCTGGTCATCTACGGCGGGTTCCTCTTCGCCACCGGGTCCTGACCCATCCTGGAGATGTCATGGAAAAGAAAACCTACGTCGTCAGGATCTCCGTCAACCCGGCGACGGGAAAAGAGATCATGATCAACAACGACACCAACGAACCCATCACGGGCAGGATCACCCTGGCTGGTATGGTCCTCGTCGGAACTCGCCTTAGCGGGTTCAGTAAGCTGCTCCTGGTTTTCGAGGAGCGGTAGAGTCCCATCGTTCACAACGAGAGGCACAAGTTCATGAGAGAAGTTCGTTTGATTGGTGGCGTTCCGTTCAACGTCATGGTCTGCCCGCCGCAGCCTACCCCGGATCCCATCCGGGAAGTGGAGATGTCGGTCGACATCGAGGCGGGCATGGCGAACCAGCTCGACGGCGTGTTCTTCCCGTTCACGGGTGAGCCCATCGTCGGCAACGCCACGGACATCAACGCGCATGTCGATGCGCGAGCCGGTGATGCCCGTCTGTTCGAGTCGCTCGGCTGATACGTTCAAGTCCCATCCAAGTCCATTCCGCCAACCGTTCAGACAAGGAGAGATACGATATGTCCAAGGAAGCGAAGAGCACCGTCGGAACCGTCCCCCCGACCAAGAATCAGCGGAACAAGGATCGCAACAATCGCAAGGGCAAGCTCGTCGAGCACGGCGGGGTCTGCTCCGCGTGCGGCTCCGAAGCGACCAGCTCGCGGACCGGGACGCAGCACGCGCCGTGCTCCGGCTTCTTCGAGGGAACCTTCGACTCGTCCCATCTCAACACGCTCGCCAAGACCAACTACCTGACCGCCGACGGCAAGGTCATCGACACCCGGCGGCAGCCCATCAACGGCTTCTGGATCTCCAAGGAGGAGCTGACGTCGCGGCTCGCCGAGGAGGATCGCCGCGCCAACCTGACGCTCGCGGATCAGAACCACTGCGTCGTCGACCTGGAGGCGGAGCAGGACTGTCTGAAGGTCCGGTTCGTCAACGGTCTCAACCAGCCCATCGTCTACACCGTGGGCTTCGGCTGGGTGACCGCTGCGGCGCGCGCGTCCCAGGCGCAGCTCAACGAGACCCCGGCGAATGCCCCCATCTCCGACGAGGCAATGGACACCTTCATCGAGGATGCGCTCGGCATCGGTGCGGAGGCGCACGAGCCCATCTCCGAGGAGCGCGAACTGGTCGCAGCGTGACAACGGCGGACGTGAAGGACGGCGATCTCAGCATCGAGGAGATGCTTGCCGTCCTGAGCCCCATCGTCGAACGGTTCAAAGAAGAGCTGGCGCTCGAGGCGGAGGGTCGCGAGATCTTTGGGGATAGCTTCCCCCCGCGGCGCAATGCGATGCGGTGCGCCGCGTACGGAGAGCCTGACAAGGACTTGATGGGCGGGGATGCGCGAGCGTCCCTGCCTATCCTTTTACGCGAACGAGGCTATCATGATCAAGGAGATACGGAAGCGTCCTGCTGGTTCGTTCTGGATCTGCCCGAAACGTGGGGCTTCCTCCTACCATCTGAAGTCCTGCAAGGGTCGCTGACCCATCGGAGCGGTTATCATGCGTAACTCCAACGGTCTCACGTTCAATGAGTGGCTCGCCGGTGCTGCGAACCCGAAAGATATCTCGTGGGACGTGCTGGAAAAGGCGTGGATCGACGGGGAAGATCCCAGCGAATACCAGCGTTCCTAGCCCATCGGACGAGGACCACTGATCATGGATATGAAAACGATTCGTTTCCTCGACGAGCTGATCGCTACTCCGGAGGGTCAAGCGCTCATCCGGTCGCGGTGGCTTCATGCTCAAGAATCTTCCAAAGCCAAGGCGGCGGCGGAATGCAAAGCTGCCGAAGAAGCACGCAAGGCGGGTCCTGGTCCCTTGACGGGATGGGATTGCTGGGCGTGTGGATGAGCGTGCGGAGCGGATCTCGCGGGAAGCGCTACGTTGCCCATCGTGCCACTGTCTGCACGGTCTTCGAGCGGCGCCGGGGGCGCCTGATACCGAGAGACGCTACTAGCCCATCCTCGATTGGGGATCAGGTGATGCCATGTCGAACCTCAGAGCCTTCCAAAAAGAGTACGCGAAGATCCGAGGTCGCTCGCATTGCGAGAACCGAAAAGAATTCAACCGGCTAGCTCTTGCGTGGCTGGAAAAGCGGGGCTTGGAAAAAACCCCGGCGAACTGGATTCGAGCAGCGAACGAGGTTCCCATCCCCTGTCGCCGATGTGCTCAGACCGGGCGATTCATAACGGGGACGATGAACGGTCAACCGACCGGACCTGGCGGTGATTGTTACCGCTGCTCTGGTAAGGGCTGGCAAAACGATGATGATGCTCGGCGCAACTACGGCGCGGACATTCATCAGATAGTCCGCCTCTAACCCATCGAGGAAGAACCATGGACGTCGATACGATTCTTCAAATCTGCTGTGGTACGGGAACCGGACCCTCCAAGCCCATCGTGGCGGAGGAAGGGAAACCCAAACCGCGGTCGCTGAAGTTCACCATGATGTATAATGCCCGATACACGGGTTATTACTACGTCAGCCCCGACAGCCCCAATCCCCATCAGGCTGCGCTCGATCACTGTCGTCACACCTCCAATGAGGCGTGGCACGGAACGCCTTCCGACAAGGCTCCTGGCACCTGGGAAAATTACCGGGGCTAACCCATCGTCTCGACCATCGGAGAATGTTTATCATGTGTGACAAGATCGGTTGCCCTGGTCCTGCATCATGCCCCTCCGTTGAAGACGAGAAGTTGGTTGCGATGACCGACCCATCGGCATTCCTTCTGCGTGAGGTTCAGCGGTTCGAGGGCATCACGATTCTGATTGGGGATTGCCGCGATGGCGATGCCTACTTCGCCCTGCCGCGGGTTCTCACATTCGAGGACAAGACCTTCGCTCTGACCGGCTGGAACAGCGATGCCCATCAAGCCTATTGGAAGGTCGGTGGTCTGATCGCCAAGCGCGGGGCGCGGATCGATCGCCCGATTGAAGGGTCAGAGCTAGGCTTCCCATCCGGGTCACCGGCGCGGGAGTATGCGCAACCCTGCGCGGAGGTAATCATGAAGTGGACGTGCTTCGGAGTTTGGAAAAACCGTTTCGTATTCCGAACGGACGACCCATCTGGATCGTGGGTATCGATGGTGTGGCACTGGCGCGTACGGGTGCGTCCGTGAAGCCGCAATTGAGAGCGGTGCTCAGCTACAACCAGCTACTACCCATCCTCAGCGATTATGAGCTGAAGATGGTCATCGCTCGGTTGAACACCGACTACTTCGCCGAGGCATACCATCGACGGGTGTACCTCGGGATCCTCGCCCAGAACGGCTGGACCGATGAAGGGTTCGATCAAGAGACGCTTCGTCGTATCGATGCTGGATGGGATATCAAGACGCCGCCGCCGCGGGGTGATCATCCGATGGCGAAGCCCGAGACTCGAAAGAGTTCCGGGCTTTTGCCCGTTCTGTTTTTTGGTGGCACGAGCCTTGCATATAGCACTTTACGTGCCCAGCAAGTGCGTTCCTAGTAAATTCCGGGCACCCATCCTCTAGCAGTCTGGTCGGTAAGAGCAAGTCGTTGCCTACCGATAACAAGGTGGGCGGCGCATTGGGAAGCAACGAATCCCATCTAAATTGTTAGGGTTGACTGTTCAGGGTCATACTGTTTAAGGTCTGGAATATCTGAGTCCCGGCACCCTTCGATCGATGTAGTTGCAGTCCCATCCGTTTGGTGGTATCGCATAAACCAGCCAGTACGTTTGTCGGTAGTCGAATAAACCGTCATCACGCGCCAATTGAGTTTCGGGGAAGCCGATCCGAATGTAGGTCCCGAGTAAAGGAACACAGCCCATCTACGGAAAATTTGGGCTAGCAATCTCAAGCAGCGCGACGCAGCAGAAGGGCGCCGTTTCGTTTTGGTCGGGAGTCTAAGATTGTCCCATCAGAAACGTGGCGGAACTGGAACTGGCACTCAACGAATGAAAGGTAGGTTCGGCTTATGCCACGAGACTCGCCGTGATAGTCGTTGGTTCGGGGGATACAGGGTGGAGCCCATCCCCAATTTGTGGGCAGTGTTTCCGGTTGTTGGTATCCGGTGAGGGGTTTGAACCGCCCTTCATAGTGGGTTCGATTCCCATCATTGCCTCCGCTAGTGATCCCGGTTAGGGGTGGATGAAAAGACACGGGTCTCTCATATATTAAAGACCACCGTCGTGATCACTGGCAACAACTTCTATCGACTCATCTTTTCATCGAAGGTGTCTATGGCAACGGAAACATTCGGTCGTTCGCCGTACTACGGCTGGGAGATTCTTTCCATCGACGAGGCACTTGCCAAGATTGGGATCGAATCCCATCTCGTCAATGGTTTGTCTGATCTCACCAGACAGCACAATCGTCTGTACTACAAGGAGGGCGAGCGGATCCACAAGCCCACGGAGTCGCAGCTCCGTCGGCGCTGGGCTTTTCCCATCCGAGGCAGCGAGTTCAAGTTCGTCGTCGTCCAGCGCAAGGAAGAGGGCGCCAGCGGTTACGAGTTCTGTATCGGGACCTGATCCCATCGGCGGAGGAACCATATTCTATCTCGAAGGTTTCTTGTTCTGCGAAGGGCTTACCGCCGCGGACCATGGCAATGCCATGATGGAGGCGGGGAAAGTAGCAGACGTCGCGACCCATCGGACTGTCATCCTGGTCTATCGTACCGTGGGGGACACCGAGATGATCTGCACCAAGATTCAATCTTTCGAGGATTGCCGGAGGGCTTGTCCCATCGATAAAAAAGATGCGGACGATCTGCTTCGCGATTACATGAAGTCGGCGTTCACGATGCTCTCTGACTTGCGAGGGTAGGAGACCCATCATGGAAATCGACAAGCTGGTCAAGGACCTGACGGAAAACGCCGGGCTCTATCCCGGATCACGGGTGGTTATTGGAACATCCTCTCAGGTTCTCAACAGGGAGATCCGGGGGATGGTCGCGGCGAAACGACTTCCCATCGCCGAAGGTTCCACGCTGGGCGACGAGGATGGCGAATGCAGCAGCCTATTCCTCGTGACGACGATACCTGTTTCGGCAGAGTAACCCATCAACGGAGATCGATCATGACCATTGCAAGTGCCGTTCTAGCTCAAGGTTCGTTAAAGAGCAGGCGCACCACCAAAATCTGATCCCATCGGAGATTGACATGTATAGTGTTCACCTCTTCTTCCTGATCGATCGTGACACTCTCAAGGTCGACCGCGCTGCGATCTGGAGCGATGGTACTCCGTGCATCGATCAGTCTCGATACATCCCGGTCAAGTGGACCTCATGGGATGGCAAGACCCATCAAGAAGCGCACGATCGAGCCACGAACTATCTCCGAACTCATGGCAACAGCGCCATCGGTGAAGCGCTCACGAAGATGGTACTCGGGGGATAACCCATCAGAATGGAGCGATCTTCATGGAAGAGCTGAGCCTCAAAGGTATTTCTCTGAAGGGAAGGAATCGTATCCGGGGGAAGGAATCGTATCCGGGAATTGGGATCCATCTGGATGGTTCTCCTTTACCGAAACACGGTTCGCTTCAGCCCCATCCGCCTCCCCGGCGGAGGATGGTTATGGTATGAAACACGATCATTTACGTGTCATCCTTCTCGCCGAATTCATGAGCGATGATACCGCTCTAGAAGATGCCGTGCTCGCAATCTATCGGAAGCAAACCGAAGATGAGAAACGGCAGGGAGCGACAACCCATCACAACAAGGTTGGCTTCAGCGGGTGTGATGCTCGTCAAGCCACCTACTGTGCCAAGTGGTTGCTCGACACGAACGGGAAACGGAATCCCCATCGACATCTGTCTGGCAGATTCTTGGATTGGGCACGACGGGCGATGCCGAAGTACGCCGGACAACTGGCGACGATCGTGGCAGCGAAGGAAGAATCTTATCTCGTCGGCGAGAGGATTGCGATTCAGCAGTTTTAATCCCATCTTTCGAGGACATCATTCCATGACTACCGACGAAGCAATCGAGGACATCTGGCGGCGGGTCGCGACCTCTGTTCGGGAGGACGTCGACCCATCGGTTCTCCAGTGGGTGTCTGACAGACTGTGCCGCGCTGATTGGTGGTACGGTGATGGCAAAACGACCGACAACAAGACTGTCGGTTGGGGAAACAAGCACCCATCTACAAAGGATTTTCCAGAACGATCATGATCGGTAACAAGGTGACGCCGGCGAAGCGATACTTTGTTGGTCATCTTCAGATACGGGCAGCCGATGCCAAGGTCTCCCTCCGGGAGATGCTCGGTACGAACACGTTCCCATCGTTACCGCTCGACGCCGAAGGCAATCGACTCTACCTCTAAACCATCTACGGAGGCTACATGAAACAAGCATACGACGTGGGCGACAACGTGGATGGTACGGTCACCAAGGTGGGCAGGACCCATCTGACCCTTACCATCGGAGATACCACGGGACGACTGCCGCTCTCGGATGTGCGTGCGGTTGCTCGACGTGCGATCCCCATCGTCGGAGCCGACATGAACGTGACGGTCGCAGGGACGAAACGCGGTAAGCTGGTTCTGAGTTTCAGCCCGGGCTGATCTCAATCGTTGCGCAGTCGAAAGATGAGAGATCATGCACAACGGATCAGGCGTGAGGATCAAAAAACCTACACCGAAGACCGCCCATCCGTTGGAGACTTCGCGCAACAACATCTGTAAGAGATAAGGAGAAAGGATGCGAATCCGAGATGGTCCGCTCTGAATGATGTTGACGGGTCGCGAGCTTGACATTCCATGAGGATCAAGCTCGCGACTTCCTTGTTCCCATCGGAGGATAAGATGTTCGGTACTCAAGAGACAACGCAAAAGTTTCAGAAGCTCGGCTTCTCTCTTCCCAAGCGGAGAGGCGGTGGTAACCCAGACTTCGGACCCATCCTGGCGTTCATCGAGCGTAGGATTGCCGGGGTGATGGAGTTCTATACCAACTGCCGTTCCGAGGCGGTGTTCTCTCGTGAGCTTCGGGAAACGATCAACCGAGAACTTGCACCCATCATCCCCGACACCGAGAAGACATTCAACCTGGAGCCGATGAACTTGGTTCTCATGGTTCGGACTACCAAGGACCCTGGTGTTCTTTTGGTCCGCGCGGAAAACCCCAATCTTTGCTGATAGCATCGAGGTGCCACGTGGGCATTCCCATCTTCATCGGATTCTCTGAAGCGAACGTCGCTTTCTTTAACCTTCATTCCAAAAAGGTTGGCGACGACTTCTCGGTCGATGCAAACTTCTGCGGCGATCCTTCTGATCCCATCAACAAGAAAAGGTGTTTCAGTGGCGAAGAAGACGACGAACGGAATCATCAGTGCCGCAACCGCGACGTGCGCCGCTCGCCGCGCGCTTGTCGGCGTTGCTCACCAAGCTGAACGTCCAGATCAGGGACGGAAGCCGGTCTTTCTACGCGGGAGTCCGGGAGAAGGATATTCCCGACGGGATGTTCCCCTTCGGCGCGCGCGCGTTCCAGAAGAAAGATCTGGGCTGGAAAGTGAAAGTCGGCGAGCGCGATGGTTCGATCAAGGTCCGTCTCCCTGGCGAGCCGGGAGACCCATCTGATGGAAAAGCAAGTCAATGCCGGGGGAGAGCAGCTCTTCGCTCTCGCCCTGAAGATCCCATCGGGACTCTCCGAAGCGGAAGTCACGAGGCGAGTTCATTCGATGCTGTTCGGTCTCAGCGCGGCGGCGAAGACCGCCGGAGTCGAGGTCGTCAAGGGTCCGGTTCTGGAGCGGTTCATTTCTGCTCATCTGACCGGCAAGTGAAACAAGAAAGTCGAGGAGGTCCCATCGTGCAGAAAAGTTCTTCGTGGTTCATGGTTGCCGCGGTTCTCGCGGCGGTGTCTTCGCTGGGCTGCGCCGATCGTGGCAAGCCTCCCGAGGTTCCCAAGACGTTGACCAGCACCATCCCATCCGTGACGCCGGCGGACCCGAACGTGTCGCGCTGGTGTTTCTCCACCGCCGAGACCATGACGTGCGTGCAGCGCACCACGCTCCCGAGCGGCGTCAAGAAGGTGGAGATGATCTACATTCCCATCCTTCCTTCGGCGCGGTAAATCTATGTCGAAGACCACTATCAAGACCAGCGAGCTTCAAGGGGCGTTCGATCGATACCGCCGGCTCCCCCTTGCTGGTGATCTGGAGCCAAACCTGGACTTTCAGTGGTGGCAAGAGGGAGTCGCCAATCTCGCCGAGGTGACTCCCATCATCGCCAAGCAGTACCGAGAGGACCGGACTGCTTGCATCATGCACGGTCCGTGCTCAATTCCCGGGCGGTGATCTCGACGCGATCCGCCGCTTCTGTGAATGGTGTCTTTTTGGTGGTGTGGGCAACATGGTTCTCGCAACGCATCAGGATGCGCCATGACCCATCCCGTGACCGGGCTTGACCTTCACGAAGGGGACGCCGAGACTGACCTCGCCGCGTGGATCAAGTATGATCATCGACGTGGCGAATATGAGGGGGACAAGTACCGTTATGATTCTTGCCGGACAACGGCGGGAGCGGATCATCATCGCCCTCTCGTGCTCAAAACACGCAAAGCATACGCGGCTGCCCATCAGGCTTTAACCACGTTAGGTTATGAGCCTTCCGGTTACGAACCGGAACCTGAGACCTACTTCAACAAGTGAGCCAATCATGATGAACTTCTGCAAAGGTCTAGTCGAGTGGATCAAGGACGATCCTCCCCGCTCGCTTGCCTTGATCGGCGTGGGAGCAATGGTCACCTTGATCGTTCTCTGGATGATTAGGTGAATCGTGAAGCTCAAAGAGCTGCGAATTTTTCTCGACACCCATCTTGCCGATGGTACGCTCACTGACGAGATGGAAATCAAAAGCCGTACCGGCGGATATGAGGCGCAGCATCTTGCACACGTTTCAATCGAGCGCGATCATAACGGGATCGAATACCTCGAAAAAGAGGTCCTGAACTTCAGTGCCGATCCGTGAGACTCATTCAGGAGAATCGATCATGAGCTACGACACAATCATCCTTCTTTTCATCGTGTTCTTTGCTGGGATCGGATTCCTGATTGCCCATCTTACCGGCATGATGATCGGTGGCTTGATTGCCTTCTTGATCATTCAGTTTCTGAGGTATCTCGCTCTTTCGTTCTGAGGACGATTGTACAGCGACGTACAACATCCAACCCATCGGATCTCCATGATGATGAGTCTCATGTTACAAAACGAAGATATGAAATACTCGCTTCCGACCCGCTGGGAGATGTACGGCATCTTTCGTGGTAAGAGCGAGTATGGTCGTCGTTCCAGGTATCAGGCTCGCATGAATCGGAACGATGCTTATCTTGCCGCCAAGGGCAAGAGCAAACCCATCAAACATGGGGAACGATCGTGAGAGAGACTGACGACGAATGGTATACGCGGATACGAACCACCCCGGTCGAATCGTATTACGAAGTCAATCCGTTGGTGAGTGATCTCGCGGAGATCGCCCGCCGCTGTGCGACCGACCCATCGCTGCGCGCTATCAAGGATCAAGATGCAACGATGGTGCCTTGTACCTGCGATGAGTGCGAAGGCACCAGTTTCGTCTGACCCATCCAAGGAGAAGTATGCTGAACGATAACAAAGTGTTGAAAGGTTTGAGCAACGTCCTCACAGGCATTGCTTTCATTCCGCCCTTCGTGCTCAGTTTTCCCATCGGAGCGGTGGCGGATAAGCTGGAGCGCCGGTTTGGAGCGGACGCCGCGATCTATTTCCTGGGCGCCTGCTGGCTTCCCATCGGCTTCACTGCTTTCGTGGCAGCGACCGTGATCGACCAGATCGCCCCGCCTGACAGCGTGCGGCTCTGAACAAAAACTAGACGGGAGCGAGGGGCGCCGGCATGCCCCTCGCTCCCTTTTTCTTTTCTTATTTTGAGTGGCATGGTCTTTGCACTCTGCGAAGTTCGTGCCAACAACAATCCCATCCGTTAAGAGCGGCGGGAAAGAAAGCCAAACGATGACGCAACGGTGACGACGGGGAAGCGTTGCGCTTCCCATCCACACGTCTAGTGTTTCTAGATGCAAGAGGAGCAACCAACAATGACCATGACTGCGATCTCGCACCGCGACGAAAACGGCAACTACGTTCCGCAGAACACCGACGCCGAAGACCTCGCGTCGATTCCCATCGACAACAGCGCTCTGCTGGACACCATGATGCTGGCGCTGACTCTCGGCGCTTACGTCCTCGGCTGCATCCTCTACGTTGTCGCTGGCTGATTCTACCGCGGTAACCGACAACCCATCGTCACAGATCATTCACACCAAAGGGAGACCTGGAATCATATGAGCACGAATCACTTCCCCGTCACTTGCGTCAGTGTCACTCCGGGACGCATCGTCGTCAACCTGCTGGACGAGAAGGACGGCAAGGCACTCTACTGCTTCTGCCACCCGCGCGAGGCGGACGAGCTGAGCATCTACAACCGACCCATCGCCGAGTTCCGCGAGATGTACAAGCCGGCGGGGCGCTGAAGAGGAACGAAGGTGTTGAGCCTTCATAAGTTCTACTTCGACGCCCGAGCCCGTACCCATCGCGAGCGGTACGGGCAGGCGATGTTCAACCATCTCTTCGAGGTCCGTCGGGATCTCGCGAATGAGATTCGTGGAACGGACAATGATCCGTTCTATGTCGAAAAGCTCTCCCATCCCAATTGGGATCTCTTCGTGGAGTAGTTCGAGACGAACTGGAGAGTTCCTCCGCCGGTCATCGTCGATATCGAGGCGCTTGCTGCGTTCACTGAACGACGACTCGACAGTGACGTCGCGGCGGAATAAAAGTTAGTGTAAAAAGACGGGATACGAAACCTAAATCCCATCTGTTGCTCCTCAGATCCGATGATGTAGTTCTCGAAAGAGAATCATCGGAGTCGCCAGCCCAGGCGTCAGGTTCAGAAATATGGGGACTACCTTTTGAATTAGATGTTATGAATCCCAAACTTGACATTTGATTATTTTTTTTGATACGGCGGAAAGGATAGTGCCCTGCGTTGGTGCGTCCGCCGTGTTTCTTTTCACCCATCCACCAAGCAACGTCAACCAGATACATCGAAGGGTTACCTAAAGATGAAGTTCCGTAAGACCAATGGTTCCGTGGTTCTGACCCGTGCCGCCGCCATCGCCGTCCTTTGCATCCTCGTCGCGGCGGGATTGGCTCACGGTTCTGGAGCGCCGAGCACGAGAACTACCACGTTCGCCGCGCCTGCTGGGTCGCGGACAACATGCCCATCCCCGAGACCACGCCCGAGCGCGTCGCGCTGTTCAAGGGTCTGATGCCCAACCACTTCAAGCGGATCGCCCATCACATGCGCGACGACCTCGCCAAGCAGGCGAAGAACGCCGGGCTCATCGAGCAGGCGGAGAAGCACAACGCCAAGGCGACGGTCCTCCGCGCGGCGGAGCCCGAGAAGTTCGACGCGCTCCTCGCCTGGCTCCCCATCAACAAGCGCGAGCTGCGCAAGCTCGGCGAGAACCCGGACAGTTCCCAGGCGGATTACAACGCTCTGTCGACGCTGTGTGATCAGATCGACGACTGGCTCCGCGAGCGGTGCCAGGTTCCGGTGCCCGAGAAGTTCAAGCCCATCGCCTCCGACGACTTCGATGCGTGGAAGAGCGTGGTCGGCGAGTCAATCTACGCCCATCTCTTCGTCTCGGATCCGGCGTTCATCGACGCCATCGCTGCCACCCCGGCGGTCTGATCGCTTCGCTGATCCCATCAACTTCAACTCACATCCCAAGGAGAGATACAGCATGCACATCAAGGTGACCTCGAATGGCGGCGTTTACGGACGCTTCAGCTACAACCCGAACGTGGAGAGCGGTCCGGGTTCCGAACAGGAAGCCCGCACCAGCGCGGCGAAGGTGATCGACATGCACAAGTCCCACAAGGGTGACAAGACGGCGACCAGCCCATCGTCCAGCGCGAGCTACGAGATCGTCAACGACGACGGCAAGTACCCGCTCGGCTGAAGCATCATGCTTGACAGCAAGCAAGCAAGCAAGCAAGCAAGCAAGCAAGCAAGCAAGCAATCGTCGGCGCGCAGGTGGCAATCGATGCCGCTTGTGCGCAGCTCGGACCCGAGCTTACCCCTGGTGAGCTGATATGTGGGATCATCGCTTTGTCGGCGACCCATCCACTGTTCAGAACGATCGATGTTGCCATCCTGCGACAGCAGTTGCAGGAACAACTTGATCTGCTAGCGGTTCAGCTCAACTGACCCATCGGCTGAGATAGCTTTTCTCATGTAGAGTACATACCAACCTATACCTGCAAACGGAATGGGAAGGTTGGTTCAGCGGGTTAACGGCGAGTCGCCGGAGCCATCCAACAACAAGAACTACGATGACTCGGGGAAACCCGGAAAGAAGGATGAATCAATGAGCACGATGAAGTACGACGGGATTGTGATCACGAAGAATGCGGACGGCGGCGTGGACCGCGATGCGCTCTACCTGGAATGGCTCGACAAGGACGCCCGGGAGCAGGGTGATCGCTTCACCGCCTGGGAGAAGAACTTCCAGGAGACCATGGTGATCAAGGGGAAGTGGTTTCCAATCGTTCACGAGGCGCTGATCGGATTCCTCAAGAACCCGGCGCAGCAGCAGTCGTGGCTGCCCCTCACCCTGGTGACGGACATGATCTACGGCTCGCTTCTCCAGTCCGGCAAGATCGCGCTCGACCGTTCGGCGAGCGGCGTGAAGGACATCATCGGCGAGTACATTGAGAGCCAGTGCGGCGACGCCAAGGAAAACCCCGAGGCGCTGCTCTTCGCCGAGTCGTCGAAGCGCGGGAAGGGTACGCGGATCACCTTCCGCCTCAACCCGAAGTACCGCGAGGCGCTCAACGCGCCGCCCCCGGCGGCTGCGCCGGAGGTTCCCGCCGACGCCTGATCGAACTGAACGACCCGAGGGTTCCTTGGCAGCGATGCCGGGGAGCCCTATGGGCGTTTGAAAAGAGGCGGAAAAGTATCCGCCCATCTGTGTGAGGGCATCATCATGAACAAGTTCCAGAGCTTCAAGTTCCAGGCACGCCTCAAGCTGACCGCCGAGAACCTCGGTTTCCTCGCGATGACCTCGACGCTCGTCGTCGTTGCGGTGACGCCCGTGGTCATGTTCGTGCGTCACTTCGTCTAGCCCATCGTGAGTTTCAACGATGGTTGCGGGCAACATCGTCCCGCCAAACGAACACCCGCACCGGCTTCTGAAAAGGTCCCATCAATGAGTTCAAGCACCGATCATCACGATCCCTATGTCCTGTACGTGCGTGCGTATCGGCAACACCCCGAGCGCTGGTATGGCAGCGAGCCGCCGTGTGCGAAGGGACAGCTTGCGATTGCGCTTGGTAGGGAAGACGTCAAGCTCATGGGCACAGATCTCAAGACTCGTGCGGCGTTCGTGCTGGAGATGGATCGGTACAACGCCGAACCCATCGATCGTTTCTCTTCGCGTGTTTCGCCGCGCACCTGTTCGTGCGCGAGTGATCAGGAGTCGGCGTAACGACTTCAGTCTCGCACGGGGCGAGTAACCCATCTTTGGGGTGCAACTAGATGACATGAGAACCTCGCATCTTTGACCGCAGAGATTTGTCAGCGTGCTGATAGATTAAACCGGGCAGACGAATCTCATCCCATCCCGACGCACCCCCAGCCGTGAGTGGCGGTAACCCACTCTTCCTAAAAAAAAGGTACACGCAATAGAAGGTATTAAATATCTTCTTCGCCAACATGTATATGTCAAAGGTGAAATGCCTTGGCTGAGGCGAGCGGCGTGGACCCATCCGGGCGGTCACACATGTGCGTGATTGGCATAGGTTTTGAATGACGGAGAGACCCTCCGTCATAGCCTATGAGCGAACGTGATGCTGATCATGGTGTAATTGTTTGTGCCCATCATAGATAATAGGGCAGAAAAAGAAGAGCGTTACATGGCACGAGCACCCCCGTAGATTAATAATCTAAAATCCTTAAAAAGGAGCCGGGCGGCGTCACCGCCCGCGTCTCCATACGCGTAGTATTTTTTACTACGCGCGCACTCACCCAGCGGGCATCGAGCTTGCTATAAGGTGTATTTTGTGTCAAAATGCAGATTCCCATCTGTAAGTGTGAATGTTCAAGTGGAAATTAGATTGGTTGTTTGAATCAGCCGAGGGGACAACGTTGATTATCCCCGCACCCAATCGCGCTTATAAAGATCTTTGTCGGTAGGGATGCCGAGCCAACCAATATATGGACTTGGGTAAAAGTCATCGTAGGTCACCGCTAATCACGGCACCTTGTGTCGCCTCGGTTGATTCAAGTTACCCATCCGTGTATGAGCGTATTAGTTGGGACAGCCAAGGAATACTACGCCAGGCAGGCGTACAGATTAATTATCTGGGCTGACGAGCTTGGGATTCGATTCCCCCACTGTTTCGTGACTGTCTCAACTACTGCACTCATTCCCATCCGTGTGGATTTGTATGATCCATTAATCGCGTAAACGTGTGTCTGGAGGAATATGTTTCAAGTAATCCACCATACCTCTGCCGTGATTGCGGTAGAGCTGCGCGAAGCGATTGCAAAGCATCTTGCCGTGCCACTGCATTGTTTGCAGTCGGCGATCGACTGGTCCAATTCCACGCCTGATAATCATGCCTATGCGATCTTCTTCGATCGTGTGGAATGTTCTCAGAGCTACGCCGCGCAGATGGCACAGCCTCCCGGCGATGAAACTATTCAGTTACCGCAGGAACCTCCAACACCATTCGTGTTAAACCTATTCATCCGTGCGTTCGAGCATGGATACAAGATGCTGGGCAAAGCCCCATCGATCGAGATGATCGATATGTTCTTCGACGGCTACAATGCTGGTCGTAAAGATACGTAGGTACGTGGGGAGAGATATGAGCCAATTTTCTTTGTGGACACCCGACGGGCATGAGGTGCGTGTCGGTACGCATTGGCGTCATTCTTCCTGGGATCTAGCCACGCCTTCCGCTGTAGTCGGAGAGATTCTTTTCGAGCAGCAATATATTCGATGGCACCGGCGTGGCGGATCGCAATTGGCTAGAATAGCCGTGCGTCAGTTACGTGAGGGGCTTGGATGGATACGTTCACTCGCGCCCGGTTTACTCCCGACGCATAAGAGTTTGATATGCAATTTCTGATGACGATTCGGATCGACGACTCTCTCCCCATCGAGGAGCAACGTCTACGTGCGCAAGCGGTTGTCGCTGCTTGCGATCAGATCTCAGAGGTTGAGGTGGATATGAATCCCTCACCTTATGTCAATCCTTTTTACTACGTCAATACCCTCTATGGCTTTGCTACTGGAGGAGAAGGAAATCCTCCAGACATAGGCGAGGATGGATGTTCGGAAGCGTTGGGTTAACGCTGATTCAAAACGAAAGGGCGATGACGTGTCAAGTGTAAGACCGCGCATGAGAAAATTGCTTCGGAAGACTTCCGGCAAATGTCACCTGTGTGGTCGTCATATGATCAAACGCAAGCCCGCGTGTTCCGATGCGGTATGGCGTTTGATCGAACCTTCACAAGACCACGTGATCCCTCGTTCGCAAGGTGGCAAGACTACCTTGGATAATCTCATGCCCGCTCATTCTCTGTGCAACTCGCAGCGTGGCGAAAAGCCCCTCGTGTATGCACGCATGCAGAGAATGTTTTTGGAGGCGTACTCCCTCGCCAAAGAATGGGAAGAGAAATCTTTGCCGGTGAAATTGTTGTATCCGGAACACGTTATTTTGTGAGCATCGATAATACAACATACAACGATCATCCTAACACATTGATTATCAATTTTTGTGTGGATGCAGGCGTACCATCACGATTGGTGGTGAACATTGATATTCGAGAGAAAGAGGTGATAATTTCTTTTCCTCTTTCACTTTTCGTTTACTACGATAGGATAACTAGTGCTACTGGACGAGCACTGGGCTATTGGATTGACCCTATTGTAGCAGGGTGCTCGCACCCCGACGATGATCCCATCAACTGGAGAGAGAATAACATGAGGTGTATGGGTTGCAACTCGACTGGCAACGGTCGATGTCACGTACTCGCAAGCATACGTGGACCCATTCTTGAATGAGGTTTTGGGCACGAGCATGATAGGAAGGGTATCTGGAAAAGGTAAACTGAAGTAAGCGGTTACCATTACGCCGATCTGTCAGAACTCAGCAAGATCCCATATATCTAATGTTTGCGGGAGGATTAAGGGACGCCTCCAATTGAATGGCTGGTTCGAGATTGGATTCGTTGGTTCTGTAAATATGCTCCTATGCGAGAGTGTCTGCCAAATGCTCTAGCGAAACGTGGCTCAGATGATATCTTAGTGGGCGCAGAGCGTCTGTTAAGGGTGGTCGGCAGAAGAGCGCATATACAGATACAAACGAGCAGACGTCAACCTAAACTTGATGATGACTAGATAACTGTAAAAAGTTTACTAGTAGTGGCTCTGGGGGTAGCGATATACCACCCATCGAGAAGTTATTGACGGATGAAACGTGATGATTTTAATCTCTAAAAGAGATAGGTTGCGAGGGCTGAGTGAGCCGAGGTACTCTCGCGCACCTAACGGAATAAATCAATGCAGTTGACAACTGTCAAAGATATTATTCCAATCCAGATATCTTTCCTATTGTGCTCGTGCTTTAACCCATCTCAGGAATGAATATGAGTTCCATCAAGAACGTCAACAAACGAACGGCTGCCGACAAAGAAGAGCAACGGCTCGACGGTGGTGAGAAGATGAAGAAGCACGGTACTGCCAAGGAGCGCCTGCGTACGCGTAACCGCAAGCGTGCGCAGCGTAAGCGAGCAGAGACAATCCAAGAGTAGAGGTAATTGAAATGCAGCCGATTCGTATCTACGTGAATGGTGACTTGATGACATACAAGCCTGGCACTCACCAAGGTGGTGATTGGCTTGCTCCCATCCGTCATGGCTACGATCCTTTTGCTGCGCTGGAGCTTCGCTCTTATATGAATCTTTTGTTGGAGTGGGGTTTCTTTTTCACCGGAGAGGTTGATCGAGACGGAGCCCTGGTTCGAGAATGCGTTGGTGCTTGGAACCAGCGTAAAAAATCCCATCAACGAAAGTTCGACAAATGAACAAGATCATCGATAAAAACAAGCTCCCTCGTAACCTTGGCGCATTGCTGGATGCAATGATCGATGTGCTGTCCAAGAACGGCATGAACAAAGAGATGCTGGAAGTCCTTATGGATCCATCGGCAGACAAGATCAATGACATTGCCGTACGTGATGGTTCACCCGCACGTGCGAACAATAATCTGATGTTAGGGCTTGCCTTCTTCTCGGATGCTTATCGTTCTTATGACGTAAACCGTTTCCTCGCAGCGATGAGCAAGAAAGATGTTGCGGACATCAGTTGTTACAATCGCGACGCTTATCGCGCGGCGGAATGTTTCCGACGTCTTGGTGCGGAATGCAATCTCCGAGACGAACGTGGAGAGATTGTCAATATGACTCGTTGACCCATCGGAGAAGATATGTTGTGTCGTGTGTCTGGAAAATTCTTCGACGAAGATTTCACGGGTCGAATAGCTTTCAAAGAATTTGGCTATCAAAGATCGGTCGTATTTGATACCCAGGTCAAAACTTGGGCAGGATACGTTTCGAGTCGGAGTAGTCTTTCTCTTGTTCGTGGAGTTGAATCGGATGGAACTCTTGACGGTTTATCGTTCCACAAACGACAAACGATCTTCATCGGCGATTTTTGTTTGGGTTGGGTGGTGGACTGTGGTGATTCTGTTTTCAAAGCAGAACCCATCAACCATGGTCGCCTTAATCCAACAGGTGCAGACGGTAAGATGACCGAGCCATTCAGCATGTGGACCGATGCTTACAAGTTCTTCCACCATTCGGTGCCTGAGTCATGTCGCGCCCATCTACGAGTAGCTGATCAAATAATCGAGCACACACTGTTTTCTGAATACTTAAAGAGATAGAAAGATACCGTATGAGCCAAGTCGAGGAATCCTGGTGGGATAGACATCATCGGCTCTATGGTTACAAGCAAAGCACCTGGTGGGCTCAGATGCCCATCGAAGAGCGCATCACAATGGTGGCTGATGTCATTGAAGGTGGTGCCATTCCGGTCTTCTGTTCCTGGGGTGGTAACGCTTTGTGGGGACGTGGTGCTACCCATCAAGATGTGGCTGACTGTGTTGTTGCACTCTTGGATCGAAACGATACGAAAGTAGTCGAATGGTTTGATTGGCTGCAATCGTTCCGTGGCGACGGAGAAGACAATCAAAGAATGGTTCGTGAACGTGGTCCACGCGCCTGGTTGATGTCTTTGGATTCTATTTAACCAAACGAGGTTTATGAGGCGAGCTTCTCCAGATGAATTGAATCAGTGGGTGGAACAACGTTGCCAAAGCAGGAGGCTGTGGCATGGAGCGGTTCCCATCGGCTGTGCTTTGATCCTGGTGTTGTGCCGTTTGGCTGGATAGGAGTTCCTCTATGGGAAGCCGTATCATGAGTTTCGTTGCCGGTGTCTTTTGGATAACGGTAGGAATTGGTACGATCCTGTTGACCGGCGCAGCTAAGCATGGCTTGGTAGCGTTGTGTAAATAACCTTCGGAGGATGCAAGATGAGACGAAGAGATTTGATGTTGTCCAAACGATTGGCTGGTCAGTTTCTCCAGGCGATGTTTCCGACTGGTGGATATCATCCACCGGAAGAATTGGTCAGCAGGGCGTTTGCTTGCGCTGATGCTTTCATCGCCGAGAGTAACCTTCGCGGCATTGGGACCGGCATCGATTACAAACCGCGCAAGAAGCGGAAGCCCAAGCAGAACAGTCAGTAATCTCCGCCCGCCCGTGGTCCCATCGTGGATTGCCGGCGGGCATAAACTATTGCAACGACAACCTCGTTGAGGTGGTGACCTGTTCTTAATTGAACAGGCTTTATTAGGTAAAGCCTTTGGTGTCAGATTACGGACCCATCGCAAGATCGCTCCGTCAATAAATGTACCATGATCGATAGCCCTTCTGTCGAGCCGTTGCCTACACACCTAGTTTTTTTCAAACAGATTGAGCGTGGAGAATGAAGCGGCATGAAAGAAGATCTGCTTCTTGCTTTCAAAAGATTTTTGAGGCGTGTACGTAGTTGTTTTCCTAGAGCCTCTCTGAAGAAGAAACCCGTCAGACATTTCGTCGAGCCTCTCATTGGCGAGACCTGGGGTGAATACGAAGACTATTGCTTTGCAGTTAGAGGCAAGAGCAAATATGATTGGGCGCCGAGCAACTACGTATTCAATGGTGCCGCGTTTTTCCGAAAGAGACGCTAACACAAACAGACGTGAATACACGGGAGAGAGATACTCCCGTGCATTCGTAGTTACACATGGAGTTTTGCATGTCTGTTGCAGCAGCAAGTAACATGAATACTTCATATCTTCATCGTGTGTTTCGACAGGAAGACTTCAATGCTACTGTCAGGTGCATGATAAAGAAAGTTTCTCAGATACATGAAGAGACTCCATTTGAGGCTCTAGCTTTTACTGGGCAAAGCGGGGCGGCTATTGCTTACGTGTTAGGATATACTTTGGCGCTGCCGCTAATTCTTGTGCGGCGAGATGACGATGAATCCCATCATGTTAAAGTAAGAGGCATGCAACAGAAGGCGGGCTTCCGAACAGGTCCTAGATACTTGGAAGGGCATGTCGATTCGTCTTCTTTCCTGATTGTTGACGATCAGATCGAGACAGGGGCTTCGATTGATCTAATTACAAACAGAATCAAAGAGTATAATCCATATGCCACCTGTGTTGGTGTTGTGTTGTATTCTTGGAACTACTCTAGAAAACTTCAGAACCCTAATGCACCTCGTCAATTCAGAGATGATGACGATACATTTCCGGTGTACTTCGGCGGGGTCGAGTGCATGAGCCAAAGGAAATAATTAATGGGAGTCGTTTGGGTGGCAGCGGCAAAGCCATTTAAGATCCGCACAAAAAATTCGATCTACGAATTCGACCTAAGTCTGAACCGTTACCGAAAGGTAGGCAATGGCTGGGCAGAAGGTTGGAAGCCGTGTCTTGGTGGAGAGATGAAAGCTCCCATCATGGGAAATCGCTATACCATTGTACGGTACAGCGAGACCCTCTCGACGTCTTGTATACGAGAGATTGATCAGTGACCAAGTTCAAAACTCGTTATTGCATTTACGAAATCGACGCCGGCAAAAAACTTTATCGTCGCGGGAGAGGTGATTGGAAATCCTATCTCTTCTTACATTGCGATGGTAGGGTCAGTCGAAAACCCATCGTTGGGTATCGTTTCGTGATTGCTCGTGAGGGCTGCCTGCCTTTGTTCACGAGCCCGGTCAAAGAGATTCTCTGATCCGAACGTTGAGGAGTATAGTACATGGATCGTAAGATTGTCATCCTTTCTTCTGGTCAGGTTGTTGACCATGTACTGAATTCCAAGTATGAGACCATTCGTTCTCGTCCTTCTCCGTTTCTATTAGAGCTGATCTCCGACGGGTATCGCGTGATCGTGATCACTTCTCGTCGAGATTGGACTAATTGGGATCAATGCTGGATGTCATTGCTTCCCAGAGAAGACATCCATTTTACGGAGAGACATCCGTTTGATATCTGCGACGCCAATGCGCCCGAATATGTGGTGCCTTGGCGCAAGGTATTCGATGAGCTGGGGTTAACCCATCCTGCCAAAACCAGGAGCTGGATCTTCTGGCGAGACGAAGCGGCGATGCAAGGTTTCGTCCTGAATGCCAGGTCGCAAAGGAAAAAAGCAGCATGAGCAATTCCAAACGTAAGATCGTGGATCAAATCGTCAGCGAAAACCTCGATGCCGAAACTGATCGTGCGAAGCGGAAGCAGAAAAGCAAAGCGAAAGCAAAGGCTGGTCGGATCCAAGCGGACAAGAAAAAGAAGAAGTAATGGATCCCATCACAGAACATTGCCTGCTTTGCGTAACAAGTACGGGACTTGTTTTTCTTTCTCGTCCGAGAGATGTTCATCTATCTCGATGGTGGAAGAAAAAAACCATGTCTTCCGGAATGGTGACCCATCATGACGATACTTTCGGATTATAAGTCTGGAACGGGAACCAGTAAGACTCTTGGTAAGCTCCGACAATTGGTAGTAGAGCTGAAAGAAGTACTGGAAGATGAAGAGCTGGATTGGGAAAAGAAGTACGATTTGGTCTTCGATACCCATCAGCAACAAGTAGAAGACCTTTTGAAAGAAGCAAGGTTGCACCTGGATTACTATGATCCGGATACGACCTACGAAGAAGATGCTAAGGCATACGTTTCTGCCTTGGACGAGTTAGTGAAGTAGACCATCAACAAGAAGAAAGCGGAGGACATCATGTTCAACAAGTTTGCTACGGTTCGGGTTGTCGGTGGGCGTTTCAATGACAAGCTGAAGGGTCAGCGCGGCGAGGTCGACACGTCGATGGAGGACGGCTCGTGTGTCGTGACCTTCCGTCAGGGTCATGGCGACGATGCCAAGCAGGAGAGCTATCTCCTGGCGTCGGCGAGTTTGGCGGGCGCGAAGGTTGTGGAGAAGCCCGCCGCCGAGCGTCGGGCGGAGATCGAGAAGAGCATCGGGCTCCGTTCGGATCTCGAATACGTCTGATGCTGATCAGTCGTAATGGTTCTGATTTGACTATCACTCTCGTCGATGGTGACGATGTTGGTGATGAAGTGCAAGCTCTGTTGCGAGCAATTCGTGATCGCAAGTACAAGTGCGAACTGGCGCAGGGCGTACGCATGGGGCGACATGTTCCGAGCCATGAGCAGTTGAAAGAAGATCTTCCATTCATGGAGATGCTTGTCACCTCACTCAAAGAACATGGGGTCGATGAGATCCCATCGAAGACTACTGATCGATGAAGGACGGGCGCTCGCGAGCGCCCGTTCTTTTGTTTCACATTGACCAAGCAGAACATCCTGATCTGATGAAAGTGAAAGACTACCTGGTGTCTCTAAGGAACGTCATTGGTTATCCTCCGGTGGATCGTTCCGCCGGTAGGCACTGATCAAGAAATACTGAAGGAGAATAGCTATGTCTTCCGCAATCTGTTTTTTCCTGGTGCTCTCGATCGTCACCAATGTGTTTCGTGTGTTGTCTATCATTGACGATGATAGGCTTCCATCGCAAGATCTGCTCGCGGCGGCGCCATGTGGTACATATTCTGCATCGTGTTCGCCGCGGTTCTTCTCGTGCTACAATTTCTGCACTGATAAAGGGCGACTATGTATATCTTGCTTTACATTTTCCTTCCGTGTATCATCGTCGATAACACCGTTCGTTTGATCGGTCTTTCAGAAGATCGTACTCTCAACAGTGAGCTACGAGCCGTATGTGCAATGTGGTACGTAATTTGCATTCTTTGCTCTTGCGTACTGCTCACGATCATTTCCCTTCGGTAAACGTTCTGCAACAAAAACTGAGATTGAGCCTGTTACCCGAGATGGGTGACGGGCTTTTTCTGTTTTTCCTGATGGCATATTGTTTGCACCCTGCATAAAGCGTGCCAAGCCAAATCCCATCCATAAAAAGAGAACGGGAAGAAAGCAAACGAAGCGGGGTGCAATGATGAGGAGATAAAGATTTCCCATCGGAGAGTGCCGTGTTCGACAATGGCGAGCCGTCACCTAATCAATGGTGACAGAGCATGCTGTATAAGAGAGAAACCATCTGGGTATTGGTTGTAACCTCATTCGCTGAGTGCGGAAAGACAAGGCAACAGAATGAAACTTTATACCTGAACGCTGTGTTGGAGAGTCTAATTGTTTTCTAAAATGAAAATGGTTTGACGAGAACGCCCATCAAGTCTTCACTCTAAAACGCTGCTGAGAAAGCTCGACGATATCCTGCTCGTATTGGGTCCGATCAACCCGAGAACGACAATAGGAATCTGTAACGATTGTCTCAACCAGCTAGAGCTGTGGCGAACTGCGGGATGAAATAAGCCAGGCTGCCGGACGACTAATTGTGAAACAATGGGAAAGGTTCGCCAACACAAGGGACGGCGTGATAACACAAATGGTCCCTACATTGAGAGAGATAAGATAGAAAGCCAACAAGGCAAAGATTGCTAGCGATATCGTTGTGTCGATTATCAAAGAGGGTGTCCCGCACGAGCGGCATGGTTACTGAACCGATGAGTCCCCATCGCTTCTGGGTCAATAACTCAATTGGTAGAGTAGCTGGCTTTTAACCAGTGTTGTCTCGGTTCAAGTCCGAGTTGACCCACTAATAAAAAGGATCGTAAACATATGCCGAATGTGATCAATGTTTGCAACTGGAGTATCTGCCGCAAGCTCGGTGGAGGTCGTGATCCAATCATTCCGGAAGGTGATCTGAATGGTCACCCGACTGTACTCTGGGGTAGCCCTGGAATGTTCTGGAGCTTCAACGTTATCACTGGCGTTGGTCTCGCACACTCTGGTCGCACCTACGAATTCGATCGTAAATCATTTCAACCCAATGGGTTTGCAAGAACGGTCGAAGAAGCTTTCGACTGGCTTTCGATTCATTGGCTGAAGCCTCTGTAGCTCAGGGGATGAGCCCCGGATACTAAGCCGATAGCCAGGTGGGTTCGATTCCCATCAGAGGAGCAAAATAATCTTATGAAAGAAGATTTGATCGCGGTTGCCTTGTACCCGAACGAAATGGAAAGATTGAGTACTCACGGGCACACCCATGTGCTCGGAATCTCTGCAATCGATCCTGAATGGGGACTCGGAAGATCTACTCTGAATAAGAAGTGGCTCCCTCTCTTTTGTTCGGAAGAAGATAGGAAGAATTTCCCTGACGTCTATTGTACTCGCGCGGCGGAGTATGGTGAAGATGATAATCTCAATGACGAAGAGAATGGCGAACTGATCTATTCAATTTCGGGACACCGTCTTTTATATGAAGTATATCGTCTCAGATATGTTCCTGGATATTGGACCGTCAGTAATGGTACTTATCTGGAAATCTTCGCGGATAAAAATCGTTGCTTGGCGTGGTTGCTTCGACAAGACTATCGGTATCTTGTTGTGAGAGATCATGAGGGTAATGAGAAAAAAATCAAACCCACGATCGAATTGGTATAACCAATCATGAACAAAGAAGTCGAACGTTTCCTCGTTGATTGTGGTGAGTATCATTACTACGATCGCGCAGATCCTAGCGATGTACTAGCTTTGTCAGCTCTAAAGAACCGCATGTTGGAAGTACGAAAAGATCGTGCTCCCGGTGGTATTCTGACAAACGTTTATGATTGGGATTTTATTCCCAAGGCTCTTCAGCACAGAGCAATCTCTCGGCTTTTCTATAGAATCGGTTACTCTTGGGGTTTCGATAAAGCAACTGCAATCAAGCTCACGGCAGCTCTGTGTTTGATCGAGATCTCGCCGGAGATCAAGAGTACGGTGGTAGACCTTTTCAAGGTCGCCAATAAAACCGGTTGTTTCGCCATCCATGGCTTGTCCGCCAATCTGCGATAAAAGTTATGGCAAACTTAGGACTATTTTCGGAAAGATTCTGCTTCAGGTAGAAGTGCGTTTTGCCGCCTACGATGAACGAAGTTTTGTTGTGAATCCAGGTAGCAATTCATCTTTTCACCTTTCTTTCAAGTGGGATTATAGTTTCAGTGGATGGTCAGCTTGCGCCCATCCAGAAACATATCCTGGTTCCCGTATGCATCATAACAAAGATGTTGCTGGGACAGATCGGGAAGAAGGTCTCAAGGTTCTTCATGAGTACCTTGCTGATCCTCAATGGTCGTATGGCGCAGCGTGTGCCTTGATCAAATAATAAAGACATGATGTGGAAGAGTTGTTGCAAGCTCCCACAAACAGTAGATGATTAATAAGCAACATGTTTCTTCTTAGAGGTATAGCGAAAGCCTTGACTACCGTCTGATGAGAAGCAGCATGGACCTGTAACTCAATTGGTAGAGTAGCTGGCTTTTAACCAGTGTTGTGAGAGTTCAAGTCTCTCCGGGTTCACCACAGAGTGTTATATACTGCTCCATAAGTATGCACTCAAAAACTAAAGGTAGCATCGGACAGCTTACCATTGCTGCCGACCTTCTATCAAAAGGCTACGAAGTATTTACTGAGCTTGGAGATAACTCCAAGATAGATCTGATTGCGGTTAGCAAAGACTATGATCTGATTAAAATTCAGGTTAAATGTTTAACGCCCGTAAACGGATCAGTAAAACTAAGTTGTATAAAATCTGGACCAAACTATTCCTTTAGGTATGAGAGGTAGCATGCTGACGTTTATGCTGTATATGTACCTGATCACAAAATGGTTTTGTATGTGTCAGCAGATGAATTGTTAACGCGGAAGAAAACGCTTTCGATTCGATTAATTGAATCCAAAAACAAGCAGAAGAAAAATACTTATTTTTGGGATCAATATATTGATTTCGAAAAATCTGTCACTAATAAGTGACGATCAGATATTGCTCAAGTGGCGGAATGGCAGACGCGGAGGACTCAAAACCCTCTGTCCGAAAGGGCTTGTGGGTTCGACTCCCACCTTGAGTACTAAATTGAGTTGGTTGACCCATCCGATTTGGGTTAATATGGATCGGAAGAAGGAGGTGCCCCATAAAAAGGGTTAATGTCGAATAAGGTAATATTGGGAATGCCGGGATGATGGAATGGCAGACATAGCGGACTCAAAATCCGCAGCTCGCAAGGGCATGAGGGTTCGACTCCCTCTCTCGGTACTGGCATGTTCGGGGATCGTAGAGTGGCAAGATCCGGGGATTTGCTCCGGGACAGGGGTTCGATTCCTCTTCTCCGACATGTGTTAACTTGACGAGCAGTGGCGGAATGGAAGACGCTAAGGATTTTTTGTCCGAGCTGAGTCTGCTCCATGAGGCAGATAGGCATGAAGGTTCGAGTCCTTCCCTCGTCACCGTTGGCAGGTACTATGTACCTGGAACAACATCATGTGTTGTGTTTCTAGAACATTATGCAAGGTGTAGCCAAGAAGATGGTCAGCGTTCCCTGACCCATCTCGTGAAGCAAGGCAATCCTAGATCATTGCAGCTTCTAAGAAATTGTTTGACATAACCATTCTTCAGGCTCTGGTTGTGTCTATATTGCCATCGTTGAGCAGGTAGTGGGCTCACCGCGCTGTAAACGCGGCTTTTCGGACTTGAAGGTGCAATTCCTTCCGGTGGCACCCATCAGCCAGGCGCCGTGCCTTCTGGCTCCACCGTAACAGGTGTGAGTCTGGCTGATGTCTTTTTTACATCCGAGCAGAACGTATATGAAAAGAGACCTTCTTGGCAGGTTTATATCAGATAACAAATGCGATTCGATCGCAGTATCGATTGCCCACGGTACTTATGTTGTTGGTGAACATGCCCATCAATGTGATAAATGCGGCAAAATTTGGAGACATTCTGATCGAGCGTTTAACAGTCGTATACTTCATATATGCGATTGTGGTCATGAACAATTCGACAGTGGGTTGTCTCCAAATTTCAATCCAAATTTTTTGTGCATACATCTGTGGCGCGTCGTGCGTCAACGTAACTGCATGGCAAGAGACAACTAGACATGACGAAACAGTTTTACAATCAACCTTGGTTTTGGTTTCTGATTGTCACGATGCTGCTGGCAGTGCTGGCGGAATTTTTGGGTCATCGTGAAATTATTCCGTGGTTGGGCGGATTCGTGGCTATCATGGCTTTCGGTTACGCTTTTCGTTATGTGATTGATAACTCGTAAAAATAGTTTCAGTCGCACCCGAAGAGTTAAAATTACGCGAGAATAGTTCAGACGGCAGAACGTCAGCGCTACGGCGCTGAAAACGGTCAAAGGCTAATAAGCAGGTGCGAAGTGCTAACGCCGGGTTCGATTCCCCCTTCTCGTTCCAATAAGAAATTCAGGAGTACAAAATGCAGATCGAAACTCTGATCAGTCGTCTACAAGACTTGCAGAAGTCCCATTCCGGAGCTACCGTCTACGGAATGGAGTATGCCTATGGGACTACCCGTATGTATCCAATCAGTGATGCGATCAGTGGTGAAGGCATTACGACCTGCACTTCAATGCCGTCCAGCGGTCCCAAAGTGATCCTGGATATCAATCATCAGTAAACGTTACCCATCGGTGATAACCATGGACCAGAATCGAGCAGTTGCTCTCAAAGCTATGGTATCTGATCTTACGCAAGAGATTGCGATAGGTCGAAAAAGATTGACCGCGCTTGGTCAATCCTTGATTGCCGCAAGCAATGAACTCGCTTGTGAAAAGGAAAAAGATATGCCTGACGATTTGACCAACACTCGCCCTGCTCGATGCTTCGATTGGCTCCGTGCCCATCTTGGCTTTTTCGATAAGATCGCGCCGGATGCTCCTGGGTACAGTCACATGACACAGGAAACGTGGGAGAAGCTCCTCGGTGATGGCATCGATGTTTACGTAGTGAACTCTTCATCTTTCATGAAGAAAGATATCCCCGTGAGTTATCTCCCTCCGGAAAACAAATGACCACAGAACGATCTTTCGTACTACACGCGTGGTTCTCCAAGAAACACGAAGTGTTTGTTGGATCAGTGGAGATGGACACGCCTGACGGAAACGTGGTTCGTGTCACTGCAATAGCGCCCGCTATTGAGGCAGCTTATCCTTGGGATGATGCTGCGTATATGGGCGTTGTCTTAGAGAGCACCAGCCGTAACAGATCTTTCAACAGCGGATTCAATCCTCCTCCAACACCTCCTCACAGGAAGGTTTTGAAGCTGGGGGAAATCTGTTCAACTTGTGAAGCCGAATACAAGGAACGAATTCTATTCAGAGAGTCGTACACCGGCTGTCTTTGTTAACAAGGTGTGATTATGAATTCACATGAAATTCTAGATAGTCGGAACAAGCATAAACCATTGTTCCGGACAGATCCTGAAACCTGGGAAGGTAAAGGAACTGTTCACCAGATCAAATGGGATGACGGACACATTACTAGTCTGTACGATTACGGTAATGGCGAATCTACCCATCTCAATGTGGTCTCCGTAGAATATTACGAGAGAGAGTTTTTGCCTACTTGGATCCCAGAAAACAAGTGGCGGCAAGCAAATCCCTTGTATCGTGACCGGCTTTTGAAAGGTCGGTCCTGTCCAAAAGAATTTAGCTGGTATGATGCTATGCTGATTCTGAAAAAGGTAGGAGTTCCTTGGAACTTTATCCAACGTATCAGCCGCGGATACTACTACGTCGTTGACGAAATCTCTCGCCTCCAATCGGAAGGTGAAGCAATCATTCGGTCTATCTCGATCAATCGTTAA